AGCTTAAACTATCAATTTCCCCAATCATTAATATTGCATGCAATTTTTTGATACAGGCACAAAAAAAAGAGCGGGGGCGAGCCGCTCAACTTTGTTTAGATTTGTTTAGTTTTTATTGGTCCGGCCCGAAATCCTCCACGCTAACGGAAAGCGCGCCAACTTGCTTAAGATAGGTCGCAAGAAAATTGAGAGTCATATCCCGGCAGTAGAATGGGCAGACATAATCAGCCGCGACCCACTCCCCGTCTAGCAAGACGTATAGAATAAAGTTGCGGCTATCATCTTCCATCAAATCCAAAAAATAAAACTTCACGCCTTCACATTCGATGGTTTCGCTTTCTGGAATCGTTTGGGTTGCACTCATTAGGGAGAAACTAATTGGATTTCCCGCGCCGGTCAACTTATAATTTAATAAACCGCCATTTTGATTCCCTCGCGAATTGCGTCCACAATGCTTTTATCCCATCCATACAAACGTGCATCCATAGCTAGGTTTGCAAGATTGTCGGGCAGGGTTGATCCGAAGGGGAGAGATCCGACAAAATCCCATACGGGTTCCGGGTCCGAAGCTTTTGCAGCTAGGATTTCGATTTGTTCTTTTGTGGGGCGTGTTTTCATATCGGTAATTTTCATATCGGAATAATTATTTAATCAAAAGCAATTCTCTCACGCATGCCGGGGCCTTGCTCATATCTGGCGCGGGTGGATTGTAGTTATCTGCCACGATGATCCCCGCAAGAGCTAGCACAGCCATTGTGACGAGTGCCAGAGTCTTAAGGGTTTCAACGCTTGATGAGCGCACGCGCCGGTTAAGATTGTGGCGACGGGCGGGAAATACGATTGCTTGCGCGTGTTTCATAGGGGGATTAGGTGGGCAGTTGGTTTGCATGCCGCGACGCCCGGAGGCGTTTCGATCCCGTGCCGGGGATCTCATCAGGCGGGGTTTTACCAGCACTCAATGACGGGGGCGATGCGCTCCCTATAGAGCCAATCGCAGATATCTTCGTATTGCTTGGCGATGGCGATTTTTCCGCGCAACCGGAGCCGCTGCGATGAGGCGGGCATTGGTTTCTTTTTCAGTAGAGTCTGAATCTGCTAAACTAGCAATCTCATGACCTTGGGGAGTAATAATACATTCGGATGCGATTCCGTAATTCCAAGGCCCCGGCGTGTGTTTCATGTTCTCTTGCGTTTTCATTACGTGACCAATATGGCTTTTATCTAAAACAAAGGAAAGAAAAGAATCGAAATAAATTCCGCATTTTTAACGAATGAATCCGCCTTCCCTGAAGGAATAATATGGCAATTTTCCGGGCGTAGGGTAGCCAGTAGAAAAAATGACATGATCCAAAAAACGAATGCCCATGATTGCAGCGGCCTCGTCAACCTTTCTAGTCATTTGCTCATCTGCCCGGCTAGGGCTTACTTCCCCGCTTGGGTGATTGTGAGCCAAAATGAAATAGCATGCATTTGCCAGTATCGCGGCGCGGAAAATGTCGCGAGGATGCGCGGCGGTCTCTGTCAATGTTCCAACCGATAGAATAGAATATCCCGTGAAATTCAAACGAGCATCCAAACAAATCAAAATCAAATTTTCCTTACCCGCCTCGAATGATCCATCTGTGGCCACAACGGTTTTAAGGAAATCATTTATCCTTTCCGGCGTGTCTAGCTTAAGCTCGCGCGGGCAATAAGCTAATGGCTCTTCGCGAAGGATAAATTTAACGCTAGCAGGGGTTGGCAATGACATGACTAGAAACTAGAATAGGTTTTATTTAATCCAAGTGAAAAAACTCCGCATTTTTCAGGCGACGGCGAGCCTTCTATTTTCCTCTTGCGTTAGAACAAGTTTTGCCGTAGGCGGGCATCCAAGCTGTTTACAATATTTGCGCCAATTTTTACCATGCGCATTGAATCTGCCATTTTCATTTTCATACTGGCCGCGCTCGTCATGATCCAAAATATGGGCCAATTCATGGCGCATGATTTTTTCAATTGTTTTTTCTCCTAATAGGGTTGCGAGCGGGTAAAAGTAAATGGTTCTTTCCGGCCCATTGGCGCAAGCCAATCCATGGGGGCTTTGCTTTTTATCGCGCCAAGCCAGCTTAACACCTTCAATCTTGTGTTGACGGCATTCGATCCGAAAAAGCAATTCAATAGTTTTGCGATCCATGCGGGAACTATTAGCTAATAACGTGCCTGCGTCTAGACAAAAAACTAAGCATTTTTAAAACAGAAATCCCGCGCCCCTAGTTAAAGAAGCGCGGGAAATATACTTTAGATATGTTTATTAGTTCTTATGATAGTTAACCATTTTTATTCCCTTCCCAAAGGTTAGAGTTTCTATTCAATTTTTAATTCCCAAAATAAAACCTTGTCCAATCACCTTTTCTTTTCAGGGTGGGGCGCGGGCCATTTTTATTTTTTGTATTGTTTTTATTTCCTAGGGGAATTTCAGACCGCCTCATCAATCTCGGTCTCTTGCTCATCTTCTGGAGCATCGGGCACCGTATCCGCATAGTCGGAAACCGAGATTGTCACCTTCAGATCCGATTGCAGCACTTCCTTGTCAAAGCCATCAGAGGCAAGGAAATCAATCAGAGACTCGGCGGCGGTATCCTTGCGGGCATCAATCCGAAGTTCCCCTTTGTCGGAAATAACGATGAGTTCGTGAGTTCCTTCCGGAATGACTTGCACCGGGTAGGTGGCGAGAAATTCAGCGAGGATTGCAATTGCGATGATTTGTTTTTTCATACGAGCGAAAGATGGGTTAGTTTTAGTTAAATGACAAGAAAGAAAACTAAGCGTTTTTCGGGGTGATCAGTCTTGAGCTGAGCAATAAGATTTGACAAAAAGAAGGATAAAAATAAAAGCAAAAATAAGTTCCATATGGATAATAAACATAATAATTAAGTTGCCCGGCCCCATTGAAAACTCAAATGCTTTTAGGGGCGCGGGAATTTATTTGTTTATATTTTAATGGGCGCTAAGGTCCACAATTTGCCGGGGCTGGAATTTCCCCTTTACGCGCGCTTGGAAAAACAGTTTCCCGTCCTTTGCGACTTTGATTTTTTCGGCGGGATGAAGCTGCATTGCTTTCACAGATTCAAAAACCTTGCGAGCGGGCACCGGATTGGAAAGGCGGGCCTCGCGAAGCAAGTTAAAATATTCCTTCAATGCGCGTTCATTTTGAATATGAGTGACACGTTGACGGCGGGTAAGAGTTGAGCGGAGACGTTTGCTGGCCATGGTGTTAGTTGGTTATGAATGAAAGGTAAGTGATTTATTTAGAGTTGCAAGAAAATTGTTGGCCTTTCCCCCTTTCGGCCTTTTAGAGCGGGGCGGGCGATTAACTCCGCGTTATAATCGTTATGCTTGGAAAGCTCCAGCGGGCCAATCAATTTGCGGCGGGTTGCAAGCCCTTTTTTCCCATTTCCCATTTTGAGATCACCATCCCGGTATCAGTGAAAAACATTCCGCCTCCCGCGACTGAAGTTTTAGCGCGTTCGATGGCGGCGGGCAAGTCCTTTTTCTTTTGGCTGGAAATTTGATAGGTGCAAGAATGCCCATTTTTCGCCTTCAAAGTTGATTCGACATAAAACCGCTTGTCATATGCGCGTTTTTGAACAACGGGGGAAATTTCGATTGAGGTAACTTGTGTTTCCATATGGATGAATTTAGTTAATAGGGATTATTTTGCAAGGATTATTTTTTTAATTCACACCCTGTAGGGCTTTTTCTTTTGAATTCATTTTCACAATATTGTGCTCGTGAAGAGAATACCAAGCTTTTTTATAATAAAAAGCAATTGTTTGTGAAAAGGGCTTCCGCCAGCCAGTGTGCCATTCCCCCTTGAAATCGGTCGCCATTACGTCCGGGCAAACCCTAACGCGAATCAATTTGTTTTTCGATTTGTTTCTCATAAAGACAAGATTATTAGATAATTTGCGAATGACAAGAAAAAACAATCCCGCATTTTAAGACAACCCGTTGTCTCGTTTCTAAGGGCCGGGATATTCTGTTTTATTTTCTTCAAAAACTTCTTTCCGGGCCGCTTCGATTTCCGCGAACTTTTCCCAACTAATGGTTTGACAACCCACCACGAGATTAGCCTTTGAAACAGTGGCCTCATAACCATCCGTTCCAACATTAAAAATTTTGATTTTCTTTTCAGGTCGAAGTGCAAGGATTTTTGTTGCATCGGCGGGCCAATCGAATGAAATATCATATTTGGTATATTTTGAATTAGCCCTTGTCAAAACATTAGAGTTGTCGTAGCCAACAACGATATAGTTATAACTTTCAAAATTTCCTAGATTAATTGGCTTTTCAAATCCAAAAGAAACCAGCATTTTAATAACTGTTTCATTATCCTCCAAAGAAGTGGTGCGAATTAGTGTTTTCATATGCTTTTCATTAAAAAAGATTTATAGCCCCATTGATTTGTAAAGGGCAGCGCCAACGGCACTGTTAGGGCGTTTCACGCTATGATCGCGAGCCTTTCCAACAACCCTGACAAAGCGAGCAATGTCCGTAAGGTCATAAGATGCAGACCAGAAACAGCTCGCGAGCAATTGACTTAACTTCATATACAAAAAATAAATTAACCCAAAAAAATGTCCACCCTTAAAACTCCGCATTATTAAGAGGCGAGAACTACAGATGCAAGATAGTTATTTTCAATTTCTTTTAAGATTTCGAAGGCTGCATTAGCCCTCTCTTCTTTATCGGTCCAAAATTCTACCATATAATAGTCCGGCGAATCACACTGCAAAAACGGATGAGCATCTTTAAACCTACTAAAACGAATTAGAATTTCTCCACGGGTTCCCTCTGGTCCATTGTGGATTTCCGCTCGCCAACCTTTACCATTGCCCGGAGGTAGGAGAATTATTTTCATAAGTAAAAAGGATATTGTTTTATTCTTCTACAGCTTTGCCAGACAATACAGCATTTTCAACGGCGGCGGAAACTACTCTCATTCTTTTTTTAGAAAGATGGTAGAGGTTTTGAGAATTAACAATTGCGGCATCTGTTTTCCATCCCGCCCTAATAAGGGAAGAAGCGAAGCGGATTGTGGCAGCAACTTTTTCGTCCAGAGTCATAAGGGGAGATTAGCTATTCTTTATCCCATGTCAAACATTAATTTCCACAAATTTTCCCAGCTTGGTAAGTTCGTAATAGGCTCCCCAAAGCATACCATCCTTTGCGGAAAAAAATTGCATGGCGCGGGTAAATTCTGCTTTGATTAGTTTCGGGTCCGCTAATTCGTTTGGAACAAAATAAATTTGTTTTCGCGATTCTGTCCGGGTAGAGCGTTTTTTTGTTTTGTAATAAATGGCGCGGAGGAATCCCCCGTCACCCTTAGTATAGCAAAAAATAGAATCAATTTGTTTCCGACCGCCCTCGCTATGCTGGCTGAGATAGTATCCAAAAATTGAATCAGAAAAGATTGGCGTTGTTTTCATCTAAAAAGACATTAGTTAATAACCCGGCGCGGGTCAACTCTTTTTTTATCAAATAATCTTTTCAAATTCGTTTTCCGCGTGCCCGAAAGCCTGAATTGCGGAGGGTTGCGGCGCGCACCAGTAGTTAAACCTTCGGATGCCCGGCTTGGAAACCCCATAGTCAGAAACTAGAACCCACAAATCAAAATCGGGAAGTTTCTGGAGCGTGTAGATGGTGGTCGCGGGCGGATTATATTTATTTCCTTTTGATTTAAATTTATCGCCTGACTTAAGATTGTTAATATCCATATATGAATAGTAGAGATTTTTAATTAGAATTTCTAGGGTCAATAGCTCCGAAATAAGGAATTTTCTTTACTTTTCTTGCAACAGCGTGGGCGGGAACCTTTTTGATTAGTTTTAAATTACTATTGTTTTGAATCATCGCCTGCGTGTTGCCTTTCACGATATCCCCATAGTAAATTCCAAGATAGAACCCCTCAGCTTGGAGAGAATCAAAAATCCCGTCATCATACATCCAGCGCCTGATTTGCCTATAGTCGGAAAATCCAAAATAGAAATTACCAAAGGTTTCCACGATCCCAGTTTTCTTTTTGTTTTTAATTAGTTTTTTATCTTCATCGGGCGGAATGTGGAGGTCGCCCTGATATAAATTAAATTCATCGCTAAAATATGCGGAATAAAGGCCCAGCCCCACTACATCGGTGGCATGCTTTACGTCTTTCTCAAACCTCAGTAGGATTCCTTTCATGGCCGCAAGTTTAGATAAAGGGGCGCGGCAGTCAATCTTTTTGCCATTTATTTTTTCCGCACTATAGGGAAAAAGACTTTTTAATCAGTTTTTGTTGATTTTTCGTTAAAATAAATCCAATCCCCTCTCTCATCCTTCACCCTATAGAGCTTGATTCCGTCAATTTCGCAATAGAGGGCAGGCGCGGGGATTGGGTTTGATGGGGTTTTGTTAGGTCCGCCCAAAATAAAGGGTATCGAAACCAGAATAACCGCCCACGCAATGAATATCGCAACAGAAATATCAAACCTATCCATAGAGCTAGTGTGTTCGATCGTGCCTTTTTTGTCAATTAAATATTCAGAAAACGCTGGAACCCTTATAGAATATAGAAAAGTGATTTCTTGGAGCTATAGGGAAAAACACTTTTTTCGTATCAAAAATTGTCGAAAAATTCGATAATTTGCCGAAATTGATCGAAAATGAATGAAATATAAAACAGCCTAATTATTTAAAATGCCTTAAATGGGTCTAATTTTTGTTTTGTTTTTTCTCTGTGACATTTTATCTCACCTTGGGATACCTTGGGTTTTGCTTGGGATATTTTTATTGATTATTAATGAGTTATATTTGTTCAAAAAAACTTGAACTAGTAGTTTTTCCACTATTAACTTAAAATTACGAGTAAAATTAGATAAATTTCTGCGAACCCCTATTTATTCCCCCAAAATTTTCAACACTCCTGCATTTTTCTTATTGTTTCTCTATGGGACTTATATATAGTTATATTCTCTATTATGGTTTATGTTTGGTAGAAGCCTTATTCCATAAGGCTTTCCAGTCATTCCAAGCCGTCCAAAACCACGTCTAATTCCTTATTATTTTGTGCTTTTTTCGACTGCTTTCAACCCTCTTTATTACCCTCTGGTTGCTCTCAGAACGCCTTACACGGGCTTTGATCAAATGAATGAGTGCATAGCAGTGTAGTTATATGTAATGCGGTGTAGTTAATTGTATTAAATGAACCTTTTCAAATAGTTAAACATTCTAATCTATTTAAATAAATCATTTGACCCGCGCCCCTTATTCTTCATCTTCAGAACAAAAGTAAACAGAAAAGTCTCCCTGATCTTCATTCGCATACCAGACTTCCTCTGTTACAGCGTGCATAAAATAATGATCCACCCCATGGCCAGAATCCGGGCCATCAATTTCATCCCATTGTTTTGGAATGGTTCCAGTTTGTTTGCAAAGAGCTTTAATTGCTGTCATGCGCTTATTATTCAATAACCGAACTAATATGTCAATAATTAAATTTGCCGCCCCTTGTCCCTATTGGAAAATGTCAGATCCGCCGTCACTATCAAGATTATAATATTCAGGGCAAATTTTGTTGACTTGTTGCAAAACCTCCACCACAACTTTATCATAGGGCTTGTGATCCGTTTTACAAAATTCAAATTCACCGCTGGCTTCGCGAGTCAAAACAAATGTTTCGTGTCCGTCTTCGCCTTTGCCGTTAAAAATGATTTCGTTTTCATCAGCGATTGGGCTTCCTTCGGGCTCATCGTAATTGCAGCAGATGATTTCCGCATGATCTCTCAAGATTGGCCCAACGGCTTCCAGCAGTTCGTCCCATTTATCTTGCGGAATGGTTCCGCCCGTTTGTTCAAAGTAGTGAGTATATCCCATATAAATGATTTTTTTAGTTTTTTTGCAACAATCTTGCTTTAATTTGTCCGTAATTCCCCTCAAAGTCAAAACTAATATTGAGAATATCACCGATACTTTCGTAATTTTCAATATGAATATAAGGGGCCAGCCCATCCTCTACTATCCACTGCGCCACCCCGCAGCCAAAAAAATCCTTCGACGAAAAAAGTTTTAAAACCTCCCGTCCGTAATGAATCATAACACATCCGCAAAAAGGCTCTGAATTTATACATTCTCTCATATCGACAGGTCTCTCATCAGGTTGAGCATTCACGAAATCAATTATTTGTTGTCTGGTAACTACTGTGTCCATGAGGCTATTTTTTATAATTCCAACTATTTGTCAATAACTAAATATTTTTATCGAATCATTTCATATTCTGTTTCATTTTCAAAAAACCCTTTGGAAGAAACCCGAAATGCTTCAAAATCCGCAAGTGTGGCCAAGCGGATATTGCAGTTAGGGCCGACTAAAACCCTTCCGCTAAGATAGTCAAAAGGTGAGCCTTTCAGGACTGATGCGCGCAAAATTTCTAAATAGCTAAATTCCGGCAAAATTTCGGGGCCAGAAATAATCCCTAGCGTATGTTCATTTGCGACAACAATCCTTTTTTTCATGTCCAAACTTTAGCTAATTTCCCGCCAATGTCAAATCATTTAATCATTCCGCGTCCTCTGAGATTATCTATTTTCTTTAATTTTTCTTAAATGCTTGTAGCAAATAGGGTTATTATTTGGAATTGGTTTAATTGGATTCGTTTCTATTACCCTATAGATAAATTCGCGGCAACATCCATTTTTAAATCGTTTTTTCATAAATCAATTCAGATTTCAAAGGTTTTGCTGCGATATTCCTTTTCTTTATTTAAAATTCTTTCCCGTGCATCGTTATATTTTTTATCCTCTTGAGCAATAAATTCGTAATAAAGATTAGGATTTTGTTTATATTTTTTCGCCAAAGTTTTCAACTCTTCAAAGCGTCCCAAAACAGGCTGATCATAACGACTAAGAATCCTTAAACTGTCATAACGGTCGCCACGAGTTTCTTTTACGTATTTCCACGCCCTATTCCCTAACCTTACCATTAAGACATAGTATTCCCCGCTAAATGACACCACAGAAAAAAATAACTCATTTGAATTTTTTGTTTCCTCAAGCCGAGACGAATTTTCAATGGGCGGCTTATTGCTAAATATTTCCCATAGGTCCGAAAAGAATTGCATATTAAAAGTTTTTAAATGAAAAAGAATTATCAATTTTGCCACATTTCGGAGCATCGTTTAAAGTGGCGTTAGTGAGATCCGGCGCTAATCGGATTATGCTCAACGGTCGCTACCCTAGAGGGGCCTCTGTCCTGCCGTTCGCGGATTTCTCTAGTCCCGCACGTCTGCTTTCCGTGCTGCTCACCAACCTTGTTAAAATAAATATTTACGGATTCGCAATGCGATCCCTTCCGGATTGAAAATAATCCAAAATTTCCCTTTGCGTCCAAGGTCCGATGCCGTCATTGTGGGTGCGCGGTAGATTTCCATTTGTTTGGATTTTCCTATTTGTGCCACCGTAGAAACAATAAAGTGTTTTATTTCCATTAGTATCCATTCTAATTTTCATATTTCAAAAGGAAAAGATTTTTCATTTGTTCTTGATCGCCGCGAACCTTTTCAAACTCTTCCCGAGAAACCTTCTGGCGGAAACCATGAGAGTTTTCTAGGGTGCAAGCAACCAGTGTTACACCTTCAGAAGTGTTTAGAAAACCAATAGAAGTTATTTGCATGGCCGTATTATGTAACAATTCGGTTAGTTGTCAATCCTTTTATAAAATGATTTATCAAAGCGAACCAACTCAGGGAATTTAGTTTCCTTCCATCCAGCCGCAAAATCTGGCAAAGCGATATATTTATCTGTTTTAAACACTTCATTATAATATAAGTGTCTATCGCCATTGCAGGCTAGCCAAACTTTTCCTTGTGGGGATCGCAAGCTTTTTACAAAATAACCATAACATTGATTATGTTCCTCGGTAAGAACCCAACCGTTTTCTAGGATATAAATAGTTTGCTTTTCCCAGCTTGCTTTTGAAACTGTGTAATTCATTACTTTTTATCAACTGCCCCTAACTTTCTTGACGGCTTCAGCGATTTCGTCAAATTTCTCAAAACTCACAAACTGGCATCCCACTTTAATTTTCGCTTCGGAAATTACAGCAGTATGTCCCGCCACATTGCGAATTTCAATTTCAATAGACTCAGAAAGAATTTCGGTCGCATCTTCGGGCCAAAAAAGTTGTTTTCCACCTTCAACATTATGGTGGTCATCTCCCCACATTTCTTTCTTTTCAGAAGAAATAATAATGATTGGATAATTCGTGCTCCATTGAACGCGGTTACTGCGCCACGCATATCCCATTTTTTTCAACGTGGCGATTATGGTTTTTGCGGATTTTTCTGAATTAACTTTAATGTTTTTTTGCATATAAATGAAGCTAATGGGTTGTTCTTATGAAGTCAATAATTAATTCACCCGGCCATCGAAATTTCCGCGTCAATGATCTTGGCATCCAGCCGTTGAAATTCTGAAATAGTTAGAGCTCAGGCATCGTAAAGACGAGTCAGCAATTCTCCCAGCTTTTTCAAATCAATTAAAGTTTTTGCTTTTTTCACCTTTTCGGCAAATGATTTGTAATTACTCACGAAGATGTTGTTTATGGTTCGACCTTACGGACTACGGCGAAGGAATTAATCACCGCTTCGCGCCCCTCTGCGTCTTTCCAATGCGCGATGTTTTTGGCCTCCTCGTCGGCCTTCTGGATCGCTTTGTGGATGGCGTTTTCGTCCGATGCCCGGATTACCCTATACCCATTTACGATAATCTCCCGGAAATCTTTATTTTCAATTTCATTTTTCCTATTTCTATGAGCGGAATCTCCATCCATATCATATTTACACAAAGTAATTGAGGCCTTTTCAGTTAGTGCCTCAATCGCATCAAATGAGGGATTAATCGCGGATTCTGGAATATTGTGCTTTTTATGTCCAGCGTAACCCGCGTTCCAAGGGTCAATAATGTAAACCCATTCGCCTTTGATACTGTCAAAATGAGAATCAATTACATCCCCGCGAGCAATCGAATACTCTGCGGATGTGGAGTAATAGGGTTTGGAATCATAAATGAACCTCACGCGTTCATTGATTTGATATTTCGGTTTGGAAAGTTCTATTGCCATATATGGTGGTATTATTGAAATTTTGACGTGTTTGTCAATAATTAATTTCCGCCGCCCTTATTCTAATTAATAACAAAACAAATAAAATCGGGAATTTCGTTATTGATCTTTTTCAAATACGATTGTTTCGCTCGTTTCGTAATACTTTGGGGTGTCCATATCAAAATCTCCCGATACATAAATAGGGCACTGATCGCCTATAATAAAACAAACATTAGAAGCTACAACGAAACGAACAAAACTGTTTTCTGAAGCGTAAACCCCATCTTTTTTAAGAATTTGTCTCCGGGTCAAAAGTTTTTTGGAAGGGTTGGAAGGAATTTTGATTTTAATCATATACTTATTTGTTTTAAAATTTTCCGTGATCCATATTGATATTTTCAGATCAAACCAATAAGCTTGCAGCCATTAAAGAGTAGAATTACCCCGCCAAAGAAAGGCAAGACCTTGAAAATTACTGCGCTTCTGAGGCCAGAAGTTGTCATGATGAGCGCAAAGGCAATCATTGCGGCCCCAATAATCATATTACTGTAAGAAATAAATATATTCATATTAATATTGTTTTTAAAGAAAATATAAAATTTAAATGATTCGCCCTGAATTCAAACGAGTTCGATGGAATCCGCTATCCACGCTGCAAAACTCTTCTTGAGGCCTTTGGGAGTCTATTGCTTCGCAAAGATCCCGAACAATCTGCATAGCGGCTTCCCATTCAGAAGTGCCAAAAATTAGTTTACCAACTTTCTTGCGGGCGATTTTCAATTGAGCTTCTAGTGTAGCCATGGGCGTAATTGTAGAGATTCAAGCCCTCGTGTCAATAAGTTTTATTGTCTGGCGACCATCAAAATTGTTTCACATCTCAACATTTCTTGTGCTAATTGATCATCAATTTTTTGAAATCCGTTTTCCCACAACCCCTCTTGTATCACGCGCCCCTTCCAGTTCCCTTGCATAATAACTAAACATTTAAAATGAAATTGGTCCGAAGTAAAGATTTTTCTTTTCCCGACGCCAAGCAAAAGATTCAAATCTGGATCTAAATAATATGCGCCGACTTCAATATCGGCGGGTGAATGAATTTTTGTTTCCATATGAATTATTTGATTATTTTTGGGCCAGAAGCCCCATAATTAGTCCAAGCGTTTTGCGATTTGTGAACTTTCAGCTCTTCCTCTGGCAGTGCTTCGCGAATCTCAAACCATTTGTATTTGCTGTTACGAGTGACCTTAAGGGCATCCCTGTAGTTTTCGCACTTTTCCTTAGAATTCGTTTCCAGACGAACCATTTTCTTTTTTGAGCGTCCGCCCAAAAGGGTGTAAAGAGTCATAGTGTTAATGAATTAATTTTATGACAAAGAAATTATTTTTGTAGCGGGAATATTGAATTGAGCCGTCCCTTTGGATGAAGAATATTTAATTAGTCTTTCAATAATGTCCAGTTCAGTCAAACCAGTTGCCGCCGCCACACGAGAAAGCAAAAGCGGTTCCTTTTCTCTTTCCAAGATTGTTTTGGATACGTTCCACAATATTTCGTTTTCCATAATAATAAATTTAAATATCAATAATTCGGGCTTTAATGTCAACGCCTAAATACTTTAGGAAAAGAATTGAAAAAGTCAGCGGAGTCTTTATATGTTTTAAAACTGATTTCGTCGCCAATATCGACAACAAAAAGCTTGCCGTTGGGCTTTGTTCCGATGTGGGTTCCGGCCATTGCGTGAAGCTTTCCTAGTCCCGCTTCTCCCATAGCCCCAAACAGTGCCTTTTGGTCTTCCTCTTTGCTCCAAGGATTCTCAGCAGTCGATTTGATTCGATTTTGGTGATATGTGCGGGCAGCGGCGCGAATTGCTTTTGTTTTCATATATTAATATTTAACGATAAAAGTCTTTAATTTCTTTCAAAGTTTTCTCGGCCAGCCGAATAGAATCTTCCAAACCTTTAAAATTTAGTGTCAAATAATCAATTCTTTCTTCCAAGAGCCTTTCCAAAAGCTTAATTTGTTCTGCGGTAAACTTCATACAGGTAGTATTGGATATTTTTGTTAATCTGTCAATGAGAAAATAAGGAATAGGCGCAGCGAAATCAGCCTATTCCTTAAAAATTATTTAAAAACCATTCTATGGGCGCTGGACTGCCTGAACAAGCATCGCGCTTTCTTAAGATCTAGCGGATTCTTTGAAACTCGAAAATTTTGCAGATAATGGAAAGCCATAGCCCTGATCCTTTTATAAAAATAAGGGGAAGTATAAACAAAAATTGTTTTCATGCTAATTGTTAAGCCAATTCAAGGCGTCTGTTTTGGTTTCGCAAGTAGTTTGCCAAATAAAACCAATAAAACAATCCCATTGCCCGCGCTTATCCTCTTGAATTAATTTAATTCCTTTTTCGTGAAAGTTTTTCATATGGTTAGAAGTCCTCCAGATACTTTTTTAGTTTGTTTTTATTCGAATTAAAAAAATTAACCACCCATTGTTCTGGCTTTACCCAACCGTCTTTTGTGTCCCGAGCGGTTTCGCTAAAAGGGTGAAAATAAGTTAGAAAATAAATTGCCACCCCCAGCGCAAAAGGAACTTCGTTTTCTTTCCAATAAGATCTATACCCATAACACTTATCGCCGTGGGCTGCAATAACACCACGATTCATATTTTCAATATTAAAGGTGGCCGCAAAATCAACGATATGATCCTCTAGCCAAGCGTAATGAGATTCCACGTCTTTCATAAGGACTATTATTTATAAATATATCAAGCTGTCAAGAGTTTTTGGTAAACTTCCTCTAGTTTTTTCAATTCGTCCTTTTTAATATCCACAAGAATAAATTGTCCCCGCTCTTTTGCCGAGGCGATAATTTCCCGCTGTCTGCCAATAAGAGCATAAACCCCACACTTAATTGTGGAAAGCTCTCCGGGAGTGATTTGCAAATTAATTAATTGTTGCTCAGGCATAACGGGATTAAGGTAATGGATTATTGAAACTTGTCAAGCAAATTATTGATTGTCAACATCCTTTTTACCCTCAACACATTTCAGGAAATCTACAAGAATTCCGCCGCAATCTTTGTCGAATTCATAAATTTTGGTGCTTAACTCATCTATCTTTACCTTGAGAGGGTAAATGATAGAGGCTACCGCCAAAAGAAAGCAAACTAATGGGGGATTTGGAGTCTCAAGCCACCATACGCCAAAAACCATCATGAACCCCAAAATAAATCCTAAGATTAAACTTTTCATTAATTGAAGGACTGTCAATAATTATTTTTCAAACGAGCTTATTAAGAATTTCCAAAGTAAATTTACCCGCGCCAATCTCTACAAACTCGACCGGCTTATTAGTTCCGTCTGATTTGACTGTTTCCAAAAAGGTTTTCGCCGCTTTCAAGGACTCCTTTCCAATCTTCGCGCACCCAAAACCATAAGAATCCCCGCGATCTTTGGCTTCAAAACCGTTCACCATGATAGGCTCATGAATTTTAAAATTAGGGGTCTGATCATCAATCAAAATAAATCCTTTACTTTCTTTCAACCAAATTGAAACAAAAAAGCCATTTTTAGCGATTTGTTTTTCCGCTCTGTCGGTATAAGCGCCCCCAACTTGAGCATTCGTATCTGTTCCCAATACAATCCCCGAAACTGTATTGGATATCCCTTCAGAGTATTCAATTGTTTTTCCTAAGTAGCTTTTTGCCAATTCGATTTGCTCGCGGAGGGTCATGGATGTTTTTGATTTGATTTTTTTAATTTGGCGCGGATCGTTCCTAAAAATATAATCAAAAATGTCTCCGGGAATTTTTCCAAGAAACCCGCCCGTTTCCAAAATTTTCGTAACTGTAATTGGTCCACCCTTTTTAAGACGACTAATACAAAAAGGCTCATCCCTCACAGCTTCAAACTTATCCCCAGTATTTATATTAAAATTTTCCGCCATCGCCTCATCAAAAGAAACAATTTCTAGGCAAGGTTTGTGTTTTTTAGTCGCTTCAGGATTAGAAGAATAATTCCCCGACAAAGAAATAGAGCGAGGGAAAATAGCAATTTCTGAATGCATCCCAAGAGCGGAAAGACAACCTCTTTTGGAGGTCTTCCAATACTCTTTCCCAAACTTCTCCACCAACAAATCATATTCCTCTGTTGAGCAAATTTTATAAATCTTATCCATATAAACGACAATACAAAGGCTTGCTGGAAAAGTCAATATCCAATAGGCTGGAATCCAAGCGATTTCCTCTTTTCGTTAAGGCTTTCTCGCCGCATGGCATATTCCGGCAATAGCATACCATCAATTGCACCGTTTCCGCTCACAATACGAGTTCCAGAAACAGAGACCTCGATTCCTTTAATATTTGAAATAAGAATGCTTTCCCAAACATCGGGAAGAGGATTTTCTGGACTAAAATGAATCCTAATATATCCTTTGTATTCTTTTTTCATGGCGGGGTAAATGACCGTTTCGGAGGTTTCCCCATAATATTTAATTTTATTTTGATCCAAAATTTGAATCAATTCTTCAAGGGTTTTAATGTCCATATTATTATTCGCTAAGGATAAGACGAATATCGTTTAGTTTTTCGCCGCGCACTTTGGCAGCCTTGGGGCCATTTCCAATTGAATGATCTACATTTCCAATTAGACTAAGAACTATAGCAATCCGCTGTTTAAGAAATGTAGGCGATGAGCTTCGCTCTGCTTCCAGAGTATCCACCAATCGGAGATAATAACCATCAAGGGTTTCGTTAGGCCGAGGCGATGGGATTGTGTCCATTATTTTAATTTGTTTATATTTAACCTTCAATTCCGGGGAAATCTTTCCCAGATACAAAAGCTAATCTGTTTTCCTGAAAATCCCGGTAAGTTTCCAAAGCATTAACGCATTTTAAATAAATTTCCCCATGTCCAACAAAATTAGCATACTCATTTACGATAGGAAGCATTTTATCTATAACCCTTGACATTTCGCCGCACTGGAAAGCAAAATTAGAATCTAACTCAAATTTCCGTGCGTTCTTTGCCTTCACCGGAGTTTGAGAAATTGAACTTTCAAGAGAGGTTATTTGCTCAATGAGCTTTTTGTGACGAGTCATGCGAAAAGAATGGACCGTTTATTAAATTTGTCAACCTAATTTTATGGCTTTCGCCTGCGTAGAACCCCTAGCATTACCGTGCATGTAAAGGCGCTTCCCATAGCTAAGGACGGCTCAGGCGCGATCAGGGGCATTTGAGTATAGCAATGCGGTTTAGGCTCGCAAACCTGCTTTTGAGGTGGCGCGGGGCAATGGTTTTTGTTCTTATCATGACAAGAAACAGGCCAAATTGCTACAAAAGACATAAATAAGAAGACCTTCATGCCTTCGTTATACACTTATTTTTCGCAAATATCAAGAAATAAGTAGTTTTTTGAGCCTTTTAATTTCTTCTTCATGATCCATAATCTCCCTTTCAATCTCTTCGTTTATATTTTTGATCAAATAGGCGGACCTTTTTTCAATAAGTTTAAGGTATTCCAGCGCCACCCCTTTAAGCTTCAATTCGATTGCCCCATGAAAGCCTTGACCCCCTCCTAATGCCTCTAGCTCATTATCAAGAGGCGCGCCGTAAATTGAGCGAGGGATAATACTGCATTGGTTGCCACAAGCGCAGGTAACCCATGAACTTGATTTAATCTTAGCGTCTTGCCATTCCTCGGATGAAATGTTTTCTTGGCTCAAAAAATTAAACCAATTAAAGGGTGGCTCGCCCTGTATTTCTGCGTATGTTTTCATATATAAAATATTATTTTAAATAAATTTCAATTAGTTCATATTTGCCGTTAGAGCTAGAAACATAACCATAAATACTAATCTCAGTTTCTTTGCCCTTCATACTAAATTGAATATTCGCGTCAAAAACCTCTAAAACTAATTCAGAAATTCTACCGCTCCAACTAAAAATTTGTATTTTCCCATTGTCTCCGCATAACGAAACAACCGCCCCCTCTTTGAGGTTTCGTAGCCCAGACTGTGAAATAAACTTTGCCATATTATTTTTAATTAATTACCAATTAATGTAAATGCTATACCAGCTCCATTGCCCGCCACCATCATACTCATATTTAACACTAACGTTAAAATCCGCCTCAATCAAAAGTTTATGAAGGTAATAATATTTCAACCCCGATCCTTTTGTATTCCAATCCTTTAGGACTCCCGTAAAACTGCGATCATCCTCAACAACCCCAAATTCAGATTTTCCGTATTTCCCAGAAGCTACAACGCAAACCTCATTTTTTCCTTCACTGGCCGCTTGTTTAGCTTTTTCGGGGAGGCATTGCGCCTTCGCTTCTGCCCATGTCTTAGCAAGGTCATGACGGAAAAGCTCTTTTTGGGCGTCGTCTTTTTCTTTCTGGCGTTTCATTTCTTCGCCGCGTGCAATTGCCTGCTCAGTTCCCCTCCTAAGAGATTCGATAAGTTCATTCATATGGGGATATTATTAATATTATGAGGGGTTTGTCAACGAAAAAGGGCGGGGAATTTCTTCCGCCGCCCTTATTACCTCTCACCTTATCTCACAGCCTGCGGATAAATTATTATACTTCAGTTTTTGGTTCAATGTCAACACTATAAATCATACTTGGCTTGCCCTTAGTTCCTGCCGGGCGTTCCTTAGGGCCGACGAGTTCCGCCTTACCAACAGCAAGAAGAAAGTGGATCGCGCCATTCATTTGAATTGGATTGACCTTATATGTTTGTGCGAGTTCTGCAATGGTTCCTTGTTTCATAGTGAGATTAGTATGGTTGTTTTTTGAAGGGTGTCAAGAATTATTAATTGGCGGCTGCATTTGGATAAATCCTTGTCAGCATTCCCTTGAGCTTTTGTAAAGTTCTTTTTCCTCCACATAGCCCAAAGTAACCAGATCTTTCTCGCTGAATCCCATTGCGGCGAACCTAGCGGCAATTTGTTCCTTTCCGTCCTTCTCGCTAAGAATTTCCACTTGACAGTTTCTATTTCCTTTATTGAGGATTTCAGCCCACTCTTTATGAGTATCCACAATATACTGTTGAGTAACGGATTTTGGCTCGCACACCCATTTTAAAGCATCTTGTAAATGCTGGCAATTAGCGTAATTCGTAAAATTATCAAATACTCCCTGTCTAATAAAGGCATCGGCCCAAGGCGTGCCCGATGGAGTGAGTGGATCGCTTTTAGGTAATCCATCATCAGCATATTTATCTGGAATATCCAGAATTAAAGAAACTTTTACTTTCACAATATTAGATATTTATAAATGTTTTCAATCAATTCCTGATCGTCTTGCGCGAATTTATCAAGTTCCTGTTCGAAAGATTTTTTTAATTTTTCAATTTTTGATTTTCTTTCCTCAATAAGCTTTGCGCCCCGCGTGCGCGTCAGGCGCTCCGTTTCTACATTAAGATAATAAATAGAATTTCGTAGATCTATAGAAAGAGAGCGTCTTAGATTCTCAATTGTTTCTGCCTGTCTTAGATTTTTAAGAATTACCAATTGCCTCTCACATGCAATTACCTGAGAAGGCTCCATATATTCCCTCTGGATTTCCAATTGCCGAACAATGGCTTCAATATTCTTTTGGTATGAACCGTAAAATGTCAAAGCCTGCGCTGACCCGTCGCTTGGCTTAATTTTATAAAATGATGGCCCGCTACGTGTAATTAGCTTGGCCGCTTTCTCAAGTGCATTTGGAGTATTTTTAATTAGAAACAAACCATATTGATAATAACTATCCTCACCCGGATCTTTTGCCCTTTCCCGAAGGTGCTCGGCGACTTTCTTTCGATCTTTTAAGGTTTTAAGGGACAGTTCCATGGGTGTAAATTATCCAATATGCAGCAAATTGTCAATATGAATTCACGCAATTCCCAAAGCCTTTTTCTCGTCAGCGGTTAGCTTGTCTTTCGCCGAGGCAATTGCTTTTAGTTTATTTTTCTCTTCCCGTTCTTTTTTCTTTCGCGCTTTGTCTGCCGCCTTATGGCGATCCCACCAATCAGCGAGTGCTCGCGCCCTTGGATTGCGCCCGTCATAAATGATTGCGCCCTCTTGCTCGGTGGTAAGTTCATGGCACAAGTCACAAAGAGTCACTACGGCCTCGTTAAGTCGGCTGGGATTCCCGTAACTATTTTTCGCGGCGTCCTTGATCCATTGTGGAACAGGGCGGTCCAAAGTTTTTAGAACATATTGAATGTGCTGACAAGTAAGCTGGGATTGAAATTCACTCTCGCTTGGCTCCATATAATCACAATTGCAGGGCATATAAAAATATTTTTAATTTTATTTGGTAATATAGGCGATTCCAAAGAGAACCAATAGAATTAAAAGAACGATAATAGAGAACGTGTCATTCATATGCAGTTAAATTACTAAAGGATTCTCAAAAAGTCAATTGCATTTTTAGAAATTTCTCGCTCTCTTTTTCTCTTGTTCTTAAGGGTAGCTTCAACTTGACTAAGTGCCCAATTTAGCTTATCGGTCGCCATTTCGGCGACCACATTTGAAATAGGGTTGTCAAGATTTTTATGAGAATACATTCGCTTAAAAATAAGTTGTTCGGAATCGCTACATTTTAGCAGACCTTCTAGAAGTTTTTTGCGAGCGAACGCTTCTAATTGCTCATTCATAAGGATTAAGTCTCCCCCCGTTGTTTTCCAGAAAACTTATATAAAAGATTTTCAAACTTTTCCCAAAGAAATGGGAGGATTTCGAAAAGTATATAAGAAATAGCAAAGATGGGCCAAAGAACCCACCCAAGAAGATAGACTCCACTAAATCCAAAATATTCGCCTGATCGCATGTCATAGACAATCAATGCGCAAAACATTAAAAATCCAATTAAAATATAAGCTAAAATAATATAAAGAGTCATGAGTTTTTGGTTTTCCCAGATATTTTGTAAAGAATGGTTTCAATTTTAATCCACAAGTTTTCCAAAAATGGACGAAGAAAATCGAAGAGAACCGCGAAAATTGTTATCGGCCATACTATACCAGCAATAATATAGAAATCGTGAAGCCCTTTATATGTATTCTTTTTCATATTATAAATGATATTAATAAAGAAAACCACGATCCCCGCGATAGCATACAGAATCAAATAAATCATATTATTTCAAAAGTTCGATAATATTTTCGATATTTTCTCGCGTATGGAGCATTTCGGAATTTTCGCGATAAACGTGTGCCCCATTATCATGGGCGGGTTCAGAAATTTTAACAATAGAATCTACGGGGATTAGAATATCAAGGCCCGAAGTTTTAACGGTGAGTTTAATAAATTGGCGTTTCATTGTTCGATTTCGTTAATTATTTCTTGGATATGACCCGCAGATTCTTTTACGAATTCGAAATCACCATTTTCCATGACTACTTTTGTCCCATTCGAATATTGCCTAACGCAGGAAATTTCATTAATTCGAATTAAAATTTCAATTGCCTCTTCGCTTGTGAGGGAGATCATTTTTCCTGTTGCCATATAATATTGTCCCACCATTCGCGCGTGCCATTCATATTAATATTTTCTTTTACTCTCGCCACTTTCCAATAAGCCTATCCTTAAATTTTTGCCCCTTTTCACTCAGACCAGACTTATTCCAATTTTCTTTTCCGTCATGGAGAAACTGAACGTCTCTCCAAAATTCCAATTCGTGTCCTTTGTATTGATCTTGGAGAAGTTCTTCATACGAAATCTCATTTTTATCAAGTTCATAACAATTCAGGGTTCCTACTACATCATCCATAGCCTCAAGAGACTCTATAGTCTTGGCGTCATTTTTGCAACACCTAGAGAAACCGCACCAAGTTCCATTTGAGCCAAGATACGAGCATCCGGTCCCACCACTATTAAGTGAACGATTCTCCGAATTGTAATAATTCGCCGTCTCTTCGATAATTGATTCTTTGTTCATAAAATGAAGGTATTAGGATTTTGCTAAGTGTCAACTGGAATATTTTTCAAGAAGGAATGCTTTAGATGCTAAACCCCGAAACGAAATTCCTTCTTTATCCCAATTCTCGCTATTGTCATGAAACCCTTGGATGTCCGCCCAGAAATCAACCGAATGGCCGCGATATTCCTCTTTCAAAATATCATCAAGGCCGCTATAGGAATCCTTAACCTTTTTTTCAAGTTCAATAACATCATCCCCAAATCCCCCAAACACTGCGATGCCGTCATCTGTCATACAGCGACCTACCCCACATTTGTTACCATATTTATTTACATAAATATAGCCAATAGAGGTTTGCCCGCGATTACCGCTATTGTAAAATGCGGCAGTTTCTTCGATAATTGCTTGCTTAGTCATAGAGTTAAAATATCAAGATTCTTTGCGAATGTCAATGAGGAATTTCTTGCTTCCCCAAAATTTAATAGATTTTTATATTTATTTAGAATAAACATTCCCCTTGTTTGTGAAATAGATCCACTCTGCGTTATTTGAATCCCAGCGTTTGTAAAGCCGCACGTCTTCATTGGATTCTACTAAGACGGTCCCCATGGCCTCGTTAGCGTTACTATAATGAACAAGCCAAACCACTGAAAGGGTTGGGACAAGCACGATAAAAGCTATAAAAGCGATAATGTATTTCATATAAATATTTTCAAATTGTTTCTTCCGCGTCCAAGGCCAAATACCCCCTGAGAGTTACCGTATCATTGCGAAGGATATTGGCGTGATAGGTAACAATTGCCGCGTCCACATTATTCTTAACAATAGGCATACGAAACGCAACTTCGGAAGAGTAGTAGGTAATTTCGCGGGCAAATTTACCTTTCTTTTTGCTATCGTCTGCTAGTTTAATAGCCCTTTCCGCTCTGGCCAAGGTTTCCTTGGCGTATTGTTTGGTTTCGGGTGTCATAATTTGAATAAATTTAGTTTAATTCGGGCGAGAGTCAAGAGTTAAAACCCTCTCGGGACGATAAAATGCGGCGGCGGCACAATTACTTCGCCATTAATCAAAACTGTAGATTTTAGAAAAATTCCGTTTAGATATAGAAATCCGTGAATGGGAACATCGCCCAAAGCTTCGTCATTTACGTCTGGAAAATTATGAATAAGTCCATAGACCTCCCCGGAAGAAATGGCAAAGGACTGTTCGCTCATCCATGATTTTGTGAAGTAGTTAAAGAATTGAAATTTCATGTTGATTTGATATTTAAAGGCTTTTGTTCCTAGCTCATCTTTGGATAGAATGGGTTAAGATGGGGTGAATGTCAACAGAGAAATTGCCCTAGTTCACATTTCACCATGGTGAGTGTAATTAATTTCATCATGAATGAATTATTTGAAAATGTATTAAAATTAAGGGAAAAGGGTTTAAATTACTGTGAAATATCCAGACAAACAGGGGTAAATCGCTCAACTGTTATGGACTGGTGCAAAGGAAAGACCAGCAAGGATAAAATTAAATCCAAACATTCAACGGCAAAAGTTGATAATGAATTATTTTCTCAATATGTTGCTGAAAGTTTTTCAGTCGCCGAGGTTTTAAAGAAATGTGACATTGTTCCTAGGGGAGGCAATTATAGAATTTTTTATAATAGAATAAAATCACTGTGCTTGGACACCTCCCATTTTACTGGTCAGGGGCATTTAAAAAATAAGACAAATATATATGCACCAGAAAAATCTATAGAGGAATCTTTTGTTAAAGATGGAACTCTCCATAGCACAAATCTAAAACGAAAAATTCTTAAATACGGTCTTATTCCTTATATATGTGATGAGTGTTTCCTTACAGAATGGCGAGGAATTAAACTCTCTCTTCACTTGGACCATATAGATGGGGACAACTCCAACAATGAACTGTCAAACCTTCGATTTCTTTGTCCTAATTGCCATTCCCTTACGGAAACTTATTGCGGCAAAAACAAAGGTAAAAATAAGTAGTCCGCCTCGGACTCGAACCGAGAAGCTGTTACGCGACACCGTTTAAAGATGTTCCCTTTACCAATTTGGGCAACGGACCGTTTTTATAAAAATCTATTTACTATCTATCGCGCATCAAACCTACCATATTGTGTGACTGCGATCCACTGATCTGTTACCATAATAGGCCCTCCTAGCCATTTGTCAATGAAATTGTCAATACTTCCAGAATAAAAATAACTATCAGCAAATTCCATTTTATCACCGCAGATTTCTTTAATTTTTTCTTCAATCTTTGGCGTCACGCCATGCCAGAAGATAATATAACGCGGTTTCATTTGTCAAAGTCTTTCTACAAATCTTTTTGCATCCAAAAGACCGAAATTATCACCAAAAACAATTCCAAAATCCTTTGCCGCCAACCTTGCAACAGCTTCTTCACTAGTGCCAAAGGCCTCTCTAACTACTTTGATAGCTTGAATAGGGCTAGCCATCTTAATGAAACGGATTCTATCCTTAAACTCTTCAGTGGCGGTTTGAGATACATTGTCAATTCCAACGAAATTGTCAACAATAAATTCACGGAAAGATTCGCTTTCGGCAAGCATTTGGAGCGCCGTGGCGCGGGGAATATTAAGTTTCATATAAATGTTTTTCCTAACGACAAACTCACTCTATCATTGACCCTTATATTGGTCAAGCAGAATCTTATAAGCCTTTTTCCCTCGCTCGGAAAGGCCTTGGTCGTCCCAATTAGACCCCTCATCATGAAATTGCTGGAGATCTTTCCAAAATTTAAGATCATCAATTTGGTATTCTTCCCTAAGAAGATCAAGAAAACTTTTCGCTCCTTCTGGGAATTGAAACAAATGGTTTTCAATGTTGGCCTCAATGTTTCTTACGCTTCCCCAAGCATAATTACTATGCAAAACAAACAAAGACTTTTCCAATGCCTCGGGCGTCATGCACCTACCTACCGCACACCTGTTCCCATCACCCGCATCATACACACAGCTCAATCCATCGTTTCCACGATTATTAGAATTGTAATGTGCCGCAGTTTCGTTAATGACTTTAATTTTAGTTTTCATAAATTAAAAATTAGAAAGAAGTTCCTTAAGCGCCCAATATTGAGGGTTCGCGAAAGCACTGATCACGCTCCCAACAGAACACAAAAATGCAATAATAAAAATACCCGCGAGAAAGCTAGGAAAAAGATAATTTTCCTTGTCGAAGTTTTTGCCCCGTTCCTCAAATTCTTTTTGCTTAAACCTAGTGAAAGCGAAAAAAGACAGAATTACCGCGATTGAGAAAATATAACTTCCAATAGCCGTCCAGCCATAAACATATGCTTGTTTAACATATGCATCAAGAATAAATTGAATGCTTATGCCGAGCTTTTGGGAAAGCTCTCTGAGTAGTTGATCGGTGTTTGGATTCATTGGAGATTTTATTTGTGAAATACAAGCTCCCCTTCAAGGAGCAATACTGATTGAATTATTTTCATTTAAAAAAGAGTTTGTCAACAAAATCTTTCCCGCCTCTCACTCGAAAAATAGGAAATAAAAAACAAGCGAGAAGCGGGGCCAGCTATTCAACCGAGATTTTCAGGGGGCTTGCGAGTGCGGCCCGCTGCGTTAACCTTGCGCCGCAGATTGATTAGAGTATCAATCACAGAATCCAGATTGTCAACAGCGAATTTTCCAAATTGCAGCGGACTCAGCGAATCGGTGCGAATGGTTTGCTGAACAAGGGCGCGCAAAGTAAGTGCGGCCTCGTGCTTTTCAGCTTCAATCTTGCTTTCAAAGATCGCGTTGTCGCGGGTTTTGTATGATTTAACTTCTTTAAGTGCCATGATGGTTTGTTGTTTTGGTTCGCGCCTTTTATATTATTGATTGAGGTATTTGTCAAGAAGGCGTTGATATTTTTTCTTACCTTCTGCCGAAAGACCAGTTTCATTCCAATAGTCATCTACGTCGTGAAAGCCCTGAATGTCTTCCCAAAATTGAATATCATCAATTTTATATTGGGGTTTAAAAATTTTTAAATAAGATTCACTGCCAATCTGCCACTGGACAAAAGATCCAATAGACGGCCATCCTTCCAGAGACCTTTGTAGGGCTTCATCCGTCATGCAGCGACCTACGCCGCACTTTTTATCATCGGTTAGATAATGGTAATGGCCATTACCATCCACACCTCTATTATTAAGATTGTAAAATTCCGCAGTTTCGCGGATAACATCTGTTTTCCTTTTAACGTTCATATATTAATTCTTAACTTCTTCAATCTCTACATAACAATGTCTAAAGCGTGGGTAGGGAAGAAAATCAAATTCTGGCTTATGCCAATTAGCGGACCAAAATTGCTCATACCGGCCAGCCTTCTCAATAATTTCCTCCAAATCCTCTTTAGAGCAGGAAATTTTCTCTACGGTTTGCGATCCGCCATAGTCAGTGGAAACAAGTTGATAAAATTTAAGATCTTTGAAAAGCTCTTTAAGTTCAGCGTCGTTCATAATTTTAAATCTCAATTTGAGTGCCGGGAGGCAAAATCTTAACGCGAAGGTGTGGGTGCAATTCCCCTCTAAAAAGATTGTGGTAAACTCCTCCAACGCCACTTTTAATCCGTAAAGAAACAAGGTTTCCACCCACTCTTTTAACGACCACACCAAGATTTAGTTTAGGATCTATCCACTTGCTAATAATGGCGATTTCCCCGTCCACCATTTCGTTTACAGGAATGCTATCATCAGACGGTTCCGCAAAAGTTACCGTTAGATCGGAAACATTAATAATGTCACCCGGACCTAGCGGCTTAACGCGCAGAAGCTCCAAATCTAGAGAGCTTCCCAAAATTCCATTAAAAGATTTGCCCGCCCCTTGCCCCAAAGAAATAAATCTATTCCCACACCTTTGGATAACCCTTCCAGTATAACTATGGAGTGTTCCCCATTGAGTAATTACGCCCATCTCCCCGTCCGTCATATCCTTAATGGATTTGTCTTCGATCTTAGTTTCAATATTGTTATTAATTACTTTCATGTTAATGTCTTAATGTGTATAATTTAAACTGCCCGGCCAATTTGTCAAGACTTATTTCGAATACCCCAATCGCCTTTTATTCTCACGATACGCAAAAATAAATCCTTTTCAATTAAAATGATATCCCACTTTTCTAGCCAACCCTCTTGAGGACAAACCCGAATAACCATCGGGACTTTTTCTTTATCCTTTTTATCAAAAACTTCCAAATTATGGCTTTTTAGATATTTCTCACTTACAATTCTAGGAAAAATAGGAGCGTAGTTAGGAATTGAAGCGTTAGCAAATCCAAAAAGCAAAACAAAAATAACTACCGCAACTTTCATATCATTAAACCTTTTATAATTTATTTAATTAGTAAATAAGCTAAAGAAGCAACAAAAATTCCAATAGCCAAAAAATAACCGAAGGAAACTTTTAATTTGTCTTGAGAACCGTTATAAAGATTACTTACCCAAACTAAAATAACTAACCCGCCTATAGAGACAATCGCTCCAGAAGCTATTAGGGTGCCAATCGCAATCGCGGTAATTAGATTTTCAAGCATATTTAATTAGTAGTTCTTGTTTGTAAAATTCACCACGAAGAGAAAGTCCTTCGGATCTCCAATATTGGGTTGTATCATGAAAACGTTGAAGGTCGCTCCAAAACTCCAATTCGTGCCCCTTGTATTCTTCCTTCAGGCTACCCTCCAAAAGACGAATTCCCAAATCCTCTACGCCTTCCCATAACTGTCTCATGGCCAAATCCCGCCCTTCTTCTGTCATGCAATGACCTACGGCACATTGTTTCCCACGAAAATCGTATTGGCACACTTCATACCCCGCCATAGATTTATAAGAACGATTGTCACTATTATACTTTGCCGCGATTTCTTCGATGATTTGAATTTTGGAGTATTTCATATTAATGATTTTCGTTTTCTTTTGACCAAACTGCCGCTTTGATGCCCCAAAAAACAATTTGAATAATTAGGTATAAAAATCCGTATTGAACACCAGAAGGGAAAGAAAACATAATCAACAAATTGATTGTATTGAAAAAGGTAAAAAACAGAATTCTAAAAAAAATGTTTATTTCTGAATTGTCTTTTTTGTATGAACTCGGAACAAATAGTCCAATAAAACTTAAAAAAATAAGAACCCATGCGATTGTCTTAAACACAATATATTCAGGCGCAAAAGCCAAATAATAAACTAGACTCATTGCTGAACTTATAAGTATGGGCGCGATGTATTTCATATGTTCGCAATCTAAAGGTTGCTCACGGTAAAGTCAAGGACTTTACGTTTTTAGCATTAAGAAAGTTCGCGGGCTCTAAGTAGTTCTTTAATGTCAGGATGAGGCGAATAGTTTTCTAGCTTTCCGTCATCTTTATCCACATCAACATGAACGCCTTCGCCCTCTGTGAAAGAAGGGCATGTTTATGCGAATTTTCCTTCGGGGCATTCTCCATACCAAGCGTCAACAGGAAAAGACGGATTGAGTTTTTTGAGGCAATCAATATCGGTTCCCTCAACTGTCCAATTTGAATAACCATTGTCTTCCGTAAGGGAGTATCGGCAATTGCAGCAACGTTTATTATTTGTCATAGTTTAAAGCCCAAAATATTTACGAAAATTATCGCCATAGACCCCCTTTTCCTCCCAAACTCCAGATTCAAAAGCTGCGTGCCAACTGTCAGGGAACATTTCCCCAGCAAGGCAACTAAAAAGGCCAGAGTCTGGTTCTTTATTCTTTGTCCTATAAAACAAACAAAGGGAAGTAAATTTATCTTGCGGGCTTTTCGGAACAGAGTCTCTCCTAGATTTTTGAATATTGGTTTCGGTGTTCATGGGCGGCGGTTCTTTTGTTTAGATTTTCTGGAAAATTCTTTTTTCTTGCGACGTTTAGATACCCTATATGGCGAAATATTTTTATTGCCGCAATTAATTGGCATTGATTTCTTTTGAATATTAAAAGGTTTCTCTTCTAAATCCTCAATCCAGTTCTCAGAAGAAGTGTCTAGAATGTATTGACACGGATTAGAATATTCAGTATTGTTAATGTCTCTCATTATTTGTGTAGTTCTCGCCAGCGATAAATCACCCTGTCGTTTTGTCAATTTCTTTGACGGTTACCTCATTAAAACAAAGAAAAAAATTACATATGTTCATATTAATATTTTAGTTTACAGTTTTAACGGCCTCGCAAAATCCTTGATTATATTGAACCCATTCGTCGGTATTCTCCATGTATGGATTGTCATAAGGGGCATCGGTTTCCCCGGCCTTCCAGCCAATTTCGTAGCTGGTCTCTTTCGATTCGGCGGCGTCAATATGGTTTTCCATAAGCTCATCTTATATTTTACGCCTTTGATGTCAACAAAAAAAGAGGGGCAGGAGAAAATCTCCCACCCCCGCTAGCTACACGTTTTATCTTTTTCCTACTTCTATATAGCGTCTTCCTAATAGAAAGAACGCCAACCCTTTTGGACTCGAACCAAATAGCTTATATAGTTTCGATTTACCTCTATTTTTTATTCAATTCCGCCCCTTTTCTTAATAATTCTAGCTGAATAAAACTAAAAAGAAAATCAGCATGGGCGACTGCTTATAACTTACCGGGTCTCATCCGGTCTGTCAAAGATTATTGTTGGAAACTTTTGACCGCTTCGGCAATCTCATTAAACTTTTCAAATGAAATCGAAGTGCAGCCCACTTTAATGCCTTTAGCGGTAATTTTTGCTTTATATTTCCCCACATTTTCGATATAAATTGATTTTATAAGAGCTACCGAAATAATCTCCTCAAAGCCTTCCGGCCATAAAATGATCTCCGCTTCAGTATAATTCTCCCGGCACGCATCAATAATACCGCTTTCTGTGATAAGGACATACGGATAAGTGGATTTACGTAAATATCTTTCTACATCTTCGAAATAATCGGAAAATTTATACCCAAGCCCAACAAGGGCCCCAAGCAAAGCCCGAAGAGAGATTTCGCTTCCTTTCTTAATTTTATAATTCATATTTTTATTGTGAAATAGTGATATATTTTTCAAACGAACCCTCGGGGACAGTGATTGTATAGATAAATTCTGAATTTTTATCTACATAATAAGTCGTCCCGCCCCGGTCACTGTTAAGACGATAACAAGGGGTAACTTTTGGTTCGGGGCCATACTGGAACCTTACCTTGTCAAAGTCAACAACCTTTTTGACAATAAAGCCCTTTTCTTCACAATAAAATGAATATTTTGAAGCCGATCCACCTTGAACTTGTCCGGCAAAACCTAAAACACTTCCGCCTCCTGCCCCTTGTATGTTCCACCCTTCTTTAGAAGTAATTGAAATAATTTTCAAAGGGGTTTCTTCTTCCCATCGGTCATTAATTTTTGAATAACTTCCAAAAATAAGAAGAATAGAACCAATAAAACTTAGGAGCGCGCCCAGCCCACAAAGTGAAACTAGTCCCGATTCGTCAAACCTGTCAATCCTGTGGAAGAATGCAGTTAAAATAATAAAAAAAGCTATTGGAACAATAAAGCCCCAAACCGGATGAAAATAATAAAAATTTAAGATTGAGTTCATGTATTAATTTGGATATTTCTAATAAAGGTTTTCAGAATAGAGGGTGCCGGGCGTTTTATCCTCGTCGCGAATAATTTGCCTTTGTTTAAGAGCAATAACCCAAGCTTCCTCCCGTGTCAAGAAGTTATTGAATTGGTCAATGAACCCATCTTCTATATCATACCAATCTTCGGGCGCGCCTCCAATTGCATTCTTCTGCCCTCTCATGACGCTATCCCAATGGCGAGCGCCGCAAATTATCAAGCCATCTTTTCGGCGATTGGCGGCACAAACAACACGGCTTCTTTCGCATATAGGGAAATCGCGGTTTCCATATGAATATAGTTTATTGCTCATATTAATCAATTACTTTCCACTTTTCAAAAAAATAATCTATTTCGCGAAAGTTATACTGGAGAGGTTCATGCGGATGATCCATTTTAACCCAAATACATCCGTTTTCCATCCAAATTACTACGCCGCTCGGCCCCATTAGTTCTTTTCCCTTTTGAAGCTCTTTAAAGGCTTCAATAAAATTAAGATGCGGGTTTTTAACAATACGGGCGTAATGAAGGTTTGGGCTCAAGGGTTTCCATCCGTCAAAGTAATAATTTCCATAATGAAGCCATTCCTTGGTTCCCGCGCCCTCTCCAAAAACATACTCGCATCGCTCGTTTTCTCTATCTGGCGACCCCATGCCAATATACTCGGCATTCTTAGGCAATTGAGGATAGAGGCCCTCAAGTTTATTAAGAATAGCTAGACTGGAGCCCTTTTTAATTCCATAAAAATATTCCTCACTGCCCATGTTGGAACCATAATCCCATTCTTTTGATCCCAGCAGAAACATGGCCACGCCTTCATTGAAGCCCCTTTCTCTTTTAATTGGCCCTTTAATAAACCAATAGTTGCCGTCCAAGCTTTCTCGCGCGATATCTTCAAAAGACTTTTCTAATCCATTAATGTGCGCAAGTTTCGACCCCTTGCGAATTGCATAAAGAATAGAAGAGCCTAAACCATTACAGTTATGATCCCACCATTTTTCTTTAAAATAACCTCTCACATCGCGATTCGAATCGCTTCCCGGATTAATAATTGGCCCATTCCCAAAATAATGGAAACCTTCAGGACACGATTTGCGGGCAATATCTGATTCATTCATATGGTTAATCATTTTTAGTAAAATTACAGTAAGAAGCGCGGCGTTTCATTGGGTATAAAATATGGGTATTGAGAATTAATGTCAATGAGAAATAATAAAAAATAACGATGACAGGGCTTGATACCTGCTTTGTTTCAGTTCCTGTCCCTATACTTTGTCAAGTAGTTTCTTTTTCAATTCTCCATAAGTTCCAATCCAATTTCCGGCTATACCAAGAATATAGAAAATACTATCCTCAAGAAAAGCTATTGGGTTTTCAAATGATTTGTTTCTATAAAAGCTACGAGCCAAACAACAATCAAAATCAATATTGTTTTCCCGGCCATACTGCACCATAACGCAGCCGCATGGGTCTGAATTAAGCGATTCAGTCATATTAACCATTTTATCATCTGGTTGGGCGCGGACAAAATCTAGAATTTCTTTTGTTGAAATGGTTTTCATATCGAATATTTAAAATTGTTAAGGAATGAATGTGCCATTATTTTTAATAATGTTTTTCATAATGGCCGCGAGATTCCCGCAATATTTAGGGTGGATACCTCGTTTACTTGCCTCTTTTGAGGCCCAGCCATAATCCATTCCCTCAAAATTGTTTTCAATACAATCAAGCATATCGCGTCCGAATAGTTTCACCAAAGATTTTGGAAAGCTATCTTCGTATCTAAGATCTATATCGAAACCTACAACATCTTTCTTCTTAACCCTGTTAAAGTTTCCAACCCAAGAACAAACCAGCGCCCCTTTGGCGCATACCTCGCATTGTGAATTATTGATGGCTTCTTGGACTGAGTCTTTCCAATCTAAGCCTCCTATAACATCATCAAGATTAGTAAAAAACTGGCCCACCGTAGGTGACACCATTTTCTTCTTAATTCGAAGCAGAACGTCTTTCGCAATTTCCACGCGCTTTTGGGCGGCGGTAAGAGATTTGAATGTCTTTTTATCAATAAGTTTCATAGGGGTATGTTTAACTGTCTTTTTGCCAAGTGTCAAGATTTACTATTGAAAACCAATCATAATAATTTCCATTAATGGTGTAGCCCCAGCTACTTGATTTGTCGATTATAACGGCTTCTTTGGCCTGTTCTTCTGTTTCAAAACGGTCAATCCAATCTTCTGTGCCGCCACAGGGGTAATAATTACGCCCCGCAATAAGTAGAAATGGTTTATTCATATTAACTAATATATCTTATTTGAGGGGTAAAATAAAGTCTTTGGGCATTTTCTTCAAGTGGGAAATATCGTCAACATGTTCAATTGCGCCAGTTTTAACCCGCTCCAATGTGAAACCCCCAGCGGGGTCTTCGCGCACAAAATAAAGGATTCGCCGCGAAGCGGGATTTACATCTTGTGGACACTTCTCATTCCTTTTAGTGGGTTTAAAACAGCAGTAAATATCCATGTTTAGGAGATTTTAGGTAAGGTAATATATTATGAAAGCTTTGTTTTAATATCTCCATACGTTCCCCGGAAATAAAGCTTGACCGAAAGGATCTTTTCGATCCTTTCTCTGTTTTCAATTTTGGCAAGAATATCTCCATTAAACCCCTCCCAAACGGTGCAGCCGCAACCCTCAAAATCATTCTGAGATAGTTTCAAAATCTCCCTGCCGTAATGAATCATCACGCAGCCGCAACCTGTTTCATTGTTTGAGTTTTCATCCATATTAACGGGACGATCATTGGGTTGGGCGCGGACGAAATCAATGATTTGTTGTCTGGTAACTGTGGTCATGGGGATAATCTATTCGTTGTAAATTAATTTGTCAACTTTTTTCTGCAAAAAAGCTTTAAAAACCCCAAGGGCTCTCCATCATTGATGGTCTAAGCCACGAAACAACGCTCATTTGGCGTTCGAATTCTTTAATAATTTCACCAGAATCTAAACCTAACAAATCAGCGTTACAAAATAAACCCTGCAAAACATTTTCTTTTTGTATGCGATCCTCTTCGAAATCATTTTTCAATGAATCGCAAAGCGTTAGTTCCAAAGATAATGCGGCAAATCGAATTACATTAACCTGATTCTCGGTCATGTGGGGTAAATTAATTGAATTTTACTCGCCGTCAAGAAGAATGGCCTCGACGAGTAGATTTGTGCAGATTTCTTTTATTAAAGGGTTTTCTTGGCCGTAAAGTTCGCGCAATGCGCGAATCTCCCCCACCATAATATTCAGCCATCTTTGTTTGTCTTTTGACAAAGGCTTTCCATCACCAGATAAGCGACAATTCTTTTCTGGCTCCATTGACTTAGCAATTTTATAAAACTTATCTTTGTCCATCGAGACCACACCAAGCTCGTCATAAGCAACCCAATCGCCATCGGGAGCTTCGATCATACCTTGAAAGGTTTCAGAATTACAAAGGTTGACTTCGTATCGCTTCATGTAGTTACTCTACTTGAGAGGACTTATTTGTCAACTATTTTCTTGGGGCCAATCAATCAAAACCATCAATTGGTTATCCAACATATCAAATAGACCACGCGGCCAAGATTCCAAATTACCGTTAGAGTCAATTCTGATCGTCTGACCGTCAAACAGCAATTCAAGGCCAGTGTCAGCGGTAGAGGGTTTTCCCTTATAGAAATCCTTTACTTCAATACGAAGACGATTTATTTCAAACTGATTTAAAAACCCCAATGATTCTCCATCATTGAAAGTTTCTACCCGTTGTTCTGGAATAGTAGTAACTTTTAAGCCTTTCATATTAAATATCTTCGGGGCATCCACCACGTTCGCAGGCACACTCCATGCACCACACAGATTCGCAGCCGCAACGATAATCCTCTTCCAATTCCAACGAAGACGGGGTAAGAATCCTTTCGATTTCCCATACTCGCTCGAACACAGATTCAGGAATTTCGCTAATCGCCCCCACCGAACCAATTTGTTCGTAAAGACTATTCAATTCAGCTTCTAATGCTTCGCGGTCCATGTGAGTAGAATGAACTATTTCTTCCGATTGTCAACATCCTTTTTACCCTCAACACATTTCAGGAAATCTACAAGAATTCCGCCGCAATCTTTGTCGAATTCATAAATTTTGGTGCTTAACTCATCTATCTTTACCTTGAGAGGGTAAATGATAGAGGCTACCGCCAGAAGAAAGCAAACCAATGGGGGATTCGGAGTTTTGAGCCACCACACGCCAAAAACCATCATGAACCCCAAAATAAACCCTAAGATTAAACTTTTCATTTTATCCTTTGTAATCTCCAATTAGATCGGTGAGCATTCCTTCGATGATCCCACCCATCGCATTTTTCATGTCAGCGCGGGACCAGTGGAAAATCCAATTCAATACTTTGCCTTGATAATCGCTGCAAATATAATACCAGTGATATAGTCCCAAGTTCTCTTCTAACGAATTCAAAGCGTATTTGTTGAATAGCTTAATGAAATCGTCCTTAAAACATACTTCCTCAGCATATCTAAGTTGGGCGAGATTAAATTCCTTCATGGATCAACTATGGATTATTTCTTCCGATTGTCAAGAGCTATCTCGATTTGCCCCGAAGATAGTAGGTGCTGGATTTCCTCAATCGTATCCTTACAGAGGCAATATTCCCGATAACGCTCATACCACGCATCAAACCCAGCGTCATCGTTATTTTTTAATGCATACCTTGCTGTATTCGGACCAATAGCATCAACAAATTTGTTTTCTTGTCGATCAAACACCATAGTATAACGCTGTTGCCCTGAAAATATGCCGATGTTTGGCGTAACCCCTTGGAACCCTCCCCGAATCAACTCAACAAGCATCACAGAAAGCTCATACAAATCAGCAACCTCAAAATAGCCTCCATGATGTTGCCATATAGTGAGATTACGAGCGTTTAAAGTTTTGCTATAAACTCTGTAATTACGCCCAAAAGCCTTCCAGAATCGGTATCCTTGACCCTTAAGGTCGCGGAATTTACCAGTGAACTTAACGTAGTGCGTGGAAGGAGTAACCATGTGGTTAGAATCTATGTGTGGAAACTAATTTTTCAGTCTCAGCACCAAAATACATTGCATCGCGGCAATAAAAGTTAAGCCAAGTTTTGCGCGTTTCTTCAATCAGTTCCGCACTCCATTCAACATGCTTTTTCGTTGGCTCCACCCTGTCGATACGAACAAGCGCACCCGCCACAGCGTAGATCGAAACATGAGTTGCTTCCTCACGAGAACAAGCAATAACACGAACATCACCACGCTCTGCACGACGCTCACGATCCTCTTTCCCCAAATCCCAGCCGATCCTCTCCATGAAATCAGCATCTTCCGCAGGCTTTTCGCGCTCTGGAATTGCTTTATACCAACCCTCAACGCGGTGCGGTTCAGCCTTTTCTTTACCCGCCCATTTATACATTACGCGCTCGCAAATATCAGGGATGTAAACGTCTTTAAGAAGATCGCCATAGACTGGTGAGTTGCTGTTGGTCATGCGCTTAGAATGGAGGAATTCAGGTTATTGTCAAATCAATAATCTCCCGTTCTTGATTGAGCATAATATTTTCTTTCACCACACTAGGAAATTCTTCTGGTTGCCATTTCCAGCCCCTAGCCTCCAAATCCATTACATACTTTTGCAAAACAATTGCAGCGACATGAGGATTTCGTTGCGCTCCATGCGCGGCACGAAAAACATAATCAATCGCCAGTTGTTCGTCTGTGACTTCATAAGGGTTTGCGGAAATTGGTTGATTGGACATATTATTAATATTTATAGCCCAAGAAACTTTTTTGTTTCTCCATAAGTGTTTTTAGTTACATTTGGAGCTAAAGAAAAAATATTAAAAGGAATTTGTGCTATTAGCTCATCAGCTTCACTCCACCATGAAGTAAACCCGCAGCCCTCGAAGTCCCAGTTTTGTTCTCTCCCGTATTGAACCATGAGACAACCGCAAGAAGATTGGTTTGTCGATTGGTCCATCCAAAATTCTTTTTCATCAGGTTGGCGTTTGATGAAATCAATTAATTCTTGTCGAGTTATCGTAATCATATATTAATATTTATGTTTCACGCAAATCCAATTATTCCTTTATAAAATTCGGGCTTCTCACATTGGACATATTTATAGTCATGCCAATCTGAACCGCAGCTTTGACCCTCAAACCAAAGCTCTGGATCTACCTCAAAAAAAGAATATCCTTCATATCCAAAATATCTTTTTTCAATTACAAAATAAGTATAATACGCGCCTTCATGGATATGGTTCTGGTTTTCTTGAAGAAAATCAATCGCTTCTTTTTGTGTTTCAAATATTCCTTTTAAAACAGTAGAACTCCCGATATGAGAAACAAATTCTTTAGAGGCGCGGTATTCTTTATTTAAAGCAATTGCTTTCTCTTTATCGGTTCTGTAAAGCTCGTCAAGACGATGACGCATTTTGCGGCCCTCTACGTGTAGATAGCTTATTCCCACCAACAAAAATACTTCTTTTGTCATATTATTGATATTAAGGAATGAATTTGCCTTCGTTTTCGATGATGTTTTGCATAATAGCGCGCAAATTATTATTATATTTTTTATTGTAACCTTTTCTGAGAGCGTTATGGGAAGTCCAAGCATAATCTTCGCCCTCAAAATTATATTCAATAGAATCAAGCATGTCACGCCCGAAAAGTTTAACCAATCCTTTAGGGGCCGCGTCTTCAAAAACCAAATTGACCTCAAATGATTCGATATCTTCCTTTTTTACTTTGTTAAAATTTCCTACCCATGAGCAAACGAGTGCTCCTTTTGCGCATACTTCGCATTGCGAACTGTTGATTGCGTCTTGAATAGAATCTTTTTCGTCAAGTTCTTCAAATATATCTTCTTTATTTAAGAAAAAATCACCTTGGTATTGCTTAATATTTTTCTTTTTAATTCGCAATAGAACATCCTTTGCGATTGCCACGCGCTTTTGGGCGGCGGAAAGTTTGTTAAATTCAGTTTTGTTTATGAGTTGTAGTTTCATATTATTAATTCTTTTTAAAGGGCCATTCAATAAATACTAAAAGTAAAGATACCAATAAAGATATAGGCCCGCCGAACCCAAAGACTATAGATGTTCTTAGGTTTCTTCCCTTTTCTTTGGGTTCTGGAAAATCAATCGTAAAAAGAATATAAACAAGAAATGAGGCCGCCGCCCAACAGATTAAATAAATAAAAGCTGCAATTAGAAAAGTCATATTATTAAAGTTTAAATTTCGCGGACTTCAATTGTGCACCCATCTTCGGGATAATAATTTATTTTTTGATTAGGGTAATATTTTTCATGCCCCAAGCCATAGAAGCCAAGCCATTGTTCTGCAAATTCTACAGCATCCGCGAAATTATCAAATGTATCCTTTTGCCATGCGGGATCTCGCAGGCTTTTGGCAATTTCAGAACAGGCGATATCGTTTTCAAAAACTTGGTATTTCATGTTATAAATATGGGTAAATTATAGAAAAAGTCAATCATTCCTTGACGAAATTTTCAAAAGACCATTCTTTTTGTTTAAATTTAACCTTTTGTTGCTCAAGATTTACGTAAATCTCTGTCCCACCATCTCCCATTTTAGTGGAAAGGCCGTAACCCGTAACGTCTTGATCTCCATCAATCAGGGTTTGAAAAATAACCCGAGCCAAATACTGAGGGTCATCCCAGCGATCCCTCCCTTTAACAAGGGCTTTTTTTAGCGTCTTTTTTACGTTTGATCCGTCCCAATGGGTATAAAGATACACCTCATGTGGGAACGTCTGCCCATCGGCTTCAATTACAATATTTCCTCTGTCGCCCATATTATTTAGTCGTTATATATTCTTAGATTATTTACTTCGTTTTTTTCATATTTCATCAAGATCAATATCCATCTTCATTCGTGATTTCTCTTTGTTAAAAGATACTTTCACGATTCCTCTTTCAATTAAAGGTTTGGCGCAAAGAGAAAATTCTTCAGAAGAAAATCTTGCCCCCAATGCTTCGCTATCTCCATCGGTTTCTAAACAAGCCAAACATACAATCGCTCCAATTTCTTGAAGGGTAAGACTTGATCCACCTATCCAGCCGGGCAAGGTGATTTCGTCATTATTTTTTATAAAAAATTCCATAATTTTATTCCGATTTGTTTAGTTTTTTAGCAATTTCTTTGGCTTCTGTGGGGCTTAGAGCGAAACAATAGAAAATCCCCACACCATTTTCGTAGTCAAAAATCGGGGACAACCCCGGATGCTGAGAAACAATGCAGCACGTTTCTCCCGGATTCATGCCACAGCGAAATCTTTGATTTGAGGCTTCAATTTCTTCTAGCAGTGCGCGGGCCTCATTGAGGAATAGGGGAGCAACGATATCATCAGTAAACCCATGCCTTTCCTTTCTATGGGCATTTTTGCAGATTCGGTAAAGAGCGTCAAATAGTTTTTGTTCTGTCGTTGTCATAAGGTGATTAGTTCTATTCAAATCCCCCGCCAATGTCAATTCTCTTTTTGTAAAATTTCTTTAAGACTACTTTTTCCAACCCTTTGCCGCGATCTTCCGATTCGCTAATTAGTTTTCTAATCCAGTTTCGATTAAAGGAAGTATCGGCGTTAGTGGGGTCGGGGCAGATGAATTGGTCTAGATTGTTTTGTCTTGCGTATTTTTCGAAATCGCTCTTGCGAGTGGTAAGGAATGGGTGGGAAATTGTAAAACCATCGAATTCAGTTTTTTCTTTAATTGGCTTATATTCTGGACAGCCTTTCAAACAGTTGTTTAAATAATTTTCAATTGCATCCCCTACATGATGAGCACTTAGAAAGTTTCCCTTAATGCCTTTCAAAACTGTTAGTCTCCAATGCCTAAGACTGGCCTCATTCAGTTTGCAAGCTGTCGTATTCTTCACGATCATAAGGGGAATGTCAAGAGACGCGCAAAGCTCGCACACCGCCGTCTGCATTGCTTCGTTCGCGGGTTGGACGTTATGGTTGAAGTGGATAGCCGAAATCTTTTTGCGCGCCTTGGTGGCTAGCCAGTGGGCCGCCGCCACGCTATCCACGCCGCCGCTGATCATGAAAACGGGATCATGGGGGATTGTGCCGGGGATGAATTTGATCATGGGGGGCAGTATTGAAAATTATGGAGAAAAGTCAAGAAATAAAAAAGTCAAACATACTAGTTCACAATTTATATTTTTTGTGTAAATAACTTTATGAGCTATGAAACATTAAAAGAATTAATTGAACAAGGCATGTCTACTTATCAAATCGCAATTAAACTTAATTGCAGTCAAACCAATATAAGGTATTGGCTTAGAAAACATGGATTAAATACTAAAAAAACTCATTCTCCCGATACGTTTTGTTTAATGTGTTCCAAAAGATTAGAGGGGAATCAACTAAAGTTTTGCTCTAACGAATGTAGTTGCAAGCAGTTCTATAAAGATAATAAACAAGAGCAAAATAGAAAGAATAACGAACGTCAAAAACTCGTTTCTTTAGACAGAAAGAAAACTTTAGTTGATTTGAAGGGCGGGAAATGCAAAATATGCGGATACGATAAAAATTATTCCGCCCTGTGTTTCCATCACAGAGATCCAAAAGAAAAAACTTTTAAGCTGGACTCTAGAAAACTCTCCAATACAAATTGGGCCTCTCTATTGCTAGAAATAGACAAATGTGATTTATTGTGCTCTAATTGCCATATGGAATTACACAACCCTGAAAGAATTTTATAAGTAGGGCGAGAGGGGGTCGAACCCTCACTCAACGGTTTATGAAACCGCTGCTTTCACCGGTTAAGCTATCGCCCCTTTGTTTTTACAATCTATCGTTTTTTCTTTTCCCTGTCAACCTCTTTATTCCTCAAACTAAATCTCGCAGAAGCTTAGTTTAGTAGTCACCGTATCACTACAATTTTCGGAGGGGCGCGGTCCCCTGTGTTGCGCTATGAAAAGAAGTTACACTAAAAAGCGCAGTTAGTCAACATACTTTTTGAGAAGTTTTTTCTTAAATTCTTCGCCTTTAGAGGAAAGGCCGGTCTCAGTCCAATGATTTTCCATGTCATGGAACATTTGGATGTCGGTCCAAAACTCTACAGAATGGCCCTTATAATCTGCCAGCAAAAGATGGTCAACGCTATCTCCAACACTTAAGGCTCTAACGTAATCGCCCGAATTCTTATAAGCGTCCAGACCTTCCTCCGTCATGCACCTACCAAAAGCACACATTTTTCCCTCGGGGTTCAAATAGAGGCACCCGCCCTTTTTAGGGCAAACCGAACGATTTCCCAAATTGTAATAGGCGGCGGTCTCTTCAATAATTGATTGCTTGGTCATGTGAATAAAGTATTAGTTTCCCTCTTGTTTGTCAACATACTTTTCAAGAAGTTCTGCTTTTTCTTTCAGCCCAACCTCAGAAATTCCATCATCATTCCAGTTCTCCTGTGTATCATGAAAACTTTGAAGATCCATCCAAAAAATAATCGAATGGCCGCGATATTCCTCTTTCAAAATATCATCAAGCTCTTTATTTGCGTTGACTTTTAGGGTTGAGTTTACAAAACTCACCGGCCCGTCAAAATCACAAAAGCTGTCAGCCTCTTTATCAGTAAAGCACCTACCTACGGCACATTGTCTTCCGTCACTGGTTGAATATTTACATTTACCTGAAAGAGTAACTGCCCGATTACTCAGATTGTAATAATTTGCCGTTTCTTCGATGATCTCTTGCTTAGTTTTCATTTATGAATAATGTTTACGCGATTTCAAACGATCCGTCAAGGACTTTCTTTCTTGAAGTTATCAAGGGCTTCCTTCATATCTTTAAGGACTGCAATAGGAAAGGTTTGGCACCCTACCTCAATTTTATCCTTATATACCTTTGCTTTGAAATTATTATTTAGTTTTACTTCGTAAAATTCAGGCTCAACTACCAACGATACCATTCTAATCGGAATAGCTGCGCCACTAGCCATATTTAGGCAAACACAAAATCCTGTTTCTTTAATCTCCATACTAACTAAAGAATGAGGGGAAGGGGAAATAAAAAAATCCTTGAACTCTTCACCGCCACGAATACTCCAAGATTTGACCTGCCCTGTTGTTATAATGATAGAATTATATGTTACTCTCTTGCCAACATAAGATTTCGCCAATTCGATTTGTTCTTCAATGGAAATATTAATCATTGCGGATCTATTTTCATCGTTATATTTATCTAGAGCTTCTTGTGCTTCCTTTTTTGTTTTAAACCAGCCATTTCGACAGTCTGAAAGAATTTCTCCGCCGCGCCCAAGATACCTCCATGCTTCTAGGGTTGCCCCTTGATCGACTAGGCCAATATAAAATCCCCAACCCCCTTCTCTTATTTCAAATTTATTCATAAACCAATATATTATAGGTTAAAAAGATGGAGTTCCGCCTTATGAGTCACGACACGATGAATGTCATCATATTCCGTTACTTTTCCAGACGTAATGTTTACAAGCCGAACGCGGCCCGGATTTGCGCCGGGAGTTTCCAGCTTCATATAGAACAAATCAGCCTTAAAGGCTTCTTCAATCGAATCGTATGAAAACCTAACTACTTCGCCCGCCTTAATATCCTTAAGAGCGGAGGTGATCGTTTGAACTTCTGTCTTTCCTTCTGTTACTTTCATAGGTATACGTTTACTTATTAGCGCGTTTCTGTCAAGATCTTTTTTACCTGCTGGAAGGTTTTAATATTTGCCCATTTCCAACCGGGAACAATTTCACAAATATCACAATCTAATTTAGCTATTGTTCGGCCCTGATTTGTCCATGATTCATAACCGCAGCTTCCTTTTTTAAAGAAGTCTTTAGGAAATTTATCCCGAGCATATTGAACCATAAGGCACCCACAAGGATCGCCCGCCTTATTTTCAGACATATTGATTTTCTTATTCCCATGATTAGACCTAATCCAATCTATAAATTCTTGTCGCGTGACTATCTTCATATGAATTATTTATTTTTAATAATGCGCGCAGCCTCTTCAACGAGGTATATTTTCGGCGCAACTTTAATTTTCAGGCAAGTGAGAATATTTTCACTTGGAAAGGCGAGAAGAGTAACAACAAAAGAAACAAATAGCGCCGCGCCACCAAATATAGTTACAACTGGAATCCAGTCTCTATTGTCTTCCCAACTTTCTTTAAATTTTCCCCAAAGCTTTTTATATAAAATTGCCCAAAAACCCCAACAAATTAAAAATCCCGCGATATACATCCCAATGCCAATCGCGTTCTCCCAAAACTTCCACAACAAATATTCGTTAATGAAAAGCGGCACTTCTTTTGTGGTCCACTCCCCGATATTCTCAGCCGTTTGAGAAACCCAAGAGAAAACTCTTTCTTGCAATTGTTCGTTCATATTAATAAGTATTGGCTGATACTGTAACAGATTTTTGAACCTGCAATGGTGCAACTTCAATAATTTTATATTTTACTTTGGAGGAAAAAGAGCTTTCAGAAAGTTCTTTATTTCTTACGTATGTCTCCATAGCGGCCCTATCTTTAAAATAAATATATTTGGTAATATCTACAGACCCGGATTCACCATAGCCATCATCTGAAAAATAAAAATCACAAAATTCAATTGCCGCGAAATGTTGGAAGGCCGGGAAATCTTTTTCCTTTGTAATTACTTTTTCGTTTTCGTCTGCGTATGACATATTTTATAGCTCTTCAGTTCCGATTACGTTTTCAAGTTTAATATTGAAGCAGTCTTTTTCCTCATCCAGCTTTTTTGCCGCGCTAGGAGTAAGATAGCTTCGAAAGGTTTCTTTGTCAACCTCTTTACCATCCACAAAATAAGTTTCCTCCTGTTCGCTTTCAGTTGAGTAAAGTCGGAGATACATAGTATTGTTGTGTTTAATTACATATGGAAATTTAAACCATTCTCCATATGGCAAAGGTTCGGTCTCACGACCCTTGCTCTTTTGAAGGTTGGCAAAATTAATTCCCGCCCGCACGATGGCCGACGTTCTTTTTTCAATAGAGATATCTTTAAATTTCGCAGCAGGCTCTGTATTAGAGCGCCATGCGGCACGAACAAAGTTACCTTTGCTATTGAGAATCTTATTGATTATTTGTGCTTGATTCATCTGATTTAATTATAATTTCATTGCACCCAAAGTAATATGCCGCAATCCCAGAAACATTTTCTATAATAATTTCAAAACTTTTCAAGCTAATATTGTATTCTTTCATAAGACTAGAAAAGTTTTTAGAATAAATAATGGAGGCCATATCTCGAATCCCTTTCGCCCAATTCGCTTCGCTAGGTTCAAAAGAAATATCAGCCAAAAACAAAAGAGAGCTATCCTCTGTTCTAATATATGTTTTTGCTACAAATTTTGCATCTGTGCTTTGTGACTTAAAATCGAATTTAATTTTAGTTTCTTTCATACTGTTTCGGATGGATCTGTATTTTTTTGCAATTCGATAATGCGGGCAATTTCTTTTGGTTTGTGAGGTGTGCCGCCGCTATTAAAATCAATATAAATATTGAGAAGTTCTTTCTTGCTTTTAACTTGAAGCATGTTGAAAAAGAACCCCACGCCAGACATTCTGAGCCTGTCTTCGTAATCTTTACACAAAAACCCAAAAGCGGGAATCTCGTTACGGATAAAGGCAAGGGCCGCACTTAGACGCTGAAGACCATCAACGCAATAAATAGGAGTATTGAAACCTCCACCCCAAGAAGAACAATTAAAATAAATTTCTTTTCCCGTGTTCCCGCCCTTAAGCATATATTCCATATATGAAGTTTGTTGCTTTTTTGTCCAGACGTGGCCCCGTTGCCATTCAGGATTAAGGATTAATGGGCTCCCCGATGCAGGTTCATCCCAGTGCTCCAGTGCGCGTTCTACATGGTCTAGATCTACATTAATTCTATAAAAAGAATGTGGAAATTTTGGAATATCTGCAAATTTCATATAAATAATGTTCAAACTCGTTTCCCGCACTTTGGGCAAACCCCTTGTCCATGTCGCGTGAAGTTCAATGACGTAATCTTGCATTTATAACATAGCCCTGCAAGCTTAAAAAGCCGGGCAAGCCAATAATTTGAACGAAGTTTAATTGTGTGTAGGCTCATATATTAAGTTTTCTTTACAATCCTCCATAGACCCTTTTCTTTATTTTTCCTTCTAAAAAGACTCCATGCAATACCGTAATAATCATGATCTTCTTTGTTTTCAAACAAATTGGAGGCGAATATTTGTGTTTTCTCATTGAACAGCCAGTAGATTTGGCAGCGTTTTGTGCTAATTTTTTTACAAAATTTATTTTCTTTTGCGCGTCTGTCTCTCTCCCTTGCCCGTGATCTTTTGCGTTTTTGTTTGATCGTTTTCATAAAAGGGTTGGGCGGATTGTCGATTATATTTTAAACTTTTCCTGCCGGAATTATTTAACCTGTCACCTCCCATAGGAGGATAATCTTACTCACGCCCTAACTAAACTCCCTTCCGGCTGCATTGACAGTGCTTTCGCCGTTCAGTCCTTTAGTATTAAAATTGTTTATACAAGTTTTGCGCTAGCGGCAATAATAAAATTAGATTCATCAATAATTTCAAGGGATGGCGCTCCATCAATTTCCAAAATGGTTTCAAAAAATGTGCGCGCTCTTTGCATATAGACTTCTTGAGGGACAGTATATTCTCCCTCTTGAATAAACCCATCAATCTGATTAGTGGCCTTATAAATATAATGTCCCGCGTTCACCAAACCAAGCTCTTGCCAGTGCTGGATGGTCTCAATAATTTTTTCAAGGAGTGTATTGAATTTCATGTGTTACGTTTATGAGTGTATGTATTAAGGACTTTTAGTCAACAATATTCTGACAATATTTTAGTCAAGCTCTTCTGGAGTTATTACAAATCCCTTGTTTACTGGAAGTTTGGTTGATTGAAGCGCGATCATTACCCCGCAAAGCCTACAAATATACTGAGGATTATTGCGTTGAATACGAGAGTGGAGGGTAAGGCCGACCTGATAGGTTTTGCAGTTGCACTTGTAAGAATAGGGTCGAGTCCTTCGCGAGACATTGGTGACATCATAGGTATGGCACCTCTTAGGCGGAAGCTTAAAGCATTGGATCATAATGGCTTTCCATTCATTACCATGAGGCGGGCACCCATAGCCATGCTTCCATCTTTGGATATAATGGGCCACCTCGTGGAATACTGTGTCGCCCAAAAACTGCTCTTCATTTTCCATGGCGAGCATTAAATTAAATCTCAATTCATTTTTTGAGTAATTTGAAGTTCCCGCCGTCCTCCCTTTTAAATCAAAAGAAATTTTAGGACGGGGAATTGTCTGACCATAATATTTTTCGGCAATTAAGAAACCCTCTTCAACCTTTTTGCGAATTTTTACCCCCAACAACATATACTTATTTATTGATCGTAATATTTTGCATACCAAACTGGTTTTGCGACCTTTGGCTTGGGATTATTCAATACCCTTTCCCGGTTTGCTACGAAGGTGTAATGACCTGAATGAGTCACTTCGTTAATGTGATTCATTAGAAGGCGCGCGCTATTGAGCTTATGGATAGCATATGCACGTTTTTGAAAACGACGCTTCTTGAATTCTTTGATAAAATTGCGAATCATATTGTTGTTTTTTTTTTTTTTTGTTTATGGAGTTCCTTACCCACAAGTTGATGATAGCTAATGTCTGGCGTTAGTCAATAAAAAAGAGCGCCCGATTTGGGCGCTCTTATAAAGATCAAACATCAATCGTTTTGACTCACGAGATATTAGTTTGCCTTTTCCTTTAGAAAGCGGGACTTCGTATAAGCTGGCTTGGAGCAACTATAAAAAGCCTTCTTGTCGTCTGCCGCAGCGGAGATAAGCCGCTTGCGACGAAGAAAGACGTTGACAACGGTGCAATTCGCCTTATGAGCAATTTCACTGTCGGTATGGGACTTCCAGAGAAGCGTGAACTTGCTCCAGTCAACCCGTGGCGGACGGCCACGCTTGATAGCCTTTGGCTTGGCGGTGCGAACCCGCTTGTTTGTGGGAGAATTCGTAGTAGTGTTTGTATCAGTCATATTATTGTTATTGTTTGTTTGTTTTTTAGAGCTTAATCACCCAGCTTTCATTTTCCAATGAAGATTCCTTAATGTCTTCAAAAAGGTCCGCGAACTTGTCGGGCACGGTTTCCGCAAGATGCGCAAGACACTTATAGCGACCCGTTTCTTTTTCGTAAGAGTCTTCGTGCCACACGCCGAACTTTGCTTCGCGAATGGTTCCATCATTGAATTCGATTCGCATATGGGTTGCGCCGCCAGTTGGACTAATCATGGGCTTATTCCCGTCCTTGTCCGGTTTAACATCGCGAACGCGGACGAGGGCGCTTCGATGCTTATTGTTCTTGAGTCGGCGCAGGTGAGAAATATTAACTCGATGCCCGGCCTTCTTAATTTTGTTAATTGTATCAGTTGTGTTCATGTTGTTTTGTCTTTCGTATTGTGTTTAGAGAATAGCTAAAATTTTGAGTTTGTCAATAGAAAATAATGACGAAGAAAAATTAAAGTTGCTCGCCGCTGTCTTTAGTCTTTACCTTTTCTTCAAAAGTCCCATTCACTTTTGCGAGAAAATCCTTTCCTTTTTGAGTAATACGGCGCTTCCCATCAATTTCCATAAGCTTAAGGGAAATAAGGTATGGCTCTAGTTCGTGTTGCATCGCTCTGCTGGGCCTTCCCACACGACAAGCGAGTTGACCAAGACTCAACTCCCCTTCACTCAAAGCTTCAAGAACCCGAAGCTCATCTTCATTAATCCCGTAATCCAAAAGGTGGAGGTTTTCTTTAAGGGCTTCAAAATGCTCATCTTCAAAAACCGGACAACCGAATGAAAGAATATGGTTCGCCATTTCATTTGCCGCGCGAGCATTGCGGCGGATGTAATGAGAAATTTTAGTTAGCATTGAATCGCTAATTTCACACCTATCATCTACAACCATTTGGACAATTTCGCCAAGCTCTTTTCGAGTGTATGGCTGAAGCCCAAAGGTGGTAAGGCGATCTTTAAGAGCATGGAAAATTCCGTCGTCTTCCGTAGTCGCAAGAATAAAATTAACTTTCCGGAAATCGAAATTATATTCCATATCGTTATGAACATATTTGGTCATATGATTACGGGTTTTTTCCATAATGGAAAGCATGGCTGTTTGGACCGATTTCGGAAGGCCGTGGGCCTCATCAATGAAAATCGTTAGATAATCATTTTCTGACTGAAGCTTGGTCCAAATCCCCTCAAGAAAAACTGAAATATTCTTAATGGACGCTCCATTAAAAGAATAAAATGCCTTATGCTTTTTCTCAGGCTGGGAAAGGTCTGGAAAGTTCCGAGCAATCTTACGTGCAAGGTGACTCTTACCGTCTCCACGGAAACCAGTAAGCAAAATGTTTGGCATTACCGATCCATTGTGGCGATGCTTATCAAGATAGAAAGACAATGCTTTCTTTACGTGCGTTTGGCCTACAACCCCTTCAAAATAATCGTCTGTGTGTGTCGTCATGTGAGTGATAATAATGGTTTTTAGCTAAAGGTCAATCCAATTCTTCACAAATAAATGCGACGGCCACCTTTGGATCGTCTGGGCTTTCTCCGGTTTCCAACACTTCCGGGGCAGGAACGGTAATCTTAACCTTTTCTTCCATGTCTGGAATTTCGATATTAAGTGCGGCGCAAATCTGCTCCACCCACTTGCGGCGGACAGGAATTAGTTTAAAATTATTTTGAATCAAAAATGAAATGGGCACGTTTACTGTGTCGGTTGAACCAACCTTGCGGCCCCTAGCGTCTTTAGTTTTTTGCTCTGTCATGGAGGTAATTAATCATTGTTCGCGGTTTTTGTCAATAGCTTTCTTTATCAAAGCCTCAATAAAAGTTTTTGATGCTACAGATTCGGTCGCAAAGACAATTCCACTCGTCCTCTGCGTGGCCTTTAATCCATTTAAATTCAACAATATTTCCCGCCGCTCTTAGCTCTTCCAAAGCCCGGACATTTTCTTTAATGATTTCTAAATTTTTAATCCCGCCGGGTTTTGACCAACCATTGGCTCGCCATTTGTGGCACCAAACGTCCGTGCTATTTATTGCATACTGCGAATCTGCGCAAATATGAATTACTTTTCCTTTGTAATTTTCCCGAAGACAATATTTAATTGCTTCTTGAATGGCCGTCAACTCGCCAACATTATTTGTCCCCTTTAATGCTCCACTATTTTGGTAATTGCCATTTTTTACAACAATGCCCCAAGAACAAACTCCTCGGGGCAGATCGCTGCTTCCATCTGTATAGATTTCAATTAGATTCATTTTTTAATTTCTTTTTCAATCAAATGCGCCGCCGCTTCATAAAGCAAGAGCTCAGTCTGAGTAGAACTAATAATATCGTTTCTGATAGATCTAATTGCTTTTCCAATTTGCGTTCCCCCATCATTGTTCATGATTGCCACAATGTTTGCGGCGGCATTTTTAAGAGCCATTTCTGTTTGTGGTCCATCAACTACAATTTTTAGAAGAGATTCATAAGATTCTTTAAATTTTTTCGTCATATTAAATTTTTGTCAGTGTTAGGTTTTTATTCACAAACGATTGGGCATTGGCGTAAAGCTCTTGGGTTTCTCCAATAGCAATATAGTTTGGATACTCTACGCATTCAAGGCTTCCTTCCAAGGTTTCAATAGAAACCTTTTCAAATTCTGGAATTTTAACCAAAACAGAAGATTTATTCTTAATGTAAAAATCTGATTCCGCTACTTTTTCGTATGTCTTTTCAAAGATGTGTTTTTTACAAGGATATTCTTGCCCGTCAGGGTTAATTAAAATCCAATCCAAATCAGGGTCTGCTACCAGCGTTCCGTCCCCCCAGCTAACGTTAAAAACCTCCCCGCCTTTGGCCTTTCGAATTTTAATAAATGTATTCTTTTTTGCTGAAAACCTTTCCCAACTCTCTGGAATGTCTTGTGGTGTTTTAAGCTTGATCATTTTTCTCTATAATAAATTTGTAATCCTCAAGAAACAAACGAACGTCTTCGTTTTCGGTAGCTTCAATTGCAAACATAATCATCTTTTCTTGAATGTCAAGCAATTGAATTCGCGAAAATTTATATGTATCAAATAATTCTTGAAGGTGAGCGGTTAGGATTTTATTCATTGCTGATGAAAACATTGCTTAGATTAATTTTTACCTCTCTGAGCCCGTCGTCTTTCCAATTAACCTCTCTTATCTTAAAATACGGAATAGTAAAACCCAAAAATTTAATTTTCTCTTCTATTTCGCGGCCTTTAATCAGACATTCTTTTAAATCCTCCAAACAATCCAAAATGTTTTCTTTGGTCGGGAGGTTGAAAATGTCCTCTATAGATTTAATCTTATAAACCTTGTTCGTCGGATTTTTGTTCTTTTTTTCTGTCATAATCGTTTTTTTTGTCCTTGTGGCGTTCGCTTGGGCGAACAGGCTTTTGCCGCGCTCGTTTGCGTTGAGCATACGAACCCGCGTCAATAGAATTAGGTGTTTTCTTCCTTCTTTTCATCTTTCCATAGAAGATTTTTTAGGTCATCCAAATAAAATTTGCCACTCCCTAGTTGAACACTTTCGATTAGTCTGTTGTTTGTTTTTGCGTTATACTCTACTTCGGCCACCTTTTCAAGGAAAACTTTCGCTGCCCTAAGAATTTCTTTATTAAATTTAGCACATCCAAATTCAATATAATCTTCAAATTCTTGCGCTTGGAAACCGTTAATATTTACAATTGGAGGGGCTTCTTCTAGCAGAAAAACCGAAGGGTGAATAAATATAATATGTTCGTTATCGTCATATTGATAACAAAAAATAAACCCCTGTTCATCAATAATGGTTTGCGCTCGAATAAGATAATCCTCTTCCCCGTCGTCGTCTTCATGATATTCGCTTATATCCCCAATGCACCCAACATTGGAAATTGTAACCCTTTCTTCGATCGAAACAGTTTTCCCAACAAAAGAATTGGCGTATTCGAACTGTTCTTTAATGGTGTAATTTTTCTTTTTTGACATAATAATTATAATATTTTTATTTAATTTTCCCGCATTTTCCCAAAAGAGTTGTGTAAGCTTCCAGCCAACGCCCTTCGCTTGGTAGCAAAAGGGGAATCAGTCTTGCTTTTTCTTCAATCCAAACCCTATTAAATCCGGGGAACGTGTCAAGATTTCGGCTGTTATCAGCAATGTCCGCCATTTTAATAATTTTTGCTTCATCGCTAATAGAAGCTAGTCTTGCCGCTTCAAACACCTTTCGGAACTTCCTATTATGTTGTGGGTGGGCCTCTTTGGTGAATACGTCCGTTAGTTCAAAAACCAGACTAAGAACTTTTGGCCCAAATAATCTAAGAATTTTGTCTGGTCCGTAACTTGAGTTTAATGGAAGCACGTCTTCCAGAATGTCGTGGAATTTTGCTGCAATGATCATATTTTCCGTTCCTCCTACCGCCTTAATCGTTTCAGCTACGCGTAAAGGATGAAAGTAATACTTTTCCTCGCCATATTTCCTCATTTGCCCAATGCTCTCATGGGCGTCAATGGCAAATTGTTTTGCCCGCTCTAGTTTTTCCTCATTTATATAATTAATGCTCATTAAAGTATCCTAGCAAAGTATCTGATTGTATGTTGTGGAATTGTGCGGCGCGAGAATCTTCGTAAAATTTTGCGCTGTTGAAATCTGAATCGGGTGGGTAAACAAAAAACCACATTTCCCCGCCACTTTTAGTCCTGTAATTTGTTACGAATTCAGCATGCACGGAACACACTCCAGTGTCAATCATTTTTTGGGAAACCTCTTCAACTCCTTTGCCACTAGAGGGAACAGGGAAAGCCAACATAAATCCGCGCCTTTCGCGGTAGAGCTTCTTTAATTCTTGGTAAGATATTTGCTTTCTTTCAATCATATAAACAATATTTTATTCATTTAAAACTCCTGTGATTTTCGCCGTTTGATTAAACCTAACTAAAATATAACCTAAGTTTTTTATCTGCTGCCAACTGCAAGACCTGCCGTAAGCAGCCCCAAGTTTTTCTTGAGCCAATTCCATTGTTTTTCCCGGAGAATTAGAAATATATACGTCAGCGATTTCCCATTCGCCCGCCTCTAGACAGGCAAGGCTCCATTTCTCACCCTGATCAATCTGTTTATTTAATAGTTCATTGCTCATTTTTTATTAATTCTTTAATTTGAGAATATGTGGAATTAGTAATTTTGTCAATAACTTTTCTTCCGTGACTAAATTGAACCCATGTATTTGTATCTTGGAAATACTCAAACCAAAACTTAGACCACTTACCGAAAATCACACAAGTCCAAGTGCCGGGCGCTGCATTGGTAATCCTGTGGGTATAATTACGGGGTAGAAACCTAGGCCTAAACAATTTTCGCACGCGTTCTTTTTTTATTCCATTCTCATCAATTACTTCTTGATCATATGACCCTTTGAGAGTAAAACAAAACGAATTAAATGCATGAGTGTGAAATCTTGTTCCTCCGGTCTCCGATTTTGACCCTACTTTTCCCCAGTTATAAAACCAAATTCCACCAAATTTCTTATTTTCAAAGATAGTATATTGAATAATGTGGCTATCGCCGCCCAATTCGACTCTTTTGCGGCTAAATAAAATTGTATTAAATATCTTCATTTTATCTTTTCAAACCCCATGGTAAATTTTGGTCCGCCAACCAAAGGCAATTGAAGCTCTAATTTTTCGGGGACAGGTTTATAGCCATTCGCGCAATTTGTCAACCCAACAAACAACAACAAAATAAATATTTTACCAATCATGCTGAACGAATTCTCCGTTTAAAATTCCCCAATTTTGCTCATGGGCGTCCTCTCCAAAACCGGGAATATTATATGTATAATTAACTTCTTTTTTTGCCCATCCATTTTTTACCAATACCTCCCAATGACTCTCTTTAAAATCGTCAGCAAGTAAATCCAGTTTAGGTTGTAATATCCAGCCGGTATTTTTAATTTCATAAGTGGGACAAGCCTTTTTGGGTTTTTTGCCGCAAAAGCCAGAGGTTTTGACTACAAAATTTTTGCCAATTAAAGCATACCCGTAAGTGGACGGCTTAAAACCAAATTTCTTTGCCTCCCTCTTAATACCTGCCCAACTTCTGGATGGCCGCCTTGAAATTAAATTAATTACATTAAAAGTTTGCCGGTCGATTAAAATGTTTTGAAATTTAATGTTTTTCTGGCTATCGGCCTCGTGCCACGCCTTATAAAATAGAGATCTATTCATAATTTTATTCGTTATTAAGAATTTTTTTATATTGTTTTACCCCTTCAGAGGATAATAGTGTTGGGCCGCTATAATTTTCCCAATTCGTTGCTACGTCATGAAGAACTTGAAGGTTTTCCCAAAATTCCCTCTCGTGACCGTGAAACTCTGGTTTAAGATATTGTTCAATCTCCCAATCGCTTAGGCCGCTTACGGCCCCGCTATAATTAGATAAAATTAAAGCCTTTCGACTATCATCAGTTATACATAAACTAAATGCGCAACGCTTTCCGTCATTCGTTTCGAGACAGCAATGACTTCCATTTGTTGCCCGCCCCTGTGCGCAAATTTCACTGATTACGTATTCAAGTATTTCTTTTTTAGTTTTCATATATTTGTAGTTACTCGTTTTTAAACACAGCGTATTCGGCCAAAACTTCGTTCCAATTTACTAGGGAGCACCATTTAGAGGTATTAATTTGTCTTCTATCAATTAATTCTAATTCTAAATCTTGACGAAGAAATGTTCCCGCCTCTTCAAGTTTATCAGCTATCGAACGTAATGCGCGCATTTCCTCTCGTTTGTCAACCATATCTTCGGCAAAGTGGACTTTGATTCGCTTTAGCTCTCCCCTAACCTCTGCTTCACCGGCTGACGGGGCGCGGGTGTTCCAGCGTTTACAAACTATTTCTCGGTCTGGATCTGCGTAAAACGGATTAGCATGACAACTTCCATTTCCGTAACAGCGGATATACCATTCACCATCATATTTTCTAATTATAGCACTGTTTCCGCAAAACGGGCATGGCAGAAGCTCACTCACCGGAGCCTCCCGCGTTGGTGGCTTCCTTCATGTATCCAATGGTGGAAAGGAGTTTGCGGGACTCAATGATCCCTTGGCGGAATCGTGGGCCGTCTGCGGGCATTCCTTCGCGGTGCGGCTCGTAATAGCTCAGGCGTTGCAGCAGCCAAAGCAGATGCAGGGAGGCCTCAAGCGGCGTCTTAAAGTTCCTACCGTCGATTGTGACTGGCGCACCCCTCAGCCTCTCGATCTCTGCCTTGAGCAAGGAAATGCCGTCTCGGGTCGAGACTCCGACCGGCGTTCCGCAAAGTGAACGAACATCATCCTGTAATTTCTGCGCGAAGGTTCTAATGTCCTCGATCTCCGCCCGCGCTGAGGCGAGAGCCCTGGTGTTGGCCGCCCATCCTTGGCGGAATGATCGTGCGTGGTCGTCGTCGGAAACTATCCACTCGTCGTAGCTGGAGAATTGTTTGTCCAGCCATGGGAACATTTCCATGAACGTGCGGTGACACTCCCTCATTCCTCTCGGAGTCCCCGCCTCCCCCTTCCCTGAACCGGCAAGGGGTGGGGTGGTAAACTTGGTGAATGCCGTGTCAGCCCACCTTTGAACTTCCTCGTCGGTAAGCGGCTTCAATCCTTGTGCAGCCAGATGCAGGAATTTCCGTTCGCCGTTCTCCGCGCAGCACTGCCCGGTGTCTCCACAGACGAGTTGAGCACCTAAAGACTCGCACTTGTCGCACTCACGAAAAACGTCTTTCGGGTGCTGCTTCTCCATGGCATTTAAAAACGCCCCCAAGTCGGCCTCGTGCTCCTCAACCGTGACATCTTCCTGAAAGTATGGCGGCAGGCCGCTCTTTGCTACGGGCGATGTTTTTTCCGGCGGTAAATCTTCTGCTTCCTCGTGCCTATACGTCCGATGGTCCGGAGGATCGCCGTCAATGTCGAGGTGATCAGGAATATTCAGCCTCACCACGTCCGAATCGCGGCGTGCGGCGTAGATGGCTCGGGGGCACTCTCCGTGTTGCCAATATGGCCCATCCCAGCCTCTTCCGTCTTCATAAAATGCCCATCCTTGAAAGCCTGCTAAGCTCTCCGGCACTTTGAAGCTCCCTCCCGGCCCGAGTATCACGGCGTCAGGGTTCGGCGGCTCGGGGTATTGCGTTAGATTATTCATAATTAAGGAAGATTTAATGGAGCGTGCCCCCATTTTTTATAGTTTAATGTTCCCCCAAGAAATGAATTGAATGAATACCACGCGATAAAATGGATAACCATAAAAGGAGATATAAAAATAATTCCAATAATTTTAAAAATATTTTTCATAATAAATTAAAAATCAACCGTTCTGCAAATAATATCCGGCCAATATCCCGGATATTCAGGGGCCTTTTTGGGGTATGAGGGCTTATATGGATATGGAATATCTTTGTTTTTCTCAATCCATTTTTCAAGAATAATCGGAGCTTGAGCAACTTTATCATTCAAAACGCTATCTAGAGCGTCTCGCAATTTCTTAGCCTCGCTTTCTGACAAAACAAATTTTTGTCCTTCAATTTCTATTGTAATTTCCGTCTTTCGTGTCGCTTTCATTTCCAAAATAGTGTCTTTTTATTACTGATCCATTTCTGAGATTCTTAGAAAAGACTTGAACATATTTATGCTCCGGTATCAAGCCTTCTGTGAACAAATACTGCGCAATTTTGATGCCCTTCTTATGGCTATTTACCATGACCTTTGCAATGCAAGATGCGCAATCTGGAGAGAAGAAAACCTTCTCACCCATAACTAAAATAGTTTTGTTTTGCATTTTAAATATTCCAATAAATCCCCAATAACAACTTGACTTTTCTTTCTGTGTATTCGCCAAAAGATGGATTATATATGCCGTCTTCAAAAGTATTATATTTTAAAAAATGATTTTTAAACAAATCATTAAACTTTACTCTATCAAAAGGTTCTCGAAAAATATCCGAAGCAATTTTAATAAATTCCTTTGACTCCAAATAATTGGTTTGGCTAAAGGAAATATTAAATTGTTTTATAACGTTGGAAAAGTCATTGGTCAAATACCCCCAAATTTTCTTTTTCAATGGGTGCGATTTAATATCCGAGACAACACATTGAGCCTGATTGTTAAATTCTAAAGCCCAGTTCATTTTTCAAATACCACAATTGATTGCGGCGGTTTTTTGATTTCATATCGACCTGTCAAGCCGTTAGGAATATAACTAACAATAACATATTGTCCCGCAAACCCAATCACCTCCCCCTTTTCAAATTTAGGCTTTTTGTCATTACTCAAAAAGACAACTTTACAATTTACTAATATTTCATTACCCGCGAAATCAGTCATATTATTTTTTTAATTCGACGGGAACACTGTAAATATCGTATACCTGATCTTTTGCGGAATCCATAATTACATTAGGATTATACCCTTTATCTTTCATTGATTCAACTAATTTTGCGACCAGCGCGGCGGCCTCATCCTGCTTATCACCGGGAATATATCTTTTTGTTGCGGCCCGTGGGGATTCCTTAGTATTACATGATACGATAAAAAGAAAACAAATTATTGATGTGTATAAGAATCTCATTTTTTTATTTTGGCAATACCCCCAACCTCCAAATCTTTCGAGTCGTCTCATGCGCTTCCCAAGTCCCACATTCGCAAAGCGCAACTTGTTTTAATTCAATTTCAAATTTCATTGTTTTCGTGTGGGAGGTGTATCTTTTCTAAAAGAAGTTTTTTGGTCAAATCCGTGAGCCTGAATCTTAACTTTATCTGAAGGGGTTTCAAGTATTTTATTTTCGCACGCCAAATCATTTCTAAGAAATTGCTCAATTCGTTGGCGGGCATCGTATGGTCCAACAGCTTTGCCAAAATTAATTAGACTTAAGTTTGGGTTGACGGTAAGAACTTTTTGTTCCAACAATACAATTGGCGTTTTAAATTCCATATTAATATTAATACAATCTTTGCCATATAGACCAGTGAACCTTTGTGGCTCGCCCTTACTGTCCCACCGAAGAAATTTCATCTTTTTATTTTCTTCTTCTAGGCACGCCGCAATTTTTTCTTTATCGTAAATGTATTCAATTGGATCTCCATATTCCGAGAGGGCTGTAAGAAATGGATACATTTTCCCACAAAAACATACAATTGATTTGCGGGCCTGATGATGCGAAAAACGGTCAGAATCCCTTAGCCCGTAACCTACATGGACACAGTTTGGGCTTTCTACCGGCTCCCCTCTTATCCAATTAAATGAATAGTCAATTTCCCCGGCAGAATCATAAAAATCTTTAAATTTGCTGATAATTTTCATCGAACTTCAATCATTTTTGGTTGAAACTTAACCCCTTTGGGTTGTTTTTTTGAACTGCTTAATGTAACATGTAATCCCATAAATTTGTCACCATCAATAATTCCTAAATTTCTTTTAATTTCTTTCAGCTCTGGACTTCTTACTTTCATCCAAAAACTAGTAAAATCCTTAGAACCTCCGCCAATTTCAATGTGTGGGTTATACTCAAATTCAACTACTTTGCCTGCGTATTTTTGCGCCCCGATAAATGACATATGAGGGTGAAGTTTTTGCAGCCCTAGGGACACATGCGCTCCGAATCGCGAAATAGAGAAGACTTTCCAGAAATGCCTTTGAATAAGCCAGTTATAATAATTACAAAAATCATTTGAAATTTCCAAAACAATTCGGCCTTCATTTTTGTCTACTTTAATCCTTCCTCTGGACTTTAGCCATACAGGTTCTTTCTGATTTGGTGTAATCATCTATGGAGATAATAATGGATATTCCCGCCCAGTCAACCATAAAAATTGATAAAGTAACCATCGCCGGGCATACTTTTCAAATAAATTATATCGAAACTGACGAAGCATGGGGCTATTTGCGCTTTGACGATAGAATAATTGAGATAAGCACAAATTGTCTCGTAAATCCCGCATTATTACGGGACACCTTATTGCATGAGTTGTTTCATGCCGCCATTAGAATTTGCGGATTTGATTTTTCCGTTTTCAAAAGCGAAGGGGACACAGAAGAGGGTTTCGTAAGGGGTGTGGAAAATGTTTATTTACCCGCCGTTTTAGAATTATTAAGTAGCTTTAAATAAATTCAGTTTCGCCCTCAACCCAAGCGATAGAGTCTTGCTTATACTTATCAGCCAAAGATCTAAAAAGATTTTTAATTGAATATACCCTATCATTTTCGAGTGAAGCTACAAAGCAAAAATTCTGAAACTTACTTTCATTATTTGATCCCCCTTCGAAGTAAACAGATTTTGAATGAGCTAGAACAATAAGTTTGGCAGTATTAACAAACTCGTGCCATTCTTGTTGGCTTAGTTTGTCGTCTGAATTTCCAATTAAAATTGATACAGTTTTTATCATTGAAATTACTTATTAAGATTCTCGTAAAATTCCACAGCTTTTGGGTGAGCGATAACTTTGTCCCAGTCAATATCTTCCAAATATATTCCATTAAGATTTTTAATTCGAGATAGTCCGACATAAGCCTGACCACATTCAAAGCAACTCTTTAGGTTAATTACTGCATGGTCGATTGTTTGGCCTTGCGCTTTGTGAATACTTGAGGCCCATCCTAACTTAAGAGGGAATTGCTCAATCCATGCAGTCACAACCTGCTTGTCGCCTTTAAATTCTTTAATTTCCCAAAGAGCTTTTTTAATTGAAATCTCTTCTCCATTATTAAATTTAACAATTGGCCCGTCCGCAGACCATCCAGTTACTTTCCCAACGCTACCATTTGCAATTTCTTTGGCGGGATCAATGTTTTTTAAGCATATAACCTGCGCCCCAATTTTTAGTTCAAGAGTTTCTAGGGCTGGGCAGCTTTTCTCCAGCATATTTAGCGCCGCATCCGCCCCTCCCTTAGACCATTTGAAGTTTTTGCTTGGAAGATTAATTGCCGCAAGCTTTTTATCGTTTACCCTATCGACCATATAATTATGAGTCATTAAATGAGTTGCCAAAATATCTTTGGATGGCTTTTTCCCGAGCCTACTATTAAATAGATCTTTAGTTGGTTGGTCAACATTCCCCATTCGAATTTTATGAAGAGCTTTAATAAAACTCTCATCACTTTGACGAATAACTTCCGTCAACTCAATAATTTTCACATTGCTATTATTAAAAGACTCCGCTTCAAAAGAGAATCTTTTTTCTTCTTCTCCCTCTCTGCTAACGGGCGGAAGCTGCAAGTAGTCCCCAAAAAATACCATTTGAATTCCACCGAATGGCTTATGATTTCCCTTGATACGCCTTAAAACATATTCGATTTTATCTAGTAGATCTGCGTCTATCATTGATATTTCGTCTAGAATAAGACGTTTAGCTTTTCTAATCTTTAGAACAACATGCTTTCTTTTAGAAAGTTCATTATAAATTTGTTCTTTTGTCCCGATAGCAATTCCTATTCCTGCCCAACTGTGAATTGTGCGACCTCCAATATTTACGGCAGAAATTCCTGTAGAGGAAGTAATATGAAAATCTGTAAATTCTCCAATAATTTCACTTACCAAATAAGACTTGCCTACACCTGCCGCCCCCGTTACCAATACATTACTGCCAAGCTTAATTAAATTAATCGCGGCCCGTTGTTTTTTATTTAAATTATCCATTATTATTTTTATCCTCGAAAAAGGACTTTTTCAAACTTCCTTCACCCTTAGAGCAATAATATAAAGCGTTTCCTTCGTTGGTAAACTTAAATGAATCTTTATATTCAACCCCTTCAAATTTAATTTTTTCTAAAGGATTTTCCCTTTGAATGATCGTTCCGTCATGAAGACCGCCGATCAATTCAATTTTTACCAATGATGGATTAATCATATTATTGTAGTGTATAGTTATTATGGAATTCTTCGTCAGACAAAACTAAAAAGTTTCCCTCTTCTGAAATTACAATCCAATCTGTAAATTCCAAATTCAGTTGCCCGATTTTTACCATTCCTTTGTTTATGGTTATATTTGTATCGTTATCGTAGTATTCCGTCAAGAACAAATCAATGTCATTTTCATTATTTATTTGGACTACATCAAAAATTAAGTTACATTTTGCTTTCATATATTTTTTATTTTAAATCCCTACCCCTCAATACTGGTTTAACCATGACCCTGTAAAAAATGAAATCGCAAAACTCTCTGGGAAATCTTTTTTAATTTCCTCAAGAGGCATGTTGAAATATTTTGGTTTGCGCGGATCTTGCCACCAAAGGGGGAAAATCCATTCTGACTTAGGGGAATAGATTTGATTTCCCCGGCCTGTTTCTTTAGCCCTTTTTGTCATAAAACCACATGCCGATGAACTAAGCACATGCTTGAAGCGCGCCTTTTTAAAGTCTTCTTCAATAGTGTCTAAAAATGGGCAATTAGGCTCACACGCCATGAATGAATTTCCCAAGGTCTGAGGGTTACCTATATCCCCTTCTGTTGTAATGAGAAATTTGTTCCCTAAATTTTTAACTAAATCATCCAATGGTTTAAGGCAGGCAAAATCCATATCTGCATAAACGCCCCCTATCCTCTTAAGAATAAGAGTTCTCGCGCTGTCCCACTTCTTAATATTCACGTCATACTCCAACCATACGTCTCTGTAAAATTCTGGATATTCTTCCGCAATGAAAGATTCTGTATCTTCGTCGCTCCAAAACCGGCGCTCCCAAGTTGGATTTTCTTTTAGCCAGCTCTCCTTCCAAATCGAACGGAAGGGTGTTCCATTTAAATCATCCGTTTTATAGCTTTGGTGAATGATTTTATTCACTTTTCGTTCTTCTTGATCCAATTTATAACATCCAAAACAATGTCAAGCGCCATCATTTTAAATTGGGCCACCTTTTCCTCATGTTCCGTTGATGGACAAAGCGAAGCAATATGCTCAATTAGGTCTTTTGAAGAAACTTTTTTGTCTGGGCCGGGGTTTTGTTCTGTTTTTTTCATAGATTTTGTTTAACTTCTAGTTCTCCTACAAATTTAGCTACTTGCACTCCATTGTCAACAACAATTAAAGTTGGAACTGTCTTAATCCCCCAAATTTCTTTTACTTCTGAGATATGATCGTCAACTTTAAATACCTCAATATCCGTAATATTTTTATGCCCAATGTGCGCAATTATGCCTCGGCAAGGTGCACAAAAACTCGCGCTAAATAAAATTTTTCCGTTTTGTATTACTTTTAATTCTTCAATCGTTTTCATAAATATAAACTGTTTTTGTAATTGGCTTTACGGGCTCTGCGGACTCCCAAATGTATTTGTCATCGCTGAGGCTTGAAGACCAGCCTTTAATTTTAAAATATTTAGATTTTCCGGCCTTCTTTAATTCAAATACTAAATATAGACCATCCGAACCATATTCGCGCTCAAACGTTCCCTTGTCTATGTAAGAAATTTCGTAATCATCATATAAATATCCCGTTCCTCCACATTCTACATGATCAAATACATGAAAGCACCCTGCGTCAATCTTTAAAAGCGAATTATAAAAAACGCTATATTGTTCGGATGTTTCAGGGAAAGATTTACAGTTCTCCTTAGCGAGCTCAAGATGCAAATCGTCAATCTCCTTGCAAAGACGCGAAACCTCCGCTTTCCTTTCTAGAATTAAATCTTTTTTATTCATACGTGATTTTTTACATTTGGATCAGTTGACCAATCCGTTACAAGTTTAGTGTATGGGTAAACTCGGTAGGTGTCGCTCCATTCCAATTCTCCGCCATCGTAAGACTGATACCATCCCGGAATTTTCCAATATGAATGGGTTTCTCCGTTTTTAACCAACTTAATTACTACCCAATACTCTTCTCCGCCACCCTCGTAACCGCCTTCTTTTTGCTCGAATTCGAAAGAGTATTCTTCCGTAATTTTAAGAGGAGTGTCGGATTCCTCACTAGCCCATTCGTTCAACAAACCGTAATCAGGACTATCATGCTTCGCTAAAAAATTAATAATGTCCCTAACGCCTTGCCTGTCTGGTTTGAACGCTTCGGCAAGATCATTAAATTCTTGCTCAACATTAACTTCCACATCCTTTTTAACTATTTTATTATTGAATTTCATATACTAATATTTTTGATTTTATTTATCGTTTTCCCATTTTGTGATTGTTACTTGGACAGGTTTAACTTTGAAAACTTCACTGTATTCAAGTTCGCCGCCGTTATAAGATTGATACCAGCCGGGCACCTTCCAATAAGATTGTGTTTCGCCATCTTTCTCAACCGAGAAAACACGCCAATATTCGTCGCCCATTCCCTCACCGCCATACTCAGCTTCTCCGCGAATCTGCCAGCTTTCGTTAATTTTGAAAATATTATCGCGAGGAACGCACTTTTCCCCATCCCAGCGGATCTTTGACATTAAACGGTCACTAATAAATTCTTTAATATCTAATTTATTAGGGTCGTATTCTTCCTCATTCACATAATAACGAAGTAGCGCTTTGATTTGTGATTCCTCTCCAGAGAAATCTTCCAGTAGTTTTGTATATTCTTCCATATTTTTATTTTTCCTCCCAAACCCAAATATTTTTTCTGACCTTTTCCACCTCATAGAAACTATCAAATTCAAGCTGCATGCCTTCTTGGCTACAATGAAAACCGTTAACCATCCAATTAGACTGAACTTCGCCGTCCTTCTTTACCGAAAACACCAAATAGCATTCCTCTAGTTCATGAAGGTCGGAAGTATCTACGAATTCAATAGACCAATTTTCATTAATTTCAAAGCCGCCCTCTCCAATTAACTCATCTTCGAGTTCACTTGTAGCTTCGCTATTATCAAATTCCTCTTCTTCATCACGCTCTTTAAGGGCGGCGAAAAGATCAATAAGAGACTCTTCGGACCCATCAAAATTTTTAAGAACTTCCTCTACATTATATACTTTATCTTCTTCCATATTAGTTATTTTCTAGTCTAATTTTTCCTAATTTTTCTGCTTGTTTAAATTTGTCAATGTATGCGTAATCCCTGCTGATGTAAAGTTGGTCAATGTTGTCAAGAATAAAAAACTTAAACCAACCGCTTGCCATAGTAGTTGATAATTTTTTTAATGATTCGAAATATGCAAGATTCTTGCTGCATTTAAAATTGTTAGGAATCAAATAACGCTCTAATGCCGTCACCCAAACCTCTTCTTTAACCAGCAAAATTTTGTCTTCGTGGGAAAGTTGGTTGAATTTTTCTTCTGAGCATCCAACCTTTCCATCCTCTTTAAGGATGCGAAAATATAGCGGCTCTTCATACACTGAAACCACTTCATGCAAATCGTCATGAACATATTTACGTTTGACGGCATCTTTAAAGAATTTCCCGGCATCTTTATTTTCGAGTGACGCCCATGCTTTCCCGTGAACCTTTGTCCAATCTTTAACGAGTAATTTATATAATTCGGGAACTACTTTGCACCCCTTTTTCTTTAGAAAAAGCACATCATTAAGGGTTTTTGACCAGTGGACATTCCATCCGAGATGCGAGAGTTTGCAGCTCAAAAGTAAATTGGGGTCAATATATATATCGTCCTTATTATTATCTAATATATATTGAAATGAATCAACCCAATAGTGCTGTTCCTTTTGTTCCATCTTTCCGGACTTGGAAATAACATCCAAATCATGCGGCTCCCTCGGAAGGTCAGGGAAATGAAATTTCAATGCAGTTGACCCAAAAATTAGCTCAGTCCTCTTCATATTAAATAACGAACCCTTCCTTATATTTAGTAGTAAGTGGCCTATATTCTTCCGGCGCTGATTTCCCGCAACTTGGGCATTTAAAGGAAGGAATAACATTCTGGTGATAATTAGCATCATCGTATCCAGTGTTGAGACTCTCTTCTTTTCCGCAATGCTCGCACTCTAGAATTGCTTTAAAATCGCGCCTATGTTGGCTTGTGATAGTCTTAATTTTCATATAAATAATTTATTTTAATTCTTTCAATAATGCCATTGCCCATTCAATGATTTCCCTTTGCGCCTTATCGTTCTCTAACCATTTTGGGGAAGCTTTTTCGTCGTGCTCCTTAATCATTTCTTCCGTCCAATTTTTCGCGGCATACCCAATAGATGCCATTGGAATATCCATTCCCTCAGCTAGGCTTCTTATTCTCTTTACCGCAAGGATTTGTAAATCTGTCATATTAATATTTATATTTAATCAAACATAAGGGGACCAAGAAATAAAGTAAGAACTGTCAAGAAAATAAAAGTAAAGACTAGAGGAAAAAATGCAAGTATCGCGCACACTGCCGCCAATATGGAGAAAACTACTGCTAGTATGAATGTCTTGGTGTATTGATTCATTGATTAGCCCGATTCTTGATTTCTTCAAATGTTTGGTCAACCAACAAATGACCGTTTCGATAGACTTCTACAAGCTCATCCTTCATATCATAAAAGAGAGGGTGGGCGTCATTAACTGTAATGTATTGTGTGCCGCCATCCAAAGCAAGTTGTTTTACAAGTTTAAGTCGGCCCTTTTTGCTGCTTTTTCCATTATCCGTGATCGGGTCTTTAAAGAGACTAACCCCTTTACCATCAATTTCCGCCCAAGAAGCCTTGATCGCAAATTTATGAGTATCCCGAGTAACATTTTCCATAAGAAGTCCACCTCCCGACCCTACGGTAAGGTTGTCCGCACTCCAACCTAATTCTACCAATTTAGCAAAAAGCAAATCAATTGTTTCTGGGTCCATTCCGTCACCTTGAATAATCTTTACTTTATCGCTAAGAACTTTATACCCTTTGGAATTGATGAAGAATCCAAATTTCTCCGCCAAAATATCTAGGATTTTTGGAACTACAACAAAAAAATCACCGCTATCAGGACGAACAACTAAAGTTCCGTTCCGATTTTCAATAGTATCCTTTAGTTCGCCACCCCAGATATTTTTACAACATTCAAAAATATTATAAGTATCCGAGACACAAGCGATTAATCCATTAGGATATTTGTCCAGAAATCGTTTGCATTGTTCAAGCTCCCCTTCGCGACCCTTTGCCACCATCACACTGTGCTCTGTAGCCGGAATAGAGAAACCGCACATTTGTGTCCCGTAATATTCCATCCCCATAATAATACCAGCCAAATTATCCGTGGCCATAAAGGATGTCAAAACGGCCAATCCGCCAATTCCAGCCTGTTCTTCTGTAGTAACTCCACGATAACCAAAATCAACCAATTTAAAATCAATAGTTTCTGGCGACCCACTAATTTCCAAATGCTTTAGAATTGCTTTTCGAATTTTTCTACACCGAGTAGCAATAGAGATTGGATACCAAACTTTAAGGATAAGCGTTTCCAAATAATTTACAAGCCATGCACATTTAGGGTCCGTGTTTTCTACCGCCAAAAGAATATTTTTGACCGGAACGGTTGTTCCTTCCGGGACCGCTTTAATAGAGATGGGCAGATACCCACTATGCTCCTTCAAAATATATTCCCAGCCCTCTTTATTAAAGACATCATCTCTTCCAAAATGACCTTTAAAGAAAACCTCCATTGTATTAATGGCGTCCCGCGTAATTACCGGACCGACCATATATTCTTTTAGTAAGTATTGAAGACCAAAAAATGTGATTTCTTCCGAAGTTCCTCCCCGGCTCTCCAGATAAGAAAACATTTTTGTCATATTGTCTGGGTAAACTTTCCATTGAGAAACCTTATAACTGTCGGTTTGGGAAATAATTTTATATTTATCTGGTTTCATTTTTCTTTTTGATTCTTCTGTATATTTTCGCGTAATTATATTGGATAAACCCAATAAATTTATTGTAGTTTGTTTTGAATTTTCTGAGAAATAATATTGCTGGCTACCCGCCCCTCAGCCAATTCGACCGCTCTCTTGATAGCTTTCCCCATTTCTTTCTTGGACACAGCCTGAACTTCTTGGATTGCCTTGTCAATAAGATTATTGAGATCTTCGTCGGATAAGGGCGCGGGCAAATAAGTTTCCAATAGTTCTTTTTCCGCCCTTTCATCTTCGGCGCGATGAGGATAGCCAGCCTTTTGGAAAGCCTCGATAGAGTCTTCGCGTTGTTTTACAAGGGCGCGAATTACCGCGACCTTTTCCAAATCACTCAACTCAACACGAGTTTTTCCTTTTGTTGCCGCTGCTTCCAGGGCCGCCTTAAGCGCCCGAAGAGTCGGGAGTTTCGCAACGTCTTTTGATTTCATTGCATTTTTTAAGTCTTGTTCGATATTCATACTAATTATTGTTCTTGAAGGGTTTGTGCAATAAGTGCGAGGAATCCCATTAAAGCCGTCTTTCTGACTTGATTGTCCAACACATCTAATACGTCTCCGGGAACCTGTGTCTCTTCTTCTTCAAGATCTGCCGCCAAATCAGTTGTAAGCGAAGCTACTCGAATTTTGTTAAAGATAGGTTTCTCCATTTCTATAACTAAGTTTTTTAATTTTTCTTTAAGGTCCATAATAATTTTTATTTTAATATTCTTCTACCATGTAAATAGAATTTTGTGTCCTAATGTATTGGTTTTTTTTAGATTTCGCAATTTCCAAAATATTTGAACTAACAAATAATCCAACTGCCGCGACCCCATTACGCTCGGTTCTTTTCACCCACATTGGCTCTCCCAACGTAAATTCTTCTGTTGTCCCCTTGAGAGTGTATTCAACAGGAAGACTTTTGCCTACGCAGCCATATCCCTCAATCCAATCCTTCCATTCTCCAGATTTAAATTCCGCAGTAGGGGCGGCGGCAAGTTTAGTTATTTTTACGTTCATTGAATTTGTTCTAATTGGAAAACCATTTTTCCTTTAAATCTTTTTTTAGAAATTGGCTCAGACCACTCATTATCATCACAAAATTTTTCAAATTGTTTTTTTGTAATTTGCCCAAGAATAATGGTTCCGTTTTCTTCATTAAAAACGTCTTTCATTCCATCGCTTGTGCAAACACCCACCACTTCATTGGGTAAATAATGGCTTATAATCTCATAATATTTCATACGTATCCTTCCCCGTTACATTTGTCACATTCCTTATACATGCCAGAAAGTTCATTCCCTGTTCCGCCACATTTGGAGCATAACGGTTTACCCCTTTCTTTGTTTTTCTCCATACGAAGATAGTCCCCTACTTGGCGAAATTCAATATTATATTTCTTTTGAATCTCCAAAGCCTTAATATAATTATTTGCTTGACCCGGAACCTCCCCAATTTTTTTTATCGAATATGTAGAATTTTTAGTTGCAGCTATGATATCCCCTGATAAATCAGTTCTAACCTCCGCAACTCTAGAGCTAGTAAACGTTCCTTTTGTATCGTCTCTCAGAACCCAAAAGGCACTCCCCGCCTCGACCTCTCCTATTAAAATCCCGATAATCTCTTCTTCCGCGACTGGCGCAATTTTTTTAATTTTAACTTTCATATTTATGCTAAACTTTTATAATTAAAAGAATCTATCCTCATCTTGGTGGGCTTTCCGTTGGCGTCAAAGTCACAAAATCTTACGAAGACTTCATCTTTCTTTTTAATTTTATTAAGTTTTAGAAATTTAATAGCCCATTCATCACGCTTTTCAGGAGACATTTTGAAAACTTCAAAATCCGTAGGAAGCAAGATAGAAAACCCTTCAGTATATTTTGTTTGGAATTTGGTTGTTTTCATTGTTTGCTCTAATTTCTGAACTACTTATATTAATTCCTTCGCCTAGTTTATAGCTGTAGGGGTGAACATAAACAAGGTTTTCTTCATAACTGTTTATCCTTTCTCCATTTCGAGGGAAAACGAGAAATTCATTAGGCTGAGTCCATTTTTCTATACGCTTGAAGGTATCATATCCCATGGGGAAAATAGGGGGAAGTTCGAAAATTTTATTAAGCTCCATTGCCTTATGAACAAACATTCCAAATTTGCATAACACAAAATTAACTTCGGAGAACTTTTGAATTCGTTTTGCTATTTCGATGGTGTCGAGCGCGCCCTTTTCATGATTAACAATTGCTAGCTCTAAGTAAACGTTTTCTTTTCCAAACAATTCTTGAGTTTTGTCAAAAATGTATTGGTGCCCCTCATGATATGGATTAAAGCTTCCTGAATAAACGCAAACTTGACCAGTTGGCTTATATTTTTCAAAAAATAGCAAACCCTTGTCAGAAACAATAAACTCCGCTAACTCTTTGTTGTGACTATTAAAAATTGTGCCGTTTTCACTTTCCCATCTTTCGCGAAGTTTCTTTAGAAAAAGATCGTTTTTTTGATCAAGCCACATCACTAAATCTGACGATAAGGCGTAAATACTTTCTGCAACATACCTTTCCTGCTGTTCTCGGCCATCAATTTCTAATTTGTTTAAATCAAGAGAAACAGAGAAAATATAAGGGTGGAAACAAACAGAAACAAAGGCCCTGTGGTCGCGACCCTCTCTTTCGCCGTCAGGCTTTGTTAGAGAGCTTGACGCTCCAATACCAATGGTATTGGCGTAACCAAGTTTAATGCCTCTCAAATGAGCGGCCATGGCCATCTGTCGAGCCGTAGAATCACTACAGAACTTTTCCCTCACACCATTTACATATTCTTTCAAAGACTCTTGAGAATACGGAATTGTCGCCTCCAGCAAATAGCTAGATGCCCCGCCCTCAACAAGCCTATCAGAAATAAATTCACTACCTCCGCCAGTAATGGCCACTACAAATTTATAATTTCCCGAATCAAACATAAATTCAACTTACCTTATTTTTCGGAAAGGTCAAGCTTTTTCAGTCATTAAATCTGAAATAATTTTGAAATTCTTTTCGTAATTCGCCACTTTATAGTATCCCTTTCCAAGGCATCCATGGTAAATTTCAGAAATCTTCTTTCGGTTAAGGCCCTTGAGCAAAAATTTGGCGTTTTCTTCGGTCTCTGTAAGAATATACTTTAGAGTCCGAACCGTCACATGGTTTTCTTGTTTGCGCAAGATTTTAGAAAAGTTTTCCAATTTCTTCACATAGCAAAGATTAAGACGTGATTCAATTGCCGCGTCGGTTCCGTTATATTTAGTCAAATAAACAAAGAAACATTTGTTTTTAAGACCTTGTGCCGCGAGAACTTCCTTAACCTTGTCTTCGTGAGTTCCGGTTATGATTACATCATCAACCCAAACCAAAGTCTTTCCTTTGAAAAAGTCCTTATTAATATAAAAAGCATCGTTGTCGATCATGCCCTTTCGCTGTTCTTGACTAAGGGCCGCGTAGTCCTCAATGTATGTCGTCTTTCGGTTTACAACCGAATAATCTACATGCTTGCCCCCATTTGCGACTGAGATAGAATTAAGTCTATTCAGAAAGTGGTGCGTCAGGATCGTGGAAGCATTTTTTACATAATTGTATGGCGCTGGAATAACTACAATTTGATCTGAAATAATATCTTGTAAATGATTTTGCGCAAATTTATCAGCGAGTTCATAGCCAAATTTGCGAGCCGCTGTATCGCAGCCAAACTTAAGGCGCGAATAGTCGTTTACGGGGAATGTTGCTTTGCGAAGGTCGGAAAATCGGTGCGCCGCAAATTGGATGTGTTTTGATTTCATGCTTCTAATTTAATGGTTTTTCTCGATTTGTCAAACTAATAGTTCTGGATTTTCAAACACGTTTCCAATTATTTCAGTCCTTTTTAGGTCATTCTCCCCAAAAAAATTATTTGTTATAGAAAAATGCGGGTTTTTGGTAGAAATATTTTCAAAATAAAACCCTCTTATTTCGATTGGGTGAATTTCACCATCAAATCCCACTATATCTCTTTTTACAATCCCATATTTTACAATAAATCTATTCTCGGGATATATAACAGAAACGATATCGTTCTCATAAATATCAATTCCATTTTTATCTTGCACTCCTATTGAAAGACTTACTTCAAAAGTATTTTTATTTATGAAATAAGAAATTCCACGCCACCTCGCGTCATAGAAAAAATCTACCCCTTCGGCGACGGGAGAGCGATTTTCTAAAAACCCAACGCAACCATCATCATTTGCCAAATTGGCCCATACTTTAAATTTTAATTTCATATTTTAAAGTTTTTTAAGTAGTTGTGGAAGATCATTTGCGTCTTTAATGAGAAATGCTTTAAGGCCCGCATTCAAAGCTCCATCAAAATCTGTAGACTTTGTATCGCCCACATGCAAGACCTGATCGCCATTAAGTCCATGCTTAAGCTTAACTAGTTCAAAAATTGTCTTGTGAGGTTTAGACACTCCCACCTCATCAGAAAACAACTCAAAATCAAATTTTAATCCGCGCCGCTCCAACACTTCTTTCCGAAGAATAGAGCTAAAAATAAAATTAGTATTACTACAAATATTGAGTTTATAATGTTTGGACAAGCGGTTAATCTGTTCAACGGTTTCGTCTAAAACCGTTGGAGGATTCTCCACAAACATTTCCATGAAATCATGCTCAAGGTCCATCGGAGTGCATTCACCATCAAGCCCTAAAGGAAGCATAAGCGCCTCGCAGCATTCATGGGGCGTAGAGGCTTTTCCTTCGGACTCGGCGCGGCCATCGTAATGTTTCTTAATGCTTTTATAAACCGCCGCACAATAACTTTCACTGAACCCAGATATCTTAGAAAGAAACAAATTTCTTTGTTTCGAATATTCTGGATTTGGTGTTGCGATCGTTCGCCAGAAATCTAGCGATACACCATTAATGTCGTTTGTCATGTCAGTAGCCTACCTATTATCTTTGATTAGTCAACACAAAAAACCCCAGCTTTCGCCGGGGTTTCTGAAATTATATGTAATAATTGTTAATTGCGAGCCGCTTTAAGCCACTCAATTAGCTCATCGGGTAGAAGCTGATCGTAAATATCATCCGAATCAACAAACTTTTGGATATTGGAAACTCCAACAAAACCTACATTGGAAAATTCCTCGCCAAGCTCTTCAATATTTGTAAAATAAGAAGATGGGCCGACGCCAATATAAAGGAAATAAGCGTTCACCCCTTTATCTTGATACTCCCGCAAAAGCCTGCGAACTTCGTATTGGTCTTGATTCGCTCCATCTGTGAACGTTATAATAAATGACGGGTATCCCGAATCATTTTTGGCTTGAAGTTGCTTTCCTCCAAAAAGGCCCGACTTCTTGTAATATCCAAGATTCTCCAGATTTGCCTTAAGAACTGGAGCATATTCAGTTCCTCCCCACTTTGGCACATTTCGATTTTCCAAAATATTCTTCTTAATGTATCCTGCATAATTTGAGGCGTTCGCATCAGGAGTAATTTCGCTTACACTGCTGCTACCAGAAGAAAATGTAAAGACTTGAAGAGATTGGTTATCATCAAAATTAAGAGCAAGAGGTGTAATGCTTTCGAAAAGCTCTTGAATCGTTCCTGAAGTATATAGACCCTGAGCGGAACCGGAAACGTCAAGATTCAATACAACCGCCATCTTCTGGCTAGTTGGAATCCCTTTCTTTTCGATAGTAAACTTTGCCTTATCCGTTTGTTTTTGTAGATCGAATTTCATATTTGTTTGTTTTGTGTTAGTTAGATTATTTAAAAGATCCAAAAATTGCTGCAAAAATAATAACAACAATGCCCGCAAGACCGATAAGAAGATAAATCGCAAGGCCAAGGGCGAACCCGATCCAAATCGGGGACAAAACCCAAATCCATGGCCATGAAATAATGCCGATTAGTTTAAGTGCGATGAAAAGGATTGTGAGTAAGCCCACAAAAGAAATCCCGCCACCGTTTACTGTATTAGCCATATTTTTTTAGTTTTTCTAGAATTGTTTGTTGTTTTTTTCTTATATCGAATGTCTCGGGAGAATCCTTGTTATTTAAATTACTAAAATAGCAAGTGAGCCAAGCTGGGACATCATTTGCAATTACGTTATTCACATTTTCAGTCAAGTCAACCAAATTCATCAAAAATGTATTTTGGATAGCAATATTTTGTATCAAACCTATTCTTGTTGACAGCAGACTAGAAAGACGAGAAATGTAAAGCTGTTGGGGAAAATTATCTTTTGAATACTCCGAAAAAAAACTACATGTAATAATATAAGGTTCCAGCCCTTTAAGCAAATCATTTGTTTGCTTTGTTAAAAATGCCGTTTCCTTCCTAATTTCCACCAAACTAGGCAAAAGCGCATCAAACTTATTACAGAATTCTTTTATTTCTTGCTGATATTGCGCCGGGGTATTATATTCTTGAGAAAGATACTTAATTAAACTTTTTATGATGGCGTTTGTTGGCTCAACAATTTTATTTAATACTCCCACTATTCCGCAAATCAAATTTTTGATTTCAGAAATCTCTTGTCTCGTCGCGATTGACGAAAAATTTTCTAAAGATTGCGTATAAAGCTTTTGAATTTCTGACCCCCAATTAAGAACATATTCCAGACAGATTTCGTCTGCGTTTGTCATTAATATTTGTTTTTGAGCGATTTCAATACTTTCAAGGTCGGTAGAAAACTTTTTCAAATCTTCTACTGATACCATAATCCTATTTCGAACTTTTGAATTTTCGAAAAGTGGTTTTGGGCCGGTATATGGTTTAGATTCTGCTTTAAATATTGGATTTGCAAAAATAGACACAGCTTTCTTTTCCTCCGTTTTCTTTGGAAAATTATCAAAAATGCTTTTTGTTGTGCTCATTTTATCCAAATATTAAAAAATTAGGGTCGCGCCCATAATAAACGCGACCCTATATTTGTCAAGTCATTGCTTAACTAAGTTGCTCAAGAACTTCCATTAGTCCTTGTGTGTCTGTTCCCGCTCCAACGGCTTTAAAGTTCCAACTGCCGTTTTCCTTAACAAGGCTACCTACTTGAATGGTGATTGCGGAAGCAAATTCGTTCTTTAGGTCGTATCGGCAAAGTTCGGCGTTCGAATCCTGATCGACAAGGTGAACATAAGCTTTTGAAATTTGTCCAAAGTTTTGCTTACGCTTAATGGCGTCATGAATCGTGAGAAAAATACAAACTTCAACAATCTCGTCTGGAAGAAGTTCAAGATTAATTGCAATGCTCTCATCATCACCCTCCCCAGCTCCGGTAAGGTTATCACCTGTATGAGTAATACTTCCGTCTTTGGTCCCAAAAGACTTTGCCGCCCCCTTTTCAAGATTTGCCTTATTCGCATACGATACTACGTGAGAAGCGTCATTGTAAAAAACAGGTGTTCCCTGAGCCGTATGAACACATCCAAATGCGTGCGCGTCAACATCAATGGGTGGAGCAACTTTTGCTTCATCCCAGCCAAGCCCAACAAGAACGCGGGCGATTCCCTTGTCGATGCTAAACTTACTTCCCTTTTCTAGATTAAATGTGGCCATATTATTTTTATTTAATTTTTTCTGTTAGTTTCTTTGTTTCTTGTAGTGATTGTCTTGCTTCGGCATACCGAGAAACATTAAGCTTCTTTTCAGCTTCAACCTTATCGTTGATAGTATTCAAGCGGTTTGCGAAGTCAAGAAGTTTCTTGGCATCATCAATCCTGTTTTGCCCTTGATCTTTTGCAGCCTTTTCAGCAACTTGTCCAAGCATATTACTTCCGTGATTTTCAAGCTTTGAAAGAAGATTTTTGCGTTCTTGGTTAATGGCCTGAGTGGAATGGATAGACTGAGAAAGTTGAAGCCTAATAAGAATAGACTTAATGCTATTAAACTCTTCTAGGGCGCTATTCGCTGTCTCTCCAAGAGTGGAGAGTGCCGCCCCTTGACTGATTCTAATTGCTTCAAGTTCAACGGGTGCTTTGGCATAAACCGTTTCCAAGACAACAAGGCGGGATTCGAATAGATCAACCTTTTGACGAAAATTTTTGACCTCTTCAATATCAAGAGGGCTATTGGTTTGCGCCGCTTTCTTCTCTTTTTCCGCTAATACGGATTGAGCCTGCAAAAGGATTTGTTTTCCAGCGGCAACATAATTACCGAACTCTTGAATATTTCTTCGATATTCAATAGCCAAGGAATCAAGCCTTTTACTGTCTGCAATAAGTTTTTGAACTTCAACCTGAAGATTGGTCTCCATTGTTTTAGTTAGGTCAAGAAGGCTTTTTGATTTACTAGTCAAAAGTCCTCCAATCCTTTCGTTTGCTTTTTGAATCCGTTTGGCCGCACTACTCAGACCAATAGAGTCGAGAATGGGGTGATACCATGACTTTCCTTGCGACTTTCGAATATCTTCCTCCAATTGACCCACATCTGTTTCGTCAACCCCTTTCTTAAGTTGAGAAAAAAGCTCAAACAAAATCGGAGAATTTCCTTTGGTAATTTCGACTAAAAGACTATCAAGCGATTTTCCAATTTCTCGTTGCCTTTCAGATCCGAACAAAACAATTTTTTGTTCATCAATTTGAACTAGTTGATTTTCTTGAACTAGTTTTGCCGGAACCTCTGAAAGAACCTCTAGTTGCGTATTCTTCGGTGTTTGAAAAACCTCATCAATAACAACCGATTGAACCTCTGATCCTCGAATTGGTTTAGATTGGTTTCCAAATAGGGAAACCGGGGTAATTGTTTTTGTATTATTCATATTTATTTTATATTAAGCTTCTTCAGGTTCTGGATTCTTTACAATTAGTGAATATACTACGCCAAAAGTTAAGATCATCGAAACAATTGTCAAGCTAATAGCGTTCGGTAGATGATACCCCAAACCGTTTCCGATCAATTTGCCCGCTACAAACACCAGTAGAAGCATAATTGCCTTATCGAGCGCCCAGAACTTTCCTTGCGCAGCGATCAGAAGAAAATACAGAGACCGAAGGCCTGCCGCCGCCCATAGGCTCGAAGTAATCATCAAGAATGGATCTTTTACAACCGCAATAATTACCGGCATAGAATCAAATGCAAAAATAACATCGCACGCCTCCACACACACTAGGCAAAGAAACAACGGCGTAACTCCGTTAGAGAAAAATTTTCCTGAAAGAATGCTTGGATTTACTTTGGAAAACTTTTTAACAAGTTTTACGGAAAAATGGTTCGTATAATCAACTTCTTCGTCCCCGTCGCCACTCTTCCACATTTTCCAAACCGTCCAAAGAATAACGAGCGAAAATGCAATTAGAACGTATGGACTAAAATTAACAATTAGTGCTCCGGCCCCCAAGAAAATCACACGGAAAAAGATGGCACCCAAAATACCCCAATAAAGAATTTTATGTTGGTAATGCTGGGTAGAGTCTTGCGTCAACCCAAAAGATTTGAAAATAATATAGAAGGCAAAAAGGTTATCCACCGCCAAAGCTTTTTCTAAAACATAACCCGTGGCGAAAAGGCTTGCTGACTCGGCTCCCCGCTCTAAGTAGATGTATCCTCCAAACAATGTTGCGCAGCCAAACCAAACTAAGCTCCAAAGCGCGGCATTTTTCATTGTGATGGTTTCTCCGGGTTTATGACTTCGAATATCAATAATTACCGCCAAGATAAACGGAATTAGAAATACGAGAATTTCTGTCAAGTTGATTCCCGCAAAAGGCGACATAATTTGTTGGATAATATTCATTTTTTATTTACTGGTTGTTATTTTCTGTTGCGAAACGAACTTACCAAAATTTTCTCCAAAGTCAATCACAATTTTTATTCTTCCCACTCAATAAGCGGGCAATATTTTTCTTTTTTCGTCTTAATAAAAGTAGAAACAATTTTGGATTCAAAGATTTTTTTGATATTTTTAAATTTAGAAATAACCCATCCAATTCCAGCAATTAAAAATAAAACTAAAATAATTACCAATATATAAGCTATAAGAAAGAGCCCTCCAATTACAGGACTAAAATAATAAAGCCAATTTACTTGAGAAAATCGACTCTCCATTAGAGAAGTAATCCCCATTCCGCTTAAAATAAAAACGCAGGCATAAAAAGTAATAGTGCCAAAAATTTTCTCTCCAAGATAGGAACTTTTATTAAAAACGCCAAACCAAGTGAGCGGAAGAAGAATCACCGCTAAACCTATACGCCTAGAATAAGAACAAAAATCCTTTGGAGCGTCCTTTCCGTAAGTAAAAGAATATAGTTTGCGGTGCCAACTGTTTTTATTGAATGTTAGTGTCATGAATAAAAATTATACCATGCGTGTCCAAACGTCAACAGAGTTTTTCATTCTTTTTTCAAACTTAGAGAGTTCCCATACTTTATCTAGCTCTGCGTGCTGAAAAATATTTCCAAAAACTTCCATTTTCATCCATCTTGGATCAGGTAGCCCTTTAAAACCAAGGATTGTGAAATAGCCAAATTTACATTCTTCGAACCTTACGATATGTCTTGAGCCTTCGACCAAAATCATGTCTCCATCATAAATTTCGACCCCTTTCGAGTCTTCGACCCCTATATATTGTTGAATTACAAGATTTTCATTGTGTTGGGCAAATATTTCATAGACTAAACTGAAGTCCTTATTGTTAAAAGCCGACTGAAGGATGCAGTTCCAAGACATCATCGTTTTGCTTTTTTTGTCCCATACTCTAAATTTAAATTTTCTATTCATACTAATAATTACTTTCTAAAAATGGGTGTTCCGTCCACTCAGTCGGTTTGTAGGAGGCCGTAGTGCAATCTCTTTTATTGCCGCCAATCCAGTCGTCCCATTTATTATCTAGTGGATGATACCAAGCATCAACAATTATCTCCCCTCTGTCAATATATTTCCCCGCAGAAAAACTATAAGACTGATATTGAGTTCTAATTAAAACTCTCTGACCCTTCGGAGCCGATTCAATGGGTTTCCAATTCATATTTAAAATTGCTCGCTAAGTGTATCCACGGCTGAGTTAAGTTCCCTCAAAGCAAAATCAATTGAATCATGCCCCTCCTCTACGGTGTCCAGAACCGCCTGAAGATCATATACAAAATCCCTAATTTTATCTCTTTCCAGCGCCAACTTCTTTTTTGACTTTTCAAGTTGCGCACAAATGGACTTAATTTTATTAAATGTTGTTTTGTTCATTTTCTTTCCTCTGGTTCGTGGCAATAATCGCATTCATCATAACTTTCAGAATAACTACATTGTTTATCTGAAAAGGGTGAACTGGGGCAAAACCAATATCCCGGACGATGCCCGCATATTGAACAAATGGCCGCACCAGAAACTCCATTGTCTACAAATTTGTGTCTGCACTCTTGTCTTGGGTTTGGGAATGGTATACCTTCCAAGTCGCCTTTGATGAAAGCATATGCTCCATTTATTTTAAATTTATCCTCAAGGCTAATTGGGCAATGCGGTGACGGAACTGCAAATTCATGTTCATCCCATGCTTTGTTGCATTTCGGGCAAAAGTCTTTGTTTTCAACGAAATATAAAACTGTTTGAGCGGTGTTCATAATTAATTCTTTTCATATATCGCTTTAAGGCGCGCCAATTCTTCTAAGTCAGTCTTAACTTGTTTTGCGCGCGTTTCGCTTTCTTTTCTTTTTTTAGCTGCGGCCTGTTTAATTCTACATTCTTCTTCCGCAACTCTGCGATTATAAATATCGTCTGGCTCTGGCCCCATGCCTGTAACAATTAAATCAAAGTCTTCATACCCACTCCATTTAAAATCAAGGCATATATCTGTGTATCCGTCAGCAATGGATTGATTATTAATAAAAGTAAATAACTTGATAATTTTTTCTAAAGGTTCGCCATCAATTTCATTGCCCCTATCTCCGAGATTTTCAATCTCTTGCCTGACAATTAGCCTCTCTTTATAATCGCTTGTTTTTTTCATATAAATATTTTTTATGTAATGTGGTCTATTCGAGTTCCTATCCAGTCAGCTAGCCAATCAGTCTTATTATGAATCCATTCAGATGCCGCCCAAGAACTATCATACATATAAATAAATATATATGGAATAAAAAGAAAAACCATTATAATGGCCAACAAAATGATTCCCAGTGTTATTTGTAATTTAATCATGTGAATTTTCCAAGAGTTTCAAACGCCTTATAAACTTCTATTTGTTCTTTTGTAAGGTGGGTGAATTTTTCTATATCAAATTTATGCGAGCTATACACTTCTTCTTTCCACGAAAGCTTGTCTCCTTCCAGCTTAAATTCAAAGGCCTCTAAAGAAACCCCCAAAAATGCCAGCATGTAATTGAGCGTAATTTGCCTACACTCTTTCGCGGGAACACAAATTTTGTCTACTTTAGTGGTTTTGTGTTCGTAAATGTGTTGCATGTTCATATGAATGATAAAATAAATTTCTTAACGCTTTCTTCGAATTCGCGCTCTTTTTTTACGTTACTAGGGTTTCCTAAATATTCGCTTACCTGCAAATATCTATGAGAAGTATCAAATTTGTCGATCCCTAGAAACATTCTTTTCTTAAACGCTTTTGTATCAGATGGGGCCTCATTGTCAATAAGAATATTACGGGTATCTTCAAATTTAAACGGTTCATTAAGTGCGTAGTATTTGCACCAATGGCCCCAAGACTCATAAGAATAAATATTGGACAAACTAAAACCAAATTTAGCTAAATGATTTACGCGCAAAGCAACATCGCGACATGCCGCAGTAAGAATAAACACGTTTTCTTTTCCAACCATCGACCGACTGAATTCAATGAGGCGTTTCGCGGCAGGTCTTACTGATGTAAAATATTTTTCCTTTTCTTCTGGCCAGTAAAGCTCAAAATCCCAACCATCGGTTGGGTTAAACGGTTGGAAATGGTAGACCTCATGATTGTCAACTAAAGTCTGGTCTAAGTCCCAAAAGATCCTCGATATATTACTAATCATTGTTGGACTTTTCCATTTCCTTATCCAGCTTTTGATAAAGCCATTGTTCCGCTTCGCGTCGGCTAAAACATACTGTCTTTTGTTTTCTATATCTGGCCACAAGGGTTTCTCCCATTTGAATAGCAAAAAGATTAGAAATCTTTTTTAAAAACTCTTCTCTCAACCATTCATAATTCTTCAATTCAAAATTAGAAAACCTATTGTTGCCCGCCAAGTTTATAATTATCTTACCTTGATATGATTCGTAACCAACGCTAAGGCTATTAACTCTGACATAAGCTCCGGGCTTATCCATTTGGACAATTAATCGCTCATCACCTAAACCTAAAAAAATTAATTCGTCGGCTCTTTTTTTGAGTTCTTTTACATTCATTTCCTGATTTTAATTTCTTCTCGTAACTTTGATTTTAACCACCTTTCGGCGGCAAATTTAGTTTCAAAGACTTGTTTTTCTTTTTTATATCGAGCCTCAAGAGTTTTCCCCAGCAAAATGCTTGATATGTTCGAAATTTTTCTAAGATATTCTTCTTTTACATATTCAAAATCCCACAAATCAAAATCAGCTAAAAGTCCCGACTTATTGCGGGCGGTATAATGAATTTCCGCATAACCACTTGACCAATCAAACCCCGGCAATAGTGTTTCTATAGAAACATGAGCGTTTGCTACCCCTTGAAGTGGAATGGAAATCTTAAGTTCTCCATGCCCTGTTTCGACCAACCTATCTGTTATTATTTTAAGATCACTTACATTCATATTAGTGTTTCAATAATAGTTGATAAAAGGGTTCGTAAAAGTAAATGTTATCATGGAGCGAGAGCATATCCGATTGGTGCCCAGCCTTTCTTGGTCCTAAGAAAAGGATATTCGTCAAAATGTTCAAATAAATACTCATAATTTACTTGAACAGAATTGGATTGGTTAAATAGTGCGGATGATAATTTTGGAATAGACAGCTTCATTTTCTTCCCTTTAAAATATGTTTTATAATTTCCACATAATCATCATTTCTGCGATTTTCACATATTTGCAAAATAGCCTTTAAATGATCGGTTGCGCAATCAACCAGATGAACATATTTTGTAGGTTGATCACCATTAATACCATTTGTTCCCCAAACTGTTTGCTTTACTTTATATTCGAAAGAATCAGTGTCTGGCCAATCTCCCTGATTATCAAGTATCTTGACATCTTTAATTTCCCAAACCCCATACTTTCTTTTATTCTTGATATTATAATCTGTAAAAAGTTCTCCAAAAGTTTGGGGGACTTCGAACCAAACCCTTTCCCCTGAAAGACGATTATATCCGGCATAATTTACAGTGCCGGGCTGACCTCCATCCGCCATCAAATCATCAATCCCATTACAATCATAATGCGAGATAGAGGCAACAAGATATTTTTCGTTTCTTACTCCAAGTAATTTCATATTTTGAGTGTTACAAAAATCTTTCTTTATGTCAACTGTTTATTTTGAGTCTATAAACCTGATTTTATTTCCGTCAACCTCCATCGCCGTAATATAGCCGTTCTTAAAGCCGCTTCCCGTATCAAGGCAAATTTTATAGCCTTTATCATTTACGCCATCAAATTGACGAGTATGACCGCATACAATAGTTTTTTTTGATTTATGCGGATTTATTGAATAAAAACTTCTCCATAAACAAAATTCTTCGCATTGTTCGCTAACGTCCTTTTCATAATCAACATATCCATGAACAAAAATATAATTCTCTTCTTCATGAATAAAACCTAATGATTTAAAAAAATCCCCATGAATTCTCTCCATGTCCGCAAGGCAACCATAAGAATTTAGACACTCGATACCGCCGCGCATTAACCAAGCACGATACATTTGTTTGTTTCCTTCTACGCTTTCGAGAAAAAAACTTTCATGATTACCTTTGAGGGTAATCACCTTATGTCCCTTGGACAAATTAATAATAAAATCAACGACGCCTTTACTATCCGGGCCTCTGTCAATCGCATCTCCCAAAAATATAAACTTATCCTTCTGTGTAAATTCAAGTTTTTTAAATAATCTTTCTAAAGCTTTTAGCTCTCCGTGAATATCGGATATTGCTATTAATTTCATTTATTTCACCAACTTATTTTTATTCTCATGTCCACGAACTGACGTTCTTCGTAATGAAATTCAGCTTTATAGCCTAATTCTTCCATATATTTACAGAAACTCCTCCAAGTCTCTGTGTGCCCATATGCTTCATTTTCTAATTGACCATGATAAACCGTTACCGTTCTAATCTTTTTATTAGCGGCCTCAATAATATGAGGCTCAAAGAACTCAGCCATTTCTTCAATCGTTGGGCCACTCTTTTCCCTTGCTTCTTTTGCGGTAATCATTTTGTTTATTCTAAATTTTTAATCCACTCCACAATAACAGCGCCAACACTTGTCCCGCTTTCTTTAAAGGCTCCACCCTCAATTTTAGAAATAAAGGTTGTTCCATTTTTACTATCATTTAAAAATTCCTTGAAGGCTGTTTCTTTTTTGTTTGTGGATTGTTGCCAATGATTTGACATAATGCAAACAATCTTTCCGCCGGGTTTCAAGTGAGAAACCATATGAATAAAGTGGGTAATATCTTGGTTGCGGCTGAAAGGAGGATTAGCTACAATAAAATCATATTTCTCTTCCCCTATACTTTCAAGAAAGTCCTCTCCAATTAAATTGGCGTTTTTATTGTTTTTCAAAAAGGTGCGATTAACATCCATTAACTCATAACAATCAATCTTACCATAACGATACTCTCTTGCAATGGCGTCAATAATTGCCCCTTGACCGGCGCTAGGTTCCAGAATCTTGCTGCCCTGTTCAACAAAAATCAAAGTTACCAATTTATCTGCAAGTTCAGCCGGTGTAGCGAAAAATTGGTAATCTTTCTTTAAATTACGCTTTTCCCCATTGGAAACCTGCGCTAAAAGATCGGTTGGATCACTAGGGAAAACAAAACCACTGACTTTTCCGCCTTTCCACTTTCCTCCAATAAGTTCAAGTGCTTTCTTAACTTCCGTATATAGCTTTCTGTCAAGCTGCCCATCTGGGAGATAGACAATACTTTCTTCAACACGACAATTTTTTAATACTTCTTCTTTGCTCATATGATTTTAACGTTATTAATTATACTCCATTTCTTGTTCAATGTATTCCCTTTCAGCCAACCAACCTTGATAATTTTCGTCCCAACTAAAAAAATTCTCACTAGATTCAAATTCATCAATTTTACGCTCAATTTCAATGAGTCTGTCGTTTAAATAAGCCCATTCGTCTTGATTCATATTTCAATTCTTTTGTTTATTTTGCTCGTTTTCTGACAAATTACATAGTGTTGGAACTTTTCATAGAAGAAATAATCTTCTACCAGATATTCATATATAAACCAACCGTGCAGTTGTAATTCCCTAATATCGGATTGAGTAAACCATTCCCAAAGATCTTCCAATTTTTCAACCGCCGATAGCCATCCTACAAGATCCGGGTCAAAATCCATGATAAGATCTTTATTTTTGCAAAAGCCAAATCGGTCATGGATAAGTCCGGTGAAATCTCCAGAAAAATTATACCACAGTCCTTGCTGGGTTTCTGGATTACATACTCGATAAAACGTTTTCATATGTTAAAATTTTAAATTCACTAAAATTTCTTCGGTAATATCAACACTAACAAATTCAGCCGCCGCCTTAATCTGATCAACTATTTCTTTCTTATCTGAAGTGCTTAATGCCCAATATGCTGTCTTATTGCTATAAAGATAGTTATCCACATCATTAGAAAGGGCGGATTTGGCGTGGCCGGGGGTTTTCCAAATGGATTTACCTTTGACAGTTTTAAATAACTGGTCGCCAAACTTTATAATAGTTGGCTGAACTTTTATTTTTGTGGTTGTTTTGGTATTTCGAGCCCCAATAGCTGAAATATATCCTTTTGTTTCCGGTCTTTGAATGTTGGGGTCCATATTAATATTTTAAAATTATTTCTGCCATATCGCGAACCTTATGCTTATCAAGTTTGTCGAAAGACTCTGAAATCCCCGTGGCGACCATGAATGTATCAACATATGGAAGATAGTCAACAATATTATTGGGCGTGACTCCACTGGCTAAAGCCAAATTGCGCCATGGTCCTATCAAATAACGAAGTGATTTAATTTTGTCTATTTCCGCCGCTTTTCCTGTGGCGGGTCCACTAGTTGTAATTACATCACTCTCACTATAATCATGTAGGGCTTGCAACACTTCCTGTTCTAAAGATAGACCTGAATTTTGATACTTGAAGGCAATTCCGGGGAATACACGATAATTTTTGAAAGAGGGTAGGAATTCGGAAGAAAATCCGAACCCCTCATCAATCCACAGGCCGTCTGCATCCGAAGGGATTTGTATAGAGGCGTCAAGCGGACTCAGATCTAAAAAATTAACCCCAATCCACTCATCCATAAAAATTGCCCTAACTTTTTTGTATGCATCTAATAGCGTCTTATAAGAAAGGGAATGCGAAATTAAAAATATCCCATCCGCTCCATTAGAAAAAGCCAAGGCGCTTTGCTCAAGCGCCTGACTATGTGAAGTAATATGAACAACTGGAGTAAACTTCGGGAGGGTTTTCATATTATGGTGTCATTGCTGGTTTTTACTCAACAATGGCATAAGTTTAATTAATATGGCTTTGGGATTCCGTTGCGGGCATCCCAACTAATTTGAAGAGAGTTACTCTTCGATACCCCTGTAAACCTTTTCCATCCCAAAACAACATTCGCAATAATGGCCGTTTTTGTCATTTTATTATGCGGAGAAACCTTATTCCTTTGAAGTTTATTGTTTAGATATTGCTCGATAGTATTAGGTCGAAGTTCATAACCCATAAATACTTGGTCAAGATATTCCTCAGCCTTTTCCTGATTCACAGAAGAAAGCAACCAATAACAAAATGCCGCAACATGCGAGGAAACTACCATACTTTTCCTATATCTCCCCACATAATCTACAATTTCTGGACTTTCAGAAAGATAGTTTAGAATTTCTGATTTTGTAATTTGATTAATTCCTTCTAGATTGCAAGTCTTAGCGTCATACTTGCCGGAAGATTCGTAAGCAATAATAGATCGAACAAGGGAAGACAATACAGCGGAATCCTTATAACCCTCTAGACCAACAACATCAGCATTTGTTCGAATTTTTCCATTATCAATAGTAACGAAAGACTCTGATTTAAGTCCATAATGGACACAGAAATTCAAAGTTTTGTTAGATTTAATTAGTGCCAGAAGTCGATGTTGTCCATCCATTAGATCCCCTTCTTGAGAAAACGTAAGGGGCTGTCCATTAAACATCCAATTATCATTTTCCATATCTTTTGCATATTTCGTTACAACAACAGGAGATGGCTTTCTGTTTTTCTTATTGTAAAATTTAAGAATATGGCGAGCCTCTAGTGGATTAATGCTAATATGGTCTGTTTTAAGGAATCTTGATTTTGTTGGGACAAACCTTTTTGTTTCGCCCTTAATCATTTCATCGTAAAAAGAAAATGTTTTCTTCTTCGTATCGTCTGGTTCTCGTTGTTTTTGCATATGTTTATTATAATTCTTCTTTAATTGATTTCTCCCATAGGCTATTGGGAATTTCTTTTTTGTCAAGCAAAATATAACTTGCTGACAATTGCCACCCTTGAAAATGCTTGCGGAATTGTTCCGATTGTTCCCGCCGCGAAAATCCTTCACGATTTTGTTCTACAATGTGGTGAACTTCATGGAGCTTGATGAGGATTTTGTTATATGCCTCAATTATTTGAGTTATAAAATCTTTACACTTCTCCGCTACTTCAAAATCAATTGTTGTGACAAGGTAATTATAAAAATCTTCATAAGCAGTAAACTTAGGTGAAGCTAAGAAAACATCTAGCACCTGATTGACGTTTTTAATTCCGGTGGCAAGTCGATGAAGTTCAAGATGGGCGTCTGCCTTAATTTTCTTCATGATCTGACCGTCTGGCGAGTAAATCACAACGCCCTCCTTACCTTTCCAAGCCTTAACGTCTGCAATACATTCAGCAATGGAGGCGTAGATGTAAGGAGCGGGGCGATTAAATCCATAGATTTTAGCAATATTATCAAGAGCGACTTGCACTGCATATTCACACCTGTCATGTCCCACAATTGAAAGCAGGGTCAAGGTGGGGGTGTCATGTTCGCGGAGAACAATAATATTCGAAGGAGTAGTCCATTCAAACAAAACAGAAGCTCTCTCCGTATCTTCGAAGACATGAGCATCGAAGAATCTTTTATACTTCCGCATCAAAAGATCAACTTCGTGACCGTTAGCCAGTTGTCGCGCATCGGATGTTCCGCGAGTTCTAAGAATCCATTGACCCTTATAACGTGAAACAATTAATAGCGAACCATCTAATTTATGCCGCGCCTCAAACTTCCACAAGTCATCCCATGGCTGGAAATCAGGCCGCTCGGAATAGTTGACAAACTTTCCGAAACCCTGCGATACTACGTAATTATCAGATTGCCTCACAATACAGCTACGGAAACGAGCATTCTCGTCCGTCCAAACTGTTTTCATATCTTTTGGCGTAATCAGCCAACAAAGATCGCCTGCTATAGTGCATTCTTTGAACTGAAATTCGTCTTTGTTGGGTAAAATCATATTAATTTATCCTTCTTTCCACACTTGGCTTCTTGTTTTGAGGCCATTCTTAGCTGCGTTACGCTTTATATTCTTGAGTTCTTTTTGAGCTTCGTCAAGCGTAATCTCTCCCGCGTGCATTCTTTTTATGAGTGCGACTCTCACTTCTTGAGAATCAGCTACTTCGCCTTTTTCTTCGGCCCCTTTTAACCCTTCTGACTTTTCATTAACCGCCTCAAATCGTGTTCGTTTTTTCATATTAATATTTAAAAGTTTATAATTCTTCGGCTTTAAGCTCGGGGTAATTATCAATCTTTTCTCCATTCAGAAAACTAATAGTATTCTTAAGAAGCTGAATAATATCTTCTACCGATTTCGGCTTTTTACTATCGCTATCAAAGGCCAATACTTCTTCCTTATCAACTTTCAAACTAATTTTCATGATGCGTTTCTAGCATTTCTATCCAGCTTGTCAAGCCATTTAGGAAAATAAAATTCAATAATTTTAAATAACACCTTAATCTTCCTTGATGGTTTCGATTATTGCTGTGCAAATTTGCTCGGCTGTCGCAAGTAATATTTCTGCCTGTGAGTCCCAATGATTTCTCTCTAATACGCGATTAAGTTCTATAGAAAATGAGCCCCAACAAAACTCTTCTTTACTTTTACAAAACAATAAAGCTTTGCGAGCCTCATTAAGATTAAGAATAGGATTCGGGGCAATTTGATTTGGTTTTCCTTCGGGGGAAGTTCCGCGTAATGCCATAAATCCCCCAAGCTTACTCTTACGAGTAAGTTCTGTCCAACCAAGAAATTCTAATATTTTAATTCTTTTTCTCTCAGAATCCATATTTCTATCTACTCAACACTGTTACCAGACTATCATCTTTAAGACAATAAACAACTTTAAACTTAACCGATTTATATTTAATCTCAAATACCGCGCCCCGCTCGTCAGATTTTACGAATCTCCCCTCTTTCCGAGTAAGAATTTTTAATTCTTCGTAGGAATTATCGTTTAGAATCCACCCGACTCGGTCGCGAAAACGTCTTTGAAAATGAATTTTTTTGGAATTTTTATGGCTTGTCTTAGATTTATTTTTTGTTGAAATCAACTGAATTACTTTAGGTCTTGACGTTACATTCATGAGAATTCTTCTCTTTGAATATTTTCGTATTGATAATCCTGCCTAAACAAAACATAATCCACTATTTTCTCTATATCTCTTTTGGTAGATAATTCTTTTATTTCGTTTATCTCATCTAAATAATTTTCTGCATCGTAAAGATAATTATTTGAATTAATAAGTTTTATTTCAACCCCAAGAGCCCTTTTAACCTCTTCATCATAAATTGAATTGGCAACTGATTGCAGAGCTTCGCTTTCTTTTTTATATTTTTCTACGAGTGCCTCATAATAAAGCCTATTCTTTTCAGATGGGTAAAAATCAAAATTAAAATTAAATACCCTTTCGCAAGAAGTTTTAAAATCTGCTTCCGAATTAATTAAATAATAAATATAGCCTCTCTTACTATTTAAAACCAAAAGATATGGAAAACCTGTGCAATATTTTTTGTATTCCGAGTTATTCATAATTTTTCTTCGTTTTGCCAAATTTTCAAAGGTTCCGCCCATTCAGGAACAACGTATTGGAAAGTTTCAAACCTGTCAATAATTCTTTCGTCATTGCGAAACTTAATGTTGTTTTTACATTTTTCAACATTGTTTTCAAAGAAAATCCGGCTAACTTCATATCCCCAATCCGCAAAAATTGATTCCGCCAGCTTTCTATTGGCGGGATTGCATAAATGAGGATCACAAACTATTAGATTTTTACCGTTCTCTAAAAGATTAATTAAAATATGCGACTCTTTTTGTGTCGGGTCATCTAATATCTCAAATCCCGGATTCTCTTTTAGTATTTGACGACTTAAAAAGCTTTTTCCACTACCCGGCAGTCCTATTATTACTATTACGCGAGCCATCCTTTTTCTTTAATGTAGTTAAATAAATCCTCCACAACTACAGTGTAACTTGCGTAATTTGAAGAATTTCCATAATATTCATTTTCTGACCTTGTTTTGTATTCAACTAGTTTGTTAGTTAAAATCTTGTATTCAAGAAAATTAATAGAGGGGCAAAATTTCAGTAAAATCGCATCTAGAATAGTTAATTCTTCTGGAGAAGAATCCGAAACAACACTGTAATGATTGTTTTCTGACCCATCATCCCAACAGCTCCCCCCGCTTACTCCCCCTATATACCACTCAGTTCTAAGCACATGTCGGAGTTCCTTTGCATCCTCTTCCTTATGTTTCCAACCCCTGACTGTTTCCCAATCAGTAAGAGTATCTTTAAAATATGTATGGGTGAACTTCCCTTCTTTTTGAAGTTGTCCATAATCCTTGTTTATTAATTTAATAATTTCCAAAAATTCTTCATAATTGGTTGTTTTGATATTTCCTGCAATTAATCCGTGAATGTCTTCCATATGTTTATTTTTGTGTGTAATATAAGTTGTGAGAAAATTGTTAGAATTGATTGATAGCCCAATATTAATGCGCCGAATAAATGGCTGGTTAACTATTATATGGCTAATTTTATCTATTCCAATTTGTGTTTGGCTAAAGGATTCTGTCCCTGTGTTGGTTTTTATCTCTGTTTATTCAATCGTAACCGGACATTGGGGAACTTATCAGGCCGCAAAGGTGGAGTGTAAGCAAGATATTCAAGAAGAAAATAAAATTAATCAAGAATAAATAGCTTTTCTAGTTCTTTCGCTGAGGTTTCTATTCTATTTAATGGATGGTCATCGCTCCACTCTCCCGCGTCTACAGATTTTACATCTTTTACATAGCAAGAAAAATAATCGCTGTCTTCAATGCACTGAACGATCGTCTTTTCCCCTTCGTCGTAAACATCCATCACGTAAACCTCTAATTTGTAAACTTTCATAGCTTAATGTTATTTAAAATATTGTCTTTTTGTCTATCAAGAGTCTGAAATGGGACATTGTGGACATTTTCATTTCCGTGGCGATTTTGAATGATAATGTGGAAAATCCGGCACCCCAACTTATTTGCCGCGTCCTCATAGAACTTATAGTCTGCGGGTTTGGTATTTGTATTGGCCACAATAATAGTCTTTACGGATGGTTCCTTAAGATATCTTAAGAATTGATCTTGGCAACTTTTGTGGGCTAGCCCAAGTTTCGACGCATCGAAATTGTAATTTCCTTGGGAATCGTAAAAAAATGAATCGGCCTCCACTGACACCCAGCCCAACTGATTGTCGCATAGCAATTTAGAAAAAGTCGATTTTCCCGCGCCCGAAGCGGCGGTAGTTATGATAATATCAGGTGGTTTATTCATATTGTTTGAAGACCTCATTTAATATGATTTCGCGAACAATGTCAATATCAAATTGGCCATATTTTACCAATTCTTCAATTTTCTCTAGACAATTTTCGATTTGTTCACAGCTCCCATTTTCGTCAAAAATTAAATAGTTGTCCGGTTCATCCTGTCCACCAACTTCTGAAATACTATTGAAGGCAGACGTGTCCTCAACAAGTCCCCCTTCCCAATCAAGACTATGGAATGAAATAATTCGACTAATCATATTTAATGCAGGTGCCCTCCAATGTGAATATCCAACATTTTCCCGTGGTTTCCAAAATACATATAGATCTTGTCCTCCAAATCGCCCCAGTCTACTTCAGCCTGAATATCCGCAAAGGATGTCATTTCAAGGCTGTATAAGCTTTTCTTAAGTATTTTTCCCACAATTACATAACTTCCGTTAAAGCCATCCATAATTACATGGAGCCCACTTTCCGTTTTTGTAATTTTTTCATTATATCCATTGTCGTCAAATGGTTCGACATAAAGATTATAATATTCTTCCGAGGTGTCAGTAAAAAGTCTTGGCTTTAGATATCCCTTGAACTCTTCGACCGAATTAAAACGAATTCCGGCCACGGTATAGTAAGTATTGTTAATTGACATGTTATAGTTTTCTTGCTTGTGTAATTATATCTGCGGCTAAGTCCCAATTATATTTAAAATTAATAGTTGATTTGTCTATAGTCTTATGAAGACTATCAAGTTCTTCATAAATTCGTGCTTCTAAATCTTTTCTATTATAACTTTGCGGATTAATTTTTATATCAATTAATTCTTCTCTTAATGCTGGATTATGGGTGGTTAAATTTATTGGATACTCTCCAGTCTCGAAAAAAGTTTTACCTACATATAATTAATCCAAACTTCTTTTGGTATTACCATATAATATTCTTTTTAATTTCTTCGATCCATTCTTCATAGCTTTCAAATAATGGAATTCCATATTTATCACAAATAACCTCAATATTCCCTCGCCTCCAATACCCTTTTGGGCAACAAACTAAAACCTTTTTCTTCGTTGCGGCGTAAAGACCTAATTCCAAAAGGGAAATCGGAGAAAGCGTATTGGGATCAAAGTAGAAAACGACCATATCACTTGATGCAAGCATGTCAAGTTCCCAATTCACTTGCTCTTTAAAGTTTGGGTCGGTTATGCTTTGCTGCCATGTATTGTCCCAGTCTGGGCGACGAGGATTCATAAAAATGACTTTATCTCTAAAGTCACGAACGTCCCAAGTAACCTTCGATTGCCAATCTTCTGCCGCCCCCATTTCGATACTTCCAGCTAAGAAAATCTTAAATTTGTCTGAATCGGTTGGGTGAATCCCTAAAGGAGGGTGGATAAAAGAAGCTCCGTGCTGTATCATTGCTTTGTAAATGTTCTAACCGTTACTACTTTTTCTTCTTCTTTACAGTCTAAATAATAGGCGTCATCAACCCATTCAACCGCTTCAGGTTGTCCGTGTTTTCCGCCGCCATACCAATAAGTCCATCCAACCCATGATCCATCGCTCATCTTAGTTGCAACAGATTTTGATTCATAATAACGACTGTATGGCGTAGGTATGTTGGTTTTGTCTGAGCCCCCACGAAACTCTTCTTTACAGTCTTGAATATCCCAATTAAACTTTTCCCAGCATTCTTCGATGCCTCCGGGGTCTTCAAGATTATACTGAGAAAAATCTAAATGATCGTAGCCTTCTTTTGCATCAAGAAGAATAGCTTGTTTTAATTTTGTTGGTGCATTCATTATTATTAATATTATTCGTAAGTGGTAATTCGCTTTTCAAAAACCTCTTTAGCTTCGATAAAATCTTCTCCTTCATAAGCATTTTTCTCTCCTTGCCAGCCCGATCCTTCGGAATAACAAAAACTAAAAAACTTATTGTCAGAAATGCGCTGCATAATTTTTTCAAAATAAATCAACCACCTATTCTTTTCGTAAATTTCCACCTTAATTTCCTTATAATCTTTATTTTGATTATAAATTATATTTCGCGCCTCTTCTGATGTTAATTTAAGTATTTCTTTTTCCAAGGGTTTATTCGTATTTATATTTTGCTACTTCATGGCCTAACTTAAAGCCTAATTGGTATCCCTTGGCGAATTTTTCGAACTCTTCGCTATCATCGGAGTTTGGCTCCCCATATATTTCCGTGTATTTTTCGCACATATCGTAATAATCATCAATGCTTAATTCGCCGCGATCATTGTTTTCTTTAGCTGCCTTATCCCAAGCTTCTCCGAATTTTTCGTATGTCAAGAATACTGCCTCTTTGCTTCTTGCGCTCTCTAGGGGATATTCTTTTAATTGTGAATTTGTATTCATGATTCTTCTTCGATGTTACTTTCTCCGCTATCTCTTTCTTTGCTCTCAAGAAATTTAAAGGCGACACTTTTGTGTTTAAAGACGGGCTTATTTTCTTTACTGTCAATTTTTACAACAACCCCTTCTGCTGGAACTTTATTCTTGCAGAATTCGCAATCCTTTTCAAGGTAATTTTCTGAAAGTTTTTCAACGAATGCTTTGCTCCAGTTCTCGTCAATTGGAATTTCCGGGAACAAATCTTTTGCTTTTCCTTGGTAAATAACTGGGACCGTTTTTAAGTCAAAGGTTTCGCAAAATTCCTGAATTTCAGGAAAAGAAAGTTCTCTGACTTGACTGAATTTATCCGTATGAGTGATACGATAAACATACAATTCACTTTGGCCAACCGAGCAACCGTAATCATATTTTTTTTGAATTTGCTTTTGAGCCGAAGAGTAGCCAACCAGCTCTCCAAAGATTGTAATTCCTTCAGGAATGCCGCGTTCGTAAACTTCTTTTGCATGCTTTCCCCAAACATCATCTGTCCAAGTTTCGTCCTTGCGAGTCTTTAAGACAGACCTTGAAGCATAAAAGAACTTATACCCCTTCTTTTTACTGCGCTTAAACACTTTTTCGATAATTCCCTGTTTTTCATAGGCAAGAATATTGCAGAAAACGGCAGAAGTTCCGTGTAGTTTCCAAGACGCTGTAATTTCATCCTCCGGCGACAATACAAAGAAAGTTCTAGAGAGCTGAGGCGTAGAATAATGGAATTGAAATTGTCCCGGAACAATAGAAGCTTTTACACCCTCATCCTTGCGATTATAAAGCTTCTGTCCAATAAATTTTCTAATGGGACGGGGAAATTTTTCCAGCCACTTAGGAAGTTTTACTTTTACACTTTGAACTTGGGAAACAGTTGTGTTTCTGACCCATTTCTTTACCAAAGATTTGCCGCCAACCTCGTCAAAGGTTTCGCCAACTTTAAAATCACTTTCTTTAGCTCCATAAAATTCAGCAAGTTTATCGACGGGATAAACGAACCCTTCGCTGGGGATTCCGCGCAAACGAATTGGTTTTACTCTAGTTCCCTTCGCTTCAAAGAAACCCTTGCTCTTTTCGTCCTTGTTTAGGTTTGGGTCGCTAAAGAGATTCGCCCAACTAAGGAACTCAGGCTCAATGCTTGTTTCAATCGGGAAATAAACTACCTTTTGCCCCACTGAATAACTACCTTTTCCAATAATTACATTTCCTCCAAAAACCTCAATAATTTGGAGCTTTTCAGCGTTTGGGTGTTCTTGAATTGATTCAATTTCAATTACCGCAGCTAGGTAATTAACGTCATGATCTTTTGATTTTGATAGCTTCATAACGAAGACTTTACCAAACTTTATTCACTTGTCAAGACTAATCGCTCTATTTGCTTCTCGAAAACGGGAATCTCAATAGTCATATTGGCATTACAGCTATTGACATCGTTGAAAATATTTCCTTCGCTTATTCCCAACATGCAACTATAATCTAAATTCAAAACTTTTGAAAGAGAAAAGAAAAATGGAGTTGGCCAAGATGAAGGCATAATCTCAAAAACTTTAGTATGTGGCTGACAAAAAATCAGATTGGCCATACCTGCTCCATGCGCCCCAACAATTAAATTAGCTTCAGCAAAAATTTTGTCCGCCTTTTCAAAACTTCGTTCGTCAAAAATCTCGAAATTGTATTTGTCCAACACGTCATAGATTTGAGAATTGTTAAGTATTTTTCTTTTGCTCTTGCCTCTCTCAATATAAATTCTCCTTTTTTTGTTTAAGTCAAAATTATTTTCTCGTAACGAGTGAATATATTTAATAGTGTCATCATATGTTCTTGCCGATCCGGGATAAGACGGGACTATTAAATTCTCACATACAAATAAATCGTGGTCCTTGGCCCATATAATTTTTGATTGATCAATATCTGTCCTTCTCACCAGTTCATTGCAGAAACCTGATGGCGGGATTGGAAGTATATATTTACTTATATCTTTGTCATCGAATCCCGCATCTCTTAATGTTTTAAGGCGACTTAAACAATCCAACACAAAATGACAATAGTTTGTTTGCGCCCAAGGCGAAAAAATAGCCGCTACATTTCCTGAGAGGCTCTCAGTATTGTGGGGCTTTTCAAAATATTTAAATTTGGTTTCATATTGAGATGGCCATAAAATAGGCAAAAAAGACTTTGATTTCCCCTCTTTCGATCTAACCACGCCCTGAGACCCATACAAAAAAGCATCCTTTAAAAAAAGAACGCCCTTGGCCGGAAAATAGTGAGACATGCGGTCATGAAATTCAACCTTATGGTTACCAACCCATTCGGGCTCTCCATAAGTAATTTCACGGCGTGGGCATGTCTCTATCCACCTATATGACAAATCAGTCTTCACCTAAAATAGTATGTCTCCAACCCTCGGTTCCAAAGAAGTCATCTTCATCCAAGTCATCCAAATTAGCAATCATTATTTTCGCCAGATCTTTCATTGAATCCTCGTCCATTGATTGACGGGCATTAATTAATCCATCAAATAATTCAAATAAAAAATTACTTACCCCAATTTTGCTAAGTTTATTTATATTTTTAAGTTTCAATTTTCTTCCCCCTTTTTGCTTTCCCAGTATTCTTCAAGACTCTCCGAATACCACTGCCAATTATCTACCCCTCCATTTTCCAAACAGTTTAGTTTAAAATCGCGATCGTAAAGCTCATCCAATTCCTTTTGAAGGGCCTTTTGTTTTTCTTGCGGCGCAAATTTAATTAATTCTTCTAATTTCATATTAATACATTATTGTAATTTGTTTTTTTCACTAGCCGTGAAGAACCAATGATGGCTATCTGGGTTTATGTGGTCCTTGCGCACAAACTTAGCCAATGATTTATTAAATTCTCCATATTTGAATCCGTCCGCGATTCTTACAACATATCCCTCCATCGTTTCGCGTTTAGATTCATCATAAAGGGCTTTGACCTTTCTTTCGTCCCATAGTCCCCGGTATAGCACCGGGACGTGTTGAAGCTCTAATATAGAGCAATACTCGACCGTTTCATCCCAACTAAGGCATTCATTCCTGTCGTTCCAGATGCTAAACACATAAAAAAACGATTTCAGATTATCATAACCAATGGAATGTTTGGCAAAAAGATTTTCGCCGCAAATCCTCCAGCCGGGATCAAGCTGATACCCAACCCTAGCCTGTAGATTTTTTACCCAATCACGGCTCCAATGGTTTCGACCGTCAATAGAACGGGCATGAATATAATCGTGGTAGATACTTGTATTTTCCCCGTCAAGTTTCTCGGTTACAACAATTTCCTTACCTTCAAATTGAGAGCAATCGGGAAGAACCCGGTCATCCTTTGTTTTCCCTTGACTCCATAAAAGATGCCATGATCTAGGATACTTAACGTAATCCGTATAAAGCGAAAAATGATCTTTAAGAATCTTTTGAACGCTTTCATCGTAAAAAAGCGGTCCTTTCATGCGCTGTTTATTTGGCAATATAACGTCTCCCCATTTCGTGTATTGATGGTCGGGGTAATAATCTTCAGGCAAGCATATTTTCGTAATATTACAAGCCTCTCTAATTATTTCGCAACTTAACTCTGTTTTTTCCGCCTGAATATGATGAGGCTCACAAAGTGTAGATCCATTAGAAAGATAGTATCCGCCATCAGAGAATAACCGCCGCTCTATAATATGATGGACAGAAAGATTTTTCGTTTCTCCACAAATAACGCACTTATGACTGTCTCTTTCAAGACACCCTTCTCTAAACTGGTCGCGTGTTAATAATTTCATAAATATTTTTATCAACAAAGACTCTTATAATTTCCGCAACTTCAAAATGTTTATTTTTTTATTGGTGACTTATTAAGTGAATTTGATATTGTTCCCAACAATTAACAATAGTTTTGCCGACTTTTTCTGCATATTTTACACAATTTGCCGTTCCTCCCGAGCTTCCGTTCCAAAGCGCCAATAAGACATCACAATCGTCCGTCATTTTAATGTTTCTGATTTGCATTTTTGCTGGAGAATATCCACCCTCGGAAACAATAACAACCTCTGAAGCTTTGTCCAATATTTTATTGAAAGTATCTTGAGATTTTTGAGGCCACAATTTTTCCTGTCCAATAAAAGGGACATACGCCGCTAGAGGGATTCCCATTTTAATTGCCGCTGCCGCTCCTGCGGTATCTGCGCCAAGGGCCATTCCAGATATTATTTTATCTGGCTTAAGTGTTTTTAGATCTTCGATAAAAACATCTCGAATTAAAATTATCCCTTCTTTTTCGTAAGCCTTGTAGAGTTTGTTTGGCCGATGGCCGGTAAATGCCACTATCATGATTTTGCGAATTCCTTGTGTAAAATTTTCCTTTGTTTTTCTATCTCTATTTTGGCCTCCTCTAAAATATCAAATCTTTTTGACCATATCGCCTTCCCCTGTAACCAAATCCTCGCCCTCCATTTTCCTGAGTCTTTGTCCCAATTTATTCCTTTAAAACCGGAAGAAGAATCTGATCGAATATTAGAATTACAAGTATTTTTTGAAAAATCGGCTTCTCTAAGATTTTTAATTCTATTGTCTGTTCTTATGTTATTTTTATGGTCTAGAATATGTTCTGGCCACTTTTCATAAATATACAACCAAGCCAATCTATGCGCAGAATAAGAAACACCATCAATTTTTATTCTTATATATCCTTCGCTACTTAATAACCCAGCTTTATCCCCAATTCGAGACTTTTGATTTCTAAACACTTTCCAATAAAAATATCCGGTATTCTTATTATAATCTAAAACCTCTAAAAGTCTTTTATGCGACACTTCATTATTAAATCTCATTTAGCCATCCCTTTCTACCCACCAATCTTTTTTACAATTTGGACATCTATAATGACTGTCACCTTCGTATACTTCGCTTCCATCATCTAAATCAACGGCTTCGGGATGATAAACCCGGCAAACAATTTGGTCGATCCTTACGGTTCTTGCTAATTGAGGGCGTTCTTTTGTGCAGGCAACCCACGCCGTCCCGTCTGTATAATATTCTATCATATTACCGCCTACGCTTTCCACAAGTAACCAAGCCGCCAACAATAGCCAATCCAAAAACCGAAGGTTCGGGGACCGAAGGAAGGGGGTAACTATGAAGTTCTACAGAATTATTTACCTGCCAATCAGAAGCAATAAGGGTTCCATTAATATTTTGGCTTTGGGTGACGTTTGCATTTGGAGCGATTAAAGATCCGGTAAATTGCCTTTGATCAATATTAATTGTAGTTGCATCAATAAAGTTCCACACAATCTTGGAAGGATCATAATTTACTGACCAGCCCCAACTGGAAAGATTTCCGGTAACATTAAATACAACCACCCCTCCTTGACCAGTAAAGTCAAGTGTTTTCATCCCAGACAATTGGGACGATTGAATCTTATAAATTGTAAGGGGTCCATTTAGAGCAAGTGTGACATTGTTCATTGCGCTAAGGTTAGCCGATCCTCCCCCTAGCAAAGTATATGAGTTAGAAAGCCCGGCAAAGTAATCAAAATCAGGTTCTTCAAAATCCATTTGCGGACCATAAAAAGTTCCTTTAGTCCCTACAATTTCAGAGGCCCCATTATTTGCTCTTAGAAAATTAGAGGTTAGATTGTTTCCCCCAAGAAAAATCGAAATAAGTCCAATAGAGTGTTGGTTGGCTTCATAATTGGTCCCATACCAATTCCCTTTAACGTATACCCCTCCATCGCTATGGCCGCCATATGTTACAGCATCATTAAGAATAACTGCATTTTGGGAAAAGGCATTAGATGTTAGGAGGGAAGCGGCGAGTAGTAGTGTTTTCATTGTTCTTTTGTAGTATATTTGTATTTGAATGTCAATTTATTTTTTTGGACAAAAATCAGAATCTGTAATTGGAGGTAAAGAAATAACATCTGGAACCGTCATTGGGGTAAAAAATATTGATCCTTCGGGACGATCAAGTGGATCTCCCGGAGGGATAAGAATTTCAACAAGGGCGTCTTTAGAGCTTTTTGAACTATAGCCCACGGGTTTCTTTTGGGGAGATGGTTCGTTTAGACATCCCGCCATAAAACCAATTAGTAAAAGAGGAAAATACTTTGCATTCATGATTATTTGTTTTATCATTTAAGACTATTTTTGTCAAGCGATTACTTGAATTGGGATTGGGCTTTTATTAGATACTCTAAATATAGTATAATTTTCTTTTTCTAAAACTTCATGACAATCTCCATAAACATTTAACCTTCGTCCGTCATGGACGTAATTCTTTTTTAAAACAGTTACATAAAAACAATCATACCATTCAGAAAATTCCTTCCAAAGTCTTCCGCCACCGCCCACAAAGAGTGGCCGAGACTCTTCTTGCGAATACTTAATAAGAACGTCTGAAACACATTTGAGTTCATGGTTTTTCCCAACTGGCCAAATTTCCCGATTTTTCAATGGAGGTAGTTTTTGCAACTCTTGGTATGTATTGTCTCCCACTACAACGATCCCTCCATTGGTTAAAAATTTGAACCACTGAAGATCTGCTTGAATAGAAGGCCAAGGTAGCGGCCCGCCTTCCTTTTCAGCATAAAAATGGTTCATGTCAACGCATGCTACTCCTGTTATACTTTTCATTTTGTTTTGTTTAATATACTCTTAAACGCTTTAGTTTCTTCGTCTTTTCTTTTCTCAATTGTCTCATATAGGTCACGAAACTTTACTTTTGCGAGATTTTTGAAGGGTATAACCATGTTTTGCCATAAACCAAAGAAACCAATCAATGGTATAACAATGCCCGTCAATCCAACTGATCTCTTTCGCGTGGTCTTTGCCGCTATACAACCAATGAATAGTTTTAAAGATGTCCTTTTGACTATGAAAATCCCTAAGAAAATCCGGTAGATGTTCTTCTGATTCGGTAAATTCTTCTGGAGTTTTCATGTGTGTTTATGTAAGATATTTCTAATTCTTTCAATCTCATCGACTATCCAATTATATTTATTTAACCGAACAATCTTTGGCTCATTAATATTGCCGAAATAGTAATAATGAGTCAAGGCTAAAGTGGAATCCTTAAGTAGCTTTTGAATCTTTTTATTTTGGCGTAATTTACATCTAATAGCCTCAAGAATCAATTCGTTAAAATTTTCGACTTCAATTACCTCTAATTCCTTTCCGCGAGTTTTGGCATCAATTCCCCAGAAATTTCTAAGTTCATCATGTTTTCGTCCGGTTTTAAGCCAATACCAATAACCCTCCACAGAAGCGAATTTCAATCCTTCACACTCAAATGGAGTGTGCGCAAAATTGCTCAATAATCTACCTAATTCCTGATTTGATTTAGAATAAATATTAATATGGTCACGACCCTCATTAACTGGAAAAAAATCATAACTATCAATAAATTCTGCCAACACGTCTCCATGGCAAGCTAGAGGCTTACACGAGCACCCTAGCGTTTTCCCTTTTAATTTTAATACGTTAATGCAAAACTCTTCCTCATAGGCGCACGCCTGTCTTAGCCACGTGCCATACTCTTTAATTGAGTCTTCTCTACTTTTACATAAAAAATGATCTTTGGCGTATCGTGGATCGTGACTCCAACTGTTTCCTACAAAGCTTCCTCTCCCAATATAGAAATCAAAGGGAATGTTGTGGTGTCTATTAACCACTTTAGTCATATCAATAATCGTAAAAATTCACCACCAAACTTTCAAAATTAATATCCGCGCTCTCTACCTCAGAAATATCTTTATCAGCAATTAGAACTTTAACATCTTTTATGGATTCCACATAAGCGGAACCATTACAAGAACAACCAGAACTGTAACAGTAAACAGTATTGCCGTGTTGATCTACTCCCCATCCAGCATAGGTATGATGACCCCATCCACCATCATAATCTTCATCACATTTAAAAATAACAACCTCATCATCATTAAAATTTGATTTTGAAAGGGTTGCCCAATTGGTAATTATATATTCTTGCAGGTTCATAAATTTATTGTATTTTCAATCTTTTTCTTCTTAAATCATGCTCAAAGCTAAGTAGCTTTTCCCTAACCCAACGTTCCTTACCTGAATTTAATTCTCTTTCTTTAACCGCCCAAATATAAAAAAATTCAATATCCGGCGCTCCGTCCCATTCCCAACCGCTGCGAATATATTTATATTCTATTGGCTCCCAAACAGGGTCCGGGCGATTAAGAAATTCTGATATTTTAGATATGATATTTTTCATCCAATCCACGAAGGTTTATTTTGTTTCCACTGATGAAGGTGTTTCTTTCCTTCCTTATAATAGTTTCTGTATGCCTTAATAGGGTCGGAGTTACGAAACTCTTCGGGCATTGCTTGAGCAAACGCTGTTTGTTCAAGTTCATCAAAAGCGAGCCTGTTCATATTAATCGCAATCCAATTAAGAATATCTTCTGTTTTATGAGTTTTCCCGTATCGTTCAGAGTATTCTGCACATAAAGCCTTGCCCAGCTTCAGTGACCAGAGAAAATTTCCTTTTGATTTTCGCGCCCAAAGGCTAACTGGATGATTCCGATGAGTTAGTTTATATGGAGCACCGATTCCCTGCAAATGAAAAGCAGCGCATAAAATCTGCGCCGTTTCTAGAATTTGCTTCACACAATGTTTGTCAACATGATGTTTCGCTGCTTGCACGGGGCAATTGTCTATAGCAAAAATATTAATGTTTTTATTGGTTAAGATTTAAAACAGTTGTTCACGTCAATACGGGCAAAGTTAGGAACTCCTAGTCCGGTTAAAGAGTTGTAAAGGAATGTGACTTCTTTGTCAAGCCACTTAGTTGGATTTTCCAGAATTTCCTTACACTCTGCAAGGGAGCCTTTAAAAGTTGCATCAAAAACCCTCGTTACCTCTTCCGCATCAATCCATTCTAATGTTGCTGTTTTTGCTACTCCAGCCCAATTTCCTTTCCCTTCGTAAATAGCAGTTATCCGGCCCTCGGAAGAATTTTCCGGCTTAACTTTAAGAAGGTCAGATGAGCGGCCATGTTTATAAGGACAATGGTAAGACCTTACAATAGCGCCTTCGTGATTCCTCTCAATAAACTTATTGTAATAATGATAAATATGATCAAGGTCACTTACCCGATAGGTTTCGACCTCTCTAAAGTAAGGGTTCTCTCCTGCTAAATTTCGTATTTGATCTAGTTTTGCTCCATAATGAAATAAATCTGCTCCAAAGCCAAGACCGTCATAAATATAAAACTTAACCATTTCCTCGCTTTTTTTAAGGTGTTCCGGAGTTATATTTGTAGTCCGGCGAATGATGCTATTAAGATTATTGAGCCTTTCTTTAAGATCTTCGTTGAAAAGCTCTCCGTCTAAAACCGCATCAGGAAAAATATTAAAAAATTCTTTAAATGACTCTTCAATATGTGGAATTGTCATATAGCGTTCGCCTTTTCGTGTGAACGCGCCATCTTTCTTTAATACGCATCGGTTTCCATTTAATTTTATACTAACCCAACACGGAAACGCTAGCTTATGCTTTTCATCATTAAGCTTTTTTGCCAGCATTGGCTCAAAATACTTATGATTATCAACTTCATCAATGCTTTCATGGTATCCCCCACTCTTAAGCTTTTTCTCGCGACGGGCGGTAGCTTCAATGGTGGCTTGCTGTTCCGCGCTTGTTTCGTTTTTCTTTCCAATATTTTTGGGTTTACATATTGTCGGTTCGGAGGTCGTAAGGGCTCCCCCTAAAAGCCCCTCGATTGTTCTTAATTCATTACCCGCGACCACACAATCCCAAATTTGGATTTTTCCCGATTTTGCTCTTTTATATATGAAGTTCATTTTAATAGATTTCGTCCTCAGAAACTTTAACATCTATTACCTCGACACTGCAAGCAGAAAAATCCAATTGCTCTTCAATAAATATTTTAATGGCTTCCCTTTCCTCTTCCGAGGAATTATATCCGTCCATATTAATTCTTATTGTGGCTATCATACTGCTACCTCCACTTTAATTCTATCGTGAGCCTTATAGTCAACCGCTTTCGTTTGATCGTGCGTCCAGTCAAAAATACTGGTGAATCCTTCAGTAAAAATTCTCGGCAATTCAAACGGCTCTCTTTTTAAATACTCTTGGGCGGCGTCAAGGGCGTTTTTATAAATATGAATGTCCCCAAGGTGTGCTACCAAGTAACCTTCTTGGAATCCGCTTTCTTTTGCGAGTAAATGAAGAAGTGTTCCGTAAGAGGCTAAATTGCTTGGAAGACCTAAGACTGCATCTGAGGAACGCATTCTAAAAATTAAGTTTAGTTTGTTCTCTGTAACGGTTACTTGAAAACTGTCGTGGCAGGCTGGAAGTGCTGCATGATCCAAGGCGAGAGGGTTCCACGCATAAACCATCATGCGGCGACTATTTGGGTCGGCTTTAAGAGTCTTAACTAAATCAGAAAGCTGATCTACATGAAGGCTTTCGACGCCGCAAAATGGGTCATCAGACACCCCCGTTGGATCATGGAAACCTCTCCAATTATTACCATAAATGATTCCTAAATCATCTTCCGCCAACATTTTAGTTTTTGTTTCTTCATCGGTTCCATAGGGCACTTTTTGTGGGTTACACCAAGATTTCCAATAGCTACAATTGCGGTCTTGATACCATTTTTTAGAATTAATACCATTAATAAATCCTTCCAATTCTACTCGAACAGATCTATACGGAACCTTTCTAACGGTCAAAAGCGGAAAGCCTTCCGCCATATTATGGCGGATTTGCGCGCCAGCAATAGATAATGTTCCAACCCCCGTTCGGTCATTAGATTCACTTCCCTCAAGCAAAATTTGGGAAATAAGTCTTTGGTATTGTTCATCTAATTTATTCATATTTAATCATTTAAAACTTCTAGTTTAACATTCGTTACGCCTTTTCCTTTAAAGCCAAGAGATTCTGCCGCGCCCACACTGACATCAATTACTCGACCCTTCACATAAGGTCCGCGATCAATAATTTTAACAATTTCTGATTTTCCATTATTTAAATTCGTTACCCTCACCTTACTACCAAAAGGTAAGGTTTTATGTGCGGCAGTCATTTCATGGTTTTTCAGTTTAATTCCACTTGCCGTTCTACTTCCTCCATTGCAGCTTGTAGAATACCAAGAAGCCTTGCCAGTTTGAGTTTTTGAAATTGACTCAACTTTTTTCTCTACTGCTGCCGCGCAAGACGAAAGCACCAGAACAATAATTAATATTAATTTATTCATTTTATTTGTTTGATTTAGTTACGACCATTCCTAGGCCGCCCCATATTCCGCTATTTAAGACAATATCAAGATTAATATATTCCAAATTTTCTCTCCCAATCAAATTAAGAGCATCCTCGTAGCCACTTCGACATTCTGGATTCATCGTATCGTGAAAAATTATAATTTCACAAATCTTAGAAGCATTAATTAAATCTTTCCGCGCTCCGTCACGACTATGATCTCCATCAATTAAACAAAAATCATAATAATTTTGTTCATTAACGCAAAAGAAGCTGTCGCTCATGATATTGAATGGACTTACGTTTTGTAGATCATTGCATGATTCATAAATCATGGGGTCCATATCAACCGTATCAACCTGTTCGCAAAATCTGCTAAGATGGCGGGTAAATCCACCAAAGCGGCAACCTATTTCCAAGGCTCTTTTGGGACGCAACGTTTCAAGCAGCCCAATGGTGAAAAACCTTTCCGCGCTGGTCATTAGCCAATCTTCAGAAATACTTTTGGTGTGATTAATTATTTTATCGAACATATAATATCGTTTAAATTTTGTTTCTACAGTCAGAATGGCTTATTTTCTTGTTTTGTCAATGTTATTTTTTTGTAGGGTGATTTAACATTTCCAGTGTAAGTAATTCAATGAATACAGAAAAATTTATAAAATTCTCAAATTAATGAAATTATGTCTTCTATTCTAACCTCATGACCTTGCCTATACAATTCCGCCGTAATCTCTTCTTGAAGAGGCGTGGCGACTGACCCGCTTACCCCTATAATAAAATATTCATAAATTTTTATAACTTTTATGCCACCGATGATTTCCTTTAATGGCGGGCCATGTTTGATTTGTCATCTTTTCGTATAGGCTTGGTTTTTTTATCCTACCACGAATATCATAGAGTCTTCCATCTATCTCTGTCGCCACATGCCCGCAAATCTCTATCCATGTATGGTAAGGCTTTGATTGGGGCCATACTCTTTTCAAAATACAAAATAACTCCCAGCACCCACCATTTAAATAATAATGTTCATTATCCGGGCGAGCATTACGGAGTATTTCTATGAATTTAAGGGGACTTATCTCCATAAACGATTCTTTTCGCAATTTCTTCAATCTCTTTGTCCCTTTCCGGTTTATCAGGTTTAAGCACCATTTCGGGGTTTTCAAATTTATTACCGATTATTTCAAGCCCGCAGGGACAGCAATCACATATAAATTTATAATTTTTAAAGTTTCTAGACCCTTTATACCATTCACAAACTTGAAACCCCGCATTAAAAAATTTAATAGTAGCGCATTCATGTTCCGCCCAATCTTCATTAAATCCTTTGAAGATATAACTATCGTAAGTCTTTACAATATCACCCTCATAAATATCAATATTGTTTTTATCTATATAGCCAGTATACCTTGAAATTTCATACAAATTTTGGTTAACAGGAATTAATTTTCCTTCGCCGACATCTAAGTATCGAAGAACGCCTTCCATACCTAACGCCCATTCATCGGTAGAAAGAAATCTTTGCATTTCTTTATGCCAAACCCTAAACTTTATTTCGTGTTCCATATTATCTGTCTGCTAAAATTAAATCCACTAAATCTTTTGCTCTCTCAGCATACAAGGGGAAAGAATTTTTTTCATTTTTTATATTTCTGATTATTTGTCTGGCAGAATATCCCTTCCTCAATTCCAAAAGATCATTATAAACCACCATATTAACTTTAGAATCAAAAACCTTTTCAATTGCTCTATCTTTCTCTTCCTTTGTCGGGCCAACTAAACATTTAAAGCCAACTATATAAGCGCCGGGAGCGAGTTCACGAAAACTTTTAATAACTTTTTCAGACTTCTTACATACAATTGTAATTTCATCCGAATCTGAACTAATCTTCCCTTCAGTTTTGACTGGAATATAATCAGAAATCGCGGCAACGGAAATGATAATATCTGGTTGCCATTCTTTAATAATATCTTTAACTTTAAGATAATCTCCGTAATACTTATATTCGATAAATTTTAATTTAGAATTTCCAAATAATTCAATATCACCGGGGCCATATTGGGATTGATTCGTTCCTCGTTCATGAAAAAATACAATTTCAACATTTGGTTGACTAGTGAATTCCTCCATAATTTCCGAGCCATACCTGCCACTGGAAAAATTACCTATGTGACGAATTTCATCAATTGGAGCTTTGCAGCCTCCGCTAGTTATTAATACTTTCATAATTCACCAATCTATATTGATTATATATTCGCCTGCTTCAATTAGCCCCTTGGCATGTAGATCGTTTGCTACCATTTCGATAGATGGATAGAAATTCCGCTCCCACCACAAACTCAATTGATAGTCATAGGTTTGGCCATCTAATTTTTGCTTGGGGTCACGAGCAAGCCATGCCGCAAAACTTACGCCCTCTTCTGGACCATTTACTTTTTCTTTAATCGTTTCACGCTCACAATCATGGGCTTTTTCCGTTGGAACAACTAATTTATATATCCCTCGGTCCTGACAGCCGTTCTGTTGCTGAAAACTATATCGACGCCCGTAAGTTTCTTCAACAAGACTATCCCAGTCAGAAACCTCAACTACTTTTTTGGTGGTTATTTTCATACTTTTTTATTTTTAAAATTCCAATGAATTATGTTGATACTGTCTTTGCAATTCTTACAGGCATATTTACCAGATTTTAATTCGACCCAGTAAGCTGGCGCAGTTTTAAATCGAAAATATTTGGTATTGCACTTTTCGCATTCAAATAATTCCATTGCTTTTATCCTGATTAAATATATCCCACCAAATTTCCATTTCTTTACAAGGTTCATCTTGCACCTCAACTAAAGTAATACTGTTATGTTCAATAAGTTTATTATGATAATATTTCAGTTTGGTTCTAGGGTCTACCAGCCATTCTTGAGCTTCCTCAATGGAAGCCGCTTCCCAACAAGATTGCGACCAATAAGGATACCTTGGATGCCAACTCCACCATATATAAGTTACGCAACCATTTGGTGGAGGATTGAAAGGCGGAACTTTATAAGGACTTTCCATATTAATCTCCGCCGCCTCCGCAACTACTTCCGCCACATGAGCTACCGCTTGAACAAGATGAAACTGAGCTACAAGAGTGCGCAGACGAACAAGAGTGTGATGGAGAGCTATCGTAACTTGGGGAGGTATCGTGATGAGAATGGCTTGAGGGACAGCTATGAAAAGATTCGCTTACTGCAAACCCCGCAATAAAATCCCAAACGCCTGCAAATTCAGGAGTTTCTCCAAACTCTTTTTGGTAGGAAAGGCCGGTCTTTTTATAATCGTCTTTAAATTTATTTGGCTTATTGGGAACTTCAGGCTCGTGATGAATTTGCTTTCCAAGCACGTTATTGCAAAAAGCGTTATAATCCCGAGTAAACAACAAATGTTCATGCCAAACTTCATCCACATCTTTTGCGGGAACTACATTGTCGTTAATCGTCGCAAGATAAAGAAATTTTCGATATTCGGCTACATTTTTTTCTGTTTTGATTTGGCTCCAGCCGGTTTTCTTTTTTACGCGATCAATAAGATTTTGATCTCCTGAACTGACTAACGCAGTCGATTCAATATTGCCCCATAACAAGGGTTTTGAAACGCTGAATTTTGATTTTTTATTTACTAACATATTTTTAATAGTTTCAATCATCTTCTTCTCCTATGCTTTTCACAAAAGCAACATAATTCATGGAGCCACGAAATTGCATGGGTTCTTGTTTTTCCAGAAGAACTCTTACAGCCTGTTTTTGTTCTTCTGTCAGAGAACTTCTCAATGATTCCGCAGATTCATAAAGTTCTTCCATCACAATTTTTTCTTGCTCTGTAGGAAACAAGCCCAATCGAAATCTTTCTCCGGATTCGCGACCCGATTGTTTAATTTCTTCTATCGAAGTGTTTTGGGGAATTTCTATTTCAAAAGATTTTCCCGTTACCGGGTCAACCAAGCATTCACATATATATTTATTCATAAAGTCAATAATTCTACTTTTCTGTATGCCTTCTTTAAAATTTCAATAAGGTCATTAGTCGGATCAAGTAAATATGATGGCCGATTTTCTCTCTCATTCCAACTACTCCAACCCATTTCTGGCCGATAGTCAAGCGAATATTTCTCAAGGTGTAACATTACATTCGAGTGTCGTGGGATATCGGCGCGTATCTTCTCTTCGGAAAGAACTGGAACCAAATGACCAATAACACCTCCCGACCTTATTTTGTCTCCAACTTTTAAATTGCTTTTAAGCTCGCCATAAACAAAATATTCCGTTTCAGATTTCACCAATATAGCATCAGTATCAAGCCACCAATCATAACCAACGGAAGGCCCTGTAAACCCTCTATTTGCGACTACTATGCCATCATTAATACAATATACTAGATTCCCTTCTTTTCCGTAAAGGTCGATCCCTTCATGGAAATTATATTTACGCGCGCATCCGAAAGCTCCGGGATGGGAATTAATAGGAATGCCTCTATTATATTGAGTATTAATTGGAAACCAACTCATGACAGCTTTATCATACCATAACAATCTCTTCCGTCAATCAAAATATCATTTATTGACCTTAATATAAAATGAATGAAGCTTATCCCCATACACTACGGAAAATTTTTGTTTATACTCGGCGCAAAAATCAGCAAGGGCCATTTTAACCCCAGAACCATCTAAATTAAGATCGTGTCCCGCAAGTATTCCCCCATTTTTAATGGTCCTAAACGATTCTTTTAGTTCATCTAGCGTATCTTTATATACATGGGTAGTGTCTATATAAACAAAATTAAATACATCGTCCGCCGTTTCCTTAAGGAACGGAATGGATTTTTGCCTATGAATGTGAACGTTATTGAATTCAGAAAAATTGGCTTTATTAATTTTATATAAATAATCCCCTTTTAAATTTTTATAATTAAGGCCGTCCTTATCTCCAGAACCAATTTTACCCTCAAAAGGATCTACTAAATGCAATTCCTTAAATTTTTCAGAAGACCAAAGTTCTTGCGAATAAGTTCCCTCAAAAACTCCCAATTCCACCCCAACGCTCTCAAAAGGCAAAAGCGCGGGTAAATCTTTTCTGTATTGTATGTTATCCATATTAATATGCCTCTACATATCCAGCAAACCCATCAAGAATATTTCCTTCTATCTGGATTTCTAGCCTTCTATTTCCACACTCACAACGCCTTTCCCCAACTACCCAAGTGCTACAATCTTGGCAAGCTTTTTGGTCAACAATTTCTCCATCTGGATAATTTTCCTTTACCCATTTTTCTTTCTCCGCTTCGGTAGCGATACGAACCAGTTCATCGTTGGTAGAATATTTTTCAGTAAGCCTATTTTCTCTATAAATCTCCATGGCGCGGGCGATAAGTCTTATCTTTTTGTCTTCTTTTTCTTTTAAGTCTTTCTGAGCTTTAGCTACTCCAAGTATATTTTTCTCCCAATCCGCTACTCTTTTTCTAAATTCTACCATAATACGCTTGGCGTATTCATAATTATCCTCAATTATACAATTCCTAGAAATATCATCAACATACCCGGACATTTTAGCTATGGATTTGCTTTTCCCTCTTACTACTTCATTGGCGGTATATGTAGAAGGGATACCAACACTACTAATAAAGTCCTTAATTTGTTCGGCGACCTTCTTATTATTTTCAATAGCCTCAATATTTTCTTTGTGCCAAACTTCTATTTCTTTTTCTGCTTCGGCAGCAAACGCTAAAGAATTATTAACCACCGTTGCAATGTGAGATGAGAGTAGGGGGTCAAATTTTGGTTCCCATGAACTATAAGTTGGTTTGGGATTAAAAAAGGATTCTAAACTAACAGTATTAAAATTATATTTAATTCTTGGTTCCGGCCCTAGAAAAGATCCTCCCCCTAGAACAATTTTACTAACTGGTTGTATTTGACCAATTTCCTTACGGACTGACTTTACGCAGTGAAGAGCTTGCTCCATTTTTTCGGAAGCCTCTGCAATAAAATATTCCGCAGTATTATATTTAAAATCTTTTTTATTCATATTGTGAGAAATAATTAATTTTGTGTTGTTTTATCATTTGCGCCCTAACGTCAACATTCATCTCCCCAAATGTGTAGTGGGAATTTCTAGTGTGGGGTAGAAATTCCTTTTTATTATTTAAAGAACAATTGTATTCGGGGCGGATAATATTTATGTCAATATTTTCATCTACAATAAAGTCGTTCACATAAAGCTGCTCCCATGCAGACCTATGAGTTTCCATTCCACGCTTTTCATAAATATCCAAAAATGCCTGTTTAAGATAAACAGGAACACCCATAAATCCACAGTTATACTTAAATTTAGGTCCAAAATTTTCCATACCAAAGCCGTAAAGAAGGCCGGTCTCAATTCCTATATTTAGCTTTCCACGGTCTTGTATAAACTCTTCAATCTTATAGCGTTTTATGGGCAAAAGATCAAGATCCCAGCATAAAACCATATCATCCTCAATAATATCATGGCAAAACATCTTAAGCCAACTCGGATGCGCGCCATATTTATTTTGTGGCAAGTCTTCGGTTACAATAACTAATTCAGTGTTATTATAATCAAAAAAGTCCTGAAGAACGGCAAGGGAGTCTTCTGCGTATGGAATCCCTCCCTTATTAACTGCTATTACTAATCCAGTCATTAGTCTTTAAAATATTCCCTGATTGTGTTTTCAAAAATCTTCTTTAACTGTAGTGTCATACCATATTTATTGGCATTAATATCTAATGATTTTCGGATATTTCCTGCTTTGTTTCTTTCGGTGGCAGCGCGCCAGTCACTTATCATTTCAATAAGATCAACCAATGTCATTCCATTTATACCGTCTTCGAAAAACTCTGTATGATGGCGGTTTTTACTATAATGGTGTTCAAGACATGGCTTCAACTTTTCAAGTTGAGCGGCATATTCTGGGCTTCCATATTCAACTCCTGATAATTCAGCGGTAAGTTCCGCAAAAGGGGTTAATTCCGGTTCAACAAATTTAGTATCATCATGGTGTTCACTTCTATTAATAAGATCATGAATAAATAAATTCATAAATCGCCGGACTGCTTGTGTATGTTTATATGTCTCTACAAGACAATTATTAATTATATTGCTCATCTCTTTTGTCTTACCTCTCTAATAACTTCTCCCAAAAGATTTAGACCTTGCCATTTATATATATCAAGAGACTTTGAATCTTCTGGACCTAATCCAATTCCCCAGATTTTGTCCCACGGGGCCGCTTCCGCAAAAATAGTATGTTTCGAAAATTGTTGAAGGAATTCCTTAAGGTCCGGATTTTGCTCAAACTTTATTTTATTCCCTCTCAGAACAATATCATATCTGACATTTTCCCACTTTTTTTCGTTATAGTTTCTTATTGCCCTTCCTAAGGTTTTTTGTTCACTAGGATTTGTCGTCGCCATAATTTTATGAAAACTTTCAAGATCATCAAAGAAAGTGGCTTTATTTGCCATCATCCATTGTTCGCAACAGTTAAAAGTTAATGGTTCAAAACTTACATCAAGATAATGTCCGGCTTCAGAGTCTCTATGGGCGGCAATTAGGGCAGAAGAACATTTAAACGTAGAATCTTGCCCCTTAAAGCCTCCCCACCATTGTGACAATGGCCCTTTTTGAAATAAGCATATATTGTTTTTTAAAACATACCCATATTCTTCTGGACTTTTAATTTGAAACATAATTTATTATTATTAGCTTAAGATAATTAATTGGGTTCCTGCTACCAAGCGCCTATTTACTGCATTGGATTGAATAAAAATATCATATCCATCTAATTGAGCCGGGGCAACCTTTACTTCGTGATTGGGAAGGCCCAAAAGCTGTCTAGCGGAATCTCCACCATAAACACGGCCATTCTTTTTATCTTTAACCAGTATATTCTTATTAGCCTGAACCGTTTCCCTTTTACCAAGTTGATAATATCCGCTTCCCAAGCGATACCTTTCTTTGGTCCAGCTTTCCGCAAATTCTTTGATTGGGCCGTCCTTTCGAACCGTTAAAACTTGATATTTGTTGGGGTTTATTTCTTCAAGGGATGATTTAATTTTTGTTTGAGAAATATTAGTTTTGATTTCAAACAAGTTCTTTGTGCCGCGAACCCCATTGGAGCGATTATCCATGTAAACATCCGTAGAATTGGCTAGTTGTTCGCCAACCTCAAAGATACCTTTATCATTATTTATATCCCAAATACTTATGTTTTGGGCAGGAAATCCAAACTTCTTATATTCTGAAACGGCGATTGCATCAGGAGCGAACGCTGCCAAGGTATAATTATCCGGTAAGCTCGCGATAGTTTTTGCGAGTAAGCTCGATTTGTTGTTTGAAATATTATTTTCCCCATCACTGATACAATATATCAAATTTGAATGGTCTCCATAAAGTTCTGGCATTTTTCTTAAATCATTAATTGCCAATAATGTCCCGTCAATTAATGCAGTCATTCCCGCAGGATTATAATATTCACTAATTGACGGCATTCTTAACACATCTCTATCAAAAACGATACATTCGACCTCGCTATTAAATAGGTAAATTGAAATTCTAGTTTCTTGGTCTAAAGTTTTTGAGCGATTTACCAATCTTGCAATAAGAGTGTCCAAGACCTTGGTGACTTGATTTTTAAGTCTTCCCATAGAGGCGCTTGAATCCACTACAAGAGCTATGTGGTTGATATATTTCTGTAACTTCATATTAAAAGTCTATCATTTTTTTCATTTTTGTCAATAGTTTTCACGCTTTCTTGTTTTTTAGTGTAACAATTCCATATGAAAAAACAAATTATTTGTAAAAAATGCAATTTAGGTTTCGATGTAAATTTTGTTGAAAGCGGAAAAAATATTTGCTTATCAAGCCGAAAGTTTTGTTTAAATTGTAAACCAAAAAGGAAGGAAATACCGGGTATTATTCAAGATCAGATAAAGATTAATTACCCTTTATACGGTGTCAATTGGTGCGTAGATAAATATAATATTACAAAAAATCAAGTAAATTTTATCGCCTCGAAATTAAAACTTAAAATTACTGCCGAAACCAAATCTGCAATTTCATCATCATGCCATATTAAGAACGAAATAAATTATAAGGTTTGTCATGAACAATTTAAAAATATAAATTCAGAAATACATGCATATATATTAGGTTTGTTATGGAGCGATGGGCACGTATCGAAAACTAAAAATTCAATTTATTTTATTACTACTTCTCCAGATGACAAATATTTTGTTCCTGTTTTTCAGAAAACTGGAAATTGGGGTTCTTCTGTTTCATTTCCTGAAAAGGGGAAAGCCCGAACTTCCTTATATACGAATAATTTATATTTCAAATCTTTTTTAGAAGAAATGAATTATTGCAATAAAGAGTTGGGTGCAGATAAAATATACAATGCTGTTCCAGATAATTTTAAACGAGCTTTTATTTTGGGCGTTATAGATGGAGATGGTTGTTTTTATATAAACGAAAAAACATCTAACTATACATTTTCAATTTGCTCGTCTTACAATCAAGACTGGGGATGCTTTGAAAATCTGTTAAGAAATTTAAAAATAAACTGGAAAATAAAAAGAGTTTTTTCCGAAAGAGGGAGCTATAGTAAAATTATAATTTCAGGAAAATCAAGGGTGTCTAAATTTGGTGACTACATTTATTCAAATTATGAAAAAGACAGTTTAGGTCTTCTTAGGAAATATCAAAAATTTATAGCAATAAAAGCAAAGCTTAATAAAAGAATATTCCCAAAAACAGAGATTTTTAAAGATCAATAAATATCTTTTTCTATTTGTTCTTTAACGGCCGTCATAAATTTCCGCATATCACACATATATAGTCCAGAACTAGAAAGACAGTTTATTTCAACTACTTTATACCCCAGCGATTCGCAAACGTCAAGAACAAAATTTCCTCCCCAATTATGACCCCATTTTGTGGCCCAATTATGACCCCATTCTGAAACTTCATGCGGGACAGTAGACAAGTCAATGACTCCTTTATTCATATATTGAGATCCAGTGACATATTGATTACCAACGAAAACTAATCTCCATTCCCGGCCAATTGATTTTGGTTTAGCCATTACTAATTCAATATCTGTTAGATTATTTTGAAGTAAATATTCATATTCCTTTAAAAACCTTTCGCGGGTAAATACACCACCAGAAAATAACTTATTTCCAGAATTTGACCTTATCCAAAGTGGCCAATTAAGATTTTCTCCAGAATTAGAAATCAAATGCTTCGGCCTTATCTTGTCAGTCCAATCTAACTTGAAAAAAGAAAAAGTATCGGGCTCCCATATCGGTTTTGCTTTTGCACCATCTGATTCTTGGGCCACACGCATCTCAAACTTGGCATCAAAATTCAGCATATCATCAAACCAAACAGTCTTGTGTAAATCTTCATGCCACCACTTCCAACTGCTGTAATTAAATAATGCCGCATTTTGATTGAAGGGCCAAATAAGGTCCGGCCAACCTTTGGCGCGCAAACTAAATTTTAAACTATTTATAAATGCGATTGATCCCCGAGGAAAAATAGGGCCAAAAACTAAATCTTTCTCATCGCAAAATTCCGATTCTTCGTAGACTAAAACATTAGAATTTAAACTATTAAATCCCACGGGGTCTCCTAGGAATTTATGAAAAATATAGTTTATTTTCATCCTATGATTGGGAAAAATCCAATTTCTACACTTTCAATGTGTTCGAAATAACCAAACCATGGGGCGAATCCTGATCGCACGCTTTTTGGATGATGACGGAAGTTTTTATCCCACGGGAGAGGGCGAGGATTCGTTTCGCAATCATAATTGCAGTCAGAGCCTTGTTCTTCAAGGGCTTTCTTACATTCTAAAGCCTCGTCGGGCATTTCTGTAATAAATGCAACCGCTAAATTCCCAGAAGAATTTCCAAACGAATCTCCAGAACTATAAATGACATAAATCACATATACACTTTGCGCATTATAGACTTCGTCCGGAACCTTAAATGCCTCGAAAGACCATTTGTTTAAAAATGAAGAATTCCGGGAGACTCTTTTTACTAAAGAGTCATATATTGTCTCCCAGCTTCCAAACTGTTCTCCAGAATGATAATCTTTTTCACAACGAGACTGTGTTTCAACAAACAATTCTTTCCGCGTATCAACCGGGGGTGGAGTTAATGTTTTTGGCTTCTTCATGAGACGTAGGTTAAAGAAAATCTCATTAAATGTCAAGAAAAATAAATGGTGGCCGGGCTTGATACCGGCTATGGGGTCAGTAACTTATCCTGACGGATGAGGTTTAGACACGACCCCGCATGGGCTACGTGGAGCGTTCGGGCTTCAGACCGATTAAGGTTTCCCAACTCTATTATTGAATGACCAGCGCGCCTTTCCATGACTGACTTACAAACTTCGTCGCGCTTCCTTCAGCGCCGCACCATTAAGCGTTCCTCTGTGGGCGCGAGCCACAATAACCCCCTGACGCGGGAGCCGTCCTAAGCTTTAGACGAGAAGAACTATAAATAAATTCTGAATTTAGAACTTACCCGTTGGCACAGGTAGAGATTCGGCATCTTGGATATCAGCCCTCGCTCGGGTTATTTATTTATGAAGCCCCGCCCGGACTCGAACCGAGAAAGACACGCTCAAAACGTGTAGTTTTACCATTAAACTAAAGGGCAGTTGTGGAAGTCGGATTTGAACCGAACGATCTCGCAATTATCAGTCGCGGGCTTTAACCGGGCTAAGCTATTCCACATTTAAAAAATATCCCCTGAGATTTTGCCGGTTTATTGTTCTTCAGGTTCCGACGCAATAGAGCGTCCTCCGCACCGCTCGGCATTATTACTAATGGATATCAAATTTTATTTTCTACACAAAAAATCTCTTCTATAAACATCTTCGGGAACAAACTTTACCAAATCTTTGTCGTAAAAGTTAAATAATTCCCTTGATATCCTATTAATATCAAACTTAATTATCAAATCAAATTCTCCATAATCCAATAATTCGCTATAAGAAGAAAAAACAACTACCGGGTTCTCAGGTAAATATTCATCAACAACTTCATCAATAAATGTTGTCCCGTTGAATTTTGCAAATCGACTAATGCCGTTTTCCTTCCTTGCCTTTATTGGCGTCAGCCAATCAAATAAAAATGATTTCCCGCCGCCTCTAGCCATAAGAACCAAAATTCGGGAGTCTTTATTTGAATTTATTAGTTCTACTATTTCCTTTTGAAAGCAATATAGTTTAGTTTTTTCGTTCATATTAAATATCGGAAGCTTTTCTTGTTTTCTTATAAAGTTGGGAAAGTTCATCGGCTTCTTTAGCGGTTATTTTGCCTCCGCCGCCATCACCTTTTACTTCCCAACCATCATCCTCATGAATTTTAATAAATTTTCCAATAACGGCAAACTTTTCAGGAATCCACGCCATGTGATGTTTATCGCCCTTCTGGAGATGACACTGTATGTAATTAACCTTTTTCAAATCTTTTTTTAGTCTTTTGTGCGCTTATTTTTCCACAAATTTTCATATTTTTATCAACAAAGTTGCCTCCAAAATCTTTATTGAAATTTTTGTTGGTTTGAAGTGCATCAAATAAACCGTCAGAAAAAACTGCATCCCAATCAACTAATTCTGCCTCTTCCTCCGTAAAGAAAACAGGAACAAAAGGAAAGTTATCTATTTTTTTATTCTCCATAATACTGAAACAAAACTGCATTACATCTAGCATGAACAGCCCCAATAGTCAAGCCTGTTTTATGGCAATGATGAAGATGGATTGGATGATCTAGAAATGCTTCAGGAAATAAGTTTAAATTTATTTTTTTACTCATTACTTCTGTCGAAGCTAGTCCCACTAAGGGGTTTTTGCAATGTTGACATAGACCGTCTTGAACTTTGATATATTCTTCTCTAACTTTCCACCGTTCTTTTGGTGGAATCTCATCATATAGAACTGGTAATTTCATTTTTTATTCCTATAGACAACCTGAGATTCGAACTCAGAAAAATGTTTTAAAGTGCCGCATAAGGGACTCGAACCCATAACCTTGAGGGTAGAAACCTCCTGCTCTATCCAATTGAGCTAACACGGCTAATGTTCTTTATAAGTTACAATATTTCATTCATCTTGTCAACATAATCCGCCACTTTACTTCTCGCTTTCTCAAGCAAAACAACCGCATCTGTCAGCAATGGGTCTGCGCCCATAGATTCAACCCCTACAAGGGCATCAAAAATCAATCCCTCAGCCTCAACCCATTGGCTCATATCATTTCTTCTTGGAATGTTATTCATGTAGCCCGCCCTGAACTCGAATCAGGAACCTCAGAGTCGTAATCTGGAGTGATATCCAATTTCACCAACGAGCCTTTTGAAACAATAAATTTTATTGTTTCAATTTGTAATTAAAAGTATGTTTTTACACCAAAAGAACGGTTTGCAGCCTTACCAATTACGGAGTGCCGCACGATATGCCTATGTCAATTCATAGGTTCTTACAACCTCATATTGATTTACCTCCCTAGTCCTAGCTTACGTTTAGCGTTCGCAACTCTATTTTCTCTTCAAGTTGTTACTACGGTCATTCGGAGAATAGATTCTACTTTTTAAAGGATTGCTACTTCTAAGCCAACCTCCTTAAAATTACCAGTGCGCTGGAGACGAATCGAACGTCCAATGAATTATTAGTTTCGGAGGTTACAGCTCCGCGAGGACTACCAATATCCCCAACCAACGCTAATGATTTAATGTCTGGATTTGAACCAGAACAACCCCGCCACAATTGCAGGGGATGCTATCTTATATTACATTAAAAGTGCTGCCGAGCGGTTACGATCCGCCTTTTTCAGGTTGAAAGCCTGCTTTCCTAGCCAGTAGAAGACGGCAGCATTGACGCCTTAACTTTTCATTAGGGCCGGTCATTTTATAAGTCAAAATAACCAAAAATATTTACTTTAACAATTGATATTTTTTAAATAAGTGTTTATATTCTTCTCCGATAGCAACAGTTGCAACTGCTGTCAGTTCATTATCTCTATCCGGTTCACGAAATTCGTCATAATGGACAAACTCCAAAGTGTCAAGATATTTCGTGAACTTATTAAGATCTTTTTCGCTTTTCATTCCTAAAACTATCACAGACGGGTGTTCAAATCCATCAAAATGATATGTCCAACTAGCTTCAATCGCCGCGTGACATGCCTGAACTACTTGCTGGGGTCCGCTTATATCTTGCCTTACGGCAACATACATATATCTTTTCATTCTGCGCCTCCCTTCATAATCATATTGCCGCGCCGATCAAGCTTTTTCCATTTTTGTTTGAAAGAAACACTTTCAATTCCTCCAAACATTTCCGCGTTACTGTGTATTTCTGACAAGGCTGTTACCAACAAGGTATAAGAGTCTCGCTTTGATAGGTTGAGCGCCGTAATTTCTTCGGCAGTAAATGTATGAAAAATCATATCCAAACCAATTAGGTTGCCGACTATACTGTTAGCTCCCGGCAAGTTTAAATAAACTCGCTTTGAAACCTCGGCGTGATTTGGAAAATGCCTCTTGCCATCAGAATCAACTTCAAGACAATACGGTTTCCCGCAATCGTGAAGTTCGTTATACTCCTGTATAGTTTTTGGATAATGAAGATTGCTAATAATCTCTCCAAAATTATCTTTTAGCCAATTTGGAATTTTCATCCCTTCGAAATCTTGTTTTAAGATTCTTTGGGTGTATTTCCAAACACTTTCTCCATGCTCTAAAACAGATTGTGTTGCAGTCTGTTTCGTATTGGCCATTGCTTCTTTTAATTCAACCTACGTATGTGTATTCATTTTATTTTTTTTGTTTTGTGAAATTATTGATTGCTTCATTCGTTCACCAGAAACCGCTGGCTGATTTAAACAAATGCGGGTAATTTCTTTTGGATCAGTTATAATTACCGTTTTCTTCTTCATGTTTTTATAAAATTTTAACTTAAACGATTCTCAAGAAAATTTACTTAACACCGTTCTTTTAAACTTACAAAAATCTAAAGTCATCTTTTTAGGACATAAACTCTCGATTTTTTGTTAAATTCTTCGTTCAACGACGGGCTAACCAAACTTGCGTTTGATGAACTCCCATCTCCAGAAGCGTCAATTCGGGAAGAACTTTCCCTATAAATTTGTTTTAGATTCAAACTTGCATTTAAATCTCTATCCATTTTATTATCACACATCTTACAGTCAAATATTCTATCTGTCAACTTCAAATCTGAATTTTTCCATCCGCAACAGCTACAAGTCTTACTGGAAGCAAAGAAGGTATCCGCGAAGATAACTTTTCTTCCATTCCATTTTGCTTTATATTCTATCTGACGACGAAATTCAAATAATCCAACATCACTGATAGCTTGCGCCAAACAGTGATTTTTCATCATATTGCTTACTTTCAAATCTTCCAAAACTACGACTTGGTTTTCGTCTATAATTTTAGAAGTGATTTTATGTAAGCAATCTTTACGAATGTTTGATATGTGATAATGTAATTTTGCTAATTTTTGTTTTACTTTTCCATAGTTTTTGATTCCCTTGTTCTTTCTGCTTAATTGTTTTTGTTTACGTTTTAGTCTTTTAAGATTTTTCTTTAAGGCTTTTGGATTTTCATAAATGGCTCCATCAGAACAAGTAGCCAAAGTTTTAATTCCCAAATCAATTCCTACTACCTCGTTCTTAGCGTCAAGATGCTCTCTGTCAGGCGTTTCTACTTGAATAGATATAAACCATTTGTCCGCTCGTTTAGAGACGGTAGCAGATAGTATTTTACAATCAGTGGGAATATAATCTTTCTCGGCTAATCTAAGTTTACCGATTCGTGGCAATTTAATACAATCAGACTCTACTGAAATTGCTCCGTCTAATCTAAACGACTGTTTTTCGTTCTTTTTGGATTTAAATTTAGGAAATCCTTTCTTGCCTTTGACTTTTCTCTTACAACGAGCGAAAAAATTTTGAAATGCCTTATCGCAATCTCTAAGTGCATTTTGTGGAGAAGTCTTACTTGAATTATACATCCAAGGAACTTCCGACTGTTTTAACTTGTTTAATTCCCTATGAAGTTCAATAGCATTAGGAATCTTTTCTTTTTTATCGAATTGTTCTTTCTTTTTAGCTAATGCCCAATTATATGCCCATCTTGCACAACCGATATGTTGCAATAACAAGGTTTGTTGCTTGTTATTAACACTAATCTCGGTTTTGTATGCGCGTAAAATCATTTCAATCTTTCTAAACAAATATAATAATATTCTTTTTCTTTTTCGATACCTATGAATTGACGATTGAGATTTTTTGCCGCTACTAAAGTTGAGCCTGAACCAGCAAAGCTATCCAAAACAACATCATTCTCATTAGTATATGTATTGATAAGATACTCCAAAAGCTCAACTGGTTTTTGACTGGAATGAACTCTCGAATAATTATCCACGCATTTAAAATTTAAAATATTGTCAGGAAATCGCGTTGTTTTCCCACCTTCGTAATTTCGCGTATTGGTTCCATGATATGCTTTTCCGTTGGAGCAGCCTTTAGCAGAATTGGTAGGAATATGCCCATCCGTAATTTGTGGATTATATGTTTTGCCGCCAAAAATAGATATTTCTTCAACTTTTCTAATTGGCATTCTCTTGGCATGAAAGAAATTTGTTCCTTGGTTTTTATTCCAATACCAACAATATTTAAATTGTTCTATATTAGAGCAAATAACTTTCGTAGTGAATGGTTGACAGCCAAATATAGCCGCGACATATCCATTTTTGCCAATTCTATTAAATTCAGCCCATAAAAAATCAAAAGAAACAATAGAATCCCATTTCGGAGCGGTTAAACCGTATGGCGGGTCAATACAAATGAAATCAATTGATTTATCAGGAATGTTTTTTAATAGCTCTAAACAGTCGCCATATAAAATTTCCTGTCTCATTCTGGTTCCTCCTTTTCTTTCTTCTTTCGATTCTGCGAACTTCTACGTCCATAGATTTTAGCAGAAAAACTAGCCATCAAAGACAAAATATCTTCTACGAGTTCATTCTCGAAACTCTTACTCATTACCTCTTCAACTTTTTCAATTCTAACCCCATAGGAATTAAAATAAGATAATAGATAATTAAAACAAAACCTTGACAATCTATCTTTATGTTCGATTAAGACTACATCAATTTCTTTCTTCTCAACCAATTCAAAAAGTTTCTGTAATTTCTTCCTATTGTCGTTCATTCCTGAACCTACCTCATCAAAAACCGCAACAATAGAATAACCACGTTTTAGTGCCTCTGTAGTCATTCTGCCAACCTGTCTTTCTAAATCACCTTTGGTCTTCTGCTCATGTGAGCTAACACGGCAATAGATACCCACACGCTTACCACTAGACTCTTTAACAGTTTCTACATAGATTCCTGCCAACTTCTCAATATCGGTTCTATAATAGCGTCTATGGCCACCTTCCGTATGAAATGGGATCACTTTGCCTTCTCTTTCCCAATTTCTAAGAGTTTCATCAGAAACGCCTAAGATAGATGCAGCATCACTAATTGATAGAATCTTTTTATCCATTTTTGTCTATCAATCCTTTCTGTTGAAATAATCTGAACCATTCGTCATAGATTCGTTGAAAATCCTCAACTGTTGGAACTTCATCTAATTCAAACGGAATATCATGGATAACTCCATCATCGGTTTCAAATTCTGTTGCTGTAACTCTTGTAATCATTTTTGGCTTCATATATTTACACTAAAAGTTTAGATTTTGGAAGAAAAAAGTGAAAATATTTTAACTTTCTTTAGATATTTGAGATTATCAGGCAACTGTTGTCAACCCTTGAATAATCTCAGCTTGCTAAGCTATCGCATCACTCTAAATAATCTGCTAGCAGTATTTTCTAGCTTAACCATGACAATAATCATTTAGTCACCATGTTTTCTTTTAAGTCAAAAGTGCGCCGTGAGGTATTCGAAACCCCGACAATCCAATTTAGAGTCGGACCGCTCTAACCGCTGAGCTAACGGCGCTTTGTTGAAACCATCTTAGCGAATTTATTGGATTCGTCAAGTTGTTTTCTATCAAAAACACAAGCTAGGAAGGTAGCATTAATTCCTTCATCCACTTACCCGAGATCTTCGAAGTAAGTCGCATTACCCTTTTATGCTACTAGCTACTGTCGGAAATATGATAATCGAAATCATCTCGTTCTTGCCCCAAACAAGTCGCATACCCAGCCTGCCCATTTCCGTTATGTTAAGTTGACGGGACTCAAACCCGCAATTTCTAAGCCTATAGTCTAGCGTTACTCCAAACAAGAAAGCTCATTAACAACTTCCTCGAAGGTATAATGCCCGGAATCAATAAGTTCCTTAGCTAGTTCAATCAAATCCTGTATCTTTTCGTATGCTTGTTCTTCATTCATAAAAATACTATACTTGAAACATTACAATTTGTCAATTTTTTTCTTGAAAATATTTTATATATGCACGGCTACAAGGAATCGAACCCTGATATACTATTTTGGAGACAGTCGTTCTACCATTGAACTATAACCGTATTATGTTTATTGACAGGGTATTAAACCTATCAATAATTTTCTTTAACCTTCCGTTCCCTTTTAGAACCAAACTCGCATTCCCGCGACTGCTTATTGCTTCGGGTGCAACTTGTAAAAACCCAACAAAAAACCGCTAATCTTTACAGAAAAGCGGTTAATATAAATTTTAATTAAACTAAAAATATTTACATTACCGCCTTAACGAGTGGATACCACTCGCGAAGAATAATCGGTTGTAACTGTCTTAAGTTCATGTTTGTATTATTACACAATTTTTTGTATTTGGGAAGAAATAAATCTCCGCATTTTTACGGCAGTGCTATTCCAAAAGAATTAAGGGCATAAATTATAAAAACAATCGCCAATATAATTCCCACAACTTGATATGGCGTGCCACTTATAAACTTTCCAACACACCAATATACTAAATAAAGTAAAAGGAAAACAACTAATAGGGTAAGAATCGAAGTGATCATAGTAATTATAATTACACTTAAATTGTATCAATACGAATCAATTTCTTGCCCGCGCCATTAAGAGTTAAAATAAGTGGGATGTCTACCTCAGTATTGTCAACAATAATATAGTCTAATGACAATCCTTTCGCCTTTTCGTCCATTTTCCGCGTATGGAAAACATATGCTCCCGCTGATTTAATATTTTTAATATTAGCGACACCAGAGAAATACTTCATCTTCCCATAGGGAGAGGTAAAGAACCCAACCTTGAAGCCTCTTCCAGCCAACCACGCAGAATAAGTTGATAAAAAAGTCGTTGCTCCCGAATTTCGCGAATAAACACGATCTACCTTCTCGCGAGAAGCCTGACAATCTGAAAACATCCCCATCTGTTTAAATGAAGGCGATAAACCATCATTAAATTTCCAGAAAAATAACACAAAACTTACATAATTTAAAATTTTCTTAATCATATTAATAGGACGGTTGAAGAATTAAAGCCGGGGTTCCTTCTAGTATATCATCTTCCGTGAATCCATAATCTTCATCCTCTTGAGTTAATTGATCAAGGCCAGCTTCCCTACCTTCTTCAGAATAAGCCCCTGTCCAAAAATTTTCAAAAGGCGAGTAGCTGTTTCCTTCTGGATCGCGAGACATAATAATGACGCGTTCCTGGTCTTCATTTTCTAGTTTTTTTATTAATTCTTTTACTGTAATCATTTTTCAACTAATTTAGATCTTTCTTCAGTAGAATATGCGAATGATTTTTCCAAACATTCCATTGAGCGATAATTTGATGTTTTTTCACTTAAGAGGCTCATCGTTTCAAACGAATTAGAGGTGGAGTAAACGGCTGAATTATCTTTATTGAATCCCCAAGATTCTGCGGCATTAACTGATTCTAATGAAGCTCCGATGAAAGAAAATTCCCAGTTATACTTTGTTTCCTGTTCTTTAATCATTTCTTTAATTCTATAAGCCCTGTATTCTTTGCTTGCATTTTCCAGACCATCTGTTTGAACAATTATTAGAACCTTTTCTGGTCTTTCCTCTTCAGGCAGATTTGATAATTTTTTACCAACTGAAGAAATAGTCACTCCTATTGCGTCCAACAAAGCCGTTCCGCCCCTAGGGAATGCGTTTAATTCGACATTAACATCTTGAATATCTGTAAAGTCTTCAATTACATCAATAGATGTATCAAAAACGGTAGTTGTTAGCGAACATTTACCCGCCTGTTTCTTTTGGTCTTCAATATATTGTGTGTAACCTCCTAAAACATCGCTCCACGCTCTGGTCATAGACCCGCTTCTATCAATTACCATTGCTATATGTGTATAATCTTTTTTCATAATTTCTTTACATTGTTTTTTCTGGAATAAATTTGGTCCATTCTGGACGAGCTTCTAAAAAAGTGAGAGAAAGTGCGTTTGTTTTTGGAATAAAAGGCTGTCTAATTAATTTAAGTCCGCATTCCTCTGGAGTTCTGTCGGCTTTAACCCTATTGACTTCTCTGTCCGCCGCAACAAGATTAAACCAACAATCTTTTCCGCCCCTTGATTTTGGGACAATATGGTCAACAGTAACGGTTTCTTTATTTAATTTTTTTCCAGTATATTGGCAAATATAGTTGTCTCTTTGCCAAATATTTTGTTTCGTCGGAAAGACCACTTTGTTCCATTTAATCTTGCTGTAGTCAGCGCAAATTACAACAGACGGCATTCTATAAGAACCTTTGACGCCTTTAATGGACTCATCGAAATCGCGGATTTCTAACTTAGACCATTCATCCCAAGTCTTAATTGGTTGAAAATAGGCGATTTCCTCCATATTTGGAGATCCGTCTTCGTTTAATTCGTATACAATATCAATAGGGTATACTGCCTCGCTAAATATATTTTTTATAATTTCTTTATAATCAGAAACTGAAACGGGGAAATAGTATTTATTGAGCTTTAGGATTTTACCTTTCATATTAATATTTTAGCACAGGTTCAAAAAATAGCAAGAAATTTATCATTTGTCGAAAAACTACACCATTTTCAGAAAAAGTCAACCAAAAAAGTGTAAATAGTGATATGATTAGCGCATCAAGTAACAATTCCGGGATCCTTTTGGGTGCTGAGGGGGCCGTTATAATTACGGATACCGCCCAGCATAACGGTCCATATTTCGCTTTAAAGGCGGTTTCTGATATCGACATTCAAACAATGGTTTGCGAAGACAGAATTGAGGGAAATCTAAATGGACAAACAGTCCAAGCCGGGGATTTAATTACTTTATATAGAATTTTGTCTATAACTCTATCTTCTGGGGTTGCTATTGCATATAAAGCATAACGATGATTGGCACAAGTAAATTAAGAATTTCAATTTTCCCCGTAAAAATTAACTTGGGCGGTGGAGCGGGAATTCCTTTGTCAATATCGGGAAATCCAAATCCGGGAGAATTATTAACCGTTTCTGGTGGAAATTCCACATACCAATGGCAAATAAATGGAATTAATGTTGTTGGCGCAACTAATTCTACCTTTGTTATTCCTTATACCATTAAGTCGGGGGATTTAATAACGGTTGTTGATGGAAACGGAATAATAAGTAACCCTATTATTATAACTACTTTCTGGACAGCCGATACAACTCGATACACAGCCGACAATAACTCAATCTTAGCCAGTGCGGCTTAATAAAAATAATTTAATATGCAAACAATTAATATAGGAGCTTCCGCGAATGATGGAACCGGAGACACAATTAGAAATTCTTTTTCTAAAGCAAATAGCAATTTTAATGAGTTGGTTGCGTCGATCTCCTCAATTCAAAGTGCTGCACTTTCAGGGTTAGACCCAAATAAATACCAAGGCCAAATAACGGCGCTTGGGCAAGCTATTCCTGCTCCGGGAACCTCTGGAAGATGGTATTATATAACTGTTACCGGAACACTTACTGATCCAGACGCAGCAGTTACGGTCACATCAAATGGATATTTAATTGATAATGGAACCGCTTGGCTGTTCCAGTCTGGCGTATCTTCGTCATTGATCGTCGCGGCCTCAGCCGATATAGATAATCGCTCCTTTCCAGTCGGAAAAAACCGATTTGATGAAACAAGAGTATTGCAAAATACTCTTATAAGACAATCTAATGGAACAACGGAAACAATCGCAGGATATCAATCAACGGATTATATCCCCGTTACTCCGGGAGGGACTGTAATATCAAACAAAGCATTTTTCAGCGATGCCACTCGCGGAACTGCATTTTATGATTCAAATAAAGTATTTATATCTTCTATAGCTGCTTTTGCAGCCAATACTCCTATTTCAGTTCCAGCGGGAGCGTTTTTTATGCGCTCTACTATTGGAACGGCAGGAGTTAATATAAGAGGCTGGTATGTGGGAGATGGTTCTACATTACCCTCAATTATACCCTCATTTAAATTAATAGATAGTCAGTCAGATCGAGATCAAAATATAAAGGCAATTAGAGAAATAGGAGGTTTTTCTAATATATTTAATAAATTTGGAATAATCTCTGGGTTCACCTTAAGCACTGGGGGAACGATAGCAGCCGGTTCTTCTTTTTCTATTTCAAATTATATGCCCGTTATTCCGGGAGAGCAAATTATATTGAGTGAAGGAACTGCTGCGGGAGCAGGGTTTGGCATTGTCTACTATGATTTAAATTTTAATAGGCTGGCTACTTCTCAAGCTGGATCTATATTGGGTAATACCCCATATACTGTTCCATCTTTGGCCGCTTATGCAAGAATGACTGTATTAAATAGTGTTGCCGAAAGATTGGGGGTCTATAATGGATCTACTCTTCCTTTATTCTTTAGTAATTTCGGAGTTACCGGCGCAATAAACAAGCGTTGGAAAGGTAAAGGTCTTGGCTTTATTGGTGATAGTATAACCGATGCCGAAGGTTGGAAAGAAGCGGCCACAAGATATCTTGAAGGCTCTATGATCTTAGATAGCGGAACTTCTGGATCATCAATGGGACATAAAATTGGAGCAATTACACCCGGCTCGCTATCGGGAACTTTACAAGTTACAACCGCAACTGGAATTGGGACGGTATCAAGCGCAGGAAATGCTTCTGTTGTGGTGACTAGCTCTCAAATCCCTGTTTCCCCAGTGACAGTATCAGTGGCAGTTTCTACTGGATCTCCATCAGTTTGGATGGCGCAAGTTCGAGCAGCATTGGCCGCTAATTCATCTATAACTTCAAGATTTACGGTGGGTGGGTCTGGCGATACGGTTACCCTTACATCAACAACGGCACTAGTAAATGATTCCTCTTTAAATATTTCTATATCTACCGGAACAGCCGTTGGAATCACATCTGCACCTACATCTGTAGCTACAACAGCCGGTGCAGCCGGAGTAGACTTGGCTGTAGTTGCGTTAGGCACAAACGATTGGGGATTTAATAGGCCATTGGGGGCATTTGGCGATGCCGCTAGCCCAGCAGCTAGTTATGGTGTTTACAACGGTCCCGGAACCTTCTATGGAGATGTTAGGGGACTGATAGAGGCTATTTTAACAGAAAAACCAACAGTAAGGGTCGCATTTACTACGCCTCTCCCTCGCTCTGCGGCAGCTACAGGCGGAAGCGGAGCAGGTGTATCGGCAGTAAACGGTAATGGAGCCACACTACGCCAATTTGTGGATGCCATAATTCAAACTTGTGCGACTTATTCAATTCCTGTTTTGGACTTAAACCGAAAAAGTGGATGGAATCCTTATAATATTGCCAGTTATTATGCTTCAGATGGGCTACACCCTAATGTAGCTGGCTATGCATCTTACTCACCAATGGTGGGGAGCTTTCTAGAAAGCTTGTAAAACATTAAAAGCCACCAAGTAATTAGTGGCTTTTTGTTGCGGAACGTAGGAGACCCGAACCTCTTTCTCTAACTCGACAGGCTATTACAATACCCATATATAAACGTTCCTAATGTGCGAGATGCAGGGTTCGAACCTGCGACCTACTCCTTGTAAAAGAGTCACTCTACCACTGAGTTAATCCCGCATAGTATGCTAATATTACACTAAAATTTTAAAGTTTCCAGTAATTAATTGCGGGCAAAATTAAAATGACTTAAGAACAAACCTATTTTACTGTCTGGACTCTCCCTCTCCTCATCAGATACGATAAATGCAATGGCGGAAACTGAATTATTCAGGTCGGGCTCTCGAAACTCCGCATAATTAACACCCAAACTTTCGATGTATTTTAAATATTGCTCCATATCTTCTGAGCCGCCGCCGTCTAAAAGAATGAATGTTTTATGGTTATCTATAAATTCTTTATATAAAGGAGTATCGCCATATTTTTTGGCATATTCTAATCCGCTATGACCGGCCTGAATACCCTTTTGAATGCCGGAAAGATTATACATTACTAAAAAATAAAGTTTAAGTGGAGAGATCATGGGCAAGAATATATCAACTTTTTCTAGTATGTCAAGATTTTTAGTGTAAATAAATTTACTATGGAAACTCTAGAAGAAAAAAAAGAAGAAGCAAAGGTCGAAAAAAAGATCGAAGTAGCTGTTGAAACAAAGGGGAAACAAAACGGGGTTGTTAAAGACTTAGCTGTCGCCGGTGGGAGTGTGGTATTTTTCTACCTTGTTTTACTCTTGGCGAAATGGGTAGACGGTGCGTTTGGGCTTGCTGAAGCTTATACACTTGTGGATATTGCCTCTCTTTCTCTTCATGTTGCCGTGGCGTCGGCGCTTGTTTGGGTTGTTAAAAGGGTGGTGTTTCCAAAAACTATTGGAATATTTTTCGGTTCAATGATGAACATAGGCTGGGATGAATTTTCCGTAAAAGAAAAGACTAGGTGGACTCTTTCTTTTTTCTTAGTTCTTTTTTCTATTATAATTCTTGCTTCTAAATGACAGCTACAGAATTAATAAAAAGCTATGGGTTATACAACAAAAATGAAAAGGCTATTTATTCAATAACTCATATACCTACGGGTAAAATTTATATAGGAAGTTCAGTTAATGTATCTAGGAGGTTAAAAGAGCATATTCAGCAACTAAATAAAAAGTTACATGGCAACGCACATCTTCAAAACTATTGGAATAAATTCGGACATGAAGAATTTATAATCGAAATATTAGAATGGGCAAAAAATTATACATATGAGAATCTACTTAAAATGGAAAAATTTTGGATAGATTTCTACCAATCTTCTTTCCCAGATTTTGGTTTCAATATTCTTAATGATCCAACTGATTTTAAGTTATTCGAAAAGCATAGAAGCGTCTCTACAAAAGAAAAAATATCACTTAAACTCAAAGCTTTTTACACCGGTGAAAACAGTAAAAAGGCTATAGCGACCAGCATAAATAATTTATCTAAAATAACTCCAGAATCAAAAGAAAAAAGCCGACAAAGTCTAATTAAATATGTAGAAAAAATTAAATCCGGGGAAGTGACTCCTCCGGCAAAGGGCTATAAACATACAAAAAAAGACAAAATAATAATGCGCGAAAAAAAGCTTGGGATTTATGAAGGTAAAAATAATCCATTTTATGGCAGAAATCATACTGAAGAATCAAAGCAAAAAAGAATAAATTCTATAAAAAAGTTAAAATGCAAATATGGACCTAGGTATGTTGTAAACTATGAAAACAAATTATATTATATAATAAACGTTAAATCTTTTATAAAGGCAAAATTTGGCAATTATCCTGAAAATTCCACGCTTTCTAATTATTTAAGGTATTGGGAAAGAAAGGGTTTGAAAATACTTCTAAAAACAAAAAATAACTATAGTGCTTCTAAATTCAAAATGGAAAATGTGGGATACTTTGAAATTAATTAAAAAAACATTACTATTATTAGTAGCGTTTATGGGGCTGGCATTTGCTGGCCCTAATGACGTTATTAGCGAAGGTTTATCGCTCCCAGTTTCTCAAAAAAGCGTTGATTTGATAATTTATTATGAATCTGGAACTAGAGAATACTATGACAAGTATCTAACCAGACCAACGGTTCCTGCTTGGCAAACAACCTCATCGGGAGTAACTGTATGCATTGGGAATGACTTAGGGATGATGACTAAAGATCAAATACGTAAAGCTTTTACAGGCGTAGCAACAGAAAAAGAAATACAATTGATGCAGTCTGTGTCTGGAATGACCGGGAAAAACGCATATTATAATGGCCTTCCAAAGGTTAGAAATTTATTAAGGTTTGATTACAATCAAGCCGAAAAAGTATTTACTAATTATACCATGCCGGTTTTCACCAAGCAAACAAAAGATGCGTTCTCTCTTGCCCCCACAACATTGCATCCGCATTCTAACGGAGCTTTAACCTCGCTAGTTTTTAATCGAGGCCCATCGCTAGCTAATACGGATTCGCGAAAAGAAATGAGATGGATTAAGTATAATATCGCTAATGATAAAGTGGAAAATGTTCCTAGTGACATATTGAGCATGAGAAGGCTGTGGTCAAGAGAAAAGCTAAAAGGCCTATGGTTAAGACGAGAGGCTGAATCAAGGCTATTTCAACAGGGTTTAGACACTAGAAAAGCGGAAATCAAATAAATATTTATTTTTAATGCTATCAAAAACTATTACCGCGAAACATTGATTGGAAACGGGTATTTTTGTCTGACTCTTAATTAAGTAATCTAAATATTCAATCATTTTATCGGCCCGGCTTTTTTCCGTTTAACTTGAGGGCGAATTGATGAGTTGTTTTCATAATATTAGTTCTGCGGAGCATTAAGGAATTGAACCCTTGCCGAACTAACGGCCTGTTGCTTTCCAAGCAACCGTAAACACCAGTTTACATAATACTCCATGTGGAATCTGAGGGACTCGAACCCTACAACCTTCGCGTTGCAAACGCACTGCTCTACCAATTGAGCTAAGACCCCTAATTAATATTTTATTTATCTGTGACAATTTTTGGAAATCTTATTTATAAATTTCCGTGCGGGTTGCAGAATATTCGAAATCCAACCGTTTCCGGTCCCTTTTGTTAGCAACAAAGCTCGGCACGCCTGTCCGATTTACAACCCATTCACCCTCGCCAATAAATTGGCGAGGTGGCATGATAACGCTTTCGACTGCGGAGGGACTACCCTCAAACCAATATGAAACAAATGCCTAACCACAAAAGCGGGCAACTGAGGTGTCGATCCCCATTCCAGAATGTTTACTGGAACTCATCGCTTTCAAGGCGAGTCTCAAGACCGCTTGAGTTAGTTACCCTATTACTGAGCCTTCGTCGGGAATTGAACCCGATATGGAGTCAAACCATGTCACCGTAAGCTTTATACCATCCATGGACCTATCTCTAGGCGACGGAATCGAACCGTCTGCTTCGAAGGCTAAAAATATTTCGCTTTAAACTTCCACCATTTTTCGTATTCTTTTTCCCACAACTCATTTATTCTGTCTTTTAGCTCGAAGGCCAAACTATCGTTTCTACTTTCTCTATATAATATAACAAAACACTTGCCTAAAACCAGCCTTTCTCTCCATTTTATAGGAGAAATTAAACAAAGAATCAATCTTACTATAATATTTGGCTCTTTCATTATAAATATGTGCGAGTAGTGAGATTCGAACTCACGCGTGGTATTCCTAATTGGAAGTTAGGCACAATCGACCTCTATGTGATACTCGCTATTAATATTAAATGTAGGGGCACTGGGATTCGAACCCAGTTCTATCGGTTAAAAGCCGAGTGCTTCTCCTAACAAGCTCTACCCCCATTATATTACAATGTGCTGAACCCAGATATTGAATCTGGTATAAGATATACTTTATGAGTAAGCAAACGAAGAGGCCAGAGCGCCAATTTATTTTTAATATATCTAATAGAACCGTCATTCAGCGTCACAATGAATAAATTCATTATAAATGGCAACCCGGAAAGGCCTTTCACCTTTATTTCCACTACCGATGAGTGGTGCCCTAATTTTTATTAGACGACCGAGTTTTTGTGCGGGAAAACGGGTTTGAACCGCTGCCTCGACGGGATTTTTAAAACCAAGTCGCGCTCTACATTGAGCTATTCCCGCTAATCTTTTTGTATATTACCTGATTTATTGGATAAGTCAAGAAATATTTGCTCCCATCCTAGGTTCCGCCCCTAGCCACCTACTTAATTCGGTGCCACTCGATTAACAGTCGAGAGCCTTCTCTAGCCAGCCCGATGGGAATTATGTTGCGCACGATGAAATCGAATCACCTTTCACCCCATGTTTTTGAGGCATCTTACCATTAGACGAATGCGCGAAACTCTTTAGTGACTAGCGAAAGAGAACAATACATTTACTAACAGTCAATTAGCTTTTTAATTGTTTTTGAGTTGCGGGTATCAGAATCGAACTGATCTCCTAAGCTTATGAAACTTGGCTGGAACCACCTCCAGTCTAACCCGCAATGAAATTTACACTATTTTTAGATTATTGTCAACTAAAATCTACATTTTTTACTGGGTGCCAAACACCCTTGCCTTTTACGACTTTATTTTCGCCACCCCAATCAACACCTTTAATATTATCCAATTCTTTTATTTGAAAACTAAAACTATTAATGAGTGAACCAAATCTAAGGCCCGCCGCCATATCTTTAGCATACAAAGCATCAATATTTTTTCGATTAAAAATAACTTCTAAGCATTTTCGGCTAATTCTAAACAAACAAAGCGGGCCAACTCCTACTAAAGTTTTAAATTCTGATAAAATTTTTCTTCTGTCTCGGAATCCAATCCAGCCACTCCCATCCTGTATTAAAGTTTTTACTTCAAAATCGGAATCTTCTGAAAATATATTTTCAATTTTCTCATCAAACAATACATCCCATTCCATAAATAAGGCGTATTCAAAATCTAATTCTTTACCTTCGGATTCCCACCACTTCTTTACGAGCCTATCAATATTTCTTTTGCCTTTTTCTTTGGATGCGTCCCCATACAAATAGTAAACAGGGGTATTAGGATTATTTTCAGTAAATACTTCTGAATTGACAAGGCTATAGCCTTCCATGGTCATTATGACGGCAATGTTTTTCATTAACTTAATATGTATTTAATAAATATGCCGCGATCCAAATCGGCGGGCACAAAATATATGTCCACAATGCAATAGAATGGGAACGGCCAAAGAAACCTTTATCATTAAATTTTAAAATACGATTGTAAACCACTCTATGAAATGACTTATTGAAAATATATTCTGATAACCAAAAAATATCAAACAGCATCATTATAATAATTCCTGCAAATGTTAATTGGAAAAATGTAATCATGTTGTAATATGTTGATATTTAAAGAGTTAAGAGCCTCAAGAGGGAATCGAACCCTCGTTCCTAGATTACAAAGCTAGAATTCTACCATTGAATTATTGAGGCATATATAAAATAATATTTTTATATATTTTCTGCGCCTCCCCGTGGACATGAACCACAAACCTTATGCCCCCTCGGGGGCTTGCTCTAACTTGAGCTAGGAAGGCATATTCTACTTGATTATTTTTGGTGTCAATTTTAATCCGATGTCTTCAAAAACAACCTTTTCCAACTTACGATATTCTCTGAAAAACTGAAGTGTCGCAAAGCTATCATAAGCGAAACACTTTGTCAACTCTTCATAGATTCTTTCAATTGAAATATTTTTAATTTTTTCCAAAAGAAATTCATCTCTCAAACAATAACATATGTCCTCATGAAGGCGAAACCCTCTGGTTATGAAAAATCGAATAGCTCTAATTAATCGAAGGGAATCTTCGGAAAATCTTTCGTAAGAACTACCAACACATCTCAAAAGATTATTTTCTAAATCCCGCGCCCCATCAAATGGGTCAATTAAAATTCCTTCTTCATTTTTGGCCATCGAGTTGATCGAAAAGTCCCTTCTGGAAAGCTCTTCTTCAATTGAACAGATCGTAACACTGTCTGGTCTACGTCCATCAGAATAAAATCCTTCTTTTCTACACAATGTATAATCAACCGCGCCCAATTTCGGATGCTTTCCTCTAATTGCAAAAAAATCGGGACGCTCCTGAAAAATCTCAATACCTTTGGAAATTAGATCCTCTCTCATCGCTTCATAGCTTGAAGCCTCTACTGCAAAATCAATATCTTTACTTTTAACTCCAAGTAGTTCGTCCCTTATCGCCCCACCTACTGTATAGTATTTAATTTTCATTTTTGGTTGCGATCGTTTCTATCCCTATTATTTCTATCTTATAACCTAGTTCCTTTAGTCTCTTGTATGAGCTTTCGACGTAATTAATATCCTTTTCGTAAAGAGTATGATAAATTATCTTCTCCGGAAGAACTATGGCTGTCTTTTCTGCTTGGTCAAGAAATAATTCAAGAATCTTACAATCTCTTTTAAAACTATTTAATTTCAATACATTTACTCCAACAACATTGTATTTTTGAAATATAATTTCCCAAGTAACAACATCCACTTGCCTCAATTTAATCTCCGAAAGAAAAATGCCCCTTTGATTAAATTCTTTTTCAACCAGAGGATGAACTTGAGTAAAAGACGACAAACTACAAATCCAAGAAGGGAGATCATATTTTATTCTCAATTCATCGTCAACATAAAATCTATGATCTATGCGGCTTTCTCCGTCAATTGCAGAGTTCTCTTTGAAAACATATTTTCCTACTTCTGTTTTGTTTATAATATCAGTTATCGGTTCAATAACAATACCCTTTTGCAGGTCGCCCCTTTTTGACAGCGACTCAAACTGATATAATCCTGCTTCTATAAAATCGTAAAACATTGCTGAGGGTTGAGGGAGCTACGATCTCCCGAGGTTCGATTCACAATCGAAGGCTTTACCGATTAAGCTATCAACCCAGATATATTTACACTAATTTCTTATTCTTCAACATTTTTTCAATGATATCACGAACTAAATTAGCATTTGCTGTAACACAAAGTTCTGATAAGATCACTGCTTTTCTTTTGGCCCCTTTACCGTCCGGAGTCAATAAAACTTTCAATGCGTCTTCGATATTCATATTTTAATAAGTTTTTAAGGCTTACCAATGTTTTTATTGGTTGCACCCCTGTTTTACTACAAGTAGTAATAAAGTCAATAGTTTTTTGAGAATCTTTTAAGATAAAAAATACTGAATCAATTGTTGCCAATGGAAAAACAGTTACCTTGGTTAAGACTCTTTTCCATTCCTCAATCATAAGATGCGTATATGGGAATCGAACCCATTTCTGAAATTTTGCAGATTCCTGTATGAAACCAATCTACCAATACGCAATTTAAGCCTTGACTGGAGGTAACGATCCTCCCTAGTGAATGTTTCAAATTCATGCTAATCCATCTCAGCTAAGTCAAGTTAATCTTGGCATGAGTGTATGATAATACACTCTATCTGTCAAGATAAATAAAATATTTAATGTCAAAGAACAAAAAAACCCACTTTAAAGTGGGGTTTAAAAGAGAAGTATATAAATACAAATCTTACCCCAGATAACGATTACTCGCTCCTGTCTTATGGGTAAATTTGGAATTACATACGCTCATACTTTTTATTTTACACCAGTATTATTACTATGGGAATTACTTTCTGACAAATATTCAAAATTATTATCTGGGACAATAACTTTTTCGCCTTTTTCAGTAATAGCTTCTACTGAACCATAATAACGCGTATTTATTTTAGCCTTCAAACCCGCGAGCCTTTCTAAGTAATTAATAATTTTTATATCAAAGGACATGGCGTAAGTAATTTAGTGCAATTTTATCATGATTAAAAGCCCAAATATAATCTTTGATATTTTCGATATCAACCCACCTAACACTGGTAATCTCACCTTCTTCTGCATTCTTGCCAGAGATTTCTTCCCCGTCAAGAGCGTATGCAATAAAATGCATGGTAACATTCTGAAGTTCGGAATTTGGGTCACTGTTTACATATTGAAACTCTAAATCTTCTTCGGAAAGTGAAATGTTGGATTCTTCAAAAACTTCTCTAAGCGCCCCTTGTTCAACGGTTTCATCCCAATCTAGATACCCACAGGGAAAACAAAATTTACCTGTGTCGGTTACGGCGGGGCCTCTTTCGATGGCAAGAATTTGTAATTTTGAGTCTTCTTGGGGCTTTGGGCGCAAGATACAAGTCGCAACCGCTACATTTCGAGACTTCCAAATTTTTTGGCCACAAACCGTATCGAAACATTTATTTTGTCTATTTTTAAAAGTGCTCATAAAAATATGATATCTGTGATCAGGTAATAATCAAGCTCTTTTCTGGAATTTTTTTTATGATGCCCTCAAGCAAATCAATGTTTGTGCTCAATGTGACGTTTTGAAGAATATCATTTGTTTTTTCCTTGATTTCCTTAAGATATTCAATAGCCGCTTCTATAATGGCATTTAGAAAATCTAAAAATCCCTCTCCAAATTCATATTCTCTAGAAACCACTTGGGCGAAAAGAGTTTGCTGAGAAAAGACAGACGACTGAATAATCTTCAACGTGTTGTCGTGATCTTGTTTTGTTTTACACGTATTTAGCAATTCTACCACACTCATACAATGTTCTACTAAAATATTATTTAGTAGCTTTGCTTCTTCATTTGATAATTCCAGTTTTTTTGTTTTCATATTTTAATTTTTCTCTAAGCTAAATACAAACTAATCCTCCATATTCAATAGCAAAAGTTATTATTTTACATAAATCTTTTCCTTAATATACCGCAAAACATAGGGGTTAGTCCGACAATGAGCAAATCCGTATTTTGTAATTTCACTTTTATCACAACCCGCTATTTTTGTCAAGTATGTATCGAATAAATACTTTCCGGCCTTATGCATGGCGGTTCCATCAACTTGAATGTTTTGAGTGAGATGATTGCAAATATCACTTATTACCATGTCCTCGGGGTATTTCATCCAAGCCCAATCATGAACCGTTTTTGGGAATCCAAAGTCAAATAATTTCGCCGCTAAAGAAGACCTAAGAAAATAGGACGGTCCCGCGAAATGCCTTGGGGGGATCATTTCGGGAATTGCCATAGGAAAAGACCCGTATGCGTCCCACTTTCCCTCTTCCAGATTTCTATAAGCTAAATCTGAGCAAACCAATGTATCGCTGTCAATCTTTTGTATATAATCGCAATCATTCGATGCGAATTTAAAAAAAGAAAGCATCTCACCAATATTTTCAAGTCCATAGAGTTTTTCGCTAGATTTCTTTTTATTTATAATTTCCACTCCGGGAATTTTTCTTAAGATTGGATCGTTTAAATCGTTTGCAACAATGATCCTATTAATTGGATAATTTAATCGCAACGAGTCGATTGAGTTCTCTAGCATATCCGCATCCCTCTCACAGGAAAAATATATAGCATTTATTTTATTCATACTGAGATAATCTATAAATATTGCCAGCCCTATCTAGAGAGCTGGCTGTCCCGCATTCTGTTAATAACCAATTCCAAATTTTCTTATTCTTTGGAAAAACCTGTTCGCCAAAACCATCGGTCAAAACAATTACAATGTCCGCTTTTTCTTCTTGCGATTGCAAATGATTTACAACCACCTCAAAGCTCGTTCCTCCTCCACCATATAGACGGTATAAATTATTTTGTTTTTCAACTTCATACACTTTGGTATCGAAACTAAAAAGCTTCACCTCAAATAACTTTTCATCAAGGGATGCGGAAACATTACAAAATTTCTTTGCCCAATTAGCACACGATCCGCTATTATCTACATAAAAATAACAACGATATTTTCTTGGAGCAATATGACTATCTATAATTATTGATCCGGGTATATCGGTTGTAAAATCGCAAAGCCTTCTGTCTAACTGCCCCCAAGATTCAAATAACGATTCATCTTTTTCTTTTATTGAGGAAACCAATCCCTTCACTAGATGTTCAAATTTTCTCTTAATTGATTTTTTTGTTTCAAAATCGGAACATATCTCTTTGGCCTCATCCCCGTATCCGCTTGGGAGAGCATCAAAAAACACAGTTGCGGCATCCTCTATAGCATCTTTAATCTCAGAATCGGGCGCGATAAGAAACGAATGGCCATCTCTGGTGCTAAAGCCGGGAACAATAAACTCATCTTCAATATTATAATAATATTCAAAAGATGGCTTATGTTCTATATTTATATTAAAAACGGTATCGCGCCAACACCAGTCTTTCCAGTTATTAATCAATGACCTGTTCATTCCAAACCCGTCAACCATTAAATGATTTACATATACATCCATCATTATATTCGCCTTCCGATGGTCTGTGAGCTTCAAGCCTCTTTTGCCATGTTGCAAAATAATATGACACATTTCATGGCATAAAGTAGCCATAATTGTATAGTCATCATGCTTGTCAAAATCAATTGTGCTCCATCTAAATGCAAGTCTCCTTCCATCGCGAGTAAACTCTATCTGGGCAGTTGGAATTGAGTCGTCCCAAATAGGGTCTCCTATTTTCCCAAGTTCATAAAAACACTCAGAAAACTCCATCAATTGATACTTAATTATATCGAATCTTTTATTTCTTTCAGAATCAGTCATAGATCTTCTTGAAGAAATTTGCCTTTAACTAATTTTTTCGGGCCACTAAACGAATTGATAAGCTTTATTACTCCCGGAACCTCATACTCAACTCCTAAGAAATTTGCATCCTTTAAATAAAAGGTGTAAAGAGAACTATAATAAAGGGATTTAAACTTATTAGATACTATTTTCTTTGAGTTGGTATCATCTTCATATATTTTAGAAATTCCAAAAGCATCTGAAAATTTCTTACAAAAACGAAGAAAATTAATGGCCGAATCTTCATTAATTGAAACAATTGAAACCTCGGAAGGAGATTTAATATCATCAAGTATTTCCGAAAGTGCCCTTGAATTAACTAACCCAGCTATATCATTTACTTCCGTTTGCCATCCAAGATTAAGGGGATAAATATTGATCTGCTCTTCAAAACAATCCAAACAAACCTTGGCATTTAAAACCGCTCCAGAAGAACTAGAAAACCAATCGGGGTAAGATCCCGATGCCTTCTTATGTTCGTTCAAGCTTTCGTATAAATCCTTTCTTGTTTGGGCGGCTTTGTAAATTAAATTAGCCGTTTTCGGTTCACTTTCTGCAAGCGCCAATATTTGTTCGGGTAGGGCATATTTTATTAGTATATTACAATATTCGTTACTCCCTAAGCAATCCTTTAGCACAGATTGATAAGACTCTTGATTACCTAGAAATATTTTAATTTGATCCTCGTCACCCGCAGATATTAGAGTTTTAAATTTGTCAAAATCATTGCTTGTGCGCCATTGTTTTACCAAATCCACAATATTTAAACCCTTATGCGGTAAAATCTCTCTTATATCTCCACCTTGTAAATAGTGCTCCACAGCATAATCTAAACGACGCGGGCTAACAAAGCTTTTAAACGATTGGTCTAATTTATTATACCAATTGTGACAAGACTCTGCAATTGCCTTATTATATTTTTTTGTGAAAACCTCTACGTTAATTTGATTAGCCAAATTAATAATAACGTGGAATCTATCTAATTGTGCAGGGTCCACAACATCAATATCATAAGAATTATCAGAGTTGTCTGGATTTATCGCGCCCCATATGACCTTGAGGTTGGGAAATTTTCTGCCATTAATTGTTTTAAACTGCATTAATTCCATTACCGCATTTCTTACTTTCGGGTGTGATCTATTAAATTCATCAATGAAAATCGCTTCGATATCTTCACTTAGATTCTGCGGACGCGCAAATTCTAATACTTTATCAATATATTTAATTTCTTTGCCTTTTTCGTCTTTCCTCGAAAATTCTTTCTCAACTAGTTTTGGAATCCCAATTAGATCTACCCAAGGGTCCAGTGTGGCACCGCTGAATATAGCATAGTTTAGACCCATGCTCTCAAAATAATTTTTTACAATGGTCGTTTTCCCGACCCCGAACTCGGATATAAAAAGAACGTTTTTTCTCTTCAGGAACCAAAAATCTAATTGTTTTTGTGTAACTGTCTTGTGTTCGTAAAAATCTTTAGTCATGGAAAGTGTTGAGAAAATATTTGAAGCAAATTGTAACTCAGAAGAATTACTTGCGTGGATTGCACTTTATCAATTTTCCATAAAAAGTCAAGAAGATAAATTCGATGAATGGCTCGCATACGCAAAAAAAAGATTTCCCGCAAGGGAAATCCTTAAAAAACAATTAGATTTTTTGAAAAATTGCGAAACTTCTAATTACACCCAACTTTATCGTCCGGCTATAACCAAGGATTTAATTATATTAAAATTATTTCAATCTTTCGCGATTTCTTATGGAAGGGGAGAGAAATTAGTCTTTATCGACTTTGTCTGACTTTTTCTTTGTCTTTTTGGCTTCTTTTTCCTCTTCTTTGGCATTTTCTTCGGCAATTTTTGCTGCCAGTTCCTCTCTCTCTTGTTCTGCCAGAAGAGCATCTTCTTGCTCTTTAACAGCACGGGCCTCATCTTCTTCTCTTTGCTTAATTTCTGCAAACTCCCTGTCCGCGATTTCTTTGTTAATTTTATCTAGCTCTTCTTGGGACTCTTGATCTTCCTTGATTTCAGCTTTCGATTGCTCGACGCTTTTAACTAAACCAGCGGCCAATCTATTTATCCTAGATCCATCTTTAAAAGAAATCTCGACAATATTACCGGCATTTCTGAAGCTTTCGATGGAATATTTTTTATCCCCTTCAAAAGTTTTTACTTTAGTTTCTTCCCCATCTTTTTGGACTTTTACTTCGAAGTCCTGCGTGAATTCAATTTTCATATATTTTATTTTGTTATGTTTTGCTTTATTATTTACACTATTTTTTGGTCATCTCAAGTGCTCGACCAATAATCTCCATCTATCGGAATCAATTTCTATTTCCCCCGAATCAATTTTTGAAATAGTTTCCCAAGCTTCCCCAAATGAATTATAAAAATACTTTGTTGGAAACATCGCAAGAAGCCAAAAGGGGCATTTTTTTATTCCACCTTCAATAATGATAAAGGTGGCGCGCTTAATTGCTGAAGCTACTGTTAACTCTTCTATGGAGCCTATTGTGGGAACTTTTGGATTAATATAAGCCACAATGAAATCACTTCTATCAACGGCTGATAAATCCAAATTCCGTATTAATTTCATATGTTGACGAACCTTATCAAATTGACCGCTATCCATCAACTTATATAAATCCTCATGGGCTGTGATATCTTCAGCCGGGCTATTTACAAATATATTATTATATGGGTTCAAAACCCTCACCCCTATGGAATTAAGCTTGTCTGTAAAATCAGATCTCCAAGCCTGTCCATTTTCATACTGGATGGCCCCAACCAAATATGATTTTGTGTTATTTAGCTTTCCCATATATATAAAAATTAAATCTTTCTTCCTCAGATAATTTGTCGGGCCATACTAATTTAAAATGAGCGTTAGATTTCAAAATTGGGTTATTTCTTGCCTCGTCCTCATTGGGCGGACCTAAGATTTCTCCATTTTCCAAAGTTTTTTCAACATACCAAAGAACTCCACTTTTCTGCATTAACCAATCTAACTCGTCAAACCCGAAGTCCGCGAATCTTATATCTGGAACTATAATAAAATCATAATTCGAATTACGAATCTTTTCGTCTAAAATATCAATAAAATATCGGCCTTGTGTGAAATTTCTCTTTGCTTGTCCAAATGCGACCATTAAGGGCCTTAGTAGTAATTTCTCATTGTCTGTGCAGTTGTCAAGATCTATGCCAAAGTTTTCGTAAACAAAGGGTTTTACCACTTCTTTAAGTGGCGCGGCTAAACTAATAATCCGTGAAGTTAATCCATCTTTTTGAAGGTCTTTTTGTATACAGATTGCCAAAGAATCTTTGCCGCTCCGTGCATTTCCTGAAATTCCAATTATTCTTGTTCCCATTTCCAATATGATTTAAATTTTGTCATAACTTACTAATTTTCTTAACTTCGCAAAGGTTTTGCTGTTCTTGAAGCCGGGCCTATTACCTTTTATGGCTTCGGCGATTTCAATTTTATCGTGAATTGATATTTTATCGCAAGATTCAACTAAGTCAATAACATTTTGAATTCTTTCTAATCTATAGCAAGAACTTCCCCAAAATGAGATTGGTTCTGAAATTTTTAGATCGCTGAAAGAATTAATCCTGCTTTGCTTATAAGCTAGAACTTGCATCTTTTTTCTAACCCAAAGCTTTTTATAATTAAAAAATCCTCCCTCGCGACTTTCATCAAATCTATTAAAGGCTTCGAGAAGCCCAAGAAGGCCCTCTTGCATAAGATCGTCTTTTATAAAAGAAAATGAAAGAAAATACTTCTGGTATATGAAGTCAAGAATTCCTTTGTTTATAAGTAATAGTCTCTCGTCCATTACCCCCGTTTCTAGATAACGCTTCAGTAAGGTTTTTTCGGTTTCGTTCATAAAGTATTAAGATACCAAAAATAATGAGAATTGTCAATCTGAAATTATTTTCTTGACAAAACGAAAGGGCATGCTTATAATAGAAAAAGACCTTAACGAACGAAGAGAGGTAAGGTCTAATATATCGTTTTAAGATTACAGAACTAACCTCGCAAGCTCGATTAGTTCTGAAAAGCTTCGCTTTTAATTTAATATTTATTTATAAATTTAAATCCTATAAATTACGAGCGAAGCGAGTAAGAGTATATTATAACGAACGATTTTTAGTTGTCAAGAAAAAAATGAACGCAGAACTATTATTTCCCTATTTCCTCTGGATACTACTAAATCGCACAAGTATTGGCAGGCCGATCAGGGAAGCGATAATCAAAACAGAAGGAATTAAATTAATACTTCGCAGTAGAATGGGTCACCCAATTGCCAAGGCGTTTATATATGTTGCTACGAAATGCGCATTCTGCTTCGTGTTTTGGGTTAATATATTGTTTTGTCGGTCAATCGAAATCTTTTTTGGGATTTGCGCAACTTTATGCTTGATTTATTTCTTTGAGTCGGTATACTCTCTATTGAATAGTATTAATAAAAAAATAAAATGAACATAGTAAATTTAACAGGAAGATGGTCTCAAGATTTTAAAGTTTCTGATGTGGGCGGTAAGAAAAAGGCGACAGGCTCTATCGCAGTTGATAAGTTCGGAAAAGATGCGGGAGCGAGCTTCTTTCAAGTTGAGGCTTGGGAGAAAACTGCGGAAGTCCTTGAGAAATATGCATCCAAAGGGGATTTTGCAATTGTAACGGGGGAACTCGTCCAAGACACTTGGGAAAAGGATGGACAAAAGCAATCTAAGGTTTATATCAAGGTTTCCCGAATTGACTTGCCGCCAAAGGGCGATAAGTCATCACAGGCAACTTCTGAGCCAAAAGCTAAATCTAGCAAGCCATCCCCCGTTGAAGAGGACGAAGAAGATCCTCTTTTCTAAAAATTAATCCGTCCTAATTCTTAATTGAATTTGGCGGACCATAAGTATGATAAATTTTCAAGCACCTTTTAATTTAACAAGCATAGGGCAGTCAGGTTATAATATTTTTAAAGAAATAACCAAAATGACAGATGTGTGCCTTTTTCCAATAAATGGAATTGGTTTGGAATGTTTTGAACTTAAGGATTCTGATATAGAAATTATAAAAAATAGCTTAAGATATTCAAAGGAATATTATAACAGAAATAATCCGACATTAAAATACTTTCATATAAGAGGTTCGGAGGATTCAGTTGGCAGAAATCCAAGCTTATTTACTTATCATGAAACTAATAGGCTTACCAATTATGAAAAAAATATTTTATCTCAGCAAGATAAGGTTTTCGTATCTAATAGATACACTCAATCAGTTTTTCTTGACCATAATATACAATCAATATACGCGCCGCTTGGATTTGATAGTGAATCTTTTTTTGAGATAGAAAAGCGTGAAGACGAAAAAGAGGTTCTCACCTTCGGCCTAAAGGGAAAATTAGAACAAAGAAAAAATACGATCCGCGTTATTAAGGCTTGGGTAAAAGTTTTCGGCGGCGATCCAAGATACAGACTTGACTGCTCCATTCATAATGCATTCATGTCTAATGAGGAGCAATCAAGCATGATTATTAATTCCCTCCCTGATAAAAGGCTCCCTTGGAATGTCAATATTTTACCATATTCTAGCACTAATTCAGAATATAATTTAGTATTGAATAATACAGATATCGAGTTAACAGGTATGAGCGGTGGCGAAGGGTTTAATCTTCCACTTTTCCAAAGTCTCTGCCTCGGGAAACAAGCAATTGTTTTAAACGCTCACGCTCACAAGGATTATTGCAATTCAAGCAATTCAATTTTAATAGAACCAAATGGAATGGTTGATGCTGTTGATGATAGGTTCTTCATTGAGGGAGAGGATATAAATCAAGGGGAATGGCACGATTTCAAAGATTCTGACTTGATTGATGCAATGTTGGTTGCCGCTAAAACAGGACGTAAGTATAATCATGAGGGCGTGAAATTAAAAAGCTGGACTTATGAAAATACCGCAAAAATTATATTGGAAAATCTAGCTTAATAATCAATTACTTATAAAAATTACTCTTGAAAGTAAAAGATTTATAACTTTTGATGGGGAGATTTTTTTAGTGTAAATAGGTTTCCAACGGTAAAAGGAATTTAAAAATGGGATTATATATATACGCGAATCCGAAAGACGGTGAAGAGGTGGTTGAGGTTTTTCAGGGCATGAACGATGTCCATGAATACTATCAAGATGGAATTAAATGGAATAGAGTTTTTACGGTCCCCACCGCTTCCGTGGATGGGAAAGTTGATGCATTCTCTCAAAAATCCTTTTTAAATAAGACAAAAAATGTCAAAACTTATGGAGAGGCTTGGAAAATAAGCAAGGAATTTAGCGAGGCTAGAACGGAAAAAGAAGGAGCTAAGGACGTAATTACACAAAGGGCAGAAAAACAATTTTTTGATAAAAAGGGAAAGAAATAATGAGTATTAATGAAGAGGTGAAAGTAATAAAACGAGACGGCTCGCAAGAATTGTTCGACGTTGAAAAAATAAATAAAGTTATAAATTGGGCAACAGAGGGGGTTAGTGGAGTTGATGCTAATTTAATAGCTATTAACGCCAATATGAGTCTATCGAAGAAAATTAATTCCCAGGACATCCATAGTTCGATAATAGACGCTGCCAGCGATTTATTTTCAGAAACATCTCCCAATTATAGCCTAGTCGCGGGTAGATTAATGATCTTTTCTTTAAGAAAAGAGGTTTGGGGAGGAAAAAATCCGCCACATTTATATGATTTTATAAAAAAGAATATTGATCTTGGTATTTATGATCCAGAAATTTTAAAAGTTTTTTCTCAAAAGGAAATTAACAAACTGAATGAAAAGATCCACCACGATAGAGATCTTCAATTAGATTCTGCGGCAGTTAAACAATTAAAGGAAAAATACCTTTATAATAATAAATCAACAGGAGAATCATTTGAAACGCCTTCATTTGCATACATGTTAATGGCAATGGCCGGTCATATTAATGAAAGTCCGGAAAAAAGAGTTTTTTATGTGAAAAGAGCCTATGATTCCTATACAAAGAGAAAAATAAGTTTGCCCTCTCCATTAATGTCAAAACTTAGAACAAATACAAGATCATATGCGTCTTGTTGCCTTCTACCTGTTTTGGATACTTTAGAGTCTATTGACGCATCACGAGTTTTCACGTCTCAAGCGACTTCAAAAGGATATGGAATTGGCCTAGATACGGGCAGTTTGCGCCCAATTGGCTCCCCTATACGGGGCGGACAAGTTTTACATACAGGTGTAATTCCTTATTTGAAAACATTTGAATCTATCGTTATTGCTACCCTCCAAGGGGCGCGCGGAGGAAGTGCCACCACAACCTTCCCAATTTGGCATTACGAGATTGAGGACATCCTTCAACTTAAAAATAATAGAGGAACAGATGCCAACCGAGTAAGGCGCTTGGATTATAGCATAGGGATTTCGAAGCTTTTTTATGAAAGATTAATTAAGAACGGAAACATTACTCTTTTCAACCCCAATGAAGTAAAAGGCTTATTCGAAGCTTTCGGTTTGCCAGAATTCGATGATCTTTATATTCGTTACGAAAACGACCCAATGATTAAAATGAAAAAAACAGTAAGTGCTAACGAACTGTTTACTCGCCTAGCCGAGGAAAGAATTGAAACCGGAAGAATATATATATTAAATATTGATAATGCAAACAACCATAGCCCATGGAAGAAAAAGGTTGGATTTTCAAATCTGTGTCAGGAAATTTTGCAGAATATCACACCAACAAAAAATCTTTATGATTTGGATGGGGAAATTGGAATTTGCACGCTTTGCGCTATCAATGTTTTAGAAGCGAAAAGTGATGAGGAATTAGAAGAAATTTGCGAAACCAGCGTGAGACAGCTTGACAATATTTTAGATATTCAAGATTACTTTGCCCCACAAGCCAGAAACTTCGCAGTTAATAAAAGATCCCTTGGGATTGGTATAACCAACTTAGCGGCTTTATTAGCAAAAAATAACTTAAAATACTCAGATCCAGAATCTGTTGCATTTGTAGATGCATTAATGGAGAAGATTCAATTTTATTGTCTAAAAGCGTCTATGAATTTGGCGAAAGAAAGAGGTCCAGCACCCTTATTTAGTGAAAGCAGCTATTCCGATGGAATTCTACCTATCGACAGTTATAAAAAAACTGTGGATGAAGTTTGCAACAGGACGCTTTCTATGGATTGGGAATGGCTCAGGAAAGAAATCCTAACTTGGGGCTTGCGCAATATGACCTTAACCGCTATGATGCCATGCGAAGCATCTTCTGTTTGCCTCAACTCAACAAATGGCGTCGGACCAATTCAATCAAGATTCCAAATAAAAGAATCCAAACAAGGTCTTATTAAGCAATTTGTGCCCGGAAACAAAAACTGGAATTATGAAGGTTGTTTTGAAATGCCTGATAATACTAATCTTATTAAGATTTATGCAGTAATTCAAAAATATTGTGATATGTCTATTTCTGCTGACCATTTCTACTCAAAAGAAAAACTTACCGTAAAAAGAGTTCTCTCCGATATTCTTTTATCGTTTAAGCTAGGCGCAAAAACACTGTATTACGCCAAAAAAGATGACGGACATAACTCTGAGGGGATGTCCAATAAGGAAGATGACGGATGCGCTTCAGGAGCATGTGCAATTTAAATATGAAAACAGTTTTAAACACAAAAAATTATGATATCATGGCGAACCCAATGTTTTTGGGGGAGTCGCTTGGGTTACAAAGGTATGATTTAGTCAAAAGGCCTATTTTTATTGAGTTAACAGATAAGCAAATCAAAAACTTTTGGAAGCATGACGAAATAAATCTTACAAAGGACCGCATGGATTATGAGTCTCTTAATTCTACGGAAAAGTTTATTTTCGAGAATAATCTTCGTTGGCAAACATCAACAGATTCGATGCTTTCAAGAAGTATTCACGAAGTTTCTAGTTATATAACTAGCCCAGAACTTGAAATTTGTTGTGCAACATGGGCATTTTACGAGACTATTCACTCTCGGTCCTATACATGGGTATTGCAAAATATTACAAAAAATCCAAAGCAGTTTTTTGATTCTATTCTAGAAGATAAAGAAATTGTCTCTCGAATGGAATTTGCAAAGAATTCTTACGACAAACTTTTAGGGGAGCCAAAAAATATTAAGCAAGAAATTTTTGATGCTGTTTTGGCGACCTACATCACCGAAAGTCTATCGTTTTACATATCGTTCGCTTGCACACTGTATTTTAAATATCGCGGCAAACTAGTGGGTAACGGGTCAATAATTCAATTAATTGAACGCGACGAAGCTCTTCATGTTGCTATAACTCAAAATATTATGAAGTTTTGGAAACAAGATCCTCTTGAAGGCTTCCAGCAAATAATGAAGGATAACGAACAGAAAGTATATGATTTGTTTGCATTGACTGTTGAAAATGAAAAAGCTTGGGCGGATTATTTATTTTCCCAAGGCGAATTAATTGGGTTTAATGCTAGTTTACTCAAAGGATATATTGAATGGCTTGCTAATAATCGTTTGGTATCGCTCGGATTCAAAAAAATATTTGACCAAAAAAATAATCCTATTGGGGGCTGGCTTGGAACTTTTTCCGATACTTCTAAGATTCAAGTAGCAAATCAAGAAACTGAAAATTACAGGTATGAAGTAGGTGCCATGGATACCACAATTGAAGCTGGAGATTTCGATAGTTTTGGTGATTTAGGATAAGTTATTGACATGCTGTAAAATTTATGTTATATTATTTTTATTATGAACTCTATTCAAGAAGATGTAAAGCAATTTATGGTGGCCGCTGGCCAAACAACATATAATAGACCAACTATACCCACGCCCGAGGCAAGAGTTCTTCATGGCCGTCTAATTTTAGAGGAAACCCTGGAAACATTAGAGGCGATGGGCCTTAAAATGGTATATAACGATGATTTAAGCATAACTGATGTTGTTGATGTAGGTGAAGCAAGGGTAGAGCTAGATAAAGTTTGGGATGGCTTAGTTGATACGAGTTATGTGGTTAATGGCGCAGCTAATGGCTGGGGACTTTGCATGCAACTGGGTCATGATGAATGTCAATCATCTAATTTATCTAAGTTTATTGACGGGCATCGCCGTGATGATGGGAAATGGGTAAAGGGGCCAAGCTACAGACCGGCAGATTTCCAAGAACTATTAGATGAAATAGCTATCAAAGAAAATTCACAATTTAAATTTGATTTTAATGAATCAATCGCTTTTAGTGTCAGTCCTTGAGGGGGTCTTTGAAGAATCTTTTCAAAATTTTACCGAAGAAAGGTTTTTCTCTCAAGAGGAGATGGATGATTTAAAAATTCATTTTTATAAATCATTTTGGTCAAAGCTTAAAATAAAAAGCATCAAAGATTCAATAGTGGAATTAGAAATTTTCAAATGAAACCAATTAAGAAAAAAGTAATTTGCACGGGAGCCAATGGTCTTGATGGTTCGTCAATGATTGATTTTCTTTTAAGTAAAGAAAATCTAGACGTTTATGGCGTGGTAAGACGCACTTCGCATCAAAACCTAAACGACTTAAAAGATGCTTTAGACAATCCTAATTTTAAATTAATTACAGCCGACTTATCGGATAGCCATTCATTGGAAAAAATAGTTATGGATATAAAGCCAGACTATTTTATTAATTTTGCTGCCCAAAGCTTTGTTTCATCTTCTTGGGATATTCCTGAATTAACCTTTGATATAAACGCAACGGGCGTAATTAGATGCTTAGAAGCAATAAGAAAACATTGCAGGCATTGCAGATTTTTCAATGCCGGAAGCAGTGAGGAAATATCTGACGTAGAATATGTTCCACAGGACGAAGAGCACCCAAAGAGCGCGCGTTCCCCTTACGGTGCAAGCAAAATTGCCTCCCATCACATCATAAAGATTTATCGAGAAGCATACGATCTTTACGCACTCCAAGGAATACTATTCTCCCATGAAAGCCCCAAACGCTCAATTGAGTTTGTGACTCAAAAAATAGCAAGAGGCACAGCCGAGATAAAGAAATCTTTGACGAATAAGGTGGCAATAGTCCCAATAGAATTAGGATATATCTACACAGAAAAAGATTGGAGTCATGTTAATGATTTTATTGTAGGGATCTGGATGATGTTAAATCAAGAAAAGTATGGCAAGTTTCCAAAATCCGCAGGATTCACTCAACCGTATTCCCTTTTTATCAAAGAGTATGTCTTATCGTCTGGGGTCCCACACACCATAAAAGACTTTGTAGATAAAGCTTTTGAAATAGCCGGTATAAAAGGAAAATGGATTGGGGAAGGTATTAATGAAAAATATATATCAGAGGAAAACGAAGAAATAATATTTGTAAAAATAAATCCTAAGTTTTTTCGACCCTCCGAGTCTACGATTAAGAACGTAGGGAGTAGCGACCTTATTCGAAAAGATATGGGATGGAAGCCCGAATATGATTTTGATAAACTTGTAAAAGAAATGGTAGAAAGTGCATTATCCCAAAATGGCTAATGAAGAATTATCTGGAAAAGAAAAGTTTCATTCCTGTAAATATAGGAGCTTTGAAGAAGTTGAGGTTGGAGAATTTTCTTGTTGCAAAGATACCCTCCATATGGCATACTTGTGCTTCTATAGGAATATAGAGGATTTGAATGAAGAGCATTGTGAGGAATGCCCGTTTTACAAAATAAGAAAAGAAAATTTATAACATGGCAAAAACTAAAGAAGAAAAAGAATCCAAACCAAAGATTAAGTCTGTTATCGAAAGGTATGGAGAAAAGCATAAGGAGGACCATTACAATGGAATTCAAGATTTTACCTATAAGTATTCTAGTGGAAGCATTAAGCTAGACGCCGCGTTAGATGGCGGGTATGGTCCGGGAATCATAAGAAAATCAGGGAGTTCTGAAGGCGGCAAATCCGCCAGCACCCTAGAGGAGGCTGCGAACTTTTTAGAAGTTGTTCCTCGCTCTAAAGTTCTTTATATTAAAGCCGAGGGAAGGCTGTCAGAAAAGATGAAGGCTCGTTGTGGAATTAAGTTTACCGAAGACTTCTCGAAATGGGATGTAGGCACCTGCCTAGTTCTAAAGTCAAATATTTTTGATAGTCTTGCTCAACTAATTTTCGATTTAGTTACAGACAATCCGGAAGATTTTAAATTTCTTATTGTAATTGATAGTATGGACGGCCTTATTCTAAAGGCGGACGTAAAGAAATCTTTTGACGGAGACGAAAGCGTTAAGGTTGCCGGACCACAAGTCTTAACAAAGAGACTTTTAAAACAAGTAGGCCTTCCAATTGCCACTTTCGGCCATGTTCTCGTTCTAATCGCTCAAGTTAGTGCTCACATTGCCCCTAAGTATGATGTTAAAGACCAGCTTAGTGTTGGGGGTTCAGGGGGGAATGCACAAATCCACTTCTCTAATATCTCTATGGAATATAGGCCTCGTAATAAATCTGACTATATTACCAAAAATGGAGAAAAAGAAGTTAAGTTGGATTTTGAAACCAATAATACAATTGGCCATTGGTGCAAAGTAACGATCAGAAAGAGCGAAAATGAATCTACTGGCTTGACTGTTAGATATCCAGTTAAGTATAAAGTTAAAAATGGGTCTGCCATTTGGTCGGAACTAGAGGTTAGAGGAATGCTTATTAGTTATGGGCTTCTAACGGTTAAGAAAGCAGCCAATGAGTTTTCGCCTTATTTCGTAGAAGAAATGAGAGCAAGAGGACTTGATTTTCCAGATAAAGTTAATGGAGAAAACAAGTGCAATGTATTCTTGGCAAGACCAGACATTTTTCCTACTATTAAAAAATATCTAAACGAGTTTGCTTCAAACGATGAAATAGATCTTTCTTCTGACGAAGAAATAGAAATTCAAGAAGAGGAAAATCTGTGATCCTTTACACCCCCCAAGGAAACAAAATAGAAAAGGCCGTTTCAAAATATTTAATTAAATGGAATAAGAAAACCCGCAGTAAGTTTCAAGATTCAGTTAAATTTTTCCTATACCCATTTTGGAAAAACCATATTGTATATGAAGAGTTTCCTGTCGCCGGAACTCGAATGACCATTGATCTTTTAAACCTTACATATAAGGTTGCAATAGAAATTCAGGGTGAACAACACAGAACACCAAACAAACATTTCCACAAAGGAAATAAAATGAATTTCTATGCTCAGATTGAGAGAGATATGGAAAAGAAAAAATATTGCGAAGCCAATGGCTGGACAATGGTGGAGATCTATCCTGAAGACCTTCCACTAACCAAAGAATTTTTACAGGAACAAGGCGTCATATGAATAAAAATCAATTACCCAGTGAGATGAGAGCAGCTTTAGAGGAACATACAGCGGGAGGGTATTTATTTGTTAGAATAGATATGGACGGCAATGTTCAAACCCATGCCGATTTTGATCATGAAATGGCTTACTTAGCCATTCTAAAAAAAACTGAGAATTTCCTTGAAACTTTAAGAACTGTGGACGAAATTGAAAGCCTGAATTTTTACGAATCAGAAGCATTTGAAACCGAAAATGAAGAAGATGGAGAAGACGACGAGCACCCTGACTAAAGAAGAAAAAGAGTTCGCAATATTAAAATTTGTAAAACCAGAAAAAATAAACTGGGCGCGCGAAATAAAAATTTTAAACGCCCTATCTATGAAATACCCAAAAGAAATATGGGTTTTTATGGTTTTAGGCTATAGTTTAAATTCTATGGCCTTTTTTAATACCGAAAACGGCATAAAAGAAATTAACGCGAGCCTTGAAAGATTAACAAGATCGAAAACGAAGAAAACTGTTGTTAACTTCGACAATCCAGAGTATACTAGAACAACTTCCCGCACCCTCTCTTTTAAAGAGCGACTACTAAATGAAAATACCAGCATCCTATGAAATTGAGCGAGTTTTTCTCGCATCTATAATTAAACATCCTCAAGTTATTCCAGATTATCTAGAACGGCTTGGAGATGACCTTGTTCATAACGATGTTCATAAAATAATATTAGGCTCAATCAGGCACGAGTTTAAGAACAAGAAAACTGTCGATATAACTATCTTAGCTAATCACGTAACAAACATTGGTCTTGCCAGTCAAGACGGGACGGATATTCCTGACTATATTCGAACAATTGTAAGGATGAACTCCGTTACGGAAGATAAAATCGACACCTATTTTAAAGAATGCTATAAATATAAAATTGCTAGAGCGGGCGTAATTAGCTGTCAAAATACTATTAAAGAAATTCACAGTAATTTAAATCAGCCAATTTCGACGATCATTGCAGCAATGGAGAAGGGGATGGCCCTATCTTCAACAGCCTCTGAAGAGGACGATGACACCTTTGTAGACGTATACGAGGGGCTTGATGAAATGGTTGAGAACATTGCTGAGAGAGAGACCCCAGAGGGTGTTTATTTGCCTTTCAAGACTTGGAATAGATGGTGGGGACCATTAACTAAAGGGGATTTTCATGTCATTGTCGCTCCGCCGAAAACCGGAAAGTCCACTATTTTAAACTGGATAGCCGACGCGCCCTTTATTCTTGCAAATAAAGACAAAAAAATTAAAGTTCTGATTTTAGACACTGAACTTGAATCTTTCCGGGTAAGAACCCGGAAGGTGGCTTCTATGTCCCAAGTAAATGAGTGCTACATTAAAGATGGTAAATGGGCCAAAAGCTCCGAAATGGTAGAAAAGGTTACAAGCCAGTTTCCCAAGTTCTCTGCTCGTAAAGGAAAAATTTATCATAGATACGTAGCGAATATACCGATTGATAAGGTTTGTAGAATTATCAAAAGATGGAAAGCTGTTCACACAGATCCAGATGACGAATGCGTTGTTATTTATGATTACTTAAAAATAACTGGTGAAAAAATTGATGATTCCAACAAAGAATATCAAGTCATGGGGGAAAAATGCGACACTCTTAAGCACCTTATGGCTGAACTTGGATTGTGCGGGGTTGCAGCGGTGCAAAGTAACGCAGCAAATGATGTAGCAATGTCTCAGCGGATTAAGTGGTTTGCATCAAATATTTATCTATTTAGACGGAAAACGTCCGAAGAGCTTGCGGAACACGGGGATCAATTTGGAACCCATGTGATTCAGCCGTTTGCCCTGAGAAATCAAGGGGCTGACTGGGAAGAAGAAGAGTTTGTTAAACAAGAAAAGGAAAAGGGAACGGTTTGGAATCCAAATTGGTTAAATATCTCTGTTAAGAATTTCGCAATGAAAGAGGCCGGAACAAGGGCTGATGTTATAGAGCATCTAAAGAAACAAATTGACCTAGAAGAACCAGACGAGGACAAACCAAAAAGAGGTCGAAAAAAATCCTCTTATGGGGATAAAGATAAAGAAATCGAAAGAGAGGAATTACTTTGAACAACATAGAAGAAGTTTTATCTAAATTAGGATACAATCTCAAAACCGAGAATTCAAAATATTGGCGGGCACAAGCTATTTATAGGCAAGGGGATAATAATAATGCCCTCAGAATAAATAAGGAAACAGGTTATTTCAATGACTTTGTGAGCGGAGAAAAGGGAGGGCTGAAACATTTAGTTAAACTCACCCTAAATTTAGAAACTTATAAAGAAGCCGACAAGTGGCTTAACAATAACGAGCTTTTTGTAGAATATGTATATAAAAAGCCTAAGCTAAAAACAAAAAGTAAAATAAACCCCGTAGATGTTTACGATCTGTTGCCTAACTACTCTTTTTATACTAGTGACAAAAGGAATATAGACGAAAAGATTTTAAAAGGCTTAGAATGTGGCTTACAAATGTCTGGAAGACTAAATAACCGATTTGTTTTTGTAATTAGGGATGAATATGATGATATTATCGGGCTGACCGGACGAGACTTGTTAAGTCGTGAGGCTAAGTGGAAAAAAATAGGATTTAGCAGAGAATGGATCTACCCTCTTTGTGCCATAGACCATATCCTAGAGGAAAAAAGGGTTTATCTGGTCGAAAGTATAGGAGACATGCTTGCATTAAGAAACGCTGGATTTTTTAATGTAATTGTTACATTTGGAACAAACATAAGTCCTAAACTAGTAAACTTTCTTTCGGCTCTAGGCGGAGAAATAATAATATCAACAAATAACGATTTCGATTCAGAGCAAAATTGGGGGCTACAAGGAGCCGAAAAAATTCGAAAAAGCTTGACCCTACTTGTAAATGATGATATGATATCAATCAAACTACCTCAATTGAACGATTGGGGAATGACCCCAAAAGAAAGTATAATCGAACAATTAAATGAGTCCAAAAATTGATAATATAATAATTAAAACTGTAAAACATCTCCTGAAAATAGGAGAGAATACAGTAACGATTAAAAATTACATCCGTAGCAATACGGGGCTGGGGAAAACCCAAGTTAATCAAAATTTTAATGAAATTAAAAATCTAGATTATAAAGAAACGAGCGAAGAAGAGATTTCTGCGATAGACCTAGACGATGATAACATTGAGATAAACGCAAAGCATTACGGCCTGAAAACCTTGGATGAGCTTCTTGATCGCTGCAATATAAATAAAGAAGATTGGGAAGTTAAGTCGTTCAGGCCCAATTCATGGCCTGCGAATACTTGTGATGGAGTAGTTATTTTTTCTCAAGTAAAAGCATATTTAGAGCGTAAAATCTCAAAAAAAACCCGTATAAACATTGACGATCTTAAAGAAGATTTAAAGAAATCCTCACTAAAAGTTCCACGAATTCATGTAAGTGCGAAAAACGATGGATCACGTTTACTTGAAATTTGTTTATTTGACCTTCATTTAGGAAAGCTTGGATTTAAGGATCAAGTCGGAAATAATTATTCAATTGAGATTGCAAAAAAGCTATATCTAGAAGCTTTAGTTGACATTGTTCAGAAAACACTTAAAGGCGGCAAGATAGACAGAATTTGTTTCCCCGTGGGTAACGATTACCTTAATGTAGATAATTCATTTAGGACGACAACGGCAGGAACACCACAAGATTGTGACTCCACGTTCCCATTCATCTTCAGAGAAGGCCGGAAGCTACTTATTCAAGCCATAGATACTTTAAAAATATATGCTCCAGTAGATGTAGTTGTGGTATGTGGTAATCACGATTCGAACGGAATGTTCCATATCGGAGACGCCTTGGAATGTTGGTATCATAACGATGAAAATGTAACGGTTGACAACGGAATTAAATCTCGCAAATATTATTCCTATGGAGAAAATTTAATTCTTTATACACATGGAGATAAAGAAAAAATGGAAAAGCTACCTCTAATTGCAGCAACAGAAGAGCCCGCTCTTTGGGCTAATTCAAAATATAGAGAAATTAGAGTTGGGCACCTTCATCATGAGATTGTTAAAGAGTTTAATGGAGTCAAAGTTAGGGTTGTTCCTTCTCTTTCTGGGAATGATGTTTATCATTATGATAGAGGCTATGTTGGGAACATTAGAGTTGGTCAAGGGTTTATTTTCGATAAAGAAGATGGATTAGAATCTATTATATACTCTCGCCCCGCATGTTCTTAAGCGCCTCTAGAATAAAAACATACAATACCTGTTCATGGCTTTACCATGCACAGTATCACCTTGGTCTTAGAGATATTGATGGGTCTAATGATGGAGCAAAACGGGGAACCATTTGCCATTTAATTTTAGAAGTATTATTAAACCCTCGCCATCAAAAATATATTGTTGAAATTGTTGCGAATGGAACTGACTCAATCCCTTCCGTTTGGCGTTTAGTTCTTAAACATGCAAAGATTTTGCAAGTTGACGACGATGCGAACCTGAAACTGATCAAGGGTTTCATTTCCACGGGTTTAAAAGCAGATTATTTCTGCCAAGAAGTTCAAGATCCAAACCACAATGGAGAAAAGTTTTGGGAACTTCAAAAACCGGAAAAGAAATTTCAAATTGAATCAGAAAACCCTGAATATAAAATTTTAGGCTTTATTGATAAAAACGCGATCTCTTGCTGCGGAAAGAAAGGTCGAGTTGATGACTATAAAACCAGTAAAGCAAAATTTACAGGGAAAGACAAGGATTTTAACGTTCAAGGTCTTATGTATGCTTTAGCTTTATGGAAAGAACTTGATTTAGAAGAAGTCGATGTAAATTTCCTTTTTCTTAAATTTCCTAAAGACCCATGGCAAAGATTTAAGTTTACCGACAAGCACCTCAAAGGCTTCGAGGTTTATCTTTCTGAAATATACTTATATTTAAAAGATTTTAATACCAAAAAGGCTACTTCTAATTTTGCTAGATTTAATGATAGCTATTTTTTATGTGGAAAAGAAAAGGGTGCTCTTAAAAAAGATGGGTCTCCAGCTTGGGTTTGCTCATTAAAATATCCATTCGTATATTACGAGCTTAAAAATAAAGAGGGGAAGATAATTGGGACATCCAAAATAGAACAGGATATGGTTGACAAAATGAAAGAAGGGGATACAATAGAGGAAAAGCTTTATTTGGGCTGTCCGGCGTGGATGAATTTAAAATAAATATGGAAACTATAGAATTTAAAGAGCAAACAGTAATCTTTGCCAAGAATCAGCCAGAATATAATCCCCTGCCCGCTCATGTTAGCGAACATGGCAGAGTTACTTGTTGTTGGAAGCTTAGTGACGAAGAGTTAGAGGAAGTCATTAAAACCAAATGTATTTGGCACCAAATTGACACTTTTAGATCCCTTCTTCAACCTCAACTATTGACAACCGAGAAACCCTTATTTTAATTATGATTCCACTTTTCACTAGTCACTATAGCGGCAAAAGTGTGCTTACGTTCGATACGTCAGAAGATGCAGCGAAATACAACAAAGATAGCATCATTGATATCTGCTTAGATAACGATATAAAAAATCCTTTCGTCATTGAGTCCAAGATGACTGGGTTTCTAGAAATGTATGAAAATTTCACAGAAGCAAAGTTAAATCCTAGATTTGGTCTTACTCGAATATTTCTTAACGAAGTTAGCGAAGAAAACAAGCCAAACTGGAGCAAGATTCTAATTTTCTGCAAAAACACAGAGGGATACAAGGATCTTATTAAACTTCATAACTTTAGTAATATACATAACGAATCTTATGTGGACACTAATGTCTTGAAGAATTTGTGGACAAGAAATCTTGAACTTGTCGTTCCCTTTTATGATTCTTATATCTTTAGGAACGTCATTAATGGAACAAATTGTCTCCCGGAATTTAATGACATTGAACATACCTTCTTTTGGGAGGATAATGCACTTCCGTTTGACGATTTAGTTTCCTCAAAAATTGGAAACAATAAAGTAAAGACCAAATCCATTTATTATAAGAACCGCGAAGACTTTAAGGTTTGGCAAACCTACAAATGCTCATTAAACCTGAATTACAAGGGACGCAAAAGAAGTTTAGACTCACCGAATTTTGAACATTGCCACAGTAAAGAATTTTGTTTTGAAAGTTGGAAGGAAAATATAAATAAAGTATGAACGCAACTATCTGGGACATGGAAACGGAATCCCTTAACTTAAGTCTAACTCGACCATGGCAACTAGCCTATGTAAAACTTAAAAACAATAAAATTGTAGATAGACAAAATCTTTATATAGATATTCACAATCTAAAGGTAAACCCAGACGCAGCCAAGGTTACTGGATTCTCTTGGGAGATTTATAATAAGAAAAAACTTCCAGCCGATCATGTAGTAGATATCATCCAAAAAGATTTTATTGAAACTGATGATTTACTTGTTGGTCACAATATATTGGGGTATGACATTTATATCCTTATGAATCTGTATAATTATGTTGGCCGCAAGTTAGATTTTCGAGATTTTATCTATAGGTGTATTGATACGCTTTGTATGGCGAGAGGAAGATTCTTTGAGGTTCAATTACCCGCCGATGAGCGAGAGCGTCTTTCATTCATGTATAAAATGCTTGGTAGGTATGACAAGGCCTTTAAGGGAAAATTAATTGACGTGGCGAAAAGCTTCAATATCCCAGTTGACGAAAAGAAGTTGCATGACGCTCTTTATGATGTTACAATTAACGCAGACGTATTTAAACACTTAGCCTATGGAACAGTCCTTTCTAAATAAGTTCTCCGATTTGGAGATTAAAATTCATGGCGTTAGACTGCCAGAAATTAAAATTGATGAACATTACTACCGGGATAATAACATTTCCCCGGAAGTTTCTAATATTCAGTTCCTGAAAGCACTCTGTGTAAAAGGAATGAAGGAAAGGGGCGTAAGAAATAATGTCGATTACGTAAATCGCGCAAAGCAAGAACTAGAGGTAATTGATGAGCTTAAATTCACAGATTATTTCCTCCTAATTTGGGATGTTATTAATTTTTGTCACGAAAAGGATATCCCTACTGGGGCCGGAAGAGGATCGGCGGCGGGCAGTCTAGTTATGTATTTGATTGGGGTAACTGGGATCGACCCAGTAGAAAACAGTCTAATTTTTGAGCGTTTCATTTCAAGGGCAAGAGCTAAATCAAAAACAGTTGATGGCGTTGTTTACTTGGACGGAAATCTTGCCCCGGATGTGGACCTTGATATATGCACTGACAGAAGATTTGAAGTAATTGAACACCTAAAAAATAAATATAGGGGAAAATTCTGTAAGCTGCCGACAATTTCTACATTGGCGTCCAGAATAGCTTTAAAAGATTGTGGAAAAATTGTAGCAAATTTACCAGAAGAGACCCTTATGCAAGGGACAAGAAGCATTCCTACAAAGTTCGGTCAACCATTATCTTTAAAAAAATCTCAAGAAGAAAGCGAAGATTTTGCAGCGTTTGCCAAGGAACATTCTGAAGTTGTTAGGATTGCTTCAAAAGTTGAAGGATTAATGAGGCAAAAGGGTTCTCATGCTTCAGCTTTTTTGGTTAGCTATGATCCATTAGACGACTTTCTTCCTTGCGAACTTGACGGCGAAGGTGAGGTAATTAGCTCATTTGATATGAACTATGCCCAACAAGAATCTATTAAATTAGATTTGCTTGGGCTACATGGTGTAACTCTTATTGACAGAATCGAAAAATCACTAAAAGTCATTGATGAAAAATCACTAGACGACGAAAGAGTAAAATTTGATATAAAACATTTTAGCCCTGATGATCCTTGGATCTATCAAGTCTCTCAAACTGGTGACTTGCCGTATGGACTATTCCAAATTGGAGCAAGCGCAAACTATAGAGTATTTCAAGAGGTAAAGCCAAAAAATTGGAGCGAACTAAGTGACGTTATTGCCCTTGCTCGTCCGGGTGCAATGGCCTATGTAGGAGACTATGTAAAGAATGAATATAAAGAATATTGGGGGACAAAAGAAATGCAAGAAATTCTTGCGCCAACCCATAATATCCCCATCTATCAAGAACAAGCCCTCAGCATAGGCCACAAGGTCTTTGGCTTTAGTCTTGAGGACTCTGAAGGTCTGAGGCGTGCGATTGGTAAAAAAAAGGCAGAAGAAGTAGCAAAGTGGAAAGAGAGGATTTACGAAGCCCAAAAATCCAAAAGCCTTCCGACAGAAATTGCAGATTTTTATTGGAACCTTCTTGAAGAATCCGCCAACTATTCGTTCAATAAATCTCACAGCGCCGCATATAGTTATCTATCGGCCCTAACTTTATATTATAAGTATAAATATCCTCAAGTATTTTATTGTGAATGCTTAAGAATGGCGCAAAATAAGTCTGACACGCAAGACCATATCAGCCTTATTCAACAAGAACTTAATTTCTTTGGAATTAAGCTATTGCCCCCCGACTTAATAAAAAGCAAACCAGATTTCTCGCTAGAGGGTTCAGATATTCGTTATGGTTTTAGTAGTATTAAAGGGGTGAGCCAAAAATCCTTAGAGTCGCTAACTAATTTCCTTTCAATAAATAAAACTAATAAATTTGAAGTATTTAATGCGGCAAAACAGAGTAAACTGAATATAGGGGTCGTTTGTGCGCTTATTCAAGCTGGCATGTTGAACTCTGTTTCCCCAAATAGAGAAAGAACGGTCTTTGAAGGTCAGATTTGGAACCTTCTTAAGCCAAAAGAGCAAGCTTTTTGCTTGGAAAATGGCCAATCCTATGATTTCGATCTTCTTATGATGGTAAAGAACATAGACTCTTGGGTTGACTCTACCGGCAAAAGAGTCGCCGGTAAAACTAGATTGGAAACAATTCGCAAAGGCTCAGTCAAATATAAGGAAATTTATCATCAAAACATCAAGCATCCATTATTTGCAAGCTGGTATTACGAAAAAACCCTATTGGGATATAGCTTCACGACAACACTTAAAAAAGTTTTCATTGGTTCAAAATCTACCCTTAAAAATGCGCTAGAAGTAAAAAGTTTCGAACCGGGATGGAAAGTTGAAGGCGTGTATCAGGTTGGAGAGGTTAAAAAGGGGACATCCAAGGCCGGAAATAAATATATTAAAATGAATTTATTTGATGAAACTGGCTCTTTTGATGCCATGATGCTTGGCGATAAATATGAAAATTATGCTCAAGATGGTCATTTAGACCCAAAAGAGGGAGATGTTTTATTTATTGTAGGTAGTGCAAACGGGGATATCACTTGGGTGAATAGTATGAAAATTCAGAATTACAAAATTTGCATTTCCTTAGCTGATTTAAAAGGAATAAAAGAATAAATTATACTTTCTCATTGAAAGTTAATAATTATTGTTGACATATATTCTGATTTAAGCTAATATTCTGGCTTATGAAATTTTATAAACCAAATCCAAAGGTTGGCGGTGCAGCATGTAGTTTTTCAGTTACATCAACAGGTAAAGCGCAAGGATTTTACATTCAGCTAGTTAAACAAACCGGATGGGACGATAAAAACAAAACAGGCTCCTTTGATAAAAACCCTGAAAATAAGATAAACTTAAAATTTTCTCCAACGGAGATAGCCGGTATGATGGAAATTTGCCAAAAGAAAAAGGGACAAGCCAAGTTTTTCCATACTACAGGTGATACTAGCTCTCAAATTACGTTTGGAGTTTATCCTTTTAAGGAAGGTGAGGCTCTGACCCCAAAAGGGATAGCTTTATCGGTTTCCAAAGGGGAAAAGAAGGCTTCGGTTCCATTTACTTTCGCGGAAGCTCTATTGTTATGTGAGTGGTTTAGATTTGGCCTTAATAGGATTTTTGTTGCCGACTATACCGAAGAAAAGAAGCTTTTTAAAGACAAACAAGATAATTCTTAATGATGGAAACAAGTAACAGCAAAAAGAAAAAAATTCTTTGGGCTAGTGATTTTTGTAAAACTCCATCCGGCTTTGGTAAAAACGCCAAAGCTGTTTTGTCGTATTTATATGCTACGGGGAAATATGAGATAATTGAATTTGCTTGCGCCCCATTCACCTATAAAGATAAAAGGCTTTCAGCGGTTCCGTGGCGGGCCTATGGGGCCATGCCGGAAGAACGAGGGGCAAAAAATGCCCTTGAAGAATCTGAGTATTTAAATAGTATAAGTAAATACGGTGGACTTTATATAGACGATATAATAGAAAAAGAACGGCCAGATATTTATATCGGTGTCAATGATTTCTGGGCATTTGATGGATATACCGACAAGCCTTGGTGGAACAAAGTCAATTGTGCTATATGGGCTACCGCAGACTCTTTACCTTTATATAAAGAGGCCAGAGAAAACGCCCACAAAATTAAAAATTTATGGGTTTGGAGTAAATTCGCGGAAAATGAATTTAAGAGACTCGGTCACACTCATGTCAAAACAATTCCGGGAGCAATTGATACAGAAAATTTTAAACCGCTGGATAAATTAGCAATTAAGAAAAAAAATAATCTTGACTCAAACACTGTTATTGTAGGTTTTGTTTTTAGAAATCAGCTTCGTAAATTAGTAGGAACACTAATTGAGGCCTTTTCAATTTTTAAAAACTCAAATCCAAATATTAAAGCAAAACTCTTGCTTCACACTAATTGGGTCGAAGAAGGCAAGTGGGATATCCCCTCATTTCTGGAAGAATATAATATAAACAACGAAGATGTTCTAGCCACTTATGTATGTAATAATTGTGGAGGCTATTCATTAAAACCGTTTATTACAGATAAAGAAAACTGTCAACATTGCGGCAGCGAAAAATCCCAATATACTGTAAAGAGCTACAAGGGCGTTTCGGACCCCCAAATGAACGAAATCTACAATGTTATTGATTACTATGTTCATCCGGTAACATCAGGCGGCCTAGAAATGCCAATCGTAGAAAGCCTAATGGCAGGAACGCCAGTAGCCACCGTTAATTATTCCTGTGGAGAAGAGTTCTGCGAACAACCATTTGTTGATACAATAACCCATACAGAATACAGGGAGTGCCAAAGTCAATTCAAAAAAGCCCAACCCTCACCAAATCATATTGCCGAGCTAATTAAAAACTTCTGTGAATCAAATAATATAGACTCTAGATCAAAGGATGGTTCATCTTGGGCAAGTGAACGATTTAATGTAAAGCGCATTTGCGGATTAATTGAAGATTGGATAGATAGTTGTCCAGAACCGGATAATAATTATTCAATTAATAGATTTGAATTTAATCCAAGCTACCCATTCCAAGATATAGAAGATACTACGGACTGGTGTATAGACCTAATAAAAGGTGTTCTGAATCAAGACGAGACAAAAGATAGTCAAGTTATTAAAAAACTTCTTAAAAAAATAGAATTCGGTGATACAAAAGAGAATGTTTATAAAACAACTACTGAATTCGCCCGAAAAAATAACACGAATAGAAAAAAAACAGAAATCACCACCTATTTCGAAAACGATACGGATAAAGGATTTGTAGCTTTTATATCCCCTCCAAAAATTGAGCAACGACTAGCCTGTCTTAAATTTGTAAAAGACCTTTGCGAAAATGAAAAAGTTTATATTGTAGCGGATGAAGTAGATGAACAAATTTATTTAGAGTGCGGTAGTTATAAAATTATTCCGAAATCAAGTAAATCAATAGACCCCATTTGGCTTTCTGAAGTAAAAAATAAAAATGAGGAATTTAGGTTTAAAAAGGTAATCTTTAAAAACAACAAAATATTTGATGAGATCAATAACTGAAATAGAAAATATTAAATTTTCTTTGTATGGAAACCCACAAGAAGAGGTAGAAAAAATAAATTATAATTATTTTCCTCTCCCGTTTGAAAAATACATAATAGTCTCAAATGACGGAGGGTTTCCATATTGGAAACAAGTTATTGACATAACGGCACCAATTCTTGCCCAAAAAGATATTTACATATGCAATATTAACCTTAATGGTGGAAACCCTTTGAATGGTTCATTTCCAGTTAATACAAAAAATATAAGACACTACGCATATCTTGCGAAAAATGCGATATGTTTAATTTCTGATAATGAGTGGATACTAGAATTGTCAAAAAACCTAAACCATTTAAAGATAAATGATGAAAACCCTGAAGTCGTAGCCCAATACATTTTTGATAAATGTAAAATTGATATAAATGTTAATATCGAAACTGTTTTAGTCGGGCCAGATTTTGGGGTAGAGGTTATAGAAATAATTCCAGATTTTAATTTCCATACAATTAGCCGGTTGCCTAAATCCCCAATTGGGATTAGATGTGACTTATTTAAAAATTGGAAATTTGCTATGGATGCGGTAAGTGCAGGGACCAAACCCATTATAAGTATATCAAGTAAAATCCCTACGTCCATTTTGCCATTTCTAAAAGGCTGCGAAAGGATAGACATATTTCTAGGTAAGGGAATAGAGCCTGAGTCAGTGAGAGAGATAGAAAAATTAGGAATCCCTTATATATTGGTATGTTACGATGACCAAAATGTAGAAGAGCTAAAATTCCAATTCTTTGATTTTAAACCAATTCAAGTAAGCGAAAATTGGGGGAAAAATAATGTTGACAAATTACTTGGTTTAAGGCATGATACTTACATAGAATCAAAAAGAAAAATAGTTTCTAAAAATGGAACGTTTAATAGTTTATTCCACTTAAAGAATAACATAAAATCTAGCGACCCACGAGGAAACAACATTTTAGCCGGAGCGGAAGATAAAGATTTTCTGGAAGAGGCTGAAGTTTTTCTATATTACATTAAAAAATAAATTATGTCAGACCAAGAAAACACAAAAGAAATTGCCGCAAAGAAGACAAGGACAAAAAAAATCGTTGAACAAGAATCCGTCCCTGAAAAGAAAGTATATTCCAATGCAGCCTTATTCGATTGGAAAAGTAAAGTCCCAGATAAGTATATTGAAATAAATTCATCGTGGCTGGCAAAAAACGAAATTTCTAATTATGATGATCTTCCGCAAGAAGAAAAGAACTCTCTTAAAAGTTTGGCAGGAGACGAGAATCTTCTTATTAGATTGGCTGGATTCAAACATATTGCCCACCTAAGGGGGTTATCAAAGGTGGAACATCATCGTTTTAATACGGAAGAGGGCTATGTAGCAGTAAAATGCAATATTGATTTTGATGAAGTAGAAATTGATGGGGTTAATTTTCGGCCACAATCATTTTCTGGCCTAGCGAATGCTACAGACGAGAATACGGTTTACCCTTTCAAGTTATTCCTTGAGAGTATGGCCGAAAACAGAGCATTTATTCGGGCGGTTAAGTCTGGTCTAAATATTAATATCTTAGGTGCGGAAGAAATTAATAGTTCACCAAAGGAAATAACTAGCTCATTATTAGATGAAGCGCCAAAAAGCCCACAAGACAGTTTAAAAAATGTTCTTGCAGCAAAAGGGAAGACCTTTGCCGACCTAAAAGACGCACTTCTTAAAAAAGAGTGGGATGGACACGAAGCTTGGAATGATTTTAAAGATATTCCAACGAATGACTGTCTTCTTATTCATGAGACAATCGTAACCAAATCAACAAAAAAGAAAGAAAAAACCGATGGCACTGCAAATCCCTGATTTTATATTACAATCTTCTCTTGTAAACTTTTATGAAAGAGGAAAAAGATTAAAGAGGATTTTGAGTGCGATTGACGAAGCTTCTCGTAAACTAGAAGGCTTGAAAGAAACTTTTCATCAAGAATCCATTTATTTTAATGAGACTGCTTTATTTTTAGAAAAATTTTCGGAAATAGATATTTCCTCAGATATAGGGGAGCATATAGATTTTTACACAAACAAACAGCTTGTTTTTGAGATACCTAAAAATTTTATGACCATTAAATTAAAAAATAATGAAACTTCTAGCATCGAAGACACTCTTCCCTAAAGGGGACAACTCTTATTACTATTGGTTTGGATACCCAATAAGTATTTTTGAAGTCGGTTCCATACCGGACAGATTTCTTTACGAAATTAAACAAAATTCAGAAAGCCTGAAATCAGGCAATACTGGAGAAAAAAATCCTTGACTATTGCCGATCTTCGAACGATAATCGTGGCATGAAGATCAATCTAGACAATTTAAAATTTGGCCGTATAGCGGTCCAATCGGATCAACATGCTTACCACAACAAAGAATTTCTTTATTGCCCAAGAGGTTTTAAAAATAGAGAAGAAAATCTATCTAAGATTCGCGAAGACTGGAAGCTACTAAAGCCAGATGACATTTTAATTTCTTTAGGGGATTTTGCTCTCAATGCCGACAATACAGATGTAGCGAATCTAGTTCGAGAAATACCATGTAGAACATTGTTTCTTTTTGGAAATCATCCATCAGGTATTAAACAAATGTATGATGAAGCAGTCAAGTTTCAAAACCCGCAAAACGTTCTGGGAGTCAGACAAGACATTTTCCCAATTGAAATTGAAGAGGGTAAATATATTTTAGGGGATCAGTTTTTCATGGTCGCCAATAAAAGGACATATTTTTGCTCGCATTTTGCGCCACTTATTTGGGATAAAATGAAATACGAGTTACCGGCCCTCTTTGGGCATAGCCACTCAAATTGCCCTCAACTAAACCCAGAAGAAAAGGACTTTGGGAAAATGTTGGATTGTGGGGTTGAAAACGCAATTAAGCATACGAGTAGAAGTTTTTTCTGGCTTGATGAAATTGACAAAATTATGAAAAGCAAGCCAGTTAAAATCTATGACCACCATTAATATGAAGAATAAAAGAATACTTTTGGTGAGACATGCAGAAAGCGAAGGAAATATTAATCATAATATTTATAGCGATACACCTGACTATGCCATAAAACTTACCAAAAGGGGAACAGAACAAGCTCAAAAAGCGGGAAAAATCTTATCTAAAATTGATGGCGAATTTGATTTTTTCGTTTCTACGCACCACAGGACAAGACAGACCTTTTTCAATATTTCGAAAACTTTAAAAAATAAAGTAATACGAAAAAAAGAAACCCCTTTAATTAGGGAACAAGAGTGGACTAACAGTGTAGGGACACACTCCAATATGGATCTCGAAAGGGAACGGCTTAAATGGGGAGTTTTCCATTATAGGTTTCCGGGAGGCGAAAGTTGCGCAGATGTTTATGAAAGAGCGGAGTTATTTAATTTAACAGAATTAATAAATCGACTTAACGAAAAGGATTGCCCTCCAAATATAGGGATTGTAAGTCATGGTATGTTCATAAGGGTTCACTTAATGAGCCTTTTGAACTTATCTGTTGAAGAGTTTGAGCTTATAAGAAACCCTAAAAACTGTGAAATTATAGAGTTAGAGTTCGATATAGAGAACCAGAAGTTCTCTCTAAAAAGCCCCCTTGCTTACTATGATGGTCCCCGCCATAGTTTCCAATATCAGGAAGACAGAATTTCCATCATCGAAGCGGCGGATAAAGAAGAATTTGAATGATTAAGATCCTTCAAAACGATATAAACGAAAATACTTTCCCGCAACCAATGAATTTATCTTGGTTGCGGGAATCTTTTTTAAATCAAGTCACCCATATTCCAATTGCATTAGGTTCTAATAATTTAGGGGATGATATTCAATCACTAGCTGCTTCAAGTTTTTTTGGCGTCAATAATTTTGTCTCAAGGGACGAATTTTCTACTTGGCCGAAAGATTCTCTTGTTCTCTTGTGTGGATGGATAGGAAGAGACGTTCTGCCATGTAAAACAGACGTTATTATAGCAAGTTATCACTGCCGAGACATTAGGCAAAAAAATGCCTATGCTAAAAGAGAGTGGTTCAAATCTATGGTAAAGCAACAAGGTTTTCCCGCGATGTGCCGGGATATAGCTACCAGAGATTTTTTAAGGAAATGCGGAGTCGATGCGGAATTCGGAGGCTGCATATCTTTGACATTCCCAAAATATACAGGACAAAGAGAAGGCTCTTACGATATAGATAATCTTTTAAATTATAAAACATATTCAAGTTCAATTCAGCAAATTGATAATAACCTAAAAGGAAAAGGTTTCCAAGAAAGAATAGATTTAGCTTTAAAAAGAGTAAATTTTATATCTCAGGCTTCACAAGTAAACACTTCGAGACTCCATGTATATCTTCCAAGCATAGCACTAGGAACTCCAGTCAATTTAATTCTTTCAGACTATGTATCTGAAAAAGACAGGTTCTCAGGGTATATATGAAATATACCTTGTGAATATAATATCTAAATTATTTGCCTCGTCTATTATATACCCCTTCAGCTTAAAAAAATTCATGACTTGTATAAATAAGCTTTGTTTATACCTGTCTTTTCTTGGCATTCTGAGAGATATTTTTCCCGGAAGTAAATCATAATTATCTTTGAAGCACTCAATAAAATAAGATAAAATTTCTAAATCATTATCATTGGTTTGTAGCTTCAAATAACCAATTGTTTTGATGCTATATTTTTTTATTAAATATTCCGCAGAAATTATAGGGGTCTCCTGTTTTAAGACAACTTCTTCAGGGGAGATTGATAGGGAATTTAAATTATCAACACAAACTTCATGTAGAGAATTAAGTTTAGAGTAACCACTTAAATAAACCGGAATTCTTTTCGGCTTATATTGGTCAGGGTCTATATAATATATCTCCCCACATCCTTCTTGTAATCCCATACAACCTAAAACTTTAATGTTTTCCTGTTGAGTGGGAAGTTTATCCAAAAAGAATGAAACACCATCCATACTAATTCCTTTCCAAGGAGGGTTATGGGATTTATGATTCCTTATTGACTTATGTAGAATGGTATCAAAGTGAGATATCCCAATTTCAATATAATCAAAATGCCCTTCACCCCTTGCTATAACCAGATCCATACAATTTTTTCTTTCTATTCTCATTATAGGAAATTCAAAAAACTTAAAACTCTCTAAAATATTAAATTCTTCAGAGTTCCCGCCCCTTATTTTTTTTCTTTTAAAATTAGATATATCATTTTTAGTGGTTGATATAATTAAATATTCCCATTTATTATAAAGGGAATACATTATAATATCGCGAGCGGTATTATTACAATGATATTTTAAAACATCTCTTAATATAACTATATCCGCTTTTGGCCATTTAATAAAACTCTCTAAATCTTCACATACACCATTAAACCAAGGATATAAAGCTTCGTTATATTTTATTAGTTCGGGAATTATATCTACACCCAAGTAATATAAATTTGCGTTTTTAATGCTCTCACACTTGGAAATCCATTCTAAATTCCCACAACCTAAATCTAATACGGTTTTACATTTATATGATAAATTTTCATCAAGAAAGTTTATTAGAGCAGTTGAAGACTCGTTTTGGTTAATTTTATTTTTATAAATTTCATAAAATCTATTGATTTCACTCATTTTTAATTTTCTTCTTGAACGTATTTTTTCATATTATCTGACCACCCTGCTTGGGTTCCTACCATGTAATTTCTCGGAGAATAAAAACAGGACATAGATCCCATTAAACGCATATAAGACCAATCAATAATTTCTTCGCATTTTGAAGCCTTGTCATGGAGAGTTCTTATTCCGTAAGGATTTACAATATAAGCATGACTTCCAAGACAACCTCTATTTAAGGACGATATTGCATTAATTGGAAATCTTCCTTTCATTTTCTCGTCTCTTCCCCCTAAAAATAAAGCAGCCCAATCGGGACGCAAATTATTTATATCTTGATAAAATTCTTCTACACCGGAATAGAAATTTTCATGTATCAAAGCGTCATCTTCAAAAATCATAGCCAAACTCGATTTTCGTTGATAAAGATTTTGTAATATTTCTATATGCTCTCGTGTAGACCTATAATACCCCTCAGTATCCTTCCACCAAGAAGGAACCATTGTAACATCAACAGGGAACCTATTAATAATTTCTATCTCAATATCAGGAAAAATTCCTAATTTAATGGCTCGTTTAATTAGTGGAATAAGAATCTCTCTTCTATCATGCCTTTCTGGCAAACTAATAACTTGTATGGAGTCTATTGGTATCATATTATATTCTCCAATGTTTGGCAGCAAATGCCTTAGTGTAATTTTCTAATTTAAACGTCTCCATTGAATCTGTTTTTCTTTGATAAGGAAAAAAGGATTGATGAGGTAAAAATACAACATTTCCGTTTTTGTATATATTGCCAACCAACTGTCCAGAAATTTCTAAAGTGGATTCAACATTCCACTTATTTACATAAAAGTCTAAAGATTCTCTCATAGATTTAATAGGATCAACATCCCCGTTATCCAGCAATTGAACACTCATTCTCCTTAAATACAGTTCCACTAATAAATTATTTTTTCTAGCATACATAATTGAATTAGAGCATTTTCCTATATCGCTATCAGAATAGATAAATTTATCCCCATTAAAAATCTGAGAAATCTCAGGCTTATATATGGCTATATCCAAATCTAACACCAACCCCCCAAACTGTCTTAGTATTTCTAATTTTATAAAAGCCGATCTAACTTCGGGACTATAATAATTGTCTTTATTTATAATTACTTCTGGAGCAATAGATTTCCCCACAAGTCCATGAAGAATATCGCGCTCTTGCCATAGTTTATAAGGATTCTGAAAAAAACATGTTTTTACGGATTCAGAACAAAATTTAAGATCGTCTCTATAATGATTGCTATCTAATGAAATTTGGTGGATCGTTTTGTTGGGTATTATTTCAAACTCACTTTCATCCAAGTAGAAAACATCAGATAAAACCTTAGGTGGGTTAATCCAGTAATGGTTAATTATTTTCGAATTTACAAAATCTGACATTTTTTCCAAGTCTGGACCGGAAGATAGATTTATAACCCCGGCTTTCCAAAAACCATTTATCCAACCAATTTTGTCCTTATTATCATTTACATTAACACAAGGAAACCTTTGTAACTTATACCCCTCTATAGCAATAAACTCAATAGCTCTGTTTAAAGCCTTGGCGTCCTTCGCGCCGCTTACACCGATATCTATAGTTTGATCTTCTTCTGTTAAATTATATCCAAAATGTAAATATTTTAACTCATGGTTAGTCGGGGTGCGATCCATAATAATTATTGGAATTCCCCTGTGGTTATCCTCCCATACAAAATGCCACCATTTATCAGTATTTTCTTTAAGATTTATATGACTCTTATTTTCTCCTTGACCTGCAAGCCACCATGAAGAGGCATAAGTTTTCCATAGTTTATTTCTGTGCGCCTCCTCTAATTGATGGTCGATATGTCTTCTTTGGTCGCTTTCCTTAAATGCTCTCGAATACTCAGGGAAATCCATTATATGTTTAAGGAATTTTCTCATAATTTTTGCGTTTAGTGCATAGCAATGAGTTCTATGAATACTATTTGCGACTACAATAGAATCTTTTCCGGGTATTTTAGTTGGACCAAAAGCTCCCCGATGCTGCCCACCTAAATAAAGTTGACCCCAATCATCTGGCAATTCTTCTAGAACTTGTTTTGCTAAATCATAAGCATTCGATTGCCATATAGCGTCATCCTCAATTATAAGAATAGATTTACATTGATCTTGAAGAGCATCCTGAACCATTCTGTTATGGCTTTGGAGACACCCCCAAGCTCCTTGACCGGCAGGCCACCAATCAGGTGGGCGGCATATTCTACCGTCTACCGCACGGTAAACTATAGCATTCTGGCTTAAATTTTTATCTTTTAACTCTCTAATAGCTCTTTCGGAACGTTTCTTTCCTTCTTCGTTATTAAGACTTAATATAACGACTCTATCAAAATACTCATCAAATATCATAATAAATATATTATATTATTCTTGACAATTTGTCAAGTTTAATTATTAAGCCCACGGAAGATCTTCTTCGTCTTCATCGGAAACTAAAGAATCAACTCCACTCTCGCAATCAATCCCATCTCCACAATAACCCCTTGATTTCCAAGATATTGTTTTCATAAGACTCTCATAAACAAAATCATCGGGATCAGGGCTTTCTGCCTCGCATGGGAACTGAGTATCTAAGTTTGGCCCATTTACGAGGTAAAATACAGCTCTTATAACATAATCAGTGCAAGGAAAAATTAAGCTGAAATCAAATTTTACTTTTATAAACCCTCCCGGAGTCATTCCTCCCGGAACTCCGCCAAAAGAACCAATTGGGACAACTTGTCTTTTAGTTCCTAATCCACTACACGTAATTTCTACATAAGTATGCTTGGCACAATTTGTGCATAGTGGAGCATAATCAACAACAACTTCAATAGATCCCTGAGCACTTGAGGCACTAGGATCATCAAAACATTTTCCACTCCATCCAAATCCATAATAATTTTCATCAACAACTCTTAAATTTGACATCACAAGTAAATCATCACATTCTCTCGAAGAATCATCATCCGAATCGTCATCTGAACTATCACCTTCTGAACCCTCAGAACCTTCTGAATCACCCGAATCGCCATCTGAATCGCCAGAGCTTCCATCGCCACCACCACTTGAATCATCTGAGCCGTCGTCTGAACCCCCAGAGTCATCATTCGAATTACAACATCCGCCCTCACTTTCATTAAACTTTTCAAACATAGAGTAAACATCACTATGCCAATATTGTGTGATGTAATCCGCAACCAAACCTCCTCCAGAGCTTGCGTTCTTCAATTTAAACCTAGCAACTTGAAATGCCCGTTCACAGTCTTTAAGCTCTAATTCCTCGTCGTTTTCTACAATTTCTACCACCGCACCCCTAAAGTCGAATTTAACATAAACTCCATAAGAAGAAGAGGTATCGAAACCTCCAAAACCCCAAGATCCCATAAATCCGCCACTTTCTGTTTCTCCGCCATCCCCAATGTATGGTATCATTGGCTCGGTAACCACCTCATCACCACAAAGCATCGTTGCTGCCACGCTTCCATTTGCAACATAAACTTTCTGAACTCCAGAATCAACTATGACTTGATATGCATGATAAGATCCCTCGTTTATAATTATATTTCCAACATAAAGATTTTCAACATCTATAGCCTGCCCAGGAGAACTAGAATCTATTGATCTGATTTTAGCCAATTTTATTACTTGCCCGGATTCCCCTTGCAAATCGGCAGGAGACCTATAAACAAGTCTGGCCTCATACTCATGCTTGGCCGGGTCTTCTGTTGCTTTAGGCGAAATTAATATGCAAACAAATCCGTTATTTTGAACGGTTAGCAATTGTGCCCCTACAACAGGACCGCTCAATAAATTTTGCGGTTTCGCTGGACTTAAAAAGTCATCAGAGTCAATATAAAAAGTCCCACTTTTATTTATTATAACGCCTTGATTAACTCCAACTTTTCCCCCACCCATGTCGATTACTTCAAAAGGGCCGAAAGAAGAATCGGACTGAAGAGACTGCCTATTAGAAGAAAAGGATGCACTATTCTTTAAACTCATTTATTTATAGTCTATCTTTAAGTTTGTTTTATAGATTCCAGCAGAAGTATAGAAAACTATAGTTTCTTCAGAGCAAAATTTTCTTTTACCTTCGTAATTTATTATTATTTTTCCTGGATTTTTTTTTGATACTGTTCTAGGATAGTTTAATATATTTGCATAGAGTGAATCCGAACCAAGATTATATATTTCAAGATCATGCTCCAAATCTATATTTATACTTATCTCTCCACTGCCATCTTTTTTCCATTCCGAAAAATTTAATTCAATTTTAGGTATAATACCTTTAATATTTTCTATGAAATTAAAATTATCTTCCGATTCACAAAAAACTTTGTAAAATTTAAATTTCTTATTAATATTTTTAACTGGAATTTCATTCAATAGTATGTATATAACAGAATTTTCACATAATACCTTTAAATGCACTGAATTACTATTTCCCAAAGACCCTATAAAACTATTTTCAAAAAAAAGATTCCTATTTACTAAATTAAATATAATGCTATACTCTTCTCCAATTAGCCCAAAATTCGAAAACTTTGATCCCAAGTCAATATAATTCATTTCCGCGATAAGAGAAGAATCTTGTGGGTAAAAATTTCTTAAATACGTTTTCATTAATAGTCAACCTCAGGTAAATCAGTAGAGATAACGTGGTTATAGGAGCCGGAAGGAGTTTTTTCAAGATTTCTAAGTCTCAAATTGTTCAGAGTTTTTATATATTGTTCAGAGGTGAGTTTAAATGGAAAAGAATTGCTAAAAGATAAAGTTGTCTTAAGTCCTTCAGACCCCAAGCTTACATTTATAGACTTAAGCCCGTCAATAGGGTAGTAAAAATCTTTTGGGAAACCTTCAATTGTGTATTGCCTCTCTTCAGTTTGTCCAATAGTATATGTGTTTAAAGACCTCAAGGGATTAAGTAAGTTTTGTATTTTTCCGGGGTCCATGTCACAATAGCCTATTCCTGATTCAACGGACAATAAGCTTAAATCATTTTCTGTTGCATTGTATAGATTAAGTTCTCCCGTTAAACTTGGGGAAGAATATGTAGGAACCGGAGAAGAAGCAAAAGCCTCTATTTTTGGAATAACATAGGTTCCGTCCTCTCCAGTTTTTTCTAAAATTGCATTATATCCTGATTTGTTGCCATCAACACTTGATTGAGCAGGTAAATATATTTCAAAACTTACGGAGCCCAATGTAACTGAAAATCTTTTCGTATTTGAGCTTCTTAAACCGTAAGATGTTCGTTTATTACAAACAACTGTAGGTAAATTCAGATTTTCCTCTTCGCCCGGATGATCAGAGTTTCCAATAGCTAAAGATACAGTAACATCTTCAAGCGGAGACTCCACAATAAATAATTTATGTGTAGTCGGATCATAAGTAGGCACGATGTCTTTAATATAGTTGCTTATTCCGCTTGGAACAGAAATCTCTTTGAATAGATATTTTGAAACTTGTGACTCAATTTGGCCTAATAATGCATCGCTATAATTAACTGGCCATGCGGCAGCGGGCCTACTCATAAGAAAAAATGTATCCTTGGCCTCTAATCCATCGGGAGTTGATCCCGAGGCTAAGTCAAGTAATGGGCTTCCGTTTAATGTCTCATAAGCTTCAAAAACTATATCAGAAAATGGTAGATTAATTGGCGCTTTAAAGTCATAATAGTTTATAGAACCATCGGGGGAAACTGTTTGATAACTAAGACTATTCCAATGCTCCTTAAACCTTCTTATCCAATATTGCCCAAGAAAATTTCCAGCTATAGAGGTTTCTAAGTTATTAATCTTTTCTTCATATTTTTCATTAGTTTCCGCCACAAAGAAAAATGATTTTTTGGTGGCGGAAATATTTCTCATTGCATCAAAATCCTTAGCAGATAAAATCCTTAGCATTAACCTATAAACATATTTACTTTGCTCATCTGCGGAATTGACGCTAAAAACCTTTTTAATGGTCATACCATTTAAGTAGTTTAATTTTTGTCCAATTTTTGCTTCTGTCGTAACATCAGTCCTTATTTGATACTCTTGTGCCCAAACCATTAGATCTCTAATACCTTTTCCCAGTCTATGATTGAGCATAGAGTAAAATTCCAATCGTGAAAATCCATTTGCAGAGCCCGAAAAATGCGCAGCATTGGGTAGGATATCCGTCAGAGTAAATGGCATTAATTGAATTTTGCGGCACGTATTAAGACCACAGGTATATCTCTTTTCCTCCGAATCTCTACTGAAACCAGCAACCCCCCAAACGCTTTTTGAGGATTCACGAGATTTAGTTACTTGTTTTGAAAGTATTTTACATTTATTTTCAGGGCTTTCAAGATTTTTTATATTTATAGAAATACCCGCACTAGTTCTTAAAAAATTTAGCTGGTTAGTAGAAGGATTATAGCAAAAACTATAGCCTAATTCAGAGCATATATTATTTAATACTTGTCTAAGTGTTCCTGAATATTGAAATTTATATAAACCAGAAGAAGGAAAGCCAACAAACGCTAATCCAGTTGCCGCCGCCGCTGTAGCTAAATCAGTAGAATTGTATTTGTATATTCTTCTATTGTTAAGATAATATTGCTCGCAATCAAGTTGCCTATACATGGCATGAGTTAATTTCTCTGGACATGGATCACATAAATCCGTTCCATCTCCACCGGAGATTTCTTCTTTACAGTTTTCGTCGCTTTCTCCAACCCATAAAACCCTTCCTCCGGGAGAAATTGCGCCTATAATCCGTGTCTTTTCTTTTGCCGACAATGAGTTATATTCTAATGAATCATAACCCGTCTCTCCCCGTAGAGCAACAATGTATCTATCTAATTCAACAGATCTATCCGCAAATTTCACAGACAATGTTTTAAGTTTTCCATCAGCAGATTCCGTAGAAGTAATTACAGTAAAATTTCCCAAGAGCTGTTGTGTTCCCGCATCATTTTTAAAATATATAGGAAAATAACTATGATCCATTACATTTACTGAAGGAAAAACACCGTTTTCAGAGATAAATTGAGCCTCCACGGTTCCGTATGAATCTGCGAACCCCGGCTGATAAGAAAACGCATAAAGAATTAAATGGGAAAACCCAGTAATCGAAATTTCATTTATATTTTTAACAGCCATATTATAAATCTTTTAAGTTTCTAGATGCAATGAGACTTTCACTTAATCTATAAACCTCTTTAGGGTAGTCGCCCTCGCTTCTAATTAATGTTTTGCAAAGATCCTTTTCCATGAATCCCGGCAAAGAATCTTTAATAATTGCGGCGCTATATAATTTAAAATTTTGGACAGGAGACAAATTGTCATTCATATCTCCCCCGATACAAACGAATTTGTTTGAAAAATCCTTAGGGAGAGCGAACGATTGAAAAATTAAAGTATCGTCACTCTGATCAAAATAACCCAAAGAATAAAAATTAAAACATTTTTTGAATATTAAAATGGCTCGTTTTGGAACTTTGATTTCATCAAAAAAGCAAATAAAATCCTCTCCATTTAATTCATACCCCACAAAAAACCGACCCGCAACCGCATTTCCAAAAAAGAAACCCCCTTCATCAGCTATATTGGAAAATACAATCTGCGTCTCATTAATATTTTCCTTTTCAAAATCGAAAAATACAGAAAAACTATCCAAATTGGCTTCTGTAGCTAGGGTAATTTTATCGTTTACAAAATGTGCGCAACCCTCATTTAAAAAGTTTTTAGAAAAGGGAAAATGAACAACAGTTTGGAGGGAGTTCTTTTTACTAAAATCTAAAAAAGAAAGAAGATACTCCTCTGGTATTTTAAAATCTAAATATTTTTGACGAAAATCCACCTAACCCTTACCTTTCCTGCATCTTATTACAGCAAATAAGGTATTTTGTGAACTTTTAAATAGGGGAATTTAGAAGCTCTTCTCCAAATAAACTTGTGGATTTTTTTTCATTCCAAGAAAAACTAAAATATATCTTTTTAGAAGCCGCACCAGACCCGTAACGTATATCGTTTCCACTCATAAAAGCATCTCCCCCATTTAAATATTGAAATTTTAATGAGTTTATATATAGTTTTAAACTCTCTAAAGCCTGCTCTTTGGTAGAACAGTCAGATATCAGGGCGTCTCCTTGAATTGTAATAGATTGTCTTTTCAGGCCCTTGAGCTTTTGAACTGTGAATGCCCCCCCACAATCTAAACCCTGAAAAGGAATATAAGTAGGCATAGAGGGAATAATTTGCACATTATAATTTATGTCGTCTAAATGTGCAGGGATTACAATCTTTTTTTCACACAAGGTCGCAGAAATACTAATGGTGGAAGATTTTTGATCAAATGAAACAGACTTAGATTGGAAAGAATTGGAAAGATTTCCCTCATATCCGTAGTCTTGCCATCTTTGATCAATCCAATCTTTTAATTGAAAAGTCTCGTAAAAATCATTGACTTTATTCCATCTAGCAGAATAACACTCATCAATAGAAGAAATTAAAACTTGTGCTGATGCGCATTTTTTATTATTTTGTATGTCCCAAGTAACCCTAAAATTATCTGTTATATAAGGATCTTCTAGTATAGTATCAGAATATTCCATAGAAAAAGATATGCTTTTCTCGTTGGCATTTTCCGATATGCTTTTGCCTATAGGTCTTATAAAAAGCTCGCCTTCAAAACCCGCATCAAAATAAGCTTCTTCAGCAATCTGCAAAAAATTTATTTCAGTAAATTCCTGTCTTAAGTCTAACCACGAAGACATAGCTCGGCCTTCTAGGGTTCCCTCTAGGGAAATAGCATTTCCCTCTGCCCCCGAGTTTATTGTTGTTGTAACTCGATAGAAAGAATTTTCAGTTTGTTGACCGTATGGGTCATATAACCAAGTTTCGTTAAGGCTATAAACACAGTTGGCACGGTCAACTTCTTCATCCTCTTTAATTAAAAGAGCCTCGGAAACGTTGGTGGAGTCAATGAATAGTGGAGACAAAGAAGAGTTCCAACCTTTCAATTGCTGGACAAAACTACGTGCGTTATCTAACGCCTTTAAATCTGTATTTAAGCCCCTAGCGGATGTAGATTTATTAATCGTAACGGTGCCATTATCATTTTGTTGAAATTGAATTTCTTGGCTTGGATCTAAAATTCCATAATTTATAAAATCCTCTTCTTTGTAGAGGTCAAAAGTTATAGAATAAGGCAATAATCCTGCAAAATAACTTTCTGGGAAATCAATAGCTCGCACAATAGCTCGCCCTGAATATAGATAAGATAAATGGTCCGGTAGCTCCTCAAGAATCGCAAGGTCTCCAAAAGATTTTGAAAACCTATCTATTAAAAGGCTGGCTTTATTGTAAAATCCCTCAAATTCATTATCATTTTGCACGCATTCTCCCGTAATTACCCCATTAAGGGTAATAGAATCCATCTCCATATACTTTTTAGAGTTGTATATGCTTTCTGAGTTCCTTTCGACGAAAGGCGTAGGGGATAAACCGTCGAAAACCTCGTCGCCATTATAAAGAATTTTAAACATTAATATCTAGGAAGTTTCTAAATCCGGTGTATTGGTAAATTACACTCATTTCCATTTTTGAGTTATCAGGATCAAAAAAATAACTAGCATTATTCATAAAAAATGTAGAGGAAACCGGCGGAGTAATATTAGATATACACTCTTCCAGATATTGCTCTATTTCTATATTTTCTTCTCTCCCAATTACAGAAATTGTCTGAGTCTCCTCTATCAAAGAGGAAGTATTTTGTTTTTGTGCTATCTCTCCGCTGTAGGGGGTTATTTGCAACCCAACATTATGAAGAGTGTCTTTGACCTGCCTTTCTTTTGACGTTAAAAAATAATCATTAATAGCAAATCCGCAACTCGTTTTGTATGTATACGCATAGTCAAATGCGCCTCGAAAGCTAGAATACTCCTCTTCGGTGGAAATTAGGGATAAATCTGCTATATTTGCGGCCCCGCTACATCCACAACCAAAAGAGGCCGCCTCATAGTCAGAGTATAACCTACTTTTAATTCCAGTTTCTATATTATTTTTAAAATAATCTACAGCTTTTTGTAACTTTCCAGAAGTAGTTAATTCACAAGTATTTCTAACAGAACCATTTTCTGTTAGTGTGTATTCACCGTCTGCATCTTTTTGAATATCGGAAGCCCTCACAATATCATAGCATAGTTCGCCAAAAGGATCTTCTTCATAATTAAATGAATATGTAATAATTCCTGCGGGAATATCGCTAGCTTTTGAAGCTGCTTTAAATATAAGAGTATCTTCACACAAAGAATCCTTGTAAGATCCATAAAAATCTTTAATTCTTTGTTCCCGCGAACCCTTTATTGAATTGTAACCAGAATTAGCGACTTCAAAACTATTCTTCGAAACGCCACGAATAGTTCCGTTCTCAGTAGCCCTAGTTGCGCCATTTTGTTGAGTTGTGAGCGAGTAAGATACGTCCCAAAAATATTTTTTTCCACTAGTTGGACCTTGGAAAATTTCCGAAAAGGAAAATGAACCCTCTAATGGATTATAACTTTCGTTAAACACCCGATTTCCATTATTTTCATAAAAATCAGGATACTGAGATATAAAATTATTAAAATTTGGGTCTTTATAAAAGAGTCCCGAGGCAATGGTCTTTGCAGTATTTAAGTAGCTCTCTTCGCTTAATCCTGAGTTAATCAAACTAAACCCTAAATTTTTAGAATAAGAAATTACATTGTTTTTATCTTTGTCGAAGGAAAAAGTGCTATCAAGATTTTGAACAAGCTTCATTAGCTCGGGGTCTGGCTTATCAAAATAACCAGTTCCTTCCCAATTATATAGATCGACTGGTTTATAAATTTCTAAAGTTATTTCATATTCGCCTTTTCGAAAGTCTCTAGACTCTGGAAAACTTGCAGACACAACTCTACCAGACCCCAAAGAAACACCATTTAAAATTATTTCTTGAAATTCTCCAAAGGCTTTCTTTATTTTATTAGCCCCATCCCAAATATCGTAAAGTGGAGAATAATGGTCTGCCCCCGAAATAGTTCCACCTTCAGAAACTGTAGATGCAAAAGGTGTAATATCAAAAAATGAATTCTGCTCTGGAGTCTCAATGTTTTGGGCACTCTCAATAGGAAACCATTTATTCTCAACTATCCAATCATCATCTACAAAATCATAATCTTCTCCTTCCACAGCCACAAATTGATTGTCCCCGGATTGGTCAGTATATACAATAGAAAAATAACTCCCCAATGAATTATCATAAGCCCGGTCACTAATCATTTTGCCCCGAATAACAATATCCTGAACCGCCCTATAGGCAAAAGCGTCCCCCAAATATTCCAATTTATGGGACAAAGAAAGAGTTTGAGCGTGTTTAAAAGCCAACATATATTTTATGCTATTCCGGTATTCTTGCCAAAGGCGTCAAATGCGGCAGGGTTAGTTTTATTTTCTTGAATTTTTTGGAAAATCCAGTCCATAAAAACAGGTTTTAATTTATCTCCAAGGCTTTCATCAACACCATTGAGATTAATATCAAAAATATTTTTAAAATTAGTATTAGATGGATTTAGATCTTCAAGATTTTTTATATCTTGTTCACCCTGCTTTCGTGCATCGCCAACCCCCTGGTTAGCATTGTTTATCTTTTCAGATAATTGAGAAATTACTTTTGACAGCTCTTCTATTTTAGCGTTTAATTCAGGAACATTATCATTTTCTTGAAATGTCTTCTTTCTTATAGACACGGCATTTTCAAATTCTTGTTTTTCTTTGACTGCGTTTGGTCTCCCTAAGCGCGTTCTAGCATCCAGTATCGAGCGAATGCTTTCTATTGCAGAGTCTTCTTTATCTTTTGAAACTACTTTTTCATTATTTTTGAATGATCTACCCAAAATGTCCGCAGAATTTCTTACAGATTCCAGGGGAGAGCTTTTAAGTCCATTTAAATTGTTTAAAACGCCCGGCAAAGATTTTGAAGCGTTAGACTTTTCTTCCCCAGAAATTGCTATTTTTTTATCCCTTTCTATTTCTAATCTATTTAATTCGATTGACTTATTTTTTTTCTCTTCAGCAATAAGAGAAGCTTCAGAACTTTTTGAAGAGATACCCCCCTCTACAGAATTTCTTGCGTTAAGTAAAACAATGGAAGAATTTAAAACATCAAGAGAGGTTTTTAGCCTTTCTTGCGACTCTACAATTGGGCCTCCAGCTCCAGAAGCGTCGCCATTTAAAATATTTCCAAATTCAACACCAGAAGAGCCATTTAGCCCGTTTTTTATATTTTTATCAAGACCAGAATTATTGTATTGATTAGCTATATCCCCATAGCCGAGTCCAAGAAGAACCCTTTTACCTTCGTTAATTTGCCCCTTTGCAATCAAATCCTGTGCCTTTATAAGTTCTCCAGCCTTTTTGTTGTCATTGCTATTTCCCGAAGAGTTAAGTTTAGCCAACTCTTTTGCTACCATCATATCACCATTGATCGCGTTTTGGTTAGGAGCACTATTTTGAAGTGAGAGAATTTTATCTTCAATAATATTGGCAAAGCTTTCCAAGCTAGTTTTATTTGAATTTTCTGGGTCAAGCTGATTTGCAGCTTTTCTTAATATTTTTATAGATTCTATTAAAGACGCTGCGGAGCCTCCACCAAGAATAACTTGGTTTCTTGCCTCTAACATTGCTCTTGCGGAAAACGCCCCTCCTTTAGTTCCCCTTCCTTCGCTTATTCTTCTTTCAGACTGAAGAGAGAACTCTTCAATATTTCCCCCTCGAATAGACGCTTCTTGAGCCTCAGCAATTATTTTAGAGCTAAGAGAAGGAAGTCCCCGTTTCACTCTTTCTGAATTACTATCAAGAAGCCTTTGAGATCTTTGTCTGTTTTCACTTACTAAATCAAGAGCTGCCGAAGCATTTCCGGTATTTTTGAAATTATTTTTAGCGGAATTTAATCTTTTTTGCTCTTCACGAGTAACCGTGGAAAAGTCCTCCTTCAGCCTTTGAAATTCAATATCTTCTCCAACATTCTTACCGCTATCAGCCCCAATAAGATTGCTAATAAGTTCGTCAAATTTAGTTTTTCTCTCAAGCTTTTGTAATACCTGAAGGGTCTCCTGAAGCAATGTTTCTTCAGTGGTTAATTTCAAATTTTCTATTTTATGCTCAGTTATTGTATCTTGAAGCTTTCCCAGAATGGCCTTATCTCCGGGACCAACTTTTTTAGTTACCTCACTTAATTGAGATAAAAGAGCGTCTGCATTTGAAGCCCCACCTTCCGATGTTTTTAAAAAATTTCCAACAAAATCACCACCACTTGCAGAGTTAAGCTTTCCAACACCTATTTTATCAAATAAGTCTTTAAAAATATTTTGAGACTCTATAAAGGCTGAATTATCTATAGACCTTCTTTTTTCATTTATTCCGATTAAAGATTGGGCAGTGGATATAGAATTTCTAGCACCCCCAGATAATCCGGGAACGTCCGAAAGAAAACCCAATCTAGATGACTGAATATCAGATTTAGTGACATCTATAGCTGTAGAAAGTTGGTTTTTGCGAATTACATTATCGGAAAAAACCTTAAAATCAGAAAAAGCAGCGGCAACGGACTTCGATTTTTCAATTTCAATGTCTCGTATCTTATTTAATTTTTGAATAGACTCAAAAGAATTTTTAACTTCTTGGTTAAAATAAATAAGCTCTTTTCCAGTAACATTTTGGGAAAATTTTTCAAGAGCCGATCTGGATTCTTCAGCAACAACCCCAAGCCCTTTAACCTGACGAGAGAATGCCCCAATGTCCCCTCTAGAAAGAGAACTAAGCGCACTTTGAGCCTGTCCGCTTTGTGGGTTACCCAAGTCAGAAGACTGTTTACGAAGCGAGTCTAAATCAATATTACTTATAATAGAAGAAAGTGCGGCCTTTACATTATCTTTATTTTCAAATTTAAGAGTAGAGTCGTCTTTTCCAGAAAAGGCGACCTTTCTGTAAAGAAGCCCAAAAGCATTATTGCTTTTTTCCGCCTCAGCCATTAAACTACCAATAGCGGTAGCAGAATTAGACTGTTGAGATGTTTTTCTAAGAGAATCTTGAGCCAATTTCATTGATTTCTCAAAACTTTTTGGATCGTCTGAGTTTTCACTATCAATTAAGGCTTCCCTAAGTTTATCTGGGAGACTTATCAGTGCGTCTGCGCGAGCTTGAGCCGCATTAGATATACTAGATTCAGAGGCATTTGGATCACTTGTTAAATTTTTAAGGCTCTCTCTGGAAGAGAAATACGAAGCGATACTATTGCTTTCTTTTTCTGTTTGTGCTCCAAACTTTTCTATCTCTTTCGAAAAACTTTCAAGCGGAATTGCAGAGCTTTGTATTTCCGATCCAAGAGCCTTGAATGTTCCAATTAAAGCTCCCGCCGCAATTCCTATTGGTCCAAATGCCGAACCCAAAGACGAAAATGTAGCTATATCGCTTACCGCAGTTCCTAAGCGTTCACTCCCGGCAGCATTACCAATAGAGCTTCCCGCAAAAGCTGCGCCAAAAGCATATTTGTCGAATTTTGCAGAAATTCTAGAATTAGTTTGCGAGCGGATATCTTTTTTTACGTCCTTTACAATGCCGCTGTTTTTAGGAACGTTATACTGAGAAGCTAACTCATCAATCTTTGCTTTGTTGATATTGGGCGTATTTTGAACTGCTTGAATAAAAGCATTTTGATTCTCTGCATTTAATGAATCTATTTTTTTAGAAGAAGACGATCCACTTATAGCATTTTTTAACGCCTGATCTCTTACGGGTTTATTTCCGCTGAAAGCATTGTTTATGCGGTCCTGATAGCTTGTCTTATTGCTTATTTTTTCGTGCAATAATCTTTTTTGTTCCGAAGAGAGTCTATCTGATGGTTTTGAAGGCGCAACATACGCAGGAACAGCCTCCAAAGGTTTCCTATTGGCTCTTTCATACTCCGAGTTGATTCTTATCAATCTTTCTCTTTCCGCTTGCTTTTGCAAGAATTGTTGGCTTGTCGGTGAAGCCACCCCCCGAAGAGGGTCATATCCCAAAGGAATAGCCTCTTGATCTTTATTGCTTCTTATCAAGTTTACTGAAGGTCTATCTTGATTTCTGCGATAAACTTCTGACTTAGGAGCTTTCAGTCGAAGACTAGCCGTATTTACCCCTCTTTTTTGGAGTTCGCGGATAGCTCCCTGAACTTGTATTTTATTAGAGCCCCTTTCAATAATTTTTCTCAACTCTTCATCACTTCTTTGGCCGAAAGGGACACTCCCTCTTGCGAGGCTTTGAGTTGGAATTCTTCCTCCCGCAAAAGCCCTTCTTACGTCACCCATAGAGCGAACATTATTAATTCCCCCGGCGTCACGAACCATATTTTTATTAAATACAGCATCCGCGCCGGACCCCATATAATCTTTTACAATATATTCGTCTGAGTTAAGAACAACTTTTTCAGATTTTCTTGGAGAGGTTTTGATGTATGCATCGACAGGCCTTGCTCCTTTGCTTGCACCCCCAACACCATTAGCTATATCATAAGCTTCCCTACTGAAAGGCGAGAACCCACCGGCAAAGTTTTTTCTAGGAGCTACTGGAGGCGAAGATTTTCTATAAGGTCCGGCAAAGCTAGCAGATAGCCCCATAGCGGACTGGGCTAAAGCTATATCACGCACAATAACAAGTCTTTTTAACAATTCAGAATTTCCCTGCTGCAAAAGGACGTTTTCGCGAGACTCGGCTTCAGTAATTCTTAAAACGGCTGCATTTTGTTCTTGAAGAGCTTTAAGTCTGGATTGAGATCCACTATTATTTGAATAAATACTACTTCCTAAGTCGGTTTTGAGTTTACCGATTACGCTTCCAGAAATTTGAGCAAAAGCTTTAATTAAAATAGCAAGACCCGGCCCGCTAAGAGCATCAATAAATCCTTTAACAACTGATTGCGAAATCGTTGCGACCCCAGATTCAATATCCTTGAATTTTTCACCTATAGTGGCATCTCCGCCATTAGCTCCTTCGATTGGCTTAAGTAGTTTGGTGGCCCCTTGAGTAATCTCGGTAAGGCTTCCAACTAAACCCTTAGAAGCCTCATTGAGGCCTAGCTTTCCAACCGCAGAACTCAATTCAACAAAGGCGTTTTTCGCTTTAACAATAGTAGAAACATTCGTTTCACTTAAGAAATTACTTTTTACGAAAGCTTCATTCTGTGCATTTCTAACCGTATTAAGTGCTTCCGAATAAACGCTTACCTCTTGACCTAAATCTTGGAATAGAGACTTAACGATGTTAATTTGATAAACGCCACCAACCATTTCAGCGATTTGAGCGGCCTGCGTATCCGTGGCATTATTAAGAGCAAGAGATAGTTGTTTTAATACCTCAATTTGGTTTTTAAAGGAACCGTCTGCGTTTTTAGTTTCAATTCCAAGATTTCCGATAGCGGTTGAGTTGTCGTCGCGTTGAAGACGGGTAAAAATACTCTTCAAGGAGTTACCAATAGTGTTACCTCCACGAGATGTTCTTTGTTGAATGGCTGTGATAGTGGCAAGAAGCTCTTCGAAGCTTACATTCGCATCTAAGGCAACTGAACCAACTCGACTGACGCCCTCAGCAAGGTCTTTAGACGACACAGCGAAGCTTGTATCGGCAGCGGCCATCTTATTAACAATATCTGCATAAGAGCCAGCGGCCTCACCGAAGGTGTTAACGATAGCGGTGAGAGACTTAACACTATTAACGGTATCAAGACCTGTAGTTTGCGTAAGAACAAGGGCTGCATTAGTAGCCTCTAGAATTTTGTTTGCCTTAAGACCTTGACGAGCGAACTCAGCAGCGGCATCAGCAGCGGCAAAGAATGATTGTCCAGTAGAAGAGGCAACAGAAAATAGTCCACTTTCCAAGCTTCCAAGTTCTTTGCTTGTAGCTCTGATGTTGACTTGGATTTGGGCCATAGCCATTTCAACCTTAATAGAGTTAGCATATAAAGATTTAAAAGCGTTAGAAAGCCCGTAAATTACACTAGCTGAAGCCGCAAAAGCAATGAATCTATCATTTACTCCCGCGAGAGTCCTATTAAAGTTGGCTGCGTCCTTATTTAAGGCTCCAAAAGAATTCTTGGAAGTAGTTCCAATTTTAATGTTCGAAAATCTTTTCTCAATTCTATCCGCAGCAGCAAAAGCCGCCGATTCAGCACGGGTTGTAACCAGCCCTAAATTTACATTAAAATTGTCTTCCATAATTCCTTTCCGACCCTATGCTATATTTACACTAAAATAAGCAATTAACTTAGAAGCTTCTTAATATTTTTAGCGTTTTCGAGACGAGAACCCTTCTTTTCGGCGCTTTTCTTTATAGAATCCATTGTAACAGAGTTATTAGTGTTACGTGTCCACATATTTTCCAATTGTTCACGAGCCTTTTCAGAGGCTCTTGCCCATTCGTCCATTTTCTCCCAGTTAGATAGTGTTTCAGGAGAAACTTTGCCGCCTATCATGCCAATAATTGTATTATAATTTTTTAGATGAAAATACAATCTTTGTTGTAAATAAGTAAGGCTCAAAACATGAGTTCCGTAAAAATCAATACAACCTGATGAACAATCAAATAGGTTTTGACAAAAGGGCTCAACGGCTAAAGATTTCACATCCTTCTCTGAAAATGTTTGTTTAAATTCTATAAATAAATCATATAGAAAATTCATTTGATCCTCATCTAAATAGTCCGCCTCTTCCTCGCTCCACATTAATTCTGTCAAATTTTCATCTTTAAAAACAAGAGAAACTACATATTTTTCAATAGACATTTTATCTGCCCATGTTTCGGCGGTTTTACCTAAAACGGCAGACTTCTTTTGAGACAGTTCTTGAATTTTCTTAGAGGATTTTTCGATACTCTCTTGGATGGAATTTTTCTGCATCGTAAGAGCTTTTTCGAAACTTTCTTGAAGTTTTTTTAAATAAGCCCTTTGTTGGGCCAACTCTCCCTCTAGTTTGTCTGTCCACAAGCCGCTTTCCTTGGCTTCGGCAAGAACCTGCTCATTGGTTTTGACCTTCCTACTAATAGCTAAATTAAGGAACTTTTCATAAAGTTCCTCTAAAATAGCTTCGTCCTGAATTCGAGGGTGTCGTATCCAATAGGCCCGGACAGGGCTTTTACCCTTCTGGATTTGATTCAGTTTCGACAGGTATAGGCTGCTCTTCTTCTCCATAAATCAACCTTTCGCATTCTTTGAAATCGTTTTCAGTAAGGGATTTGTCGCCATAATACCAAAATGTTACAAAGGAAGAAATTTTGCCAAGAATAGCTTCTGCATCATCGGGTTCTATCTCTTCGTAAGCAGCAAATGATTCATATCTATCCTCGAAGTCCACCCCTTGAAAGACGCTGACCCACTGATCGTCTTTTTTTTGCAAACCCAAAAGCAATACGAGATGAAGTATAACCTTATTCCGCGCAATTACGTCGGCGGTCCTATTGAAAAGATGCTCGTGTTCATTATTTATTTCGGAAAGAGCCGCCCAAATAATGTCATATTGCTTTTGAAGCTTTGCGAGTTCTTTTTTATTTTGAGTTTTTTGCATTTTAAATACAACCTCAGCATAATTATCGCTGAGTTTTCTGTATTTTTTTGCTTCTGTTTCAGACATTGCCCCACCAAAGTTTTTATATGCTTTAAGCATCATTTCCTTGGTTAACACTCCGCGTCTGATACACTCAGATTGAAAGACACTCACAAGCATGTCTGCTTCATCTGTTTCTGATCGAGTTGGCTTTCTGATAGCCAGTTCAATTTCTTCGCCATTGGACGGCTTTTTAAGTTTAAATGTATATAATATTTTCATCCTTGTTCCTTTAATTATCTAATTCCCGACTAAGTTCGCCAGCTTTATCAAGTATCCTTTTTCGAAGAATATCTTTTTTACAGTCTGTCATTAACGCTAAAAACGGCATCAAAACCTCAACTTCCTCGCTATTCATCCATTTAGATGAAATAGAAGAAAAATTTTTAAGTTTTTCGCCGTCTTCTTTCTTTAATTCGTCAATAATTTCTAAAAAGGCCTTAGTTAGATCAACTAATTTTCTTTTCGCCGCGTCCTTGACAATACTTCTATAGTCGTTCATAACCTTATTCCTGATTATGGTTACACGAATTAACAAAAATGTGAACCCCGCCAAACAGAAAAGCCGCAATTTCTTGCGGGCTCGTCTGAAATATTTATAATTATTTATTATGCGCTAAACAAAGGCGTAGATCCAGAATATCCATAAACGCCGCTGAAAGAAACTCCATTTCCGCTATCGTTAGCGGCACCAATTTGCCCAAGGAAAGTCATGCTAACTGTGTGGCTAGGACCGATTGTTCCAGAAAGGTCTTGATTGGTAATCTTTGTATTCTTTACAATAATTTTTGCATAGATATCGTCAAGAACCGGGCCGTCTTCATCACAATCACTTGTGTAAAGGTTAATGGTAATGTCTGTAGGTTCCTCTTCGCAAAGCAAGTTAACAAGATTGGCTTCTTGAAGATCGCTCATAAGAGCCTCAATAGTAACCGTTACGTCAACAGGAAATTCAACTTCTCTAGAAACAACAAGTCTGCTTCCTAGTCCTCTAATTTCTTCTAAATTAAGGTCGAAGCTTACACTGGCGCTTTGAACGATAAGATCGTTAGGAGCCAAGCTTTGGAAAACTCCTGCATCAGGATTAGAGAATACGACTTTAACTCCACCCGGTTGGATCACCGTAGGTTTGGAATCGCTAGGGGCAGCAATTGTAGGGAGCGTAAATGCTCCAGCAGCCTTACGACCTGTGGTAGGATCAACAGCAGGAGTATCTTGGGCGACACCATTAAGATAAGTTGCAGTATTAAGGCCGGAAACTGAAATAGTTGCGGTTGGGAAGGCCCCAACAGCAGCTTCGAAAGAATAGCTAGAAAGGAAGCCATTACCAACAGCCATAACTGCACCCGCAGAAGCAGCGAGACCCTCGGCGTCAAGGCCTTCAGGGGCAACAAAACGATAGTAGTTTCTATCGTCTTGAGATTTATTTAAAATATCAGCAATTGCAGAAGTATTACTCCCAATAGTAAAGCCAAGGTTTTTTTCATTTTCAAAGTCAACAGCCAAATAACTGAATTCAACAGTATTGGTTGTTCCTTCAAGGTTAATACGGTCGATGGCGTTAGCTTTGCCGTATTCGTTTACAGTTTCAAGGCCATAATCAAATGTATTCCCCAAAGTCTGAACCCTGTGAATTCTTTTGATGCCTGTAGCTGGTTGTGCCCCCGTAGCAGGCGAAGGGCCAACTAACAGGGCTTCGTTGCCATAAATTGTTCTGATTCTAGCCATTTTTTAAAATTGTTCTGTTAGCAATAATTACACTTATTTGTTATTTTGTGAAGTTGATAAGAATTAGTGTGACATTCTTCCAACAAAAATTGTAAAGGTAGCTATTCCAATTGCAGCTTGTGGAAAATCTTGTTTAATCGCAACCCCTTGAATTGGGGTAAACAATACTTTTTCGATATAGATTTTAGGTGAACCTAACTCTTTCATCTCAGCCATTTTATCGTAAAAAGTCCAGCCCTCTTCTTTTAAGTCATTAAACTCATCTAAAGGAGTAGAATCCAACACATACGCTACGGTATTTTGCAGGTCGCGGAAAACCCCAGCAATCGCATACAAATCCCCTTCTGACTTACAGAAAACCGGAACCTTAATATCATAGGTTGTTTTATCTCTCCCCCCCAATTCTAGACCCCTATTATATGTCGCACCCAATTTAATAAAATAACATGGAGCATGATAACTATATGGCTTTGAGGAATTATTAGGTGAAATAATTTCAGGAGCTTCGTCCCAATTTGTATTAAGAAATAGATCCTCATCTGAACTTGTTGATATATATGAATTAAATAGTTTATAGGAGCCTACAATAGATGCTGGAGCGGTTCCTATCCCGTTTTTAGGGATGATTAACCTAGCATTCCTATAATCGACCTTGGCGTTTGCCCAGTCCCCATTAAGGCCATTGTTTTTTACTATATCCGAAGTAATTCCAGAATCAAAGACCCATTGTTTTGGCCCGGCCCCAACGATTTTATATTCTTTTTTTCTATTATCATTTTGCGCAAACAAGGGGATTGTCGCAGTTCTCCAAGCAGCTAACTTTTCAGTTACCTTACGATCTAAATACTCCTTAAAACTGCTAAATAAGTAATGGTCAAAAGTCATTTTATCTTCGTCTCCCCAATAAGAGTCTTTTTCTAAATTCTGAGAATAAAGGTGTTAAATAATCCTCTCTCGCAAAATCCGCATTCCTTATTACACGATTAACTTGATTTCCCTCTCCAGAACGGCTGCTATCTGGGAATTTTCCATCATTAATATAAAATTGAAGTCCAGAAATCCCCTTTTCAACTAAAAACGGCCAAGATTCTTGAGTCCAAGGAAGCCTTTGAAGTGAGGAAAATGCTGATTTAGTAGGAATAGAAATTGTAACTGATGCCAGTTCATTCTTCTTTCTTCCCTTTAATACACTATATTTTATATTGGATTTTAAAGTTTTTGTGAGTTCGTCAATAGGATTACTACCGCTCTGAAAACCCATAAATCCAAATAATGTTCCCGATTTAGATCCACCCAGCCTAGAAGAGGGTGAATGCGAAAGTAGATCAATTGAAAAGGGGTGCGATTGAACAGCCCCAATAAGCCAATCCAAGGCTTCGTGATACTTTTGCTCAGTAAGGTCAACAAATTTTTTCCTAACTCTGCGAGAAAGAATCTCAAATAACGTATTTCTAGGACTTTTCGAAGCCATTATTGATTTTTTTCTAAGGTTATCTCATAGAATTGGTATTCGCCAAAAATTCCGATTCTTCTTTTATCGGTCACGTTGTCATACTTTTCCCCCTCAACCCAAAAGCTTTTAACCTCATTTAGCCAATCAAAAGCGTCTCTTCTCATTTGTATTTTTACTTTTCCTTTTGGATATGCTACCGCTAATGAAACATTTTCGGTTCCGTCCACAAATTTAAGTTCAGGAGCGTTTTTTACATACCAGATACGACATTCAAATTCTGCTTTCTCAACGGTTTTTACAATATTATTACTATAACTATCGCCGAAATCTGAATTCCATTCAGGGTCATTAGAGATAATAACCTCACTTGCCGATTTGTAGAAAGTAACCTTGTTTTCTCTTTTAAAAAAATCAAAGATAAAATCCATTGCCGCCATTCCTTGCGCTTTTAAGTCGGGAGGGATCATTTATAATTCTTCGGTTTGCTCCTCATAAACAATGGTCATTGGGTTTGTCCAGCAATAATCACTCACACAATAAATATTATCAGGAACAGAGCGGCGATTATTAAAGGTTATTTGTCTGGGTGAAGAGAATTCTCCACCTTTATATTGTTTAATAAGATTTTTTAAATTTTCATCACAGTCGCGGGCCATACTTTGAAACGTTACGGCTTTTTGAGTATCACTTACCTTCCTCACAGTTCCTTGTTCTGCTCCAGAGATTTCAATCCAATCATAATTTGCTGCCCCTAAAGTGTTTTTCGCTTTTCTTTTAAGCCAAAAACACCAATACAATTCATTGTAAATACCGCTTTGAATGTCCGTCATTTCGGGAACAATATCTTCCTCTTCCAAGATATACGAACTTCTGATTAACAAATTTAAATGGCCTAAATTACTTCTTAACCAGCCGACAACAGACCCGGTCGATAATGCCGTGTCTTGCAAGGATTCAATTATGTCTCCGGCCCAACCGGATTGCATCGCCGGAGTTATTCTGCTCATTAGAATTTAGAAGGGTCGAAATCTTGGCTTTCTTTTTCTTCGTTAACGGGCGCGTTAATGGCATTTCCATAGGTTCTCGTAAGTCTTTTAAATTGGTCACACATAGAGCGAATCATGCGCTGTCTTTCGCCTACCGGCTTAATTCCAAGTTTAATTGCCAAGTCTTGCATATCAACTAAATTCATGGTCTTTAAAGCGTTTTGCAACTCCGCAACAGAAGTATATCCCCCAATAACTGGAGACTTCCTAAAACCCATGGCCTCATCTATAGTTCTAGGGTTATCTATATTACCGTCTCTTACATATTTAAATTTCATATTAGCCTTTACACTTTAATTATAATTATGAGAACAAAAATGGGGAGCGAAAAGCTCCCCATCAATGTTTTAAGTTTTTATTTCTTGTGTTTAGATAATGATACCCGAAAGAGTCTTGGTGTCAGTCCAGCCGAAGCCGGTTTCAAGACCACCAAACCATCCAAATTTACCGGAACGCTTAACCCATTGGTCGTCTTCTTCAAGAACCAATTCAGTTGTTCTGTCGCTGTCAGATGCAACCGCTTGAACACCACCATCGACACTAAGGTCAATACCGATTACGATTTCATCGCTAGCAGCGTTGAACGCTGGGTCGCCTCCACCTGGAGTATAAGCATCATCAAACATTGCGTTATACGCTTGGCCTACACCAAATTCTCTTAGCTCAATGAAGGCTCCAATGCCCGGAATCTCAGGAAGACCAGATTGATTGAAGATGTTCATACGGATTTGATCCGGAAGAGGAATTGCTGTTGCTCCTGAAGTTGTTATAGAACCGGGACGTGTGTTCTGAGGCTCGTAAGCCCAAGAGTTAATTTGTCCGCGAATCTCAGGGCTGATGATAAAGTGAGTAATCCCACGACCAACCGAAGAGGTTGGAGTTCCACCTGTCCAAGAGTTTCTGAAACGAGAAACCTTTGTTCTAAGAGTATTGAAGTCATCGACTTGAATAACTCCTTCAACTTTGGAGTCAATAAGCTGTGCAGAACCGTTAGTTCTTGCTCCGCCTAATGCACCAAGAATAGTTGCCCATGCTTGATATTGTTCCTTAAGCATGACCTCTTGAGCCATACGTTCGATTGCCTTGGTAAGAGCTTCGAATCTGCCTTGAAGAGCTTGGCTCTTATACATAGCGAGAGCCGAATCAAGACGAAATGTTGACATACGGTAGAACTCCCCACCAACAACTTGGTTGGTAGCAAGACCACCGGGAACGGAGGTAGACCAAACATCCAATAGACCTTCATCATTACCGTCAAAGTAGTCTATAGGGATTTCTGGGGCGGACCCGAAATCATAAACATATTTGGTAAATAATGCGCGGTGAGTTGCTTGCTGATTAAGAACTTGAGTAATCGTAGGTCCAACAAACTTAGCAATCGCCTCGCGAGCTTTACCAGCCTTGTTATCACCCTCACTACCCGCAGCCAATTTAAGCAAACTTGCTAACTTTTGAACCTTTGCAGGATCGTTTTTAATTTCTAATTTAATCATATATAGGATTACAGTTCAAGTTTGAATAATGCGTAACCGTCCGCATCTTTTGTTGTGAGGAATTTACCTACGTTGTTGGCTCCGGTTACATTGGCCACAACTTGGACATATCCGCCAGAAGCAGGAATGGCACCAGAGTTAGGACCAGGAGTTCCAACAATACCGTTGATCTTAAACAGACCTTTGGTAACGATTGGCACAGCTTCACCAGAAACTACAAGATTCTTGTCGATTCTTTCTTGGTGAGGGCGGAAAATATATTGTTCGCCGTATTGGTTTACGTTACGAACGTCAAATAGAAGGAAACCGAGTGGGGTATCGCCAACTGTAGCCGTTTTAACTTTCCATTTAACTTCATAGCGGAATGCAGCAGCACGGCTAGGAACGTTGGACATCGGACCCTGAACTCCAACATGTGGAGTAGGCGGAACATTGGCGTTTTTGCCAACGTTTGTATTACCATTGGCGGTTACGATAGAGACAAGGGAACCTTTATTCGCGCTCGCATCTTGGTGCGAGAAGAATTCGATAACATCGTGCTCATCGTAAGAGCGAAGTGGTTTTAAGTTAGGAACTTGAGTAATGTTCATATTTTGTTCTTGTCTTTATCTATTATTTTCTGAAAGAAAGGATTTCTAATCCACTTGCCAATTCGTCAATATCACTATTTGCTTTCGAATCAGCGGCATTAGGAAGTTTTCCTTTGGAAGCCTTGGCTTCTTTTAGGTTCTTGACCTCGTCTTCTTCGTCGTCACTTTCAGTTTCATCAACTTCGTCGCCCTTAAAGGTAGCGAAAAGAGAGAATTCTTTCTTCCAAGTCTTATAGGACTCATCGCTGTCGAGAGTTTTGATTTTTGAGGCAACTGATTTTTTTTGTTCTTCAGTAAGCTTAAAGGTAGAATCAATCTCATCCATACGGACATTGAAAGCTTCTTCCTTTTCCTTAGCGGAGATGATATCATTAAGAGAAGCAACTTTAGATTCCAATTCAGTGACCTTTGCTTTAGCTTCTTCCAATTCGGACTGAATGCCTTTCTTCTCGGTTTCCTTTTCGGAAACTTGAGTAGAAAATTCGGAAGCTTTATCTGCAAGTGTTTGAGTAATGAAATCTCTAACGTCGCTTGCTTCAGCTTCTTTCAAGAAGTCTGGAGTAATTTGGTCAATAGATTTAATTTTCATGCTATTTTTAGTTACATTAATTATTTTATTTTGTGAAGTAGAAATGCTTAGTTTTTCAATTGTTTTATTCGTTTCTGCCAATTTCTCCAAAATTGAGCTGGAAAGAGTTATAATTTCTTGAGAATTTTTATTTTCAAGACTTTCTAGTTTAGACGATGCAACTAAGACTCCTTTAACCGCAGCAGCAGGAGTTGTAGTAAAGGCGCAACCAACAGGCCTTGCATCATCACCTTTAATTAGCATATAAACTGGAACCCCGTCTTTAGTAAAGCCTTCTCCGCCCTCAGAAGCCAATAGCGGAGTAAATTCTTTAACTTGTTCTGGATTTGAAATTATCTCTGCGTCCTTTACCCTTTTAGAGCCAAGAACAATATCAAAATCATTAAATCCAATTTCCCAAGACGACGCTACCTCTTGATACCAAGGGCTTTTTTCGTCAGCGGCCTCTTCAATAAATTGGGCAACATAGTCTCGCACATATCTATAAACAATCCCTCCCAAGCAAATATTAAAAGGGTCATTCCCCGAAATCTCTTCGGCCTGAAGGATTTTATTATCTCCGAAAGAACTAAACCCCTGTGTAATAATATGGCCAACCACACTATTGCGGTCGTGTTCAAGATTTAAGTGCCTTTTTACAAAGTATTTTGATACGGCAAGAGCGGTTTCGGTCCCAATACCATGATCGTTTGCATTGATAAGGTTTACAACAGCGGCATTAAAAGCGGTATAAAGAAGATCGTTGTCGTCTTCAATAACCTCATTAGCCGGAAGTAAGGATCTCAAATCCTCTAAGCTAGCTTTAGCAATAATTGACTTGCTAGCCGAAGCCTCCCTCCAAGTTCCCAAGTCAAATCTAGCCTTTGACTCAAACCGTCTCGTATATTTAAAATCTCTATGTGCCATAATAATTTTTATTTACACTTTTTATTCACTTTGAGAAGTTATTCTAGCCTGATAAAGAAGTGCGGCACTATTAAAATCAATTTGATGATAACCAGCCAAATCAGCAACCTCATTATAAATAGGCCCCAATTGAGTAGGATTGTCCAAATAATCACGAAGTTTTACAAACCAATTGTCGATTTCTTCGTTTTGCATAATTGTAAACGCTATATTTTTTGCAAAGTCCTTATTCTTTTTACTAATTCGTTCGACTTTGAATTTAGATTTAACCTCTACGGTGGCGGCTGCGATCAATAGATTTGCTGTTTTTGATACCTCGGCAAGTTTTTCGGCAGAGAATGTAGCAGAAGCTCCAACGGGAGTAACCTTTTTTTGTTTTTGTTTTTGAGGTGTGCCCGTAGGTCTGCCAGATTGTCCGGGAATTGTTGCATTGGGGTCTTCAACTTGAGCCAAAGAAACAGGTATATATAAACCATCGTCCTTCTGTTTCTTGAAAGCCTCTTGAGATATGACGCTATCATATGGCTCCGGCAAGACTCCCGTATCATAAGCTTTAAGAACCTCTTCTGGGGTAAGAATTCCAAGTTCCGACAAACGGTTGTAAATCTTTTTATATTCCAATTCATCATTTAAATTAATTTCCTCAAAGAATGGCTCAGGGCACTCCCTAAACCCCATTTTTTCACAAATAGCGTCCATTTCTGGGATTAAAAACTGACTTAAATAAATTTTTCTGGCTTCTTTCAATCTTTCTAAGAAAACTTTTATCTTAACCATGGAGTCGGCATATTTAGAATCTCCAAAGAAGATATTCATTAAACCGTTCGCAATATCTTGGTTTACGGCCACGTATTTTTCAGGCCCTAAGATTTTATCAAGCTCAGGCATGACAAAGGACATTTTAGTTGACCAGTCCGTAATCATGACACGACCCACACTCTCGGTAGAAAAGAGTTGCTCAATACTCTCCACAACAGCCTGATCTGTCCCATCATCTTTGTCCCCCACATTAATCAACAGGATCATATATTCACATGCGCGGGCAATAATTTGTTCTGCTTTTTTGAATTCTAATTTTAAATTTATATCAAATAATACAGGAAAATACAAAGGAACCGCAAGAGCTTCGTAATCTTGTTTCTTAAAGAATATAGATACTAAATCATCAGTAGGAATTGGTATGGAAACTTCAGAAATTCCATCTTCTATTTCTTTTTGTGTTTTTAGCGGTAAAGATTTTTTTAATTCTATGTTCTTAATGTCTGTGCTCTCCCTCAAAACAGTAACTTCATAAGGATTTAGAACCTTGCTATAGTTAGCCCCTTCGCTAAAAGAAGCAGAAGAAACGGCCCGCATATCCGCAGGATTCAATACAATGTATTTTAAAGGAATGTCAACAAATGCACCTTTCCCGACTCTAGAAATTTGACCCTTCAATCTATATAGGAATATATTACTACTTCTGAAGAGTTCGCGAAAAAACTGATCCCTTAGATTAGATCCATTTATTTTTTTGTCCCAATTCTCAAAAAACTTAACGGTGGACTTGTTTTTCCCTTTAAAATGAATGTTGGAATTGGCAAACTCAGACATGATATCTATAGTCAACTTAAAAATAGATACGTTCCAGTAAGCTTTTTGGCACAATTCTATAGCTTCTTTTACATCTACGTCACCTGATTGGTGACGAAAAGGCGACACACCGTCTTTAATGTTGCATAAAAGGCCGCTTATATCTCCACCTGAAGAGGATGAATGACCGCCACGACCTCTGGAGGGCTTTTCTCCCGAGGCATATACCATCTTAGGTTTTACCTTAATTGCTGTAGAAACTTCTTCTGTAACCTTCATAAGGCTTGTTTACACCAAAAATCTAGGTAAAATCCTATTTTTTTTCTTAACAGGCGCGCTCATCATATTAAAATAGCATTCTTTACCCCAGTTGGCCAACAATAAGGCAGAATAGCTATCTTTACGGGCCTTATCGGGACCAGTTTGCTTTTTAAGGGATTGGGGCAAGTCAAATTTCATTGCCCCGCCCCCACTACTCGCCTCAATTAAAGCGCATTGGCGTTTTGTTTTTCCAATAATTATAGCTTGCCTATCTACGAAATCGCCCAATTTCATTTTCAGACTGTCCCTATCATTCTTATATTCGGTATCGTCAAATTTAAGCTCTTTAATTATCGGGGCCAATGAATCAACAGATATTTCTTCGGCGTCCACAGGCGAACCAAACATGATTGTTCTATTTTCTATAGCCCCTTGCAGAGTTTCGTTAGCGTATCTAATCCATTGGGCTGAGAAGTTTTGCGCGTGAACTATATTTTTCACTTTTGTGTCATTAGAATAGCTTTTTCGAGCTTCAAACAACTCTTCCTCACTGAAGGTATCAAAATCGGCCTCAAAGATGCCAAGTTTGAAATCAAGAACTTCTAAATCATTAATATCCTTAATAAATTTAGCTCCCGCCGCTCTATCTACAATCATATATATAATATTAAAATTATCAAATAGATATTTTACATATCCCATGCGTTCTTGAAGGGTGCAGCTTGCAAGCGCATAGCCGTGAACCATCACTGCGGTTCTAGCGTCATGATCCAATTCTACTAGGCACATAGCGAAATCGTCAGAGGTTTCTGATGAGTCATAGTTAGGGTCAATAGCCAATATATAGTCTTTTACTCTATCCCCTTTAACCAAAACAGTTGGAAACTCTCCCTTTTCTAAGGATACAGCGTGTAAAGACTTGGCGGAAAAGAATCCAGAGCTATCTCCGGTAAAATGCGCCATATACTCTCGGTCGTATTGCGACTGACTAAAGGTTTTTTTAGCCATTTCAATATTCTTTTCGTCATAAAGACCAATTGGAGCTATTTCGCAAGACAGTTGCATTACGGCATGTGAAACATTCTTGGCTTCTTTGTCACAAATTTGGTCTTTGTAATCTTGGAACATCTTGTATAGATATTCAAATTGATAGCTCGCGGAAGTAAGACCTATAAGTTTATTGCTAGAAAATACTGTGCGTTCGTCTTCAGTCATGACCCCCGCATTAATCATAGCCGTTTCTTCATCCCTTATTTTTTGCCTTTCGCGGGGGTTAGCCTGAATAGCCATGAAAGGCATTAAAACTTCATTAATAACCTTCTCGGAAAGAAGCAAAAGTTCGTCAATAACAAGCAAATTAAAACGATAGCCCCGAATTTTATCCCCGGAATTATGGGAGACGAAGCCATTCGAGATATAGTTATTATAAGCAGGGACGCGCAAATCATATACTGGAACTTTCCCCAGCTTCTTTTTGCTAATGATTTTGCAAAACATAAACCCCTTGTCATATTTTTCTGCTTCCGAAGAGCTAATGGCTCCATAAGAAGGCGTGGGAATATCCGGGAGTATACTTTTTAAATTCTTCTTTACAGTGGGAAACTTTTCAAGAAAACTTCTAAGTTTAAATTTAGTAATAAATAGTTTATTTTTCATTCTTTTAATTACAAAACCATAAGACAGGCACGCAATTTGAACGTCCTTAGCTATATCTTCACTCTTCATGGCTACGGAAATACAGGGTTTATTACCATATCCATTGCTCGAATATTCTCCGGCAGATTCGAAAATGCCCGCAAAGAACCCACGCCCGAAATTTTCAGAACAGTTTAAAATTCTTTCATCAGTAGCTTTAGAAAATACTTGTTGGCACCCGTATTTATATCCAATTTCGGAAGTTAAATTAAATTCTGGTTGTTTTGAGAATCTTTCGCGGACATCAATTGCGACGTAATCCTTTAGTGTAATTCGTGATAATTCTTTCCATAGATGCTCTCCATCCTTAGAATAAACCAACACCTTGTGTTTTTTAGATCCCTGAAGGCCAAATCCCCCGCGCAAGACAAGCTCAAGGCACTCCTCTTCTCTTTTATATAGCACATTTGTGCATCGTGAGACACCGTCAAGTGTATCAACCTGCTCATCTATATTGGCCCAACATAAGCCCCTTTTCCAAGGTTTATAAGTTACACCGTATTCATATGTATGCATTTCTGGTTCGAGCGCGGAGATGCGTTTGAGACCATTTGAAGTTCGAATAAGGGTATTTCCAGTTACACAGCCTAACGGTAGGGCGACAATTTCAGATGTGCCAAATTTCATGCTCCAAGCATCATTGTTGTGCTTTGGGGGGCCATTCAGGCATTGTTTTAGGAATTTTCCTTTGGGGGAGGCAATGGCTTCTTCGATTTTTTCGAAGATATTTCTCGACTGACGGAATGTCTGTGATGTTATTCCTATCTTAACTCCGGGATTAAATATAGCATATAAGGGCAAGAATACCCCTGCAATTGTAGATTTGCCGAATCCCCGCCCACAAACACCTAAAAAGAAATCCTTTTGCATCATCGCCCTAATCATGACATCCTGAATAGGATATAAGTCAATTCCCATTAAAATCTTTGCGGCCCAATGAGGGTTCGCGCAACAAAATTTCGCAAAAGCAACCTGAGCCTCTTTTGTAGTTATGTCCCCCTCAATCTCCGACAACTTAGTATTTGTGTCGATAAACTTATCTGTCCTACAATGATATCCCGGTGTCCACATAATTAAAATTCTCCCAACTCATATAAAAACTGTAAATCATAGTTTAAAACTAAATCTTTATTAGAAAGTATTTTCTTGACATACTGTTTAGCCTCAATTCTATCATTAACAAAAAGAAAGTCAACACCATATTCTCTAATAATGCGCCGCACCCCATTAAATGCACTGTCTCCCGTCACTCTTTGGCCGGTAAACCTTAATGGTTTATAATTAAAACAATCAGAAAAAGAAGATTCTATCAAAACTACCAAAGTTATTCCCAGCTTTTGGGCCTTTTTGCACTCTTTTTTAAATCTTTCTAGACCACTGGTGAAAGTGGATATAAAATCTGCCTGCGATTTGCGATCCACATGAATAGAATTATAACCTTTTGCGGAAAATGTATAGTCCCCAACGTTAATTGAAGTTTTTTTTCCGTCGAACAAAGGCTTTTGCTCCCTTGTGTCTACAAGAATATCACAATCTAAGTCACCTACAATTAATTTTCGCGCCCCTTCTATATTAAAAGATTCTTTATGAAGTAATGCAATTGAAGGGTCTGTAAGAGCGGCGTTTTCAAACTCATAGAAGAATCCCCCTTTATACATCCAATCATATCTAATGTTCTTAGATGAGCGCCATTCTACATAGCCGGGGAAGTAATTTGTTTTAGTTTTAATTACTTTTAATTGCTTTAAAAGGATTTCGCGTGATTCCCCGACGAAACCATTTTCCTTAATATAACTAAATTCGCTTCTCTTATCAACGAACTTACGGTTTACATAGTCGTCGAAGTTTTTAAAAGGGATGGGCTTCCCACTCCTTAAATCGAAACGCGGAAAAAACTTTATGTAATAGTCCTCTTGAGAAAGCTTCTCAGCCTTGCTCAAATGACCATGTAATCCCGCATAAGACGAAAATTCCTTTCCGCATAACTGACATTTAATTTCTGGTAAGTTCATCCATGCTAATTCCCATTACATTCGCGATATATTCGTCCGCGTCCTCAATTCGCTTAACTTCTTCAATAACTAATAACTTTTGTCTTTCGGCCATTGCAAGAGCGCGATCCCGTCCCTCTTTTGACTTCCATTCTTCCACAAACTTAGTAAGCGAGTCATTTACTTCCGATTGGTCTTTTAAACGCTTGGCCCTAGTGGAACTCAAAGATTCTTGAAGCTTTTGAACGCGGGTTTTGCAATTGTTTAGTTGGTTTTCTTTGCTCTGGGCCAAGTCAACATATGTCATATATAGCTTTGAAGAGTCTTCCGTGTCCCCCAAACAAGTATTTATTTTAGCGTCAAGAATATATTTGCTCTCTACAATTTGGTGCATATGAACATATTCCGCGCACAAATTAATATAGGCATTAAGTTCTTCAGTATTTAAATCGTGTTTGCTATAGGTTGCCTTAATAAACTCTTCTTCAAAAAGTTCTCTTAATTCTTTGTCATAAGTAGTAATAAATCTAGAAAATCTAGCCGATGACATATAATGACGAAGAGAATCAACACACTTTCTTTGAATCGGAGACAAATCGTTGGCATCAAAATTAGCTAATTGATCCGCTGAATTTATCTTTTTACATAAGGATGCGGCGGCTTTTGGAGCACGATATTCGTCCCCTTGTGAATCTCCATTTGTGGAAATACCTACGGCTTTTAAATAATCGCTTATAATTTGAGTTTCTGCCGACAATGGCTTAACTTCTTTGTCGGGGAAAAGAGTTTTAGCCAACTCAAAAGGCTTCATTGCATGAGCATTATTCTCAATAAACAATATTTGCTCGGGAGATATTTTCGGAGAAGGGACGCCGCGCTTAATTTTTGCAACGTATTTACGAATTTGGTCGTATTCTATACTTCTCTCTGTAAGGGAGTCCTCTTTAAAAGTGGCTCGCATTAAATCTACCAAGCCTAACTTATCTATGTTCTTCTTAATAAAATCTTGCTGAACAAAAGTCAGGTCATATTTCGACTGATCAATTGTCCCATAAAAATAAACTTCATCCTTTTCGTCCCTCTTCATATTTTACAATTAATACAAAATATCTTGTTCTTCCATGATTTGCTTCGCAAAAACAGAAAAAATCTCCCTCATCTTGGCAAAATGCCTATAGCCTGCCCCCCTTTTTTCTTCAACTGTTTTAAGCTTTAGAATCGTGGCGACTTCTTCGTCCGCCATGCCCTTAATAATGAGCATCTCATAAATTCGCCATTGAGCGGAAGTAAGTTTTGGTTTCATATAAAGATGAATTTTTTCCATACATGCGTCATAATCAATTTGATCGCCAAATTGGGAAGAAGAAGACTTTGGTTCAATATAATCTTCGGCGTCAGAAGAGACAGCCAGCTTTAGGTTGTAAGCGGATTTCTTTTTCTTAGACCAAGCCTTATACAACGGACAATCGTTACACCTCTCGCCGCTAGGGGTATAAGAACAGGAATTTCCGCCCATATTATAAGCGCAACTATTACAAGGAGGAGCAACCTTGCTATAATTATTTCTAATTAGATTAATTATTTGATTAGATATCAATTTATTAAGCCACTGAGCCAGAGGTCGAGCCTGATCCCATTTAGACCACTGATTGAATATATGAATTCTTAAGATCTGAGAAACGTCCTCAAAATCTATATAAGACAAAGCATTAAGTCTCCACTTATTTTTCCTCTTGGAGATTTCTAAGTTAATTTCTTCAATTTTCTCTTCGAATGAAAACATATTATTTCTTTTTTTGTCTTGGCGCACGTTTTCTGGAACGAGGTTGGTTAGGTTCTTCGATATTTGAAATTTCAACAAGATCAACAAGATCACTAACGCTAAAAATATCCAATTCAGTGTTTGCCACGACCTCTTTTTTATTTTTTTTCCCAATAGAGACTTTTACCGTAACAAAAAAGTTTCCGCAACCTTCACATTCAATAGGCTTATTTTCCGCTCCACAATAAACGTTTTTGGAACCGCATTCTTGACAATAAAGGTTCATAATTCTAAAATTTTAATCAAAATCTCTTGAAGTTCTGCCACTTTAAGTTTTTTAGATTTTAACAACTCAATAATCTCGGAGCGATTGCCTTGAGAAGGCGTTTTAACGCCTTCTTGAACGATAGGCTTTTGTTCCTCAGGTTCTAAAATAATTTCAGGCGGAGCCTCGTTAAAGGAGCCGCCTTCCATTATAAATTTCAGAATTTGATCGTATGTCTCGCTATTTAAAGAAAAACCTTCGTTTTTCAAGGCAGCGCCCTTTTCATAAACCCACTTTTGAACCAACTGATCTTCTTGAGTAATTGCGAAAACCGCAACAGACCCATCTGGATTAAAAAAACACTTGGGCTTGATACGCTTTTCGACATATTCCTTTTGAAATCTTATCTTCTCTAATACTTTCATAATGTTTTCTATACACTATAATAATACTAATGAGAATGATTTTTATTAAATATTTTCTAATACTTCTACAATAAATTTTAATATTTTAGAACGAACAATGTCTTCTTTACCAAATTTAAAGGTATAGATTCCGTTTTCTTGCGCAGTTTCATTATCAAACGAGTCAAAAACCTTTGTAAAGCAGCTTCTGTTTCCAATATCGCTTTGCATAGGGTCACCAGCAATAATAACTTTACTAAATTCGCCAACCCTCGTAAGAAAAGTTTGCATTTCAGTAAAAGTGAGGTTTTGCGCTTCATCGAGAATAACATACTTACCAGAAAATTGGCAACCTCTTAAGTAGTTAATGGGCCGGGCGGAAACTAATTGTCTTTTTATGATTTCTTGTGTATTCCCTTCGCCAATTAACTCAGAAAGTTTATCCATAAGGGGCTCAAGATAAGGAGAAAGCTTATCTTCCGCCGTTCCGGGAAGAAAACCAAGCTTACTTGATGAGCTTTCTACAGCGGACCTAAGATAGACCAAGTCTGAGACCTTCTTTGCATTAATTGCATTAAGGGCAGCATAGACACTTAAAAGCGACTTTCCAGTTCCCGCTACACCAGACACAAATAATATTTTGCATTCTTTACTTTGAGCTAATTCATTAAACCTCAACTGTTTTTCAGTCCAAGGTATTTTTTCTGTAATTGGTATATTAAAATCTTGCTTTTTACCCTGAAAAGCGTAGGGACTTTTATCTTCCTTATTACTAGACTGTTTTCGAGCTTGTTTTTTATTCATATGAATTTTTATAAGGGAGGCATAAGCGGCCATTTATATTTTTCCGCTATTTGCTTTGAAGTGGGGTCAAAGGGATACAATAATCCAATATATCTTGCCACTTTTGCCTTATCTGAGGATATCGGATTAGCGACAACCAACCAAACTCCAGTATCATTACCATTTGAGTCTTTAAACCCAATAGTGCGCCGAAATGTTTCCCGTCTTTTGGCGACTTCCAAAAATTCTTCGTAATAGCCTTTGTTCTGATCTTTATCTACAAAGCCCTGCCAATTACGATTATTTAAATCGGTTCTATTAGTAACCCCTAAAAGCTTACAATAGCAATGAGTTGTATCTAAGTTTTCCCCTAGTTCTGAACAAATAAATCCGGGTTGGTCGCGAAACCAAAAGTCATTTGCCTGATATCCTAGCAAATAACCAACCTTATCCATTAGGCCGGACCCACCATTATAACCAATTAAATCTTCTAGATTTTGTATTTTGCCTGCTGAATTATTTGAAACTGCTTCAACATTGGCCAATTTAGTTGTTAAATCATTGACCAGTTTATATGTCTTTGAGGGGGAAGTAAAAAAGGAGCATATGGCTCGAAAGGCTGCAAAAATCCACTTTCTAACCGTCTTAAACACCAAAGAAACTGCGGCGAGAACGCCCAGAGCTTCGGGAAGCCAATTAAAATTTGCAGACTGTTCTTTAAGGAAGTCAAATAACATTTACTTATTTAATAATACCTTTAATTTGTATTTTTATGCAAAATAATAATTAAAAAGGTCTATAAATCTTTAAAAGGACAAATACCACGCCTCCAACTAAAAGCAATGAAGCTCCGCCAATAATCCACCCTTTATATACCTTTGCATTGGCTAATTTTTGGTTAATTTTATTGTTTTCTTCTGAAAGGTCCACGACTTCTTTATTCTTTAACTCTAAAGACTTAGATAAAAATAGATTTTGTTCTCGAAGTGCGAGTTTTTCATTATCGCTTAAAATTAAAAGCTCCCGAGCTTTTGAGTTCTCCTGTTTGGCGGACTGTAACTCAGACGCTTGTTCTACAACTGTATCAGCCATTGTTTTATTTATACCCTCAAGAAAAAGATTGCGACTTTCCATAGCTTTAATTTCCGTAATGTGCTTTTCGGCCTCTAATTCAGTTATGGCTTGTTTTGCAAGCGCCCTTTCCTTCATTTTTTCAGCTTGAGCAAGGGCCGCAGAAATATTAATTTTTTGTTGTAAGAGAGCGTCATTTTGCTCCTTTAGATTTTTTTGTATAGAGGTATTATTATTAAGGCTCTTGTCAATTCTCTCTTGGGTTTTCTCCACGTTAGGTCTGGCACTCTGAGATTGAGCTGGGGCCGGAGGAATTCCAATAATAGGGGAAACCTTTTGGGAGCAAGAAAAAGTGCATACGCAGAAAAATGCGGCTAAAATTATTTTTTTCATATTATTAATTTATTTTATTAAAAATCGTCCGGGAGGTTAATTAGACTCCATAGACCAATTAAATCATCTAAAATATAAGAAAAGCCATCTTCTGTCGTCGCTGTTGCCTCTCCGTCATCATTTACAAAAACAATAACTACGTCAGACTTCTTGTTCTTTTTAAACCAATACCAACCCGATTCGTCGGGACTTGCCAAAATAGTGTCACTCTTCATATATTAAGATATTACATACAATTTATTAAAAAGAGAAGTTAATTTTTAATGCGCGTTTTTAAAAATAGTGTAAATAAGGGCATATAGAAATGGCTAAGTCAGAAATAATATCTTTCCCGCAAGGAATCCCCAATAGTGATCTAGATATTATTGGGTTTGTCTTTCAACACAAATTTTCAGAACAATGGGATGAAGCTTTTGATATTTTAGAGCTTTATATTGAAGATTTTTACGGCCATTCAGAGGATTCTCCGGAAATCCAATCATTCTTATCATAATTTAATATGCCAAGCATCAGTCAATTATCAGAAAGCATCGCAAAGTTTATACGTTCTTCGGACAAAGCCTATAAATTCACCGATGGTGGAGACACGGAAACGGTAACGACCGATTCCGGGGTTTACCCCACATTTGCAAAAGCTATAAAAGATTTTAGCGATAGCGCCATTGTAGAATCTATCATAGAGGAAATAGAAGAACAGTTGCCAGCAATTGTCGAAGAAACCATAGGGAGCTTATCTTTGAGTTCAATTGACGGCCTTGAAGAAGAATTGGCACAGAAATTAAATACATCGGTTTATACGACACACGTTGGGTCTGGGGGGGCGGCTCACGCAGCCGCGACTACCACTCAAAATGGATTTTTATCTTCTTCTGATAAAATTAAAATAAATTCTATATATGTGTCATCTTCTGAGTCCTATTCAATAGGATTATGGAACACTGTAACAAGCTCGCCCTCTTTAAAGGTTGTCGGAGGCGATTTTCACCTTTACGGAGAAGGGATAACGGTCACAATGGCTTCTTCTTGGATATCAGCTTGGAGAAATACTCTTGATATAGTTCCCGTAGACGCGCTAGACTCTAGTTCCGCCACGAGACCTTTATCTGCAAAGCAGGGAAAAAATTTATTTGATATAAAAACCAATAAACCTGTTTTAGCGGATTCCGAGCCTGTAAACGGCGGACAAGGATTCGTTTTGGGCGGCGATGTGCCATATTTTGCGAAAGTTGTTCTTTTAAACGCAGGAACTAGCGATATACCTGATAGTGATGGCAAAATAAATTATAGCGATACAGGAGAGTATGGGCTAGGAACTTACTACAATATATCTTTAGCTTACAGTTTGGATCTTCAAGTATGGCAAATTAATTTTTTTCTTGGTGATACCTCGTTTTTATATCAAACGACAACAGATGATTTTTATGACGAAGATCCTGGATGGATTAATATGTCTAATTTGCAGCCGATTAATGTAGAACTAACACCCTATAACGAAGTAGGAACTGCGGGCAAATTAGGGGATGTTATCGTCTATAAAAACGAACTATTTATCTGTCTGAAGGAAAGTCCGGTTTACTGGCAGTTAGTTCCTAACAATTTTATATTGGGCGGATTTATTAATAATTCCGCCTTAAGGTTTGATGACTATCAAATTTTAACGAGCGAAGAGCAAGCCCAAGCAAAAAATAATTTAGGCTCTATTCCTGATCCCATTGAATTAAATGCACCTATAGTTGAGGACAGGGTATTATCTTTTACGGGTTCCGGTGCAGATTCTATATTCGAAACTTATTTTGAAGAGGTTCCCGAAGATACTATAAATGGAAAACCATATTATGATGACGGCAATGGAGTAACCGCCTCTTGGTCTTCCGATGAGTCCAGATGGGAAATTAGAAGAACGGGTATTGATCAATTTTGGTTTGGAGAGGGAAACGAAATTGATGAGGTTGAAATTTGGGAACCTGGTGATGACGCAGAAGGTCAACTTGAATTAGATTTCGAATATGGAGGAGGGACTATTGGTAAACCAGGACAATTCTTTTATTACACATATGAAGAAACTGATTTAGATACTTCAGAAATAGTTGAAAGAACAAGGTTTTGGGTAAGAAAACTTGGAGAATTAAATTATTATATTGAATTTTTACCAATTTCGGATCTTAACGAAAAGGCGGATAAAGTAGATTTCGACGCACACGTTGGCTCTGTAGGGGGTTCTCATGGCTTAGCTTCTGAAGATGACGCAGGTTTTCTTTCTCCCGAAGGGTATCAAAAAATAGAAAATCTCCACAGAGAAGACACAGAAACATATGCCGATGGGGTTTGGGACACGAGCTTATCCCAAAATGGGATGTCCATTGTAGATGGTGAACTCACTCTAAAGGACACTGGCGAAAGCGAAGCAACTGTAACATTGGAAGGCGACTGGCAAGAAGCGTGGAAAACCGCGCTTGATATCCCCGATAATATCCTTACGTCTGTTATAAATACTCTTGCTTCTCAACTTTCGACGACTATCCCACCATCTCAAACGGTTGTAGCTCAATTTAGGGAAGAATTTCAATACCTATATTCAAGAGTTCATTTTTTTAATAGCGCAGAAGACGTAGCGACAGATGGCGTATGGGATAAAAGCTTTAACCAGCTTGCGCTTCAAATAAATAATGGTAATTTTTACTTGCCTGATGCGGGCGGGTATGAAAATGTAACACTAGGATCTAATTGGGCTGCAAAATGGAGAAAAGCCTTATCTATAGAAGCGGAAATAATTGAAGAAAGATCTGGCGCAACATTATCGTTAACTTCTGATTATATAGGAAAATATCTGCGCCATACACATACATCAGCATCAACTATTGAAATGGGGGTAATGACAATTCCTACAGGATCAAGGATTATTATTAGGAATGCAAGTCTTTACGATATTACCCTATCCCCTACGGGACTTACGCTAAATGGAACTACTACTATTCCATCATTAGGAACATTCACTTTAATATATGTCGGTTCAAATGTTTGGGACGTAATTTCTTGACAAAACCGGGAAAATGTATTATTAATTGTGAATTATGTTTTTAAAAGATTTCGAATGCCAAATAATCCACGACGACAAACGTATAGATAGAGAAGACTGTATTGGAAATATCCGTAAATCTTTAAGGAAGACCAAAATATTTAGAGCTATTTGCCCTATCTGGGAGACTAAAAGAGACTCTAGGGCTATCAGAGGTTGTTCTTTAAGTCATTTGGAGATTATAAAAAAATCCAAAGGTCCAGTATTGGTTCTTGAAGATGACGTAACAGTTTTTGAAGGGGTGGATATTAATATAGATTTACCTGAATTTCCAGAAGATTGCGGAGCGATATTGTTGGGAGCAGAGATAACAAAAATAATCCCTACAGGAGACGGAGAGACAAAAGAAGTTCTCTTACCTTATTATGGTTCTCACGCAGTGCTATACAACACAAAACTTTTGAAAGAAAAGGGTTTTTTAGAAATAGCTTATAGACTTGCGGCACTTGTTGACCTTTCTGACCAAGGGTTTTGCTATGAATCCCTGTTACATTTGGCGTTGGAAAAGTCGGAGCTAAAACTTTTGTGTTTGGATAAGATGTTGTTTGGAACGATTGGAGGAATATCAGATAGAACCGGCAAGGAGATGATGCCTCGGCTACAATCCGGAAAAGAAGGTCTGATTTCTGACAGCAAATGGGAGGACTTATTAAAAATACTTAGAAATAAAAAAGTGGCCATTTTGGTTCCAAAATGTAATGTGGGGGATGGCCTTATTTATCAAGGAACCCGAATGTTGTTGAACAGACATGGAATAGAGCACGAGTTCTACCCAATAGAAACGATGATCCCCTCAGAAGATTGTGATATTTATTGTTGGGCGGGCGGCGGCGGCGTCTCTGGGAGGTGGAAGCATAATGAATTGTTCTCAAAAATAGGAAAGTTCCTCAAAGCAGCAAACAAGCCTTTTATTGTAATGCCACAATCCATTGAGGAGTATGGAGATCATTTAAATTTAGCCAGTCTTTTAATCGTTCGTGAAAAAAAATCTTTTGAAATAGCAAAAGGAAACCATCCAAATCTATTACTTATGCCGGACTTAGCTTTAGCTATTCCTAAATTAACTTCGCCTGAACCGACGAAGGGGGCGGGGAAATATATTAGAAAAGATATAGAATCCTATTTTGTAGATATAGAAAATGATTTGGGGGATCCTGTGTTTATATGTCCCACTCCAAATGATTATCTTAAGTTGGCTAGCCAACATACAGAGATAGAAACAGATAGGTTGCACTTTGCAATTGCAGGCTTAATATATGGCCGAAAAATCACTTTAATAAAATGCGCATACCATAAAAATGAATCAATGTATGACACTTGGTTAAAAGATTTAGGTGTAACCTTACAAGAAGAACCGCTTAAAAAGTAATATTAAAACAATACAAAAAATATATATGAACCTCCCTAATGTAATCGCCCCAGAAACAACGCAGCTTGAAGAAGATGTGAATTTTTATAAAAGGTCTATCTCTACGGTTGCTTCCGCCACCAACCTTTTGGCCTCAACCCTTATTGATGTAAATGTTCGTTTATGGGGCTTGCCCACAGAAAGATTACTTGCTTTAATGAACCACATTGGAGTGCAAAGAATAGAAAACATATTTTCCGCCAATACCGTATTAGGCGGAGCCGTAAACGAAAGCTTAGACTTGGTAGATGCAAGTAAAACAATCTATAAATTACGCGCCCCTGTTACACAAGGACGCGCGGACATTGTATATAACAGTGAATTAGGATTATTTGTTGTTGAAGAACAATCAGAAAGCAGCAACGAAGAATAATATACTACTAATACCCGTTTAACAAAAAGCCCCGGAAATCCGGGGCTTTTCTTTTTATAGAAACAGAGCGAGCGCAAAAAGAAAGAACAAAGAGGCGATAACTATTAGTGCGTGATTTTGTAAATTCATGATGAACATGAATAAGCACTTGTCGTGCCAAGTGCGTAAAAACTCTCAGAATCCTTGGTTAAATGAAAAAACTTACAATATGCATCCGCGCTACGGTTGATTTGATATTCGGTTGCACTGGGGTGTTTTTGTCCAGATTTTACACCAGCGACAAAGGCCTCCCATAAATCTCCATAATCAGGCTGAGGAATTCTAGCCGCATCATTGGGAGGTAAAGGGGCGGCGGCAATCATTTTTGTTTGGCTTTCCATTCGGCGGCTTTCTTAATATAGTATTCTTTGTTTTGTTTATATTTATTTCGACTGTCAATTCGCTTACACTTGCGACACCAAGGACCGTGCCCATCCTTTGATTTGGCCATTGGCGGGAAATCAGTAATGGGTTGGACGGTATTACATTTTTTACATAGTTTATCAATTTTCATATAAATTAATTAGTTAGTGGCATTAGTATTTACACGGTTTCTGAATAATTCCGCAGAATCTTTTAGTCGTTTAATAATGGCGGCACCGGGCGCGGGTATGGGAATTGGTTTGAGTTTTTTGTGGTTGTTATGGATGAGGTCGCCGTCGATATGGTAGATTGCCCAATATACGTTATAGTTTGACCAGTCCATAAGTGGAGTAAATTGGGATTCAATATGAGTTCGGTATTCTTGAAGAGTGCATCCTAGTGGTTTGCAGAATAAATGTAGTTTAGTTTTCATGGGGTTGTTTTATCATGGTTTCTGAATAATGTCAATCAATTTTGATGCGACCGCTTTTTGTGTTTCTGAATAATTTGGATTTTGAGAGATTGCGGTTATATTCGTCGCCTCCCCCGGCCCGTATTTTTTATTTAACATTTCCGAAATATCAAGGAATGGGGTGGGGGTCTTTCACCCTTAACTTGGCACGGGAAAGAAACATGCGGTGTTGGCACGCCCTATGCGGGGTCATAAAGCGTGCCAAAAATAAATAAAAATGATCGCGGCTTTAGACTGAGTTCCCTTCTTCATCATACCTGATAGGGCCATAATCCCCGCCATAGCAAGCGTGTGGGTAGCTCATGGCATGCAATTCCCGCCGGGCATCAATTTCGGCATTGTGACGGTCTATTGCATCCAATTCGGCGAATAGTTTTCTGTCCGCCTCTTGCGTGGCGAACATTCGACGGATGGATCGGGAGATAGATTGGTCAGACATGCCCAAGTAATAGCTCGCACCGTGCCAGAGTCAACACCTAATAATTAAATAAAAAAGAAACCCGCGCGCCGGTTAGACGCGCGGGTCATGGATGGATGCTAGGGGTTAGGCCAGCACTTCCGCCTCCACGAGCAGAGCGTCAGCGGGAGGCTTGGCAAGCAGCTCTTTGCGCGCCTTACCGGCCCATGCGGAGCACGTAGGGTTTGCGGCGAGGTAGGCAATCTTACCGAACGCAGTGTTAGCAGCTTGTGCGGCGGTAGGCCTCACTTCCGCATAGTCGCGCATAGCACGGGTGCCAGCCATGTATCCCCTCCACATGCTAGGCGCAAGTGCCGCTTCATTCTCATCCGGTGCAAGATAGTAGTCGAACATCTGAGCGGCATTGCGCTTGCTGATAGCACCCTTGGAATAGCGTGCCACGTTGGAAAAGAAGTTAAAGGCCATAATATCATCCTTGAACGGCACCTCAGTCAGATTCTGAAGAGATTGCGCGTGTGTGGCACCTTCTTGCACGATCCCGGCGATGGATTCCGACAAGGCCGCAAGGTTGAGCTTGGCACTGTGCTTCTGAGTAAGGCTGGCGACCGATGCCATACCTTCCAGACCATTCAAGCAAACCAGCATGACCACGCGGAATTCACCGGAAAGCTTCCATTTGCCATCATATGAATTGCGGATAACAATCTGCGGGAGTGCCTTGGAGTGGCCAATCTGGCCAAGGTCATAGTTTTGGATGGTATAGGTGACTTCCAGACCGCCACCCTCCCGGACCACGCGCATTTTGCGATCATAGGTCATGCCAAGCGAGGCAAGCGCCGCCTCAGTCTGAGCGATAACATCCACGTTCTTAAGAAGGGTGTTTTCTTTGGAGTATTGTCCCACCACGCGAGCTTCCATCCCCTCGGGCTCGGCAATAATCCCGAAGAGATTAGAGGCAATACCGGATGCGGACACCAGACGCTCAACACGCACAGGCGCGTCCCAAGGAAGGGTTTCGATTTTTTCCGGTTTCATTTCGGAAAACCCGATTGCATTGCGGGTATTGAAGCGGGTAAGCAGGGCTTGATTGGCAACTTGTGCAGCATTCATAGTGGTAATAATTTTTGAGACTATTTTTTTCTAGCGAGGCGGGAAGGCCTTAGTGCCTCCCGACAACAAAAGGAAACCATATTGAATTGATTCCCGCAATACCTTTTTAACTAAAACAGAAAAAGAAATTCCGCATAAATAATACCCTTAATAGTGCAAAATGTCATTTTTTATGGGTGTTCAAATGAACATCGCGCTAGAATCGCCGGAAATAGCCCTAGGACGCGCCGGGGGCGTTTTAGGTATAGTCTATCCACTGAAGATTTTAAACGAATTTCAGTCTAACAGAAAACGTTGGCATGCGGCATGCGCCGCAATAGATATGCCAATCTTAAATAAAACTCAAAAAATAAACAATAGGTGTTCAAATGATTACTCTCTTGCAGAACAGTGTTCAAAAGAACAATAAAAATTAGATAAACAAAAAAAATCTTAGGTAAGGCTAACTTATTTACCCGCGCCTATCATTGTTTCATTTAATTAGAATTTTTAGATACTTTTTAAATTCTTAGGTTAGGCTAAGTTTGAATATCTTATGTTTGTTTAAATCTAACATACGTTTACAAATAGCTTACACTATCAATTTCCCCAATCATTAATATTGCATGCAATTTTTTGATACAGGCACAAAAAAAAGAGCGGGGGCGAGCCGCTCAACTTTGTTTAGATTTGTTTAGTTTTTATTGGTCCGGCCCGAAATAC